TAACTCATGTCTTCTATTTGACAGGTGCTCTCTGTGAGAGACCGCTTCTTCATTCTTGCCTTTTCTCTTCAAAGAGGCGACTTGAGTCTTACCTCGCTTGATTTTGTTGTTCAAGGATCTAGCGCGCTGACCCAGTAGAGACCTCTCAACAACCTCTTTCTTCTCGGTGTCCCAGACCACGTAAACAGCGGGATTCTTTACACCGACATCTACTCCGATGACATATCTCTCAGAGAAATTAGGTCTGCCAGGATCTGTCTTGCCACAGAAACCGAACATCACACGGTTGTCTTTGTCAACCCATATGTCTGGAGCACCAGACTCACAACCACTCTTTAGCAACTGAGGTGGAGTAGGGAATAGTAGTGTCACCCAACTGCCTTGGACAACCATATCCAGAGAGATACGTTCTGGCGTAACACTGAAGTTCTTGTAATAATAACCCTTATCTGTAGCAGAAAGAGAAAGACGAGGGCTCATCGAGGCAGGTTTTGACTTGCTGGCAGCCCTCTTCCATCCAGCAGAGACATGTCTAGTAGAGGTCTGATTGACTACTTCTGCTCTGGCGGCCCAAGATCGCAGGTTGGTAACTACCTGCTCCTGGAACATCTTCTCCAGCCTAGACGCCCCGCTCTTGAACTGCTTCTTCACCTCAGAGGGTAGTTTCAGGTTCATCTGCCTACCGGCCTCAGCAGGCTTGTACCTGTCAAAGTAAGTAGATAAGGCAAGATTCTGCTCAGTCATCTCCTGCAGGGCATAGCGAGCGACCAGTTCAGCGTCTTTCCTGATGCCGTTCAGTACATCATCAAGGTCTAGAGACCCACCATTCTTGTCAAACGCAGCGTATGGTGTACGAGGATATGTGCGCGACACTACAGACTTAGACGCCATCTGGTAAACCTCCTCTCAAGGAATCAACTGAGCAACGGTATAGGTGTATTATAACACAGGATCAGTAGAGAACACCAATACATGTCAAGTTAGGGTAATAATGTCAGATTACAGTAGAGTAGACCAAGACCGTCGCTGGTGTTCTGTACCACGTTGTAACTCAGGAGGACATTGACAGAGGTTGCTACTCCCCAACTCTTACGATGTCAAGGTATGGAACTTGGTACAGATGGGGCCAAGGAACTTACACTGTGCGAGGTGAGATCTGGGAGATAGGTAAGTGAGACACTGAGTCGATAATCACAGATTCTCTTAACTTGTCAACATGAGACAAATCACATAACATAGTAGCAGCCACCTTTGTTATACATTCTTGACAAAGGTGGTTGCTCTTTTGATCAGAAAAACACGTGATGATCTTGCTCACTTCATCCATCGCTCTGATTGATCCAGATGTTGACCTTGTGATACACTCTATCTCAGACAGATAAAATAGATTTAGACGCAAAGGAGAGAACTGGATGTCGGTGACAATTGCCTACATGTCATCATGGATGCCTGCTGCCACGATTGCGGGTGGTGTGCTGATAGTTCTTGGCCTGGTGCTTCTTGTTGCTCCAGATATGAACCATGATGCCGGTCTTGAGATTAAGGACGATTCTCAGGGTTTCCTTACCTCTGTTGCCAGTATGCTATCAGTCTTAGGCAAGTGGTGGGTCAAGACCGGAATCATCACGCTTGGTTTCCTGATTGCTGCTACTGGGATTACGGCTGAGAACCATGCTGCTCAGGAGATTCGCAAGAGTGTTGCATCCAGCGCTCAGGTAACCAACCTATCTCTGTCCAACCAGAGTGCTATCTCTCCGTCTCATGTGTGTCGAAAAGGTAGTGAGACATCTCTTTCTGGAGCAACCTGGCAGCGTAATGGTGTCAACCATGTTGGCATCATGTACAGCAGACCTTCGCAGGACGGCAAGGGCTGCACATATCACTTGAAAGAAGTTGAAGCACAATAGAAAGGATTACCTTATTGAGAATAAGTCCTGCTAATTATTACTGGCATAACACATTATATAACCACCTAGAACTTGCTAGTAAAAGGTGGTGCTGAATATGACTAAAAACAAGGGATTTGTTCACACAAATAATGAAGGACGAGTTCTTGCTTGTCAGAATCCTGATGCGTGTCCATTCGGTACTGCTGCAACAACTGCTGAGGAATCACAGGCACTCTATGTGAAGAAGGTGTCAGAACTATTTTCTTCTTCATCTATTATTCATGATACAGAAAGAATCAAGAACAGGAGATACGAGATTTACAACGGACTTCAGTATGTCGCTCTGAAGGATATGACTGCTTCTGAATTGGCTAACTGCCTGAGAGGTGCTGGCAAGCGACTTGGTTTCAATGTCAAGAATCTTGAAGGTGCTATCTCTTTAGCGACCACTCTTCATGAGAATCAGTCACGAGGTGCTAGAGGAACGCTTAAACGAACACCTTATATTGAGCACCCCTTAAGAAATGCGATACGACTTATTCGGCTTGGAAACACTGAGCAGGATGTCATCATTGCTGCCGTTCTCCATGACACTGTTGAGGACGGGTCGGTTGACTTCGTGAACAAGTTTGGCGAAGGTCGTCTTATCGATGAGAAGCCAGACGAGGTTCAGGCCAGAACGCTGCTTGAGGATCACATTGAGAAGTGCTTTGGTAGCCGTGTCCTTAACGCCGTTCACAAGGTGACCAACGAGTACTTCTCAAGAAAGCAGTGGTCAGAGTTGACACAGAAGGAGAAGGCAGATCTGTACCTGAATCATGTCAGCAAGTCAATCAAGAATGACCCTGATGCTCTTCTGGTCAAGATAAGCGACTTCATTGACAACGCTACTGGTCTATATCATAGTGATGTCAAAGGCCAGGAGAAGAGGATATTCAGGCAGGCAAAGAAGTATCTTCCTGTGGCTTCTGTTTTCAGAGACGAGATACACAATGTCAGTGATTTGCATGTTTCTGATGAAGGAAGACGTGAGATTCTTCTCAAGATGGATAGGACAGAGGTTCGTCTGAGAGACATCATCAGAAAGTATGATCCACTAAGTGGACGATAAAAGAAAATAGTCAAGGCATGAGAATTTCATCTCTACGTCTTGACTATTTTGTGTTATGTTGTATTTTTACACCAGAGAACCAATTATGCACTTTCTAAGAACCGTTTCTGTTGGTGTTCTCAGGCCAAGAGCAAATGCCTGAACATGCTGCTGAAAGTCAGTGTCCTTGTCAGCATAAAGAACACTTCCGTCTACTGAGACGATGAGCGATCCCAAGTTATGCCATCTGAGAACGACTGCACTCATGCTTCTGATGTATGAGCACCTTGCCTCTTTCAGTTGTGACTCACCGACTATCTTGGAGGCTGTTCCTAGTGCTGAGTTGATGGTGTTCTTATCACTGGTCGTTAGATTCATTCTTGTTCCTGTCTCTCCAGGCAATAAGAAGCCCCAGGAGGATAAGCACTGGTGGGACCGTCCACAGTAGGATACTGAATGCACTGTAAGAGACCTTCAGTAGTCCTGGAGCAATTAGCATGAACAGTCCGATAAGAGTAATCCACACGATAGCCAGAGGGAACTTGGTGTCAGAGTTCTTGATTCTGTTGGTGATGGCGAAACCTGATGCCACGACTCCTGCAAGAACAGCCAGGACGAAGACTCCTGCAAGTAGACCAGCAACCACCTTTGATGCCAGTGAGATGAGTCCTACAGTAATCATTGCCAGAGGGATGAGTGCAACAAGAAGGAGAAGGGTCTTGAACACTGTGCTCATGACGCTTCCTTTTTCGTATGAGTTGAAGAATTTTGCCATTTAATACCTCACTGCTAGAGTATTTCTGTCAAGTCTTTTTTAAAATTATGACCTGCATCACATGTTGTATATCTTAACAACTACTGAACGAAACCTTGGTGCTCTTGTATTGTTGCTAACAGAGTGGACAAAATTATTCACTCATCTGTTCTTGTTATAATACCAGGTTGTTTTTGTCAAACTGAGTCATTGTGATCAATCTAACAAAAACAACCTGGTATCTATGGTGTCATCAAGATTACCCCCTATTGCTGACAGGGTTCTATCGTGTCATCTAAAAGATGTGATGAATTTCTCAGTCAACCAGAATCTTGTTGGCAATCTTGGCGGCCAGAGACTTGTCAACATCCGAGCGATCCTTCAGTGCAGCCATGACCTGACCAACACCCCGCTTACCAAGTAAAGCCAGGTGGTTCGCATTGATGATGTCAGCAACCAGAGTGATTGTAGCAGACTCATCAAGCATCTGTGGAAGATAGTTCTCGATGATTTCCGCCTCGGCGCGCTCAGTGTCAGCACGATCCTGAGCACCTGCCTGCTTGAAGATGTCAGCAGAGTCACGTCGAGTCTTGGCTTCCTTACGGAGAACAGCCTGAACCTCAGTATCAGTGAGATCGTGGCGCTTCTTTCCGTTCGTCTCCGCCTTGGTGATAGCAGCCAAGACAGAACGCAGAACCATCACCTTGCTCTTGTCGCCTGACTTCATAGCGGCAGTCATGTCGGTCTTGATCTGGCTCTTCAGTGCAACATCGGTCATGTTAACTCTCCTAGTTTGTAGTATGTCTTGAACTTGTCAGCAATGAGTATAGCGTGTGTGTGACCAGTATTCCAGTGTAATCCCTTGACTTTCTGTGTGAGATGTACTATGTTTGTCCTTAGAGGAGAGAAACAACAAGAAAGGTTCGTGTCATTCATGACCGCCAACACAACAACCAGCAACTCATACGACGGAATCGATCTGTCTATCGTGGAGCCATACGGGTTGTCTCTGGATTCTGGTGCTGACTACCTTACCAACATCAAGATCCTCAAGGACTTCATTGACAACCGCAACAGGAATCTGGAGTTCCGTCGTACTCTGACCAGACGAACACTGCTGGGATCTGTCGCTGACTCCTATAACAAGGCCCTGGAGGAGTCTCGTCATGTGAACAACGACCGTGTTGACGTGACTGCGCTCACGATTGAGGCACGTCCAGAGTTTGAGCGTCTACATGTGGTTCGTAAGAAGATCAACGACCTGCGTGCTCCGTCTGCTGCTGCTGCACTGCTCTGTTCTCAGATTCGGAACAAGATGGAGCAGGAGAACGGCACCTTCATTGAGTACACTGAAGACACTATCAGGAACCTTGTTGCTCTGGGTGAGTATGAGATTGGCTCACAGGAGTGGCACGATCAGCGTAAGGCTGGTATTGGCGGCTCTGATGTTGGCAAGATTCTTAAGGCTGGTGACCCAACATATGCGGGTGATGAGTACCTGAAGTGCCTGCGAACGAAGACAGGTGTTCTGGTTGAGGTTGACAGCCCAGATCGTGACAACTTCGCTACAGCAATTGGTCGTGGTTGTGCCTGGGAAGAGCACATTCGACACATGTTCGCTGACCGTCACCCGAAGATGAAGGTCGCGTTCTGCAAGACCTCCTGGGCAGGTTCTGGTCTTGACTCCTACCGTCACGCCAACTTTGATGGTCTGATTCTTGGTGATGATGGCACTCCTGAAGGCATTCTCGAGATCAAGACTGGTACACACAGTGCTATGTGGGGTCCGAGCGACCGTATCGAGGACGCACCGACAACGTATGTCATGCAGGCGGTTTGGTACGCCATGAATGCTGGTCTGGACTACGGTTACATCGCGGCTGTTCTGGATGACTACGATTATCGTGAGTTCCGTTTTGATATGGACGATCCTTACATCCAGGAGATGGTTGAGGAGATTGAGACCGAGACTGAGAAGTTCTGGAGCAAGGTCGAACAGTACCGTCATGTCTTTGAGAATGAGGGTATCGATCTGTCTTCTGGCATCCGTAAGGGGTTCGGCAAGAAGGTTGACTACTCACGGGCTAGTGCCAAGTGGTTCGGTCCTTACGCTGACCTTGATGACAGTGAGGCCAAGTTCCGTGTGGCCGAGACATTCGGGTTCTGCTACAACCACAATGCTCCTAAGACCAAGGACTTTGAGCCGGAGTACGATGGTCATGAGGAGTCTGCGTCTGAGCGCGCTGCACGTGAGGCCCGCAACATCGAGATCCTGAAGGGCTACAACTATGAGGTGATGTCCTCGCTGTTCTCGAAGATTGATCCGAAGATGATGGAGCGTCCGTTTGTTGGTATCGACATTGAGACCAGTCACCTTGCTCCGAAGCATGGTCGAATCATTGAGACTGGTGTCGTCACTCTTGACAATACTGGAAAGATTGAGACCGTCATTGACCAGTTGCACGGTATTCCTCAGATCGCTCTTGACGGTATCGGAACTGGTATGGTTCACGTGCACAAGATCACACCCGAGATGGTTGAGGGCAAGCCGTTCTTCGAGGACAAGGACTTCCAGGCCGAACTACTTGACCTGCTGAAGTCTGGTGTCATGGTTGCTCATAACGCTGGATTCGAGAAGCAGTGGCTTGACGCCTACCTCGAAGGCTTCCTAGAGGCTCGTATGGCAGGTGAGATCAGGGTGCTTGACACTCGTATGCTGGCTGAGAAGTTCATTCTGCAGGCTGATGACAACACTCTTTCATCATTCGCTGAGTACAACGGTGTCAAGTACGTCAACGCTCACCGTGCCGCCCAGGACACTGAGATGATGATGAAGGCTCTGTGGCAGTTCATGAACTCCATGCATGACAACGGGGAGTTTGTTCCTACGTTCTGCTGACACTATCTAAACACAGAAACACACAAGTAAGTGAGATAGACAACACTTGTACTCACCTGCTTGTGTGTTTCTGTTCTTTATGATAATGTTCTCTGTAAGAAATATTTACTCACAGGAGAGCATAATGTCTCATACTGATAAGGACAAGCCCTACTGGGTGAAGGTTCATGAGGCTCTTGACGAGGGTCGTGCTCATATTGTCCACAACCACACTCGCCTTGGTGAGAATGGCACTCAGCGTAGTTTTACTGGACGTAAGACCTATCGTTTCATGCGTTCAGACAAGAGTGCTATTGACGACTTTATCAGTAACGTTGTCAAGGACCTGGATCCTGAGAGCCAGAAGGTCACCTACAGCGAGATCAGTGTTCTTGATCCCTATAAGGAGGACCTTTCTGAATGCAAGGACAGCGATGTGATGGTTGTCTTTGAGATCATCTCCTTTGACACTCATCATTTCGAGTACTCCTGCAACGACAACAGTGACACTCTTCCTGGCCCTGGCCTCAATCCCCATCATCCAAATCATGTCTCTCAGTGTCGTATTGAGTATCCTGAGCAGTATCGCCGTAAGTGTCACTGTGATCTTTGTCGCAGCGATCCTGATCGTCAGTCTCAGAAGGTCTCTCGTCGTCGTGCATCTTTGAGCAATGCTGTCAAGGCGTACAACTCCGGCGATCTTGATGCTCTTGATGATGTCTCTGAGGACTACTCGCTCTCTATCTACTAGAGCAGAAAAACTACTGAGGCTCTTGATGCGCGTGACAGCAGGAACCTAAAACCACCTGAACACTACTCATCTTTATCTCATAGGATGTAGTTAGGGCGTTCAGGTGGTTCTTTTTTCTCCAACCTGAATCTCAAGATTTTTCTCAACAAGCACAAAAACTGCCCACACTCTTTTGGTTGTGTTGTCAATAGATAACAAGTGAGATTGTTCTCGCAATTAAGGGTTGTGTTTGAGTATGAGTAACTATGGGTCAGTCAAGTACCACATCACTGACAAAGGATCAGAGGAGTGTGGGGCATCAGTACGTCAGTGTCCTTACGCTGAGAAGGGTATTATCCTAGAACACTTTGACACCAAGGACGAGGCGGATAGGGCATTCAAGGAGCACATGGAACTTCTTCATGGTGCTGTTTCGTCAGTGTCAAGACTACCAGAAGACAGCAACCCGTCAACAAACATAAGAGACACCTCTGGTCGCTCTAACCACCTGGTTTCCTCTAACTCCCCAAGGTCAGTCGTTCCTCCCGTTCCCAGCCATGATCCTTTACTCCGCAATGAGGCGGAGGAACTGCTTGCACGAGCACACAAGAAGGTGGCAAACGGCAATCTGGTTGGATACGGACTGATTGGGTCATCGTTCTACAACCTGGACACACCTGAGAGCGACAGAGACGTTATTCTGTTCACTGACTTCAAGGCGCCTGACTATCACAAGGTCTTTGACGACGGCGCAGACGTAAGGGTGTCCAGCGTGTTCTCTTTTGCTGACAGGATTCACCAGTCACAACCATCTGAGGTGGATCTGCTCATGTCGAACACTATCAGGTACGACAACTCGCCATACGAGGCGTACATAAGGTCGCTGCGCTTCAACACTACTGAGTACCTGGACCGATCTGAGTCACACTCTGTTCGTGACATCAAGAATGCTCTCAAAGATGCTGACAGGAACCAGAAGCGTTCCAGAAAGGCAATAAAGACCGCTTTCAGGAACGCCGTCATGATGAACAGGGTCATGAGAGACGGAACTGAATACACGTCCAGGTTCACTAACTCCGAGCGAGCACGATTCTATGAGTCGCTGCCATTCTTTTACAGCACGACTGAGAATGATGAGCACAAGGTTTTTGAGAGGATGCTGCGCTCAGCAAAGAGAATCGGTTAATCCATACTAGGCAAAAATGGGTGTTTCATCTCTTGATCTACGCTCTAATTCTATCATTAGAATATATTGTTTGTGAGCGCTTACGTCTACACATACCATATTCTGGACCACGTGTTTAAATATAGTTGATATAACGATTTCTGAATACTCCTCTGTGGTAGATTGCTGGTTGTTTCTTGTTCAGTCATGGAAGTGGTCGATCTTGCTGACATCCTTGTTTATATGTGGAACTGCTGTGCTTATCGGGTCGTCTTTTCTTGTGATGAGAAGAAGTAAGAATGACGAGCAGGAGATGCTGATAGTTGATCGTCCTCTACCCGTAAAAATACCTAGTGACATGGCACCTGGACTTACTATTGAGTCAGGTGCCATCAGATTCTATGGGTGCTATCTTCCTGGCTTGTCATATAGTATTACCCGTGCATGGTCTCATGGAGACGACATCTATCTAGTAGTGAGGAACATCCTCTCATGTAGTCGTAAAAAGTCACCTTTACAGCATGTCATCAGAAGTGACGGAAAGCCAGTTGACAACCTTCTAAAAGTACATGTTCGTCATGAGTAAGCACCTATACAAAGTGGTTCAGAATTATCATGGAACAGCATGTAGTAAAAGATAACATTCCTGTGTATTGTGCTCAGGATATTCACTTGTAAGCGCACTGAGTTTTAGTTCTGTTTTACCAAGAATGTTATTTCTTAGTGGTAACATGCCTCAAATTGATTTGCATTTCCTTTCTGGTTGAGGTAAGGTAAACATCGTTCACAACAGACTCAGTGATTTACCACTGATCAACAAGGAGAGAGAATTACATGAACATGAAGACCCCTATTCGTCATACTGCTGTTGCTCTAATGGTTGCCCTTTCTGTGGCGGCATGTGGGCACAGTACTCCCAAGAACTCTGCCTCCGCTAAGCCGTCTGCAAAGCCCAGCGCTACTGCAACCGCTCAGAAGAAGGCTGACAGCAAGAGCACCAAGGACAGTAACCTGAAGAACAAGGCTGCTGGTAAGTCCTCTGACAGTCTTTCTGCTGCTGGCAGTCCCAATCAGGCTGCTCCGGCTCTTCCGTCTCCCGCATCTAACGGATCTGTCGCTAACGGATTCGCTGCCCCTAAGCCTGGTTCCTCGTTTGCCTCTGGCCCGGCTGCTCCTACACCCTGGTTCCCGACTCCTTGGGTAAACGTGCCTGGCAATCCTTTTACGTCTACCAACACGGCCCCTCAGGTTTCTACGGCCAGTAACGAGCAGGGTTCTGGCGCCTATGCTGGTGGTAGTGGCTCTTCTGAATCCGCTGGTACTCCGTCTGTGAGCGGTTCCACTGGCACTGTTCCGGCTGTCAGCATTCCTGGTCACAGCAGCACCAATGATGGTGTGACGACTGACAACCCGACCTATGTCCCATCACTGCCTGACACTCCTGCTCTACCTGGAACAAGCACTGATGATCCGACTGGTGTTCCATCCATCACTCTTCCTGGTACTGGTGGCTCTGGTAACACCAACCCTGTGATTCCTGGTATTGGTGGGAATGCTCCTGTGTTCCCTCCGCTTCCTAGTGGCGGTAGTGACGACTCTCCGGTTGTTCCTCCTGTCGTCAACCCTGGTGGTGACAATGGTGGGGTTGTGACACCTCCTGCGACTCCTTCTCGTCCAGTGAGCCCTGAGATGCAGGCTCGTATTGACACCGCTCAGACCAACCTTGCCAACGCTTCCGCCAAGGTCGTTATGGCTCAGGCCGATCTGAACAACGCCAGGAACAAGTCTTCTGCTGCAAAGACCTCTCTGGCTAACGCCCAGAAGTCTCTTGCTGATGCCAAGAGCGAGCAGGCCGGTGCTATCGCTGCTCTTGCTCAGGCTCAGGCCGATCTGGACTCCACTACTGGTATGGTCTCTGCTCGTGCTCAGTACGCTGACGCTGCTGCTCGTTCGCGGTTCTCCAAGGCTGGTGAGGTTGACTGGAGCAAGGTGAGTGAGAATGACCGTGCTCGTATCACTGCATCCATCCTTGCGGCCAAGATTAACGCCTACCGTGAGAACATGGGTCTTCCGGCTCTTCCTGAGACTGACAGCCTGCATAACTTCGCTCAGGAGTGGTCCACGAAGATGGCTACTGGTGAGGCTGGTTTCGGCCACGACCGTGCTCGTCTACAGGGGTACCTTGGGGACAAGGCCGATGGAACTCGAGTTACCAACATCAACGAGAATGTTGCTTACGTCAACAGCAACAACCCTGTATCTGACGCTGAGTACGTGTTCTCCCTGTGGCGCAACAGCCATGTCCATAACGAGAACATGAAGGCTAACGACATGAACGCTATGGCTATCGCGGTCAAGAACGACAGTCAGCGTGGTATTTACGCCACCCTGAACATGGTTCGTTATAAAGAGGGTAACACTGGGAACCAGACTGCTCACTTCTATGATGTCTCCAAGGTGCATGACAATGTCTCTTGGAACACCAACACAAATGAGAAGCACTACTCTATTGAGAAGCCTGTCACCAAGACTGATGTCAGCAAGATTGACGTGAGCAACCTTCCGAAGAATGCTACCTCCTCGTTCACTGTTGGTGACATCCAGAAGCCGGTGCTTGAGAAGGACATCAAGGACCGTGAAGAGGCTGCTGGTATCACTACCAAGGAAAAGGCTGTTGAGGCCGCTGACGAGGCTGTGAACAACGCTGAGGCCAAGGTTCCTGAGGCTGCTGAGCAGGTGAAGCAGGCTGATGCTGAGGTCACTGAGGCTGAGGATCAGTTGTCCTCTGCTCAGGCTGGTCAGCAGGAGGCCCAGAAGGCTCTTGATGACACTATTGCTGAGGCCAACAGTGAGCCTGAGTATGGTACGTCAGCAGCAGAGGTAACTGCTCCTGAGACTGTCAGTGACAACTCCTCTGAGGGTGTCTCTAACGAAGTTCCTGCTGCAGCAGTTGAGACCAGTGAGCCAGCAACTGCAACTTCTGAGGTCGCTGAGACCGTGACTGAGGAGGCTGCTCCGGCTCCGGTTGCTGAGACTCAGGATCTTGGTTCATCTGAGGCTGCTGGAACATTTGACAAGGCTTCTGAGACACCTGCCCTAGTTGAGAACAATGTCGCTCCGGCCTCTAGCACTGAGACTCCGGCTGCTGCAACTTCCAGCGACGCCGCTCCGGCCACGACCGCCTCTGATGTGGCTGCCGCTCCGGCTCAGTGATCTCACGTAGGTAGTAGGTAACCATCACTACTACCTGCTCATCTGAGAACAATCCTGTATCCGGCTGACCAAACTCTCTCCTTGGTCAGCCGGATACTTCTGTCTCTTCTGTGCTCAATCTGTTTGAATCATTTTCACATGGTACTAATGATGACAGGATGAATGCAAGGGATACATGCTTAGATAGAACAGATGAGGTACAATCATTCTCCACCTGTCAACTCAACCAACTACAAGGAGTCATCATGACGAAGTTGCTCATCTGCCACGGCCTTCCAGGAAGTGGCAAGTCAACCTGGGCTGAGAAGGTTACTGAAGGCGACTCTCATGGCCGAGCAGTAAGGATCAATCGTGATGACATTCGTACTGTCCTGGCTGGTGACGGGTACCATTCTCATGGACCAAACAAAAAAGTCGAGAAACAGGTCACAGCACTGAGAGACCAGTTAATCTCAGAGTGCCTGACCTCAGGAAAGTTTGACACAGTTATCAGTGATGACACCAACCTCAACAGGAACACTGTCAGGGAACTATACGTACTTGCTGACAAGAATGGAGCAGAGGTTAGTCACCAGTACTTTGATGTTCCTGTTGAGGAGTGCAAACGTCGAAACCGTTCTCGTGGTGAGTCTGGTGGTCGTCTGGTCCCAGAGAACGTCATCGACTCCATGGCTGGCGCAGGGTATGATCCAGACATTGTTGCAGATGACGGCACTCTGATCGAGCGCGGTCACATCAAGGAGTTCATCAGAGGAAACAATGGAATGGTTCATGCTGTCTCTCGCGTGACATCTGGTTCTATGGCTGTTGATGAGTTCAACGAGCGAGCAGCGCTTATCAGTCCGATGCAGGGCAAGTCTGTTGTCATCCTTGATGCTGATGGCACTCTGTTCAACAACCACAATGATGCTGTCAAGTACCTTTCAGGGCGCAAGAAGAACTTTCCTGGTTTCTACACTGCTGTGACCAAGGCTCCTGTTAACAGTAATGTACTGAACATGGTGACACAGATGCGGCAGAAGGATGGGCTCAACATTGTCCTGGTTACTGGTCGTACCAACGACTTCGCCAATCCTCTCATTGACGCTCTGGTTCGTTCTGGTGCTCCTGTGTCCAAGTTGTTTATGAAGCGTGAAGGTGACATGAGGCCATCAAATGAGCACAAGGAGGATGTCATCAACTCGCTTAGAGACAGCGGTCTGGTTGTTGCTCACGCTATCGACGACAGAGCAAAGGACGTTGACATGTTCAGACGCAATGACGTCATGGTGTCTATTGTCGGTCAGCCTGAGAATGACACTGACGAGCCAGGTATCAACACAATCTATGGTTCTGGTCACTGCATTCGCTGTGGACAGCCTCTCAAGCATGGCAACATCGGCCCAAAGTGCAGAAACATGGTTTGAGCGACATTACCACATGCTTCTTGACATGAGCATAAATGTTTGATATGTTTGTGCTGATAGTCCCCTGCTCAGGCGAACTCTGATTGAGTGCAAACTAGAGCAGGGCCTACTTTTATCCATTCAAGAGTTTTTTGCTTGTCATTCAATAACCAGAGTGTCATAGCCCTTATACCTGTTGAACACATCTCCTCCTGTGAATCCAATTGTCACATGGAAGTCCTTGTCCTCCAGACCAAGATCATTTCTGACCCTGTTGAGTTCAGGACATGCAGCCTTGACAAACCATGTCTCCTTGTTGCTGTCTGAGTCGTTGATTGTTCCAACACCTTCGAGTTTCAGATCCAGGCGAGTGTCTGACAGAGCATCATAGACTCTTCCAACTCCATGTCGGCCGAGTTTTCGTAGGTCCTTGTAGGTAAACGCTGTGACATGAAACTTCTTAGCGCCATCTCTTTGAGCCTTCGCCTGCTCCATCCTGTCGGCATTGTCATGTCTAACATAGTCTCTCCATGATGCTAGTCTTTCATTAAGGGCAGACTCAGGTACATGGATGGAAAAGTAGTGACGATCCTTGATGTAGTGGACCTCTTGCTGATGTAGAACTACAGGATTCTGTGACGTGAAGTAGTTCTCTGGCGGAAAGTCGTTGTAACTGTATGACTGATGATCCTTCTCCATCCTGAGAGCGGACTCAGCGAACTCTCTCAGATCCTCTACTGGTACTCCTGTGTGGTAGTCATCAAGAGCAACATCTGACCTAAGAATGTTCGCATCTGGATAGAACTGCTTGACGCTCTCCTCGCTCTGACACCCATAAGCATCCAGATACTCGCCGGGTCTTTCTCCTTGAACGACAACATGCATGATAGATGACCTTGAGTCATCGCTGTCGCCATGCTGGTAGTTCCAGTCAAATGTCTTCTGGTCCATGTCATAGACAACAAACGCTGGTTTTCTTGATGGATCCACAGCGATAATGGCTCTTGCCAGGTCTCCACACCTTCCGTTGACGAGCATGAACCTGTTCCTTGGGTCCTCCAGGTCTCCTCGTCTGAACCTTCTTCCGTCAATGTCAACAAACTGTCCAGCACCACTGATTCCTCCATTAGAGCATGAGTAAGGCCCAGTGAACGAGTATGATGGGGTTCTACTCTGTGCTGACAACTGATGCAGATCAGAGTTGCTGCCCTCTGCTGGAACAGTTCTTGATGCTGACGCAATGACAGAGTGCCCTTGACTTGCTGCAACGGCCTCATTGGCCTGCTCCCAGGTGTCATAGTGATCGAACTTGCACTCACGTACTGATGCATCACACTCAAGTACACGGTTCTCGTCGTTGACATGGAACTTATTACCCATACACCTCATCCTACCAGAAATCTGTGCAATTATTTGTATAACTTATTCTCTATCTCTGTTTCTGAGAACATTGTGCAACAGGCATGTTGGTATCGCCAGTTTGTTAAAATATACATACAGAATTATCGGACGACATACAAACAATTTGACTTAAACTCCACATACCAGCAAGCACCGCCCGCAACAGGAAGAGGTAGTATGAGTACAAAGAACCACAAGCCGCGTCGCATCTGGATTCTGGATCTTGAAGGAGTTGTGGCACCAACCAAGTACGTCAAGGATCCTATTGAGATCTCAACCTCTTTCTGTAACAGAAGGGTTCCTGGACGTGTCGCGCAGTGGGTCAAGGCTGAGAGAACTGTTGCTGGCGCGGAGTTCTACTGGCTGTCACTTTTCAGCACCGGCAAGGAGCATGATCAAGTCACCAAGGATATGGGTGTTGCCAGGTTCCCCTCGCTGAGTATTCCTGGCATGGCTACGGGTTCACCTTTCTGTGAGGCTCTGGAGAAGTTCTTCAAGGATCAGGACATCCAGCCTGAGGACACTGTGATCTGGGTCAACTCTGACATGGATCCTTTCTCTCGCAGATGGGCTGAGAGTATTGGTATCCACACCATCTGCCCTGATCCTGAGTATGGTATCAGCCAGGTTATTGACCAGTTCTTTGACACTGCTGAGTCCATGCCTGACAGAAAGCCGAAGAAGAGTAAGAAGTACTCTCGTGGGGCGTCTTTTTTCTCTGAGTGATATTTTCTGTCGTTCATTCGATTCTGTTCCAACCGCCATCTGGGTCCTACCACTTACCCCAGATGGCGGTTTTTGCTGAAGTGGATAAAACAATTTTCACCGATAAAAACGTAAAATATGCTCCCACCTGCTGAAACTTTTCTTCTGATCCTTTTTAAACATTGATATTTTTTTGGTATTTCCACTACATTTTCACAATTATTCTCTTATCAGGAGTTATTAATGAGCGAAGATCTTTCAGGTGAAAGCAGCATTTTGAACAACATTAGCAGCGGCTCTGCAGATACTGGATCTGTTTCGTCCAGCGACTCATCTGTCAAGGCAGCATCTATCCTGGACCTTGCTCAGCAGATGCATGATCAGTACATTCTTGACGGACAGAACGAGAAGGAAAGACTGATTGGTGAAGGTGAGTCCAGGTCTGAGAAGATCATCTCTGAAGCCACCAGGGAGGCAACAGAGACGCTTGTGAATGCCAGAGAAGAGGCAGACAGGATTGTTATTGACGCCAAGGGCCTTCGAGACAGATACCTGATGGAGATCAGTAGGCTACAGGCTTTTGAGGCGGACTACAGGCAGTCACTGACAGAACTTGTTGCCAGCGCTCAGGTCTCGTTAGAGAGAACCAGTATCAAGGAGGATGAGGTCATGGTTCACACCGATCACCATGACTCTGATGAGAATGATGTCATCAATAAGTCGTTTGATACAGAGAGTGAAGACGCTGAACATAGTGACGAGATAACTACTGATACTCCTGAAGAGGGTGCAGAAGTTGATCCGATTGCTGATGCAAGCGGCGAGAATTCTTCTGTTGGCGAACAAAACCTCACAGAGATCCTTGGCGATACACCCGAGAAGGAAGAGCCAGAATCCCTGTAATCCTAGTATTTTCAACATAAATCCAATCAAGCGCCATGTCACTGAAACTGATGACGTGGCGCTTGTTCATACCTGATTCATGTTCAGGTGTTGCTTGGGGTTGACATACCGGCTCGTTCTTGTTAAGATGTACTCAACATTAAACATCAGAGTGATGTTAATTCGTCTGATATTGACATCAACCGAACAAGCAGAGCAACATCAACACAGACAGGAAGCGAACATGACTAGCACGGCGTTCCTCACCGACAAGTACGAGATTACTATGGTTCAGGCAATGCTTGAGTCAGAGCGAGCACACGACAAGGCGGTCTTCGATCTGTTTGCCCGTCGGCTGCCTAAAGGTCGTCGCTACGGTGTTGTTGGTGGGGTGAACCGAGCGGTTGAGGCTGTCAAGAACTTCCACTTCACCAACGAGCAGATTGACTACCTGCGTAACGACCCTCTCATCACTGAGCAGACAGTCGAGTTCCTGGAGAACTACAAGTTCAGTGGTCGAATCACTGGTCTTCCTGAGGGTTCTGTGTATTTCCCGAACACTCCCATCATGACTATTGAGGGGACCTTCGCTGAGTGTGTTCTCCTGGAGACAGTTCTGCTCTCCATCCTGAACCATGACAGCGCAGTCATGTCTGCTGCCTCTCGTATGGTTCTTGCGGCTGAGGGTACTCCAATCATTGAGATGGGTTCTCGTCGTACCAATGAGATGTCTGCCGTGTTCGCTGCACGTGCCGCCTACATCGCTGGGTTCACTGCGACCTCCAACCTTGAGGCTGGTCTTCGCTACGGTATCCCTACAACTGGAACCAGTGCTCACGCCTTCACTCTTGCTTTCGGTGACCCTGAGCACGAGGAGGAATCTTTCTACCAGCAGATGAAGGCTCTGGGAACAGACACGACTCTTCTGGTTGACACCTACAACATCTCCGAGGGAATCATGAACGCTGTCCTTGCTGCTCAGCGTCTTGGTGTTCCTGGTCCTGGTGGAATCCGTATTGACTCCGGCGACCTTCATGAGGGCACGGTTGCTGCTCGCTGGCTGCTTGACAACCTGGGAGCCAAGGACACGAAGATTGTTCTGTCCAGCGACATTGACGAGTACACCATCAATGAGATGAAGGATCGCGGCACTCCTGTTGACGCCATTGGTGCTGGAACACGAGTTGTGACCGGTTCTGGTGCACCCACTGCCGAGATGGTCTACAAGCTGGTTGAGATCAACGGCAAGCCCGTCGTCAAGAAGGCTGAGGGCAAGGTCTCTGTTGGTGGACTCAAGACCGCTTACCGGACCTTTGATGCTCAGGGTACTATGACTGGCGAGTTCTTCAAGGTGGGTCATGATGTCACTCTTGACCACTTTGAGAAGCCGTCTCGAGTTGTTCTGGTTGATGGAGAGAATGACTTCTTCTTCACTGAGACGCTGGATGAGACCAGGGATCGCCACGCCAATCAGGTTCAGTCTCTTCCAGAGGAGGCGAAGTTCATCGCAGCAGGTGTTCCGGTGTTCCTGGCCGAGAAGACGATCTGAGCAAAAAGACGTCGCATCAACCAGACAAGCAATCCATAAGACCAAGGAGTACAAGATGAGGATCACAATCGGTCAGATCAACCCGGTTCCAGCCGACTACATGGGTAACGCCAACCAGATTGTTGAGGTTATCAGGAACGCTGAGAGCAGTCTTGTTGTTCTGCCTCGTTTCGCTGTCACTGGTTACGGTTTGGGCGACATCGCTGGAAGTTATGACATGATTCGTGGTGTTCAGCAGGCCCAGGACTACATTGTCAACAGCACTCCTGATGTCGTGACTGTTGTCTACGGGTCGATGAACAGTGACGGGAACGAGGTCGTCACAGTTGTCAGTGACGGTCGGGTTCGTCACATCGCCGGTAATGGTCGCAGTAACCTGGTTCGTGTTGATGCTGACACCTGGGCTCAGGTTGTCATTGAGGATAGCGACTTCTCATCTGATTACGTCACTGAGAACAACCTCATCGTTCTGGCTGCTGATCCTTACACTCCTGAGGCTCTGACGGATCGCTTGAAGCGCGTTGATGACATCATGTGGATGACCTGGGCTAGGAACGCTTTCTACGTCAACCCTGTAGGCGGTCAGGATGACCTCGTGTTCGACGGCATGTCTCTCGTGGTTGACCGCAACGGAAAGGTTGTTCACCACCTACCTCGTTTCACTGAGCACGCTGAGACCATTGACACTGACTCCTTCGTTGCTGGATCCTGTCTGCATATCAAGGAGGACAGGTTTGCTGACACCTATGCCGCCATTGTTCTTGGGATTCATGACTATGCTCGTAAGAACGGGATGAGCAAGGCTGTTCTGGGCGCCTCTGGTGGTATCGACTCCGCTCTGGTGCTCACGATGGCTGCTGACGCTCTTGGCGGCGAGAACGTCATTGGAGTGTCCATGCCAAGCGCCTACTCCTCTCAGCACTCTCAGGATGACGCCGAGGAACTGATGAGCAACCTTGGAGGAGAGTTCAGGAAGGTTCCTATTTCTCCAATGTTTGACGTGTTCCAGGAGGCCCTGTCTCTTGAGGGTGTAGCCGAGGAGAACCTTCAGGCAAGGATTCGTGGAGTCATTGTTATGGGTGTCTCCAACACTGAGAACGCTCTGGTCCTGGAGCCTGGTAACGCCTCTGAGACTGCTGTCGGGTACTCAACCATCTACGGCGACACAGTTGGCGGTTACGCCCCGATCTGTGACGTCTATAAGACTGATGTGTACGAACTGGCCAGATACCGGAACACCTGGGAGGACTCACCGATTCCTGTCTCATCCATCACCAAGCCACCGAGTGCTGAGTTGAAGCCTGGTCAGGTGGACTCTGAAACCCTTCCTGACTACCCGGTTCTGGACGCTCTGCTGAAAGACATGTTTGAGGGAGGACTGGAGAACGACCTGGAGTCTCTTTACGAGATTCATGACAAGGAGATGGTGGATCAGGTTCTCAGGAAGGTTCGTATCGCTGAGTGGAAGCGTCGTCAGACTGCTCTTGGTCCAAAGGTCTCCTCCTACTCTTTTGCAAGTAACAGGAACGTACCTATCACAATGAAGAAGTAAGACTTCATCTCTACAGCAGACACAGAATCTCATATTGTGAGACATTTGAAGAATTATAGTCAAAGTGATTGCAAATGTCTTCAAAGTATGAGACAATACATCCAAGACACAAGAACAACCACACCATATACAGAAGGAACAGTAAAAAATGAGCACAAACAAGACCGACACCTCGAAGAACCAAGGAACCGCACTCATCATCGTTGATGTGCAGAACGACTTTGTTGAGGGAGGTGCACTGGGCGTCACTGGTGGCAAGGAACTGGCCGACCATCTTGCCAAGATTCTGACTAAGCGGGTTTTGATTGACTCCTTCGACAGGATCATTTTCACTCAGGACTGGCACGTGGATCCTGGAAACCATTTCTCTGACAACCCTGACTTTGTTGACTCCTGGCCCGTTCACTGCGTTGCTGGTACCCATGGCGCTGAACTTGTTGATCCTGTCAAGAAGGTTGCTGGTGAGATTGAGAACGCAACCTTTGTCACCAAGGGTATGCATGATGCCGCTTACAGTGCTTTCGAGGGTATCACCAACCATGGCGGTCTCAGCCTGGAGGACACTCTAAAGGGTATGGGTATCGGTTCAGTCACTGTCACTGGTATCGCCACTGACTACTGTGTCAAGGAGACTGCTCTTGATGCTGCTCAACTTGGTTTCAGGACCTTCGTGTGGAGCAACATGACTCGTGGTGTCACTCCAGAGACCACCAAGCAGGCTCTTGAGGTGACTCTGCCTGAGGCGGGTATCATCGTTGTCTGACAAGAACGACTATCCGTCACCATGGAATGACAAGGAACCGTCTTACAAGGATGTTCCAGACGTCAATCCAAGCACTGGTGAGCCTGTCCCGTTGAGAATCTGCCTGTTGTGTGGAGCAGCAGTCATCAACAGGAAGATGCACACCAGATGGCATGAGAAGCACTCCTGGTAGTACCAGAAAAACTAAGGTAATACCGCCATTATCCACAAGTTATAAAACCAGCAAAACAAGACAGACCTACCACCACAGACCGAGAGGACTGACAACAATGACTGACATGAACATGGTTCCAGCAGAGGATCGAGAGATTACTGAGGAGGAGTTTCTTGCCTCGTACAGTATGAAGGACTTCCCTTCTGTTGCTGTGACTGTTGACCTTCTCATCTTCACTATCCGTGACGGTAGCCTGTCTCTCCTGCTCATCAAGCGTGGCGGTCATCCTGAGAAGGGTAAGTGGGCTCTTCCTGGTGGGTTCGTCAACACTACTGAGAGTCTTGATGAGGCGGCTGCTCGTGAGTTGTTCGAGGAGACTGGTATCAATGTTGGTGGTCATTTGGAGCAGTTGAAGACCTATGGCTCGCCTGACCGTGACAAGCGTGGTTTCGTTGTCACCACTGCCTACGTCGCTCTGATTCCTGAGGTCAACTCTCCTGTTGCTGGTGATGACGCTGCTGAGGCTCATTTCTTCCCTGTTGACGACGTTCTGGACGATGACTTCAACCTGGCCTTTGATCACCGTGAGATCATTACTGACGGGTTGGAGCGGGTTCGTGCCAAGATTGAGTACAGTCCTCTGGCGACGAAGTTCCTGCGTGAGAGCGAGTTCACGATTACTGAACTTCGCAGGATCTACGAGATTGTCTGGGGCTACCGACTGACTCCTCAGAACTTCCGTCGTAAGATGTTGTCTGTTGCTGGTCTGCTTGAGCCGGTTCCAGGTCAGCAGAAGGTTGATGGTCGTGGTCGCCCGTCTGATCTGTATACCGCTGGCGAGGCGACTGAGATCTACCCGCCCATTCAGCGTGCACACATGAGCGACTGAGAGTCCTGTCAGAACGACTACGTAAAAGCAACCAGAAGCACTGACGCAAGGAGTGAGAGCGATGACCAAGACGAGCACCAAGAAGATTTCAGATGATGTTCTGGTGGATGCAGTTCTGTCAGCACTGAACTGGGATCCTCTTGCTCGTCTTGGTCTGCCTCATGACAAGAAGGGGTTGCTGAGAGCCAAGCGGATGCTTCACCCTGACGTCAGCAAGCACAAGCAGGCCGCAGAGGCGTACATGATGCTTGACTCATTGTTCAGTGCACCAGACATCGATCTGAGGATCGCTCAGGGCAGGTATGTAGACGGTGGTGTCAGGTGGTTTTTTGACTCAGTGAACCAGGATCTTGCTCAGTGTGCCATCAGGTTCCAGAAGTCTGTTCACTCAACTACTGATGATGTTAAGTGGGTTCCACGAGTTGACAACCAGGATGATTCTAATTACACCAGTACCTACAATCTGGGTGATGATGAAGGTTCTTGGGTGATGCTGTCTGAGTTTGACAGCCTTGACTCCAGGACTGTGGCGTGGGTTGTCAGGCGTCTGCTTGCTGTTGCCACTGTCTCCTACAACCAGGGTGTTGTTCATGGAGACATCAACAAGTACGTCGTTGCTCTTGCTCCTAAGGTTCATGGTCTCAGGCTGGATGGCTGGTGGAGTGCTGTCAAGTCTAATGAGCACCTGATTGTCTCACCTAAACAGGAGACGTTGAGGCGTTACCTGTCTGGAAGCAAGGCTGATGACCTTCTGATGGTGTCCCATATCGCTAGGACGCTGACTGGGTGTTGGGACAAGCCGACTGGTGAACTGGGGTCACTCCTCAAAGAATGGACTCTGCGTCCAGTCGATCTAGAACAGGCCGTCAGAATGACTGAGAGCGCTTTGGATAGCGACTTCGGCAAGAGGGTTTGGCATGAGTTGAGTACTCCTGAAGGTGCTCATCTCATGTAGTGAAAGTGCTGGTGTCAGTATCAACATGTGTTGACATCCAGCACCAATGACAGAACGAAACACACTACTACCACAACAATCAAGAAAACTACTCATCCACTACACGTAAGGAGAAGGAAACATGGGTGGAGGATCATGGTCGAGCGCAACATACACTGCAACCACTGGAGCAAAGATCTCGTCTGGTAGTTCATTCGGATACCACGACAGGATGTCTCGTGCTCGCTGGTCTGGTGGTGACGTCAAGGCGCATGAGAGTGTTGACCCGAAGGGTAAGAATAAGGCGGGTCTGAATGTTCGTGAGTCCCGTGACAGTGATGAGCATCCGAACTCGCTGCCAATTATCGTGGGATTCGACTCAACCGGTTCCATGGGTTCTGTTCCTCGTGTCGCTCAGAAGAAACTGGCTACATTGTTCAAGTTGCTGATTGACAAGGATTACGCCAAGGATCCGCAGATTGCTGTCGCTACCTATGGTGACGCTACCTGTGATGACGTGCCGCTCCAGTTCTCGCAGTTTGAGAGTGACAACCGTATTGATGACGCTCTGGACAACCTGTACCTGGAGGGCGGTGGAGGCGGAAACAATGGTGAGACCTCCAACCTCTTGCTCTACTACGCTGCTGCTCACACTGAGACGGACTCGTTTGAGAAGCGGGGTAAGAAGGGTCACCTGTTCCTGATTGCTGATGAGAAGCAGGTTCCTATCAACGCCAGCCACGTCAAGGAGTTCATTGGTGACGGTCAGCCTCTCTTAGAGGATCTGTCGTTTGAGGGTATTGCTCAGGCTGTCACTGAGAAGTGGAACGTGTGGGTTCTCCTGATTCCGAATGGCGCTGCCAGGATTCAGAAGTCTCGTGAGTTCTACTCCAACCTGTTCGGGGCTGATTGCGTTCTGGATGTTGAGAATCCTGATAACATGGCTGAGACCATTGCTGCCGTGATTGGTTATGCTGAGGGTCTTGATGCTGACACCATCTCTGATGACCTGGCTACCGCCTCTGGTAAGGAGGTTGCTGTGGCTGTCAGCAGGACTCTGGAGCACGTTAGCGGTAAAGGTCGGCTTACTCGTACTCTCCGCTGACTGAGATTCAGTACACACAGATTGTCAGGGTTGCAGGCAAAATGATTTCACAAAACTCCTTGCCTGCACCCCTGATGTAACCCAAAAGAAAAACGACGTTCTCTTCATCTTTTCAGAAAGGACTATCAACATGACTTCTGGTAAACGGCCTAGTGCTGACATTGTGACTGGTCTTGGCTGGGGAGACGAGGGCAAGGGTATCACTACCGCTGCTCTTGTGGTTGAGCATGGCGCTGACAAGGTTGTTCGTTTCAATGGCGGCCAGCAGGCGATGCACAATGTTGTTCATAACGGTATACACCATCCATTCGCATCGTATGGGTCCGGGACTTTTAGTGGAGTGCCGACATTCATTGGAACGTTGTGCACTGTTGATCCTCTGTCAGCACTTAATGAGCAGGAGGCGCTTCTTGGCAAAGGTATTCTGACTGCTCAGACACGTACTATTAGGGTTCATGAGGATGTCAAGGTGACGACACCTCTGCACATCTTTGTCAACCATGCTAAAGAGACTCTGCGTGGTGACAACAGACACGGATCAACCGGAACAGGGTTTGGCGAGACCATTGCCTGGGAGTACTATGGGAACAGTCCTCTTCGAGTAAAAGACATCGCGTCCACTGGATCGGGTATGAGCAGGACTGATGCTGTTGTCAGGACTGCTGACTGGATGAGCACTTACAGTGGTGCTATGGGTCTGGATGAGATGTTTCCCAGGAACGAGATTTTGGTCATTGCTGAGCGGATGGTTGATGCCGCCTCAATGGTGTTCACAACTCTGTGTGATAACGACTTTCTAGAGTCTTTATCTACTGGACACACAGTGTTTGAAGGTGCTCAAGGTTTTATGCTGGATGAGAACTTAGGGTTACAGCCTCACACAACATGGTCAACCACAACTCCTCATAACGCCAGGGTTCTTGCTGATCAGGCTGGTATTGACGACGTAACTGTCTATGGTGCAATGAGGACATACGCCACCAGACATGGTGCCGGACCGCTGCCACATGAGGGTGAGTTTCAGGCAGAGGAGATGCACAATCCTGTCAGTCAGTGGGCCGGAGGCATGAGGACTGCTCCGTGGGTTCTGGATGACCTAAACTGGGCTGTCAGTATAGTCAAGCCCGACTTTTTGTCTGTTGGTCACCTGGATCTCACTGATGGCAAGGTTGTCACGTCTGACGGAAGGATTTGTCTTAGCGACCTTGACGTGCCTGTTGCTATCACAGGATATGGACCAGAGATTGGTGACAGGAAGTTTGTTCTCTGAGATTAATTACTACTGTCGCCTGTAGTACTTATTAGGTAATTGTCAACTGGGTCCAAAATGTTAGCAGGAAACCTGTCAGTCAGGATACTTTTAAGTCTGTTGACAGAGATCTCGTCACCGTACAGAACAAATGAATCAGGGCTGAGCATCAGGTTCTTCTCGTTTTCAAAGAGTTCACACAGGAACACGACCAGTGGCTCGAACTCTGTGAAGACTTTCTCCTCGGACTGGGATTCATCAGGCGTGGTACTGCTGATTGATTTTACAGGAATGTTTTCAGCACTGACCCACACCTGTGAGATGTGTGGAATCTTTGTCTCTCCTGCGGAGATCTTGTTCATCCAGTCAAGAGCCTCATTCAGGGATCTCAGGTAGAGAACTTCTGTACCATTAAGGTTGATACTGCTGTTGAAAACCCTGTCGTGATCTGCTACAATAATCAACTTGTGTCCTATCTGTCCTGAATGAATGCTTGTTGCTATATTTACCAGCACAGAAGCAAGCAAAAGGATGCAGGTGCTGGTTCTTGCAATCTGTGATCATTATCATACAACAGATCTCCAGCACCTGCATCCTGAGACAGATCAGCGACTAGATAGCATTAGCGACAGCCTTCTCATCATGATTCTCTGTAACGCCCTCAGTTGGAGAGCCGCCATCCTTCTTGTGGGAGTACTTCTCAATCAGAGATTCGACAATAAGAGTCACCCCCATAATAAGGCAGGCAACTCCAAGCCCAACCAAGAAGACCATACCGACAATGGCAATCGTTCCCATGATTTTTCTGCTCCCCCTTTGAGGTATGAATGATTTCTGGTTAATGATTGTAGCATCATTTCATGACAAGTATCAACACTGGTGTGATTGATCTGGAAGTGTTGTGTGTCACATATGTACATACCATAGTGAGTAGGGATTCACTTCTCTGCAATTTCATGCATGATGGAGTCGGTAACCTCTTCTGGACCTATATTGTCAGTGTCCAGGATTAGATCAAACCTGTCGTAATCGTCCAAATCCGTCTCAGTGATGTGAGTGAATGCTGATCTGTCAGACAGTTTGTTGTCTCTACTCAGTAGTCTTCTTCTCTGCTCCTCCTCTGAGACATTCAACCTCACCAGCAGACCACCAGCATCCTTGATGAAACCAGCCTCGTTCTGCCTGCGGACATCAGGGATGATACATGATACATCCATGACTCTTTGCTCTTTTGCGTACACTGCTGCCATGTCCACCCAGTAGTCAGGATTCTGTGCTCGTCTGACATCATTGCCCCAGAACTTCAGAACCTCTCTCACCAGTGGTTTGTCAGCAGGGTTCCTGTAAAGCAGTTCAGCAGTCACCTCATTGGGTTCAACTTTCTGTTCAAGTAGTGAGGTAGCGAGTGGATTCAGGACCTTCAAGAGTTCTTGTGCCTGAGTTCTGCTAATCTTGCTCCAGAAGGTAACCGAGTCGCAGAAGTCCTGCTCACTCTGAGATACGAGAGCATATGCAACAAGTCTGGCAACCTCATCCTTGAGGCTGTCAGCAAACGAGCGGATGACAACCCTGCCTCCTCTTTTGCAGAGCCTTTCAGCAAGTAGTGAGGCAACAGTGTCCTTACCTGACCCCATCTTCCCTGAGATACCTACCAGACATGCTCTATGGGCGCCTGTCGTGCTGTCAATAAGCGTCCGAACAGGTCTGTTATCTTCTTCTGACATAAGGGTTCTTGTCCTTGTTCTTCTGGCAGATGTTTCTAACTCACCACAAAGTGGCTGCTTTAGTGAAGTTTACCACTTCCAGAATCTTGTCTGCTCAACTTATCCTGCTGCTTGTCAATCTCGATGATGGCATACTCCTGCTCAGGCAACAGGGCGTTCTTCTTGCACTCGTAGATCGACATTTCTCTAATACGCCATCTTCTCCTCAGACGCGCAATAGTGCTGTCAACGTACTCATCAGTGACAATAGGTTCAGGAATAACAAGCGCTGGCTCATTGCTGCTGGCGATTTCTTCTGGTGTCACTTCTTCCGCCGTGTCGTCAACCTTGCTCTTGATGTCATTACTCATTGTCTGCTCCTGTCGTCTGTGCTGGTCGCCATCATCATTAACATGTGTTCCTCCTCATAGTTATATTGTCTGGATAACTCCAACATGCTTCCTGTGAAACCATGAGTTCTTCTTGCTGGAATAGGTGTTCTTTCAAGATGGCACTTGTCCCGATTCTTAGCACTAGTATTACCAGCACTCACGATACTTGATGGCGGAACTGTCTTGTCAGAGTCATTGTTCTTAACAAAATCGCTGCTGCCATTAGAAGAGTTCTGGTTCTTACTGTCTACGCTCTCTGCACCTGTATTCCTAGACGTGTAGGAAATAGAATTCAGAGCATCATTCCTGCTGAATGGTGGCTTGCCTGACAGGACTCTTCCGACAATAGGTCGTGGAGCGTATCTGTTGACATGACTGCTGCTCATGGTCCTGTACATCCCTGACTTAACATCCTTAATGAACTGTGCCTGTGCTCCAGCAATGTTCTGAGAGCGAGAAAGACGCTTAGCGAATGATGGCGAGTTCTGGCTCTTGCTGTCGTTCCTGATACCTGGTGTTGTGGATGTTCTCACGTTGTAGACACAGCCGTTGATGAACGCCTCGAAACGTCCCGGAAGGTCACTCATCCTGTCTCTGGTGGGTAGCGTGAAGTCTCGTGTGGCGATAGAGGTGACAACATCGATCCAGGAGTCAGAGACAGAGGATGCGGGCTTGTTCTCCTGACTAATGTCATCGCCTGTCATCTGTGTGAACGTGGCTCTGAAACGAGCCAGTTCCTCGATGAAACGAGGTGATTCAGGAGTGAGGACACCTAGTTTCTCAAGTTCTGGTCGGTAGCGTGTGGAGTAGTGCACGAAGTGCCTGGCGCGCTTGCTTGTTCCTGCTTGAAGCATCTGCTTGGTCCGGTCGCTACGCTCCAGTCCCAGTTCCTCACGCTCCTTCTTCAGGTAGTCCATGGTGGAGCCAGGTCCGACAGTCCACTGCTGGCTAGGAATTTCGCGCTTAAAGAGTTTGTTCTCCAGCCTCCTACTCATGAACCGCCCAACAACAACCTTTCCTGTCAGAGCCTGCTGGAACTGCCTGGTGATGCGGTTGTAGACGGTGAAATGAGGACTGCCGTCAGGCATCCTGTTAAAAGAGTCCTGCTCAGCACGCTTAAGAGCCTTTGTCAGTCCTACATGCATCAGAACCTGAGTGTTCACCATGTAGACAGGGGCGATGCCTTTAGCCTGCTTCTTGACCACGTAGATGGCTCCGACCTCACGAAGAAGCCTCATGGCCTGTCTCACCTGGCTCTTCGTCAGTCCAAGGTGCTCCATCAGGTAGGAGTAGGCGATGACGATCCAGTAGAGCCCGATGTTGCTGTACGGCTGGAGAACGTAGTCGAAGATCATCATGGCGTGAGTGACCTGCTTAGGGATGGCAACCCTCTTGGAACCGACGGTCTCGTACAGGAAGTCATACATCTTCTCGTAGTCCAGAACAATACCGTCCTGGTTGTTCTTCAGGTGCTGTGTGCCGCTGTATGACAAGGACTTCCCGCTCCTGATACGCTCGGCCTTTCTGGCGATGTTGTCGTGGATGTCCTGGCCCTCAAAGATTCGCTCGCTCAGAGACTTGCGCTCCTCAGGGCTCTTGACTCTTCTGGGGCAGGCGTGACCGTGATAGGTGGAGTCAGAGTCTTTTGTCTTGTAGAACTTATCGATGTCGTTGACGAGTTCCTTGACTGGGATACGGCGCCTACGGCTGGTGTCCTGGTCAATGTGCAGAAGGATACAGGCGCCGATGATGGACTTCTCGTCGTAGCAGCACCACAGGGAGCGAGTAGCGAATGCTCTTAAGGAGTGGTACTTGTACTCACCCTCATCAGCCTGGATCTTAGTCTGGATCATGGAGGCCACGACCTGGAGAACGTCGTCAGACGGAGCAGCGGCCAGGTACTCGCTGACGTTTCTCTGAGACCGCAGGTCCTTGTACAGGTGCTCCTGCCCCATGTCCCCATGAAGAACCTTCAACGGGCCACCTTCGGCGAACCTCTTCATCTGACTCTTCACAGAGGCGGCGTTCTGGCCTTGTACGGGCGCCTGAATGTCCTGCAACTCAATACCGCTCAACCGCTCTCTGCGAGCCTTCTTAGCGGCCTTCTCGGCCCTCTTGTTGCGCTCACGACGCTTCATCCCTGTGACCTGACGAATCTTCTTACACGCCTCAACAGGCAGGGTGTCAGGCTCCTCGTCGTAGAACAGCATGTACCTGCCGTCTGATGGTGTGCCAACCTCTGCTATGACCTCTGGTCCGAGCACGTAGGCGTTAGATGCCCCGCTTCTGAAGTCACCCTTGATCTTGAACCACTTGTCACCGTAGACCTTCTTGAAGAAACGGTTGTACTCGTTGAAGTGTCCAACAGGGAACCAGAAGTCCTCAGGGCTCTGCCTGTGCTGTGCTGATGGGGCATACCTGGACGGGATACGCATGGTGACGTGGAGGCCACCACTAGGAGTGCCCACGACGAAACGACGAAGATCCACACCAAACAACTCAGACATCTGGTCAACAGCGTCCCAGACATCCAGATAGCCCTCAACCTCGCTCTCGTACTGTGTAGGAACATCAAGGTCAAAGCACACAAGGTCACCGCTGTATATGATGCCGTATCTTGACTCTCCACCATTGCTGGGGATAGACATGATGTCGTCGTAGCAGTTGCTTGTCCCTGATCCCCACGACTTCCCATATGGCCTCTTGTCGTCGCGCGCCTGGATGTAACGAACGTTCTTGTTCATGATACGCTGAATAGCCTGTTTGGCTTCTTTAAGATCAAAGGAATTTAGGAAGATGCTACGCTTGCTGTAGTCTCTTTTACCACCAGAGAAGCCAGGGATCATGTCTGACTGCAGGAACGAGGATCCCTGCGGATAACGATGTCCTGAAGTTGACGGCATCAGATAAACCTCCATGAATAGTCAGACGGCGGCGGGAACCGAGCCACGAAAGTGTCGGCAAAGTCAACACCGAACACTTTAACGAACCACACCCGGTTATCTAACAAGATCTATAGAGTCATATGGTGTAAAAACGCAAGGTAGGATGGTCATTTCTTGGTCAATCCGCGTTATTGCAACGAAAAGTCTGGTTGTTACGGATTTGTACGTAAATAACCGACTGGTGACAAACGTCAGGTACTCCAGCACTAGAGCACACATCGTTCTCATACCTTTGTCTACATCTGTTGTGTAAAAGATGTTCAACATTAAATTAAAAACGGCACACATGAAACGTCGATCCGTTTTTACACCATATGACTCTATAGATCTTGTAGAAGAGTCTAACGCCTCCTCTTTCTGTCCTTAGGTGGCTCTCATACACTTGATCCTCTTCGACGTGCTGTGTTACACTTGTTTTCATGTCTTCCCTCGATTGCAGCCGCGTCCTGCCTGTGAATGTGTCAAACATGCCTTGGCAGATTGTTGTCTCTGCTGACAGTAGTCGCGCTTCGCTTCTACTGGAAGTTGCTGGTACTCAAGCAGGCATCACCTGCCTTGTGAATCAAGACGGGCAGTACTATATGAATCTTCGGGTTTCTCGCGGCCCTAATGATGCATCTTTAGATCTTCGCTTCATGGGGTCATCTTCACAGGACTCTTTTGATGAGAAGTCTTTCAATGGGCTGGAATTCCTGTACAAGGAAAATCCTGCTTTTAATCTTGATGATGTTGAGCAAAGACTGCGCGATCACTGGATAATATGTCTTGCTGAGCGTGTTGTTGAGGTGATGTTGTGTACGGGATTCTCGGACAGATGCAGAGCCTCTATTGAGATCTATGCTGAGTCATCAGATCGAATAGACATGATTAGAAATGTCTTATCTCATATTAAACCTGGTTATGTTGGAGCGACAGCAGCGCTACTCGGTGGAATTGTCTACAACACTCCCTCTAGTGGTGATCTTGATAGCCTTCTTGATCTTACTAGCCACTCTGGTTTAAGAGACATGTGGATGACAGGATCGCTGGAGCACCCTTGCAATGAGCCTATCCTTTTTAAGGATGCACGCCATGTTGTTATCAGTTATCTCGTCTCTCGTAAGAACAGTGATAAGGCTTTAGAGGCTCTTCCTAGTGGTTTTTGTATTTGTTTTGGTGGTTCATCATCCTGGCCTCTTCTGTGGTTCACTCGTTCCGATTGGGAGGTGAGGGCCACTCAGAGAATCATTTGCAGTGCTATTGACTCGCCAGATCTCGTCAAAGCCCTTCTACTCAGCAACAACATTGTTGACTCCAACCATACTAACGGGATGCAGGAGACAAATCATTACATTAAGTATGCCATCACCGCCTTGAACCCTTTAGGAGACGACTCTCTGAACGCTGTTGAGAACGTCTTCTCTCTTGCCAGGAATGTTGACAAGCACGAGTGGCTGGCTGCTCTTATGGCTGCTTCTATTACCGAGTCGCTTGTTGTTCGTCTATATGGTAAGGACTGGCGCAACAGCGCTAAGGATCTTTACGGAGAGGATGAGGACTTTGTTGAGGCTGACTCGCATAAAGAGATCGCCTGTGACAGCACGAAACATCTTCATGGAATTATGAGGAGTCTGGGTCTGTCAGATGATGATGGATTGCGAGATCTCTTAGAGATGACTCTTGATAGTGCTCATAGAGTATGCTCTTTCCTAGACAGGTTTCAGGTTACTGGATTGAATCCATCTTCTGTTCTCGATCAAATAATAAGGAGCAGTGAGAAAGACGTTTCTAAAGACGTCTATGCTCTGGGTATCACTCACTCAAGACGAATCTGTTACCTGATTCTTTTAATGAATGAGATCCTGATTCGACTTATCAATGAGCAGGTGTTTTTGAGTGCTCATGAGGATCCATTTGTATGGGATCGCGGTGTATGGGATGACAACAGCAGAGTCAAGATAGCATCAGCGGCTCTTGACCTGATGAAGATGCTTGATGAGAGCGACTTGCTGTAGTGCACGGCGCAGGACCAGTGAATTCGTGAGGAGCGGGAACGAGATGAGCAACAAGGCAACTACTTCTGCGTATCTAGGTGGACTTGAATGGTGTCTCTCTGGTTACAGTAATGAGAGAAGGAGCCGCGTACTATCGTGCTCCGCTGGTGATGTGGCAGCATCCTTACTCTTTGAGCCTGAAGACTATGACCCGTATCTTTCTCTTACAGGAGAAGATGACAAAGTCATTCTAAAAATAGAAAGAGACCTTGTTCAGTCAGGAAGTACTGATGGCGAAGATGGAGGTGTTCTTACTATTCGACTTATTGCTGACAGGCACGAGGACGTCTATGAAACCAGTGTCGCTGATGTCGTTGCTGTTCTCAGGCAAGAATCGGATAAAGTTGCTGTGAACATGATTCATCAGGGTCTTGTGGACCATTGGTTGTTTGTTCTTGCAGAACGACTGATTGAGGTCATGATGTGCACTGATACCAGCAGTTGCCAGAACACCACCATTGACTTCAATATTGGGGATGAGATCACAGAGAACCTGAAGGATTCAGCACTTGGTCTGGTACACAAGATTGAGCCTGGTCATGTTGGAGCAACGGCGGCTCTAATCGGGAACATGGTGTATCATCTGCCAGCGTGCAAGAGTATTGATGAACTGCTTAAAACAGTAGAACCTGTTGGACTTGGATCATTAAAAATGAAAGGCTCGTTGAAACATCCTGTTGATGAGACAAATCTCTTTTGCAGCGCACCAGGAATTGTTACTGCTTCGCTCATACCATCAAGTTTTCAGGAATCATTTCAAAAAACTCTAAATAAGGTTTTTTGGACTGGTGCTTATTTTAACTCATGTGAAAGAAAGTACCAAAAGAGCATCCTTGTGGGAACTGCGTCTGACTCAGGCAACCGCATCAAAAGTCACTAGTGATGCTGATACAGTCTCTTTAGTACTAAAAACAGGTTCATCTCTATACTATTATCATGATGATGAGATGGAACCAGTACTTATGACAGCGTTTGATGAATTGTCGTCAGATGTTATTGAGGATGTAGGATCCGTTATCAATACTGAGGGATTTTTTCGTTTACCAGAAATCTTAGCGTGCTCTGTGTCTGAGGTTATGGTCAGATACATAACGGGTAGAGATGGAGTATTTTCTTCTAAAAAAGATGGAAAGAAAAGATCTTTCTCTGAGTCAACACATTTTTCAGTCATCCATAGAAAATATAATACTGCTACACAAACAACTGAGAACATTATCAGTAAGTATAACATCTCTGAAAGCCTGAGTAACATGATGCTCGGAGTAGTTGATAACTTGGTGTCTGTATGTCTACAGATTGATAAAACACTTACAAGCAAGACAAATAATTCCAGTAGTGCTATAGGATCAAGTGCGATAGAATCACTCAACAAATCTATCTATAGACAACAAAACAACGAACTTACTGATTTTATGGATGTATATAACTTTACTATGGAAATCATCTTGTGCCTAGTGCGCTATCTTAATGAGTTGGTTTTTCTTGGTTATGATGATGTGACGCAAAAAGTTTACGACACTCATGATTTAGCCAGAAAAGCAAGAGAAAAGGTAATCCAAGCAACCAAGACAGCCATCGACCTGCTCAAAGCACTTGAATACGCTGATAATCGTACCTGTCAAAATCAGTGATGAGCAGATGATGGCATAGAGTCAGCACAACAGTGTGGACAACAGCAGAGTAGACGATCTGCACCAAACCCTCTCTCTATCAGAATCCGTCACAACCAGCAAGCACAATAGAACACGGCAGGAGCACCAAGCATGGCTGAACTGGAACCACCCACGAAACGGCACCTCAGTGGACGCCGCCCGACCCACTCCTCCACAGCATCTCTGGCGTCAAACTTCAGCGGCCTGCACCAACGAGCACTTGCCTACATCCTCGTCCAACAGGGCTACATGAGACAAGCGGTAGCCAAGGACGGCACCAGCACCGCCTACAAGCCCACCAGAAAGGCCCTGGACGACGGACTCATTGACACCTGTAGCAAGACACTGCTGTGGAACCTCCAAGCCGTTCACGACGCCCTGACAGCCTTAGGGATGCACATTGAACGAGCCAGCGTCAACCAGGACATCAAGGCACCAGCAACAGGCGAACCACAATGGGTCAACCTCGGCACACTTGCAACCTACTTCAACACAACAGCCAATCAGATAGGAAAATGGCTTGACGAACTAGGGTACCGCGAACCAAGCAAACTCCCCAGCCAGAAAGCCATCGACGAGGCGCTGTCAAACACGGTAGAGATGAATGCCGGAGGAAAAAAGACCCGCAAGGTAGCACTCTGGAACCTCTACCTCACACAGAAGAAACTGCTCGAAGCCGGACACGAACTCGACTTCGACTATGGTAAAACACTCAAAGGCACAGGGAGAAACAGTGACGTCACAGTCAGCGAGGACATGAACGCCAGAGTCAGAAAATTCGTCCAAGAATTCACAGAAGCCTTCAAAGACCCAGACCATAGATACAGATGCATCCGAATGGTCAAAAACACACCCAAACCAGTCCTTAAAAAAGCAGAACAACTCATGAACAGACCAGGATTCCTCACACAAGAACACTACAAGGAGTACATCAGGTACAGGTGAGGTGTCCTGTAAACGGCTGTATACCTTTGTAGGCAGATTAGATCTTTGTGTTTCTACTAAGCAGAACGTTTCTCTTGTTAAGATGTATGTCGTGGCACCAACGCCATAGTTTTGATTGGTATCTTAACAAACCACAGGATTTAAAGGAAGAAAATTGACAGAACATAACCAGAAAGAATGTCTTCTATGTGGAGAAATGTTTACACCCAGATCTTCCAGAGGTGTTTACTGCAATAAGAACAAGACATCAGAGTGTCCAGTTTGTGGTATTAGATTTGAATATAAGTGCTGTAGGGCAGCATATAAAAAGTACTGTTCAAACAAATGTGTTGGTTTGTCGCCTGAGACAAGAGAAAAGGTCAAGCAGACAACTCTTGACCGCTACGGAGTAGAAAACCCTATGCATTTGGACAAGTTTAAGCAGAAAGCTATGGACTCTCAGATAAAGAAGTTTGGGAAATTTGCATTCAATACTGACAAGCAGAAACAAACCATGATGGAACGTTATGGAGTTACAGTACCCGCCAAGAATAAAGAAATTCAAAAGAAGATTCAAGAGACTCAATATGAGAACAATGGAGGAGTTTACGCATTCAACACAGAGAAACAGCGCCAGACTATGATTGAAAGATACGGAGGCGCAGGATCAATGTCAAGTCCTGAGGTACGAGAAAAACTCAGAAAAACATTGATGGAACGTTATGGTTATGAAAACCCTATGCAGATTCCTGAGGTAAAGGAAAGGGCTCTGAAAAAGATTGTTGAGAACCATGGAATCCTGTTCGGAGGCGCTGGTAACATATCTAAGAAGAACGTCTTGTTTCAAGAGTCTTTGGCAGAACTGGGTATAGAGTCAGAACTTGAGAAGAGGGTTGGTAGCCTGTTCTTTGATCTGCACTTGACAGGAACAAACATTCTGGTAGACATCAACCCAACAGTTTCTCATAATAGTTACAGATCCTTTGCCTGTGAGAGAGCACATTGTGGGTACCCTTGCAGTAAGCACAAGCCTACAGCAACTTCATACCACTTGAACAGGTGCAAGACCGCTCTGGGCGACGGGTATGATCTCATACAGGTTTTTGATTGGGATGACTGGGAGACAGTGATCCCAATGATCGCTAACAGGATAGAGAAGCAAGAACCAGCAGGAGGAGATTGGATAGACCTCAGTAAGACTACTAGCCTAAGAAGCGATGTTAGTTATTCCTACACTGGTCCGCTCTGTGTGTGGGTTCACTACAAGTATGAGAGAACAGGAAGAATGAGCATTGGACCATACCTAAGAGACTGTACTGACTACGACTTGTCTGATGAGTACAGCAGAATGATTGACTCCAGGTTCAGACCTATCTGGACTCCAGGTTTTGCAATTGTAAAATAAAAGAAATTACTATCTAAAAATAAATAGAATAAGGAATACAAAATAATGACAGCAAAGAATGCACCGGAATATACCTCAAAAGACATTCAGACATTAGACAGTCACTCTTATTTAATTAAGCGACTTAATTTGACAATGGGGCATGAATCTGGTGGTGGAGATTATAAATTCTCCAGCCAAAAGAATAACTCCATTCGGGAGATTCAAGATAACGCTACAGATGAAGTACGCAGTGGTTATGGCTCTCATGTTAAGACTATTGCCCGGAATGATGGTAGTTTTGAAGTAGTTGACAATGGAAGAGGTATTCCAATTGATTCTTCTACTGATGCAAATGGAAGAAATGTAAGTGGTATTTACAAAACACTTGGAACATTGCAATCTGGTGGTAAATTCTCAAGTGATTCAGATAAATTTACCGGTGGGCTGAATGGGCTAGGGGGAAGTAGCACTGTGCACCTTTCCAAAATGGCCGTCATCAAGGTCTACCGCAATAAAAAGGTTTATGAACTTCATTTCAAGGACGGTACTCCTGGCTTTTTCGCAGAGGATGACAACCCTGACTCCACCTTTACCCCACTGGATGATGACAAGTATGACTACCTGCGTGTCTCCAAGGACACTCGTTCCAAGGAGGAGAAGTCTCTCTACCCAACCGGTACCAGTGTTCGTGTGTGGCTGAATGACTCGGTGTTCCAGTCGCCGTATCCTGTTGACACTGCTGATCTTGCTGAGCGCTTGAAGGCCACCTGTTACCTGGTTCCGTCGCTTCATGCTGAGGTCTATGACGAGATCCGCCTCATTGAGGATCCTGAGACTGGTGTCAAGGAGCCTCTGCATGAGTTCTATCACTTTGAGGATGGTCTGGCTGAGTTGGTGTCTGCTAACCAGCGTGGCGACTCAATCCTTTCCCAGCCTATTCATATTGTCACTGATGGTTTCTACACTGATCGCAACGTGCCTGTGATTAACGATGACGGAACTGTCTCTCACAAGGATGTTGAGCGTCGTGTGCCAGTTGAGGTGATGCTGTCCTGGGGTGCTGATTTCGACAGCAGTGTCAGTAGTTACGTCAACACGATCAACACGAAGAACGGTGGTGTACATGAGGACGCTTTCTATCGTGCCTTGAGTGACTCGTTTGGTGAGCGTTTCTCGACGATGAAGGGTCTGCTGAAGAAGGGTGAGGAGCGTCCTGCTGTCTCTGACTTCTTGGAGGGTATGACGGCTGTTGTGAGTGTGCAGGTGTCTGAGCCATCATTCACCTCTCAGACGAAGGAGCAACTGGGTGGTCCTGCTGTGAAGAAGGCTATTCTGGAGGCTCTGCGTGATGCTTTCAGCAAGTGGATCGCTTCTCGTGGGAACAGTGAGGATCTTGCTGTTATCGCCAAGAAGGTTGTGTCTGCGTCTAGGGCTCGTCAGCGTGCTCGTGACCGGCGTGATGTTGCTCGCAAGAAGAACCAAATCTCCTCGTCCTCTCTGCCGTCGAAACTTGTTGACTGTGAGTTGGCTGGTTCTGAGGAGGCTTCCCTCTACATCTGTGAGGGTGACTCGGCTCTGTCGTCGTTGAAGGCGGCTCGTGATGGTCGTGTGGATGCTCTCATGGGTATTCGAGGCAAGATCATCAACGTCATGAAGAACACTCCGAAGAAGGTGATGGAGAACAAGGAGGTGCAGGACATCATCAAGGCTCTGGGTGCTGGGTATGGTGATGATTTCAACCTGGATCAGATGCGTTATGGTCGTGTGTTCATCGCTGTTGACGCTGACCCTGACGGTAACGCCATCGCCTGTCTCATCTACTCACTGTTCTGGGAGTGCTTCAGGGATGTTGTCACTGAGGGTCGTCTGTTCAAGATTGAGACACCTCTGTTCTCTATCGCTACGCATGAGGGTCGTAAGTCGCGGAAGATCTATGCTCGTGATGAGCGTGAGCGTGATGCTGCTGTTGCCCAGTTGGATGATGCTGGTATCAAGTATGACATCACTCGTCTGAAGGGTCTTGGTGAGGTGGAGCCGGACATCCTGTTTGAGACGGCCATCAACCCTGAGACTCGTGTGGTGACTCAGGTGACTGTTCCTGATGCTGCTGCTGCGCTGGAGTCGCTGACGCTCATCTTTGGTAACGACACTGGTGCTCGTAAGGAGTGGATGTGGACTCTGCGTGCAAATGAGGACACTCTGTGAAGACAATAGAGTGATCTTCAGCACATTACAAAAGTGAATACTCTCGTCTTTGAGCAGGTTCTGGCACTGAGTTTTTATCTCTCTGCTAGAACCTGCTTTCTGTTATTTTTGTGCTCGTAGTGAATCACGTGTGGTCTAGTTCACATGATTCAAAAGCACAGACAAGTTAGTCGAGGTGTCTCAGCATCAATTTCCTATTGCCTACTGACACTTGTCAAGTACTTTCACAAGATGTTATCAAAACGGTATAAATACCTGATCTCACTGCTGCTCGTCTTCTGTGGTAAGTGCTGCTTTTGTTCTGCTGCAAGTTCAAGAACATAATCTTGTAGCGTGCTAGAAATATGTTTTCTGGTGCTGCTGTCACACTGATTTATTCCAGTGCTATCAACATTTTTGTCATGTATACAGCGTCTTACAGAACAAACGTTTCAAGCGTCTCCTTGCGGGCATCTGTACCGCTTTTTGATGCTATATGAGTCAGTGGTTTGTGTAGTCCTGAGTGACGTAAAAATCTCTTTCAGAACCCAATTCATATACTACATATACTCTTGTTTTAGAGATTATCTTAAAACATGTGCTATTGTGTTAATCAGTAGAAGTCAATGAAGTTGATGTCTTTTATGAGTGCATTATTGCTGAGCACTTTCACAAATGAACATGTTCTTGCATATGCTTCTGGTACTGAATAGATCAAAGAGGTGTGAGCGTTATGTACTGGCACATCAATCCTAATAAAGGCAATGTTGTTGAGGTGTGTGGAAGAACCACGGGGAAGTGTCCTTGGCAGGACTACGAGTCTTATGAGGAGGCTCTGTTCGCCAAGAATGCCCATACCCTCTCCAACGATCAGAAGGCGTACATCGAGGAGATGCATGAGCACGCTCGAAACTCGCGTATTTACGCCAGATCTGCTGCCACTGACTCCATGAATCCGTTTGGTGAGGAAGGGCTGGTCAACGCTTGTGAGCGTATGGATGAACTGACTGCAAATGGCTGGGGTCCTGAGTGGCAGAATGTCGTCATTCCTGTCAACTACCCGCATAGTCACGAGAACCGCTTCCAGTACTTCCTTGAGCGGGAGCCTTTCATGAGTACGTCTGGTGACCTCTACACCAACTATACCTTTCACATGGTTGACACTGAAACTGGTGAGAGGAAGAGCCATGATCTTGGGTATGACTCGCCGCTCAATGACGAGTTCACAGGAGTGGACAAGGAAGCACACTTTATCGCCAGTACGATGTGCAAGTTCTATAACAACAATCCTGACAGCACCTATGACATGACAGATGTGGATCCATGGCCTGGTACCGCCATAGCCAACCATGTTCTTGAGTCCCGCGTCCTGCTTGAGGATGAGGCTAAGGCGGACTTTGGTCTGACTTATCTTGCTCAAGAGGACAGGTTCAGTTCCATCAAGCCACAGGAGTTCTATCGTCTGGGCGCAGGATCCCGATCTGAGCCCAGTAAAGGTGAGAGAATCTATACCATGTTCAGAAGAGGACCGCTTGGGGGTAGGCTGAAAGGCGACATTGATTTGTCCTGCAACCCTGTCAGGCCGTACAGTATCGGAAGATACATAGACACACATGACGGATCTGCTAGATACTCCAGCGATCAGGTGGACATTGATGTCAGGTGGTTCAACAACGAGGGTGGATCCTCAAAGAACTCCTGGGCGCTGCAGTTCCAGAATGGTTACAACGAGGGGCACAGGTATCCAGGATGGAGTGTCATCACCAAAGACGATGAGGGCGAGCAGGTTCACAGAATTGATACTCCAGAGCAGGCTGAGGAGTTCATCAGGAACTACACAACGACCAAGATGCCAAGGAACGACTACATGACCGCTGGTTGTGCAGGTGAGTGGGCATCTCGTACAATGAGGCAGATGGAAGAGGTTCTTAGACGACATGATGTCTCCAGTGACAGGCTCCGTGAGCAGCACGACGCCAGGATAGAAAGAATCAAAGAGATAGAGGCCGCTAAGGAGCACGCCAGTCAGAGTGCTGTCCAGAAGTTCTCCAGCAAGATGATGAGCCTGTTTGGCGGGTGATAGATCTCCAGACACCTGTAGTTATCTTACTAACAAGAACCTGTTGTCACAGCAAAACACAACCACCCAAGCATCACACTATTATTCAGATCAGCCAAGTCTGGCCTGTCCGTGATGCTTGGGTGGTTTTTTGTTGCAATTAAAAGAAAAGGTAATGGCGCCAACTAGTGTCGATCCGTTTTTACACCATATGACTCTATAGATCTTGTAGAACCGTCTCTGGCCTCGCCATATTGTCACCTCGCCCCGTCTACCTCCCACGCCCCGCTCTTAGGTTCTTGTTGGCACTACTTGAAAGATCCCTTGTTTGGTGCTACACTTGTGTCCAAATGTTTGAGTACCTCTAGTTGTGAAGGCTGGTTATCTTGTCTCTTTCTAAGACCTCCTCTCTGGAATCAGTACTGTCTGTGGATCTGGGTGACTCATCCACTAGTGATGTCGCTATGACCATCTCACCTGAGGCCATGAAACACATCCTTCCTCGTCTGACGGACCTGTACCTTGATCCTGTTGAGGCTGTTGTCAGGGAGACCATCTCAAACGCACAGGACGCCGCTGGACGCTCTGGTTCTGCCTCGCCCGTAGTTGTGGAGTCACCTGACCTTCTGAGCCCGTCTCTGGTCGTCTCAGACAGCGGAGACGGTATGACCAGGGAGCAGGTGGAGAGGACCTACATCTCCTACGGCATGTCTTCCAAGCGTGATGACCTCGGCCAGGTTGGTGCTTTTGGTCTGGGTGCTAAGGCGCCGCTTGCCTACACCAGCGAGTTTCAGGTTGAGACTGTCTGTGATGGTGAGTTGACAAGCATCTCTATCAGGCGTGAGCAGGATGGTCCTGTAGCCTCTTTGAGCACCACGAGCACTGATAGGCCCAATGGAACGAAGGTGACTGTTCCGGTACGTGAGGAGGACTTTGGGCGTTTTAAGAATGCTCTGATGACGTACTCTCGTTATGCTGGGCTGGGAGGCAATGCTCCTATCATGATTGACGGAGTTCTTCATGAGTCAACAAGTGAGTACATCAAGGTCTGTGACATTTCTCTGGATTCTGAGTCTGGTCTTGAAGGTGGTGTGTGGATTCCTGATCCGAGAATTAACCTTCCCTGTGCTCGGACTCTTCTTAAGAAACTGAGGTATTATAGTTTTGCTGAGATGCTTGAAGGCAATCTTGGTGAGAACTCTGGGTTGTCCTACATCCTGAACGGCTACGAGTATCGAAGCGACAGCAGGTTCACTTCTTCAAAGGACAGTAAGAATCCTGCTCTGGTCGCCGTGGAGATTCAGCCAGGGCTTGTCAACTTCGCCTCGTCCAGAGACACGATTACTCAGGACAAGAGGCTGGACAACCTGAACAGTACTGTCATCAAGCAGATTCAGGACAAGGTATCTGAGATTATTCCTGCTGTCGTCTCATATGGGAACCTGAGAGATATGTCTCAGTTGCTTGATGACTGCTCTATGGTACTCGACACGTCATTGGAGCGTGGTGACAGCAGTCGGGTTTTTAGCAATGAGAGGATTAGTTTCTACGCCAACGACTGGCTGAAAGTACCAGTAACTACTCTAAGTGGTCCTACAGGATGGCATACTGCTGAGAGGCTGCACAAGAACCGCTGTATTGATGTTGCTGTGGATCTGGACTACGGCGCTGAGGTGTTTCGGTCCCGTCAGTCCGATCCTAGAAAGTATAGCCTAATCAGGCTGGACTCAATGGTCTACCCTGTGTATGGTCAGACAAGGCACTCCAAGGACTCTCTGACCGAAACACTTTCCAAGAAGTACAACCCGAGCAGTCTTGTGGGTGTTGTCACTGGTGTGTCAGACGACTCTTTGAAGGCAACAAAGTTCCTTGTCGTCAGGTGCTCAGATGAGAGCGACTACCAGAGGATTGCCAGAATCAGGACACGAATCCTCAACTCGTTCAAGAAGCCCACTGAGACATCCTCTGGTAAGGTGTGTAACTACACCAAGATTGTTCTGATGATCACAGAGTCAAAGACCTCGGTGGATGACTGGGAGGCTGAGATTCTTGAATCTATGGGTGTGTCCTTGGATCAGTTCTGGTTCGGGTCTATTGACGATCTTGTAGAGGCTGCTCCTTCAGTCAAGAGAAACACAAACACTGAGGATAAGTCTCTTATCAAGATCAATGGGTACTGGCTCAGCAGGGCATCTGAAGGAGGGCTGACCAGAGACAAGATTCTCAGGAAGAACATTCAGTCATATGGTGTGACAGAAACAAAGAACATCACCTCAATTGCTGGGGATTCTGATTTTGTTATCCTCATCTCTCCTGCATTAGCCAAGACCATAGAACTGTGTGACCTTCTGAACGGCTACCTTGAGAAGTACGGTGATGATGCTCTAAAGGACAAGAGCGTTCTAGCGGTCACTGGCATCACGGCCAAGGTTCTCAATGCTGTGGGTGACGTGAGCAGGATTATCGCTCCGCCTACCTATCGGGCCTCAGCAGCAGTTGTTGAGAAGAGCCTTGAGCGAACAAAGCCTTTCAGCGTCAAGACCTCATCCCTGCTTCAAGAAGATCCCGATAAGGTTGTTCTCAAATACCTTGATCGTGAGTTCGGTATGAGGACGGAAGATAAGAGAAGTGCTGCTGATTGGCTGCCGTTTCCCAAGTACCTCATAGTTCCTGAGGATGCCAGCAACATTACTGAGATGATGGAATACAGAGACAAGATTTTCAGTAATAGTTGCCACATCTACAACATTCCCTCAAGTTTGGAGGAACTGTACAGTATTGTTGGTGAGGAGGTGTTCAGGAAGACCTGTATGCTGATAGCGATTAACTTCCTGAATAAGCCATCCCCTATTTACTACAGGAATGAGAACGCCAACGAGTCCTTGTCTCATCTGTTCAGGTCCTTTGCCTATCCTTACTCCTCGGGTCTTCCGAAAGAGTTCTCTGCTCATGTTGGAACGCTTGTTAACGAGCATATTGGTGAGACGGTTGACAAGATGGTCAGCAAGGTCAAGAAGTCACTGAAGAAGAAAGAATCTGACGACTAGAGCGTAGCAGTAGTAGGAAGAAAAGGAGTGTTGCTGGGCACTGAATGCCTTTCGTTAAGATGAAGGTGTTTACCAGTAACATCTCTTCCTTCTCTTGGAGAAAGGTTCTTTTGAATGAACGATCAGATTCTTGAGCCAGATTTCACGTCCATCAAGACCGAGCATGTCACTCTTCCATACCGCAGTGAGCCGTATCTCAGGTTCTCCTACACCGACTGCATGTTGAGTCAGTATGAGGTCACAGTGATTGCTGACAGCAAGCCGGAGCACCTGAAGGACAAGGAGGATGAGGGAAACCGTATCTTCACTATCATCGCCAGGTTCCCCCGTTGCATCCTGTCTGAGGTGAATACTCATCGCCAGTTCTCCAGGAACAGTGCATCGTCCAGGGCTCGTAGCGTCAAGGTGACTATTGGTGACGTCATGAACGACCCATACATTCCATTGTTCACCTACAACAAGAAGGGAATGTCAGGAGGATTCGTCTCTGCTGCTGACAGAGCCAGAATGATAGACAACCACCTTTCTGCACGTGACGCTGCTGTGTCTCATGAGATTCAGGCGCTCATGGGTGACATGCATGACAGTTATGATGCCTGTGATTGGAGCGATCTGCTGGACGAGTACTACGCCCACGTCTACACCTCTGACGAGCCTCATCCTGACGCCCTCAACATGCACAAGCAGAACGCCAACCGGTACATTGAGCCGTTCATGTTCCACGAGGCCCTGATTACCTCAGTGTGGTGGCAGAACTTCCTTGATCTCAGAACCGACCTGTCTGCTGCTCAGCCTGAGATTGTGGCGCTGGCTAAACTCGTGGAGAAGGCGTTGGAGGTCTCTGAGCCTGAGACCACCTGGCTTCATCTTCCTTTCGCTGAGAGCGTTCCGGCCAAGACAGACTCCTTTGACAGCCTGTATCATGATCTGCTTCTGTCGGCAACCAACTGTGCTCAGATTTCCTACCGAGACAAGTCCAGAGCAAGCAAGTCTACCGCAACCACACGTCTTGGTGAGACACTGCTGGAGAAGGGTCACCTGTCACCGTTCGAGCACATCGCTTTTGACACGTTGTCTTACACTGACTTCACTGATGATAACCTGAGTCGAGACAGCAGGGCACTGGCAAGCAACCTTGGAGACAACTGGATTCAACTCCGCCATGTGCTGACAGCCAGAAAGTAAGAGACAGGATAGAAACAATCTCTTTGTGAGCCATCCCTGAGTCATGAAGTACTTTTTTATTTGGTGCTTTGAATACATGATTCAGGGATTTTTGCTGCTCTGAAATGATTATTTTGTTGCAATAATGACCATTCTTTTAGATATGAGAGCGGAAATAATCTTTGTTCTTACCTGATAAGAGTGAGAGGACAGGTAAGAACAGAAAGGTGTCACTGGACTTCTAGAAGGAAAACTGTTATGTATCATATTCGTCCTGGTTCTGATGAGCCCCTTGAGTGTGGAGCAAAAGTCAGAAGTCGTTGTCACTTCAAGGATGAACCACACTTTGAGACAAAGGAGCAGGCTGAGTCCTTTATCAACGACCAGAATGCTCTGTTGTACGGTGAGTTTGCTGTAGCCAGCAGAAAACCAGACAGTGAGGACAAAAACTCATCTTTCAGCGATACCAGTGACAGTAGTAGTACTCAATCAGAATCGAACAAAGAACCTTCATGCATAGATGAGACTACTCTTGGAAGAACTGAGGACAACCTGTTTCTCACTGGTGATGACAGATTCTCTGGTATGACTCCTGAGCAGGTTCTTGCGTATGTCAACTCAAGTCGTGAGGCGAGGCAGTCAGCACGCTCAACAGTCATGTCAAGGATGGGGGATCATGCCAAGAAGGTTGAAATGGTGAAGAATGTCTCTGAGAACAGTACCTGTGATTCTGAGACGCTGAGATCTTATGCCAGAGGACTGAGAGCGGAGATCAAGGATACCAGTTTCATCTCGAACGCTTTGGGACATGACAGAGTTCACTGAGGATGTGCTACAATAGCGCCTGCTCCACCTGGATACTTCTCACAAGGGCGTGAGCGTCCAGATCAAGAGAACAGATTTAGCAGTACAGAAAGAACATTGGTCATGTCGTCAAGGACTACGCCTTCATTCAGACGAGCACGTGCTATTAGGAACCGTTTCTTCATAGCATCACTGGTCCTGTTTGTCATGATTGCTACGGTTTGTGTGCCTGTGGTCTCACTGAACATTGTTGGTATCAGGACACTGTACGTGGTCTCTGAGTCGATGGAGCCCAGCATCAGCAAGGGTGATCTGGTTCTTGCCTCAGAGAACTATGGTGGTCTGACTGAGGGTGATGTGGTTGTGTACAAGGCCAGATGGTTCAATGATGAGAGTGTTCTCCATCGCATTGTCTCATCCAGAACCAACAAGGATGGGAACAAGATTTACAGGACCAAGGGTGACAACAACCCTATCAATGATCCTGGAGAGATCACTACCGAGGAAATCAAGTCAGAGGTTGTGGCTGTGGTTCCATATGGTGGTTACATCTGGAACTGGTGGACTCTTGGTGTGCTGTCAGTCCTCTATCTTGGAGCAACTATTCTCAGCACGGATCGAGCAATGTATGCTTGTGAGAGAAGAATCAGGAAGATGATGTTGAGCAGGAACTGAAAACTGTCCATCACTTTCCTGACTGTTATTGTGTTTGTGAGTTAATTGACAATCAGCCTCTCACATATTGATATTCCGGCCAGTTATCAGTAGGTTACAACTTGTTCTGAGTACTGGAAGGGTTTGTCTGTCTTGAGTTCCTTCAGTCAGTTAGTCAATGAGATCACATCACGTGCTGTTCTTCTGCAAGAGCCACAGGATGACAGGACAGACCTTGGTTACCTGTTCATCAGAGCACTGAGAAAGAGTGTGCATGAGGTTCAGAAAGGCGCCAGCACTGATGACTTCCCAGAACTGACTGTCATTAACCTGATCATGATGGGTGCTGCTGAGGGTTACAGCGCAGCAGAGATGAGAGACTTTATCGTCGAGTTAAAGTCCGATCAAGTAGAGGACTGATACTGGACATGACAAACAGAATGATAGCGTGGGTTGACGTCGAGTCAACCGGTACCTCTCCAGACAGGGACATGATCCTTGAGATTGCTGGAATCGTGACTGACATGCAAGGAAGACAGTATGGAGACAGTTTCAGTGCTCTGGTGGACACTGGTTCCATCTCTGAGGCCATGAGGATGTCCGACCCTGTTGCCAGGATGATGCATGAGGAGTCAGGGCTGTGGTCCGACTTGTGGAACAACACCTCTTATGCGCCTGACAGGGTTGATCATGACATGTCTGACTGGCTGACTGAGACAGCAGGATCCTCGCATGTTGTGCTCGGAGGAAACTCGCCCTATCTTGACAGAGGTCTGATGGCAGTGTGGATGCCTGTGACATATTCTCACTTGTCACACATGAGTGTTGATGTCACATCAGTCTCGATGATGCTTCAAGACGGTGTGAGTGTGTCAGGATACAGGAAGTCTCGTGCTCATCGTGCTCTTGCTGATGCTCAAGACTCACTGAATGAGTACAGGTACTATCTGGATGTCGTCAAGGGCATGGCCGAGCAGCACTGAGGACTTGTTAGAATGAGTCATTGGTACTGAGTCAGAACTTACCACAGATAAGTACTTCTGACTGACGCAGAGTCACCCATTTCTTATTGAATCTTCAATCACCTAACACATACAGGAGAACTATTACATGGCAACAGCAACAGTGTACACCAAGCCCAACTGCCCACAGTGTGAGGACACCAAGAACCTTCTCACCAGTCTGGGAGTTGAGTTCACTACTGAGCCCATCACTCCAGCAAACATCAAGGAGTTCAAGGAGCGTGGTCATCGTCAGGCCCCCATTGTGGTAACGTCTGATGGTGACGAGTGGAGCGGTTTTCAGCCTGATAAGATCAAGAGCCTTGCTGGTCAGGAGTCTGAGGAGAATCCCTGGAACTTCTGACAGGAAACTGGTTGCATAATCAAGCGACTTTATAAAAAGATAACTCGGTCTGCTAAATCTCCTGTCTGTTGAGCCGGATTTTCTAGCAGACCGAGTTGTTTCTTTGTACAATCCAAGAGAAGGTGTTAGAATGTGTGGTGCTGAGATTTTGTGGTCTGGCACCTGAGAGCGAGTGAGGTGTGTTGCTTTGGCTGACGAGAGTGGTTTCAGGCAGGTTGTTGGAGAGGTCAAGAGACAATACGATCTTGCTGAGTACATTGACACCTCTGGTGTGTCACTGAAGCCCGCTGGCACCTATTCTCAAAAAGGTCTATGTCCGTTCCACAACGAGAAGACGCCATCGTTCAATGTTGACTCACGAACACAGAGTTTCAAGTGCTTCGGTTGTGGTGCCAGCGGAGACCTGCTGTCCTATGTCCAGAGCACAGAGAACCTGTCGTTCATGGATGCCTTGAGGAAACTTGCTGAGGACAAGGGTATCGATCTGTCTGTGCTTGACAGGTCATCGGATACAGAGAACAGCATTGACTACCAGGCTCTGCGCAGGTGTGTTCGTGACGCCTCAGTCTTCTACTGGCGCAACTACAAGAAACTCGACTCAGATCATGACGCTGTTCGTGAGGTGACTAACAGAGGTCTGGAGCGTTACAGAGACAGGATTCCATATGGCTATGCCCCTAGAGGACGAGCAGAACTGTACTCCTTTCTGAAAGATAAAGGATACTCAGACGAGATTATCCTGGCTGCAGGAGTGTGCTCAAAGTCTGAGAGGACCGGAAGGATCAACGACTTCTGGTCAGGCAGACTGATGTTTTTCGTGCAGGATGCTATGGGCAAGAACGTCGGATTCTCAGGCAGGCGTCTGTTCGAGGATGATTTCAAGAAGGGCAAGTACGTCAACTCTCCTGCTGGCCCACTGTTTCACAAGTCAAGTGTGCTGTACAACCACGCGAACGCTAGAAAGGCTCTCAGAGGAGACAACAGGACTCTGTATGTTGCTGAGGGGCAGTTCGATGTCATCGCCATAGATGAGTCAGGCATTGAGGCTGTTGTAGCAGGACTTGGAACGTCATTCACAAAGGATCAGGGTGGTCTGTGCCGACGCATGGTGGGAGAGGACGGCAGGATCGTATTCTGCTTCGATGGGGACAAGGCAGGTATGAATGCCGCTTACAAGGTGTTCTCCAGCATCCCGTCGATTCACTCCCAGTCATACGTAGTGGTTCTTCCTGATGGCATGGATCCTTGCGACTACAGGATGAAGTACGGTTATGAGGCGCTGAGGGACTATGTTACGTCAAAGTCCAACCAGGTGCCGATTGTTGAGCACGTCCTGAACATCATTGCTCAGGAGTATGATCTGGAGGACTCAGCAGCGTCTGTTCGCTATGTTGAGCGTGCTGCTCCGGTACTGAAGACCATTGCCTCCTTTGCGCTGAGGGAGCAGATGATCAAGAAGGTGTCTCTGGATGCCTTTATGTCAACATCTGTTGTCAGATCCAGTGTTGACAAGGCTGACCCTCTGACTGAGGATGATGTCAACGAGGGATCAGTGTTGTTTGTTGATGACGCTAACACTCATGGCTCTGACACCAACTCAACTGACAGTAACAGCAAGGGTCAACCTAACAATGACATCAGTAGTGAGGAGACACAGAGAGCCCTCGTCAGACTCATCAAGAGTGATCTGCTGTACCAGGCTACTGCCAGGGCTTTTCTTCTTGCCTGCCGAGGTCTACCTGTACCTTCCAAGGATGATGAGTCAACAGGTGTTGATAAAAGCAATCAGGCTGGCAACAGAAGAGACACGTTCATCAGGGGCCATAGAGGATACCCTAAGGAGTTCAGGTACTTATGGGAGGACTTCAAGAAGGTCTCTCGCAAAGAGGTTATCCTTCCAGAGGACTTCCGTCAAAGACGAGTGGTGGAGTTCATCGAGAGAATTCTTGTCAGCAAGATTGCTGTTCTGGAGACTACTGGACAGCAAGAAGAAGGTAGTGAGGCCAGCATAAGTCAGGCTGATGAGTTATTCAACTATCTCATGGGTTATATCTACGAGAAGAAGAAGAGGCAGGAGATGGACCGTTTTGTAAACGAGACCACAAGAGCAGTGGCTAATCCTGATACTCCTATCGAGATGGTTGAGAAGGCGATTGAGAGAATAGACAGGAAGAGAGAGAATCTTGGTCTCTGATTCTATTCACTCAGCATAGACAAAAAAGCCAATCTTTTACTAACAGGATAAACCCCTGAGATGCGCTAATAAACAAGATAAAGCGCCTACCTCAGGGGTTTGTCTGTGTCGATATTTCGGGCTAACATCAAGTAGATTTCCTGGGACTATTGAAAAGAGTTGACGACATGGGGCTTTTCTCAAGAAAGAGCAAGACCGATAAGGGTGAGTTCAATGTATCAGCAGCGGAAGTTCCTGAGATTGTCTATAGTGGTATTGATGACGTTCTGAAGTCATTGGTCAACTCTGGATCCAAGGATACAAAGATAGTGTCCATTGACTACCTGGTAGACAGTAATCCCTCGTCAAGGAAGACTAGCCATGTTGATGTTGCTGTCATTAACGGGCTTGTCAAGTATGTGTTCTCAAGATCTTTGAGCAAGCAGGAGTTTGTGTCAGGGCTCATTGATCGTGCAAGCACTTCAAGCACAATCCTTAATGACGAGACAGTCAGTGCTTTAAGAGAGGTTTTCTCCAGTGGTGATGACTCGTTGCCATCAGCAGTAAGTCGTGCTGTATCATCTGTTCCAGAGATTGGGTCTCTGACTGGTGAGGTCCTGTCAGTTCTTTCATGGGAGGCTCTGGAGGAAAATCTTGACAGAACGGAGATCGTCAAGGCTGAGTCTGAGTGGAGCCTGGACTTCAACCCAGATGTTTTTGCTGGTCTCCCTGGACTTGATCTTCCTGTTGACCTTGTTCGTCAGGAGGTTTTCTCACGCCAGGTGCAGGCCAGGAAGGCGGAGGTCTTTCTTGATGGTGCTCCACTGAGTGATGTTACTGTCACTGAAGGTGTTGCATATACCTCATTCGCTCCAAGATCTGATGAGGAACGTCTGGTTACAGACATGGCTCAGGATGATGTCACACTGGATGTTATTGCTGAGGCTTCATGGGGTTTTGACTGGACGAAGGTTCTTGCTGCTGCCGAGAGACTAATGTGGAAGAAGGTTGTTGATGTCACCATTCTTCCACAAGAAGGTGATGACGAGTTCGCTCTTCCTGACGCTGAGGAGATTGAAGCCGAGATAAGACGCCAGGAGACAGCAGAGGTTCAAGAGCCTGACGTTGCTGAGGACACAGAGACAGATGACGCTGCTGGCGAACATGTTCAGGAAGACAGCAGCAATGATGTTGATGACGAATCTGATGTCCACGAGCCGGAAGAAGAGGTTGTGTCCACTGCCTTTGATATGAGTGTTATTGAGGATGATGACTTCTCATTCGAGTACCCACCAAAGGATGATGAGCATGACGATGGTGGTTTTGACTTCGGTATCTCTGCTGACAACGATGACTGTCTGACCGACCACTTGTCAGAGGACCTGCGTCCACTTGTTAACAAGGTGCTGCACGAGTCCACCAACACTACTGATGAGGTTGTTGCTGTTCTGACAGAGAAGGCCGAGTACAACCACGAGTTGGAAGTTGGTGTTCTTGATGTTGAGGAACAGGTTCTCAAGAACAAGCAGCAGTACAGTGAGGCGTTCGGAGAGTTCAACGACAGGGCGATAGATGTCATTGGTGATCAGATGCATGGATCGTCAAAGAGCCTGTCTGATGGAGACGAGGAGATTGAGGCCATCAGGGAGGACACTCACTCGTCATTCTTCGACCTTGAATCAACTGAGTCCACCAGGTTCAAACTCAATGACACCAGAAGAAGAATCCTGACCGAGATTATTGAGATTGTCTCTGAACTTGACGGCGACCATGTTCAGGAGTGCATCGCTCTTGCTGAGGCCAAGATTCAGGGTATTGATGACGTGTTCAACCTGGCGTTCCACAGCCCGTCAGACGATGCTGCTGTTCAGGTGGATCCTGCTCTGCTTGACAGCACGCCAGACCTGACTGAGTTTGACGTCAAGGACACACCAGTGTTCTTTCAGGTTGTCAGTTCTCACGGATTCAACCCGTTTGAATTGCTGATTCATGATGACACAGATAAGTGATTTTTTGATTGAAGGCCAGACACTAACATAACCAGTAAGCCGAAGAACAAACTTGCGTAGTTGATGGACTAGAGGTAGAAGACGTGGAAGATTTTGACCCAGACATCAGAAAAAGAGAGTTAGAGGACGACAACGACAGTAACGCTGGAGTAAGTGGTTTTGTCGCCATCTTGTCTGTGCTTTTTCTTCCAGCGTTCGCTCTTGCCTGGGGTCTCTACTACTTCCTGCTGAGACAAGGAAGGCAGAAGCGCTCAGTCATCTTCATGGTTGCTGTCACTATCATCGCCATTGCGCTTGGTTACGGCACAATGGTGCACGCTCTTGACACAGCGTCACTGGTTCTCTATGACATCACTAACATCATGGAGACATGGACGTACCTGATTCCACTGCTCGTAGTCGTCAACCTGATTCTTGGTTCTATTGGCGGAGTAGTGATGACCTTCGTCCAGGTCGGTCGAATGATCCACAACCCTCATTTGCTGCAGGTGGGTAGGTCATGGACCAAGGACTTTGAGTTCAGGATGACACCATGGGAGATCTGGAAGCGTAACAAGACCATTGAGGGACTGAAGAGCGGTGAGTACTCCTCTGTTGAGAGAGCCCCTATGGGTATCACGGAGAAGGAGTTTTTCGCCCCCTCGGATCATGAGCCAGGACTTGAGACCAGTCATGACTGCATGGTTGCCTATCGTTATCAGTCTGACGCTAATCTGAACACTCTGGTGACTGGAAACACTGGTTCTGGTAAGTCAATCACGTTACAGTCCATGATGCTGAACGACATCAGGTCAGGAACACCTCTCATCATGATTGACATGAAGCGTGACCCTAGAATGGCTTCCAAACTTGCTGCATGGTGCAAGGAGCACGACAGGCCGTTCTATCACTTCTCAAACGGTGACCCACGAGCATATGACATTCCTAACTCTCCAGGTCAGGCCCACTATGATCCGCTCATCAACGGCGGATCCTCGAAGTCTGACATGCTATTGAATATGAGGAAGTGGGACACGGCCTCTGAGGTTTACAAGAGCAACGTCCGACAGTTGCTGCAAGTGCTGTTTCAGATGCTCAAACAGGCTGACAGAAACAAGACTAAGTACATTGACTGGAACCACGGAGGACTGTCACAGGTTGCCAGCGCCTTGAAGAACAACTCTGCTTTCACTGACCTTGTTGAGGCGTGTGAAGGCCGACCAATCTATGAGGACGCCAAGGATGTTGACGCTGGAATCAAGACCCGGAACAGTCATCTCTCTAATGCCGTTGAACAGGTTCGCGGAAACGTCAGAACACTGATGGCATCAGACTACGGTCCATGGCTCAGGACTGGTGGTAAGGACTTTATTGACATCAACCTGTTCGAGTTGACGAAGGACGCAAGTAAGGGTGCTGTCATCCTGTTCTCCATCAACTCTGACTCTGAGCGAGACTTCGCTGAGTACATCGGCTCCCTTATCATGTCCGATCTGAGTGCAGTGTCAGCCCTGAGAAGGAACCAGGGTATCTCTAGTCCGCTGAACCTCTATATTGACGAGTTCCAAGTCATTCCTCCACAGGTTCTTGCTGGCCTGTTGGAGAAGGCTCGTGCATCAGGTATCTCGACAACACTTTCCAGCCAGTCACTTGAACAGATCATCTCATCTACTGACAAGAACGGTGAAGCGTACCTGAAGGGGATTATGGACACGTGTGCCAACTACTTCGTGCACGCCGGTTCACAGGAGGAGTCAGCAGAGAGGTTCGCAAAACTGGTTGGTCGTGACAAGTTCAACACGTACTCGTCAACGAATGAGAACAAGTCACACTTCTGGTCGTTCAACTGGAACAACCGTCGAGACTCACTTGTCAGGACTGAGGTCAGGGAGGACTATGTTGTTCGTCCTGAGGAGTTCATGGAACTGTCTCTTCCAGTCAAGTCGAATGGGTACAAGGCTACTGCTATTGTCATTACAAAGGTGACATCTGACCCGAACTACTCTGACATCAAGAGGCCATTGGCTCGTCGTGTACACATGATTCCTGATGAGGCTGTTCTCCAGGAGTACTACGTTCCTGGAAGAGTGGCGTTTGATGAGGATGAGTACTACTCAGGCGATCAGGATGTGCACCTGACTGTTGACTCTGAGGAGCAAGTTGCTGACAGCCAGTCGGCTCAAGGTCCGTCAGATGACGAGATTCTTGCAGCCATGGAGAGTTACGAGAGCATGATGCACGACTCTGCTGGCTATGGGGACGAGGAGGAAGACGGAGGATTCGGCTGGGGCGAGGATGACGAGTCACAGACTGTTCAGGACTCGTTCAGTATTGACCACAGTGATTTAAGTGGATTTGACGACAATGATAACTCTTTTGAGAATTCATTGCGTGAAGACAAAGAATCTGTACATACTGACGACAATAGTGGTTTTACTGACTACGATGACGATCAGTGGAGTTCTCATTCAAATAGCATGACATTTACCACTGGGACTCCTGTTGGTGTGACAACAAGTCTTGCAGATGAGTTGAATCTTGGTCTTGAAGATGATGACGAGGATGATGACGACGAGATAACTCTTCCTGACTTGTGAATCATGAAAAAGTACAGGTAGTAAAACACCTTTTGTGATATTTTCCAAACATAGTCCTATCTTATTTTTTAAATGACTGGAGGAGAAATGCCGGTTTCCAGTAACAACCTTCCATCAGGCGCTCCAAGGCGTGAAAGGGGGACTGGATCCAGAAGGTCCTCTCCTCCAATGAGAAGAATGCCACCGTCTGCACTGTCTTCAGCAAGCGCTCCGGTGTCAGTTAATAGTGATGTGGATGATCTGGACTTTGATTTGCCTGACTTGGGTGGTTCTGACTACGACAGCAGACCCGCCTCTCCTAGTCCTTCATCTCCTTCAAGGGTTTCAGACGGCGGGTTGAGAGTCAATCACACATCTGTTGCTGGAAGCACCGCTGCTGGTCTTCGTCAGCACATGAGGTCGTCAATGAGCGCTCAGTCATCCTCTGTTGCTGATGATGATCCGTTTGAGCCTATTCCTGTTTCAGAGCAGTTCGACGCTGAGGATGAGGATGATCTTATTCTTCCGTCATCACTTGGAACATATACTGGTGACGGTCGTTCCGCAAATGCTGCTCAGACACAAAAGTCCAGAGGAATGAGGAAGGCTGATGACAGCAGGAAGAACGCTAAGGCCAAGAGGAAGAAGTCTTCTGGTCAGTCTGCTGGATCTCCTGACGTTGTTGACAACCGCAAGCCTGCTCGGGGTTCAGACGATGATGACATAGATACCAGGAAGGACTTTGTTGACCGCAAGAAGGGAAAGATTCTTCCGTTTGGCACTGGTCGTGGAGGGAAGAGACCGAAGAAGGTCAAGGAACACGATCTCGACTCCAGAAAGAACCTCAGAGTCAGGGCGACAATTATTCATTATTTGATAGTTTTTACTATTGTGGCTATTGTACTGCTTGCTCTCTATAAGGTGTTTTGGCCACAAACAAATCTCTCTAAAGATGATGTCCGTCAGATTGCAGCATCTACTGTCGGGATGACTAACTTCCCGTCAACTCGTGGTGAGGCTTTTGCCAAGGACTTCATGCAGGCTTACCTGACATCAGGAGACGAGTCAGCGACTAAGGCTCTTGGGTACTTCTACTCAGGAACGATGGAGGGTGAAGGGTCACCAGACTCTCTGCAGGTCTCGTCAGGGTACAAGCAGCGAGTGCTTTTTGGTCCAACTGTCTACTCCGCTAAGTCTGCCAGTGATACTGTTGGCGTGTACACTGTTGGTGCACTTGTTCAGGCTTCTGCTGGAGATGGTAGTACACCACAGCCTGACGCCTCAGGAAAGACTGGTACTGAGCCAACCTGGCAGTTCTATAACGTCAGTGTTTACTATGACGCCAAGACTGACAGGATGTACATTACGCCTGAGTCTCCTGCTGTTGTCCCAGTATCAAGTGTTGGAAACTCCAAGGACACGCCTACTGCTCGTCAACTTGGTACAGGTGAGTCCGACTCGTCCTTGAAGAACGAGACAAAGTCCACAGTTCTTGGATTCATGAGCGCCTATGCTGAGGCTACACCACAGAACCACAGCGCCCTCGATCAGTATGTTGTCAATGGAGCCAAGAACTCTCTGAAGACTGGTCTTGGTGGCGAGTTCACCTTCAATGGCGGTGTGGACAACGCTGTAGATTACGAGGTCTACCCGACAGACAACAAGAACATTGTCAAGGTGAAGGTTGTTGTCAGCTGGCGTCGTGCTATTGGAACATCAGGAAACACCATGAATCAGACATCAACATATGTCTTGACTCTTGACAATTCCTCTGGAAAGTGGCTGGCGACAAAGTTTGCTCCATTCCTTTATGAACCAGACCCGAACGAGATTGCTGCCGCTCAGGCAGATACAGGATCAAATGAACAGAAATAATTATGCATTTCGTTGAAAAATGTATGATATTTTGCAATGATCTCGAATACACACCGGTTAGATACGAGATTAAGAAACTAGTTGACCACAGTCAAAAAGAGACTTTGGAGTAGGTAATCATGATTACATCATTTTTGTCAAGTCTTGCAGGATTTGGAGTTCTTGCATCAGGAATTAACCTCGACCCCATTTTGAATGGATGGATTACACCAGTCCTTTTGATTATTGTGGCTGTTGGTGTTGCTCCCCTGATGTTCAAGAAGGAAGTTCGAGGAATGGCAACATTCGCTTTTGTCGTCATTCTTGGTTTTGGTCTTGCCCTGGGAGCCAAGCAGTTGTTTGGAAGTAAGGATGCCAGTGTTACAAGACAGGTCATCTCTCAGACTGAACAACTTGTCAATGTTGTTACTCCAGTACAGCAGAATGACATTATCTCTATTGAGTAAGAGATAGAGAGAATAACCATTACAACAACACCTCTGATTGAAAAATGTCAGAGGTGTTGTTCTGTTATATGCGTATTTAGTAGGCGCTTACACGTTTGATATTTTTGAACCGGATAGCACAGTTCTTTTTAAGGAAATGTAATGGCTGTATCAAAAAAGAGGTTAGACATCTCTGCAAAGGCAGTGATTGACAACATCGTCTTCTCTAAGAAAGAGTCCTGGGCGTACTATCGAATCTCTACCCAGGTTTTTGACTTCCTGTCTCACAACCAGAAGGTGAGTGCAGCAGTCAATCTTACTGGAGCGTTCTCCAGTCTTATGGGTACCAGGCAGGAGCCTATTGAGGGACACATCATCGTGACCTATGTTCCACTGGATGTTGACGCCTGGGAGGAGCAGGTCAGGAACTCACGAGACGACTACCCTAAAGGCGCTGGTTTCGAGCAGTACATGAGCCAGATGAGACGTTTTCTCAAAAAGCACGAGTTCACAAAGAAGGTGTGCTACTTCGGTGTGATGCTTGGTAAGCGTGGTGCACTTGACCTGTCAACGATGAACGTCTTTGAGACAGGATTCAAGGGTGCTGCTGTTACTTTGAAGGACTGGGCTGACCGTATTGCTCATCCACTTGGTTCAGATGTTGACGCCATTGAGGAGCAGACTTTCAGGCGTAAGGAACAGGAGTACTTCACTATCCTGTCGAATGGTAACATGAGAGCGGTCAGGTGTACCAGTGAGGAACTTCTTCTTCTCATCAAGCGTATGTTCTGGCCGAGAATGCCTGCGCCGTACTTGGACATTGATCCTGAGGCACGTTTTGGTCCAGGGGACATTGATCGTGAGGCGTTTGGTGTCGTCAAGCACAAGTATCGCTGGTTGAAGTTCAGTCAGATGTATGGGTCAGAGGAGATTGATGGCTACCGAGCAACAATCTCGTTCATCAAGTTCCCAAGAAACTCAAACTTCCCCAATGAGTGGTATCCGTTCCTGTATCTGCCTGATCAGATGTCTTTGCCGTTCACCATGTACTCACGTTTCACCCTGTACCCGAATGCTAAGATGAAGGCGGATGTTGAGACGAAGCGTAAACTCACCAAGGACGAGTTGAAGAACATTGCTGCTGGTACTGATGCTTTTGATTCAGCAATGGGTAGCACCCCTGGTGGCGTGAACCAGACGCTGGAGGATCTTGAGACGATCACCAACATCCTTGAAGAGGACAAGGCGCCCTGGTTCAAGGCCACCTATCATCTTGTGGTTGAGACAGCAACTGAGAAGCAACTCAGGGACATCTGCTCACAGATCAAGCAGACGTATGACTCAACGATGGGTGTGACTGTTCAGTGGACTGCCGGTGACCAGATGGATCTTTTCCTGGAACAGATGCCTGGTGACTACAAGCGTGTGAAGTCCTTTGAGCAGATCACCAATCTTGCCATGCTGACGACATCAGGGTTCAACTACTCATCTGATGTTGGTGACAGGATTTACCGTACTGATGCTGAGTAGTTCACAGATTGATGAAGACTGGAGAAAGTAATGGCTGGTAGAGGAAAATCTCGTTCAGGCCGTGGTCGCCGTCGTGGTGGATCAGGTGGATTCGGTAGCCTGATGATGTCATGTCTTGCCCTAATCGTCTTCCTTGGTGCAGGGTACGGTATTGTCAAGGGTAACGACATCCACTCTGTCAAGGATGGTCTGGAATACCTCAGGTCAATGGGTCAAACAGCCAGCAAGAAGACGAATGACTGTATTGCTGGTGAGAATTGCGACGTGAGTTCCAGCAGCCAAGGTTCTTATTCAGGAAGTGGATCTGGTTCTGGTAGCAGTGGCACCTCAGATGGTGGTTCTACTGTCTCCTTGCCTGAAGGTTTCTCTGCTCTGTCAAAGGCTGATGCTCAGGGTGCTCTCGGAGGTGTCAAGATTGCTGACTCTGGCAAGGTGTCATACAAGCGTTCAGAGTGGAAGCACTGGATCGACATCAACGGAGCCTGCAACACTCGTGAGACAGTTCTTATCAAACAGGGTAAGGATGTCAAGACAGACCCTAAGACGTGTCGAGTGATTAGTGGCACATGGACAGATCCGTACAGTGGGCAGACTATCACTGACCCGAAGAAGATTGACATTGACCATGTTGCTCCGCTTGGTTATGTAGCACGAAACGGTGGACAGAACTGGAGTGCCGAGAGAAAGCAGCAGTACGCTAACGATGTTGACACAGTTCTGCTGGCTGTCTCGGCCTCAGAGAACCGCTCAAAGAGTGACAAGGGTCCAAGTGAGTACATGCCTCCGAACAAGGCTTACACGTGTGACTACTCCAAGAAGTGGGTTGACATCCTGAGAAAGTACAACGACATGTCAATTACACAGAAGGACAAGGACGCTCTTGATGCTGGACTAAAGAAGTGCAGCAACTGAGTGATAGATCTTTACTGAAAGCAACAAGTATACACTTTTAGCCAAAGAAGGTAGATGAAGATATGAGTGAGTCCTCCAGGCGCGCTAGGATAGCGACAGACTTCGCTAAGCATCAGAAGGCAGCAAGTGAGAGCGGTTACGAGGTCGGCGCCTCCAAAATGAGTGTCGAGGACAAGTTGCGTGTCCTTGAAGAGATGAACCGGCCGGATCTTATTGAGTTGTTCAAGGAGTGGAAGCCTCGTGTATCCAAGAGGCGTCGTCGTGGTGCTCCACTGGATCAGAGAGTCAGTATCAGGGTGACTGAGCAGGAGCGTGCCAGTCTTGACGCTGAGGTGAGGTCCATCAAGAAGGCTGGTGAGAACATCTCCATGTCTCAGTTCATCAGGAACCGTGCTATTGGTTCTGTTGACATTCAGGGCTGGCGTGCCATTGCTGAACGTGCCCTTGAAGAGATTGAAGACACAGTAAAGAACCAGAAGATGCTCAGAAAGAAGCGTTCTGCTCTGACCTTGGAGGCTGACAATGAGGATGACAACTCGACGGCGGCTTACCTGATGGCACAAGTTGATGACATCACCAGACGACTTGACAAGATTGTCGCTAAGACACAGAGCCGTAAGAACACTTTGAATGGTCGTATGTCCATGCCTGAGTCTGAGCAGGTGAAGTGGCGCGCGCAGCGCCTTTGTATCTCAGCGTCAGACTACCTGAGGATGATGATCTTTGGGCTGGAACCAGACAGTATTGCTGACAGCCACATGAGTCTTGACGCCAAGCGTCGTTTCTACATCTCCATCATTGAGGTGTCAAACAACGGCTGGGGCAACCCGCCAAACATCTATCACTGCTCACAGTGTGAGAACTACATGGACGAGATTCGTAGGCTGAGAAGCGAGAACGAGCAACTTCGTGCATTCTCATAACAAGTGAGTTAATTTCTGCTCTGAATATAAAACAACTGAATAAGAAATAACACAAAAACCAGACTTAACGGAAATGTTGGTCTGGTTTTCGTTGTGATATTGCCAAAGTATATGTTGTGGTGTATTTTTGCACAAGGAGACATGTTCGGTAATGAAGATATTTTTTAAGTCATTCAAGAGCGACAGAGGGGATTCTCTGGTGTCGTTCATTATTGTCGTTCCTGTTCTCCTGATGATCCTTATTACCAGTGTTGACTACGGTATCTTTATGCTGAACCGTGGTCAGATTCAGGCTGTCGCCAGAGACGCTGCAAGAACTGTCGCCATCTATGGTGGTAACGGTGACGCCAGTAAGGCCACTCCGATTGAGAACGCTTATGGTGTTCCACGAGGACTGGTGTGCTCCAGCGTCAGTGGGTGGGGTGTTGACGCCAGCACCAGCAGTGCTGTTGAGTGCAACACTGCTAAGGCTCTCCAGCAGCAGAGGGGACTGGTCAACGTCAAGGTGAATAAGATTGAGTGCACGCCCCGTGTAGCGACCAGCATCGGAGAGCGCGTGTCCTGTGACATCTCATGGGAGTATGGCGGTGTAGCAGGATCGTTCCTGTCATTCATTGACTACGGTGGTGTCAAGCACGCTGTAGGAACATCTGAGTCTGAGGTTCGCTACAACGGCGCTGTTGATCTGGTCAACCGTCAGGAGGTCGGCCACTGATGAGGACAATCAACAGGATACTAAAGAGACTCAGATCGGATGACGGAGATGGTGTTCTGGTTCTGACCATCATCTACATTCCTCTGGCAGTCATTCTTCTTGGTCTTGTTATCAATGTTAGTCATGTTGTCACCAACAGAGCAGAGTACTCAGCCATGGCTCAGACTTCTGCTGAGACCGCAGTCAAGCACATCAACGCCAAGGGAAGTTTGACCAAGACCTCTGTTGACGCCTTTGTCAAGGAGTACCAGCACCAGTTGTCCAAGGACTCCTCAGCATGGATCTCTGACTCGTGCAGCACCATGGAGGTCAATGGAGTCAAGAGGCAGTTGCCATACTTCGAGGTCAGACTGGGAACACAGCGAGGCCAGAACAAGGAGGCCAAGAGCGAGGTCTTCCGTATCGGACCTGATGGAAGAATCCCAGATGTTGAACTTGACAGCAAGGCGACTTACAGAGTTATCAGCGCTGATGTCTACACCTCAACCCAGTCACTGTTTGGCGGATTCGGTTTGCAGACATGCCAGTTGCACCACTCACCTGTCAGTGCTATCGCCTTTGGTAGCAACAGGGACCTAGGGCACAGGAGATGACTCGAAACCCAAAGATGCATCCACCATGTTATTGTGATGGCTTCAATCAGTCAAGCAACCAGAGATCTATACCAAGATCTCTGGTTGCTTGTTTTTTTTGAGGTCAAGTCGTCAACTTATCCAACTACTCTGATGTGCTGATAATTATTGTTAAGATAGATGTCAGGTGCTTCTCAAAAGGCATCTGGTACTATTAGAGAATCATTTCGACAGGATGGAAGCGATGGGGCTGGAACTCCATGAGCACGCTTCCAGTTTTCGAGATAGGACAAGAGAATGACCACTACTGCTACCGAGAGCAAGTCACTTACCGAAGCGCTTCGTGGAAAGGTGGTGGTTGTTGACACGTCCTCCTTGTTGATGGTGGGGACTGGACTGTTGTCAGTTCTTGAGGAATGTGAGATCGTCGTGCCAGCAGTTGTCGTCAGAGAACTTGAGGACAAGAGATCACATCCGACAATAGGGTTCCTGTCCCGACAGTGGATCCGTCTGCTGGAGGAGATTCGTGCAAGCCGTGGTATTGGACTTGCTCATGGAGTGAAGATTGATGAAGGCGAGAACATCACTGTTCGAGTCGAGCCCAACCACCGCAACCAGGCATCACTTCCTGATCACCTTCAGGACGGCAGTCATGACAGCACTGTTCTTGCAGTGGCGAAGAACCTCATGAAGGACGGCAAGGATGTTGTGCTGCTGTCGAACGACACTCCTATGCGACTTCACTCGACACTGGATCTGGACATTCCGGCCTTTGAGTTCAATGCGATGCAGGTGATTGGTGCTCGTCCGTTTGATGGTCGGTACGTCGTCACCTTGTCTCAGGAGGAGTGCTCTGACAAGGGTGTCTATGGTGATCTTGAGGACCTGTACAAGATTGAGGACTACATTCTCGACTCCCTTCCAGAGGACAGGTCTGAGAACGCCTATGTGGCTGTGATGATGGAGGGTGACACTAGGCACTTATACGACATTCTGGTTATTGGTGATGAGATTGTTCCAGTGCATCACAAGGTGAAGGCTTCTGGTATTACCGGTAAGACAACAGAGCAGGATGTTGCCATGTCTTGGCTGCGTACACCTGCTGATGTCATTCCGATTGTCTCGCTTGGTGGTTCTGCTGGTACAGGCAAGACGCTGGTGACCATGGCCGTCGCCTTTGAGGAGTTGAAGCGTAAGAGTTACGACAAGATTATGGTGTTCCGTTCACTTCACGAACTCGGCCAGGGTCAGGAGATTGGTTTCCTCCCAGGTGACGTGAACGACAAGATGGCGGCATGGTCTGGTGCTGTGTTTGACGCCATTGACGTCATTGCCTCCAAGAGTCGTAAGGCAAAGAGTGAGACCTCTCGTGATGCTGAGGTGAAGAGACTTCGTGAGATGGTTGAGATTGCTCCCATCACATTCCTTCGTGGTCGCTCACTGGCTAACACGTTCATCATTCTTGAGGAGGCTCAGAACTTCTCCAGAAGCGAGATTCTTAACATCCTGTCACGTGCTGGAGTAGGGTCAAAGATTGTTCTCACATTCGATGCCGCTCAGGTTGACAACCGTTTTCTGCAGTCTGGTAAGAATGCTGACATCTGGAGTGTTGTGGACTCGTTGAAGGACTCTGAGTTGTTCGCTCACGTAACACTGCAGAAGACGGAGAGATCGCAGGTTGCTGAACTTGCTTCTGGTCTGCTGGAGAATCAGCGATAGAATAACTCAATGCTTTTGCTTTGAGAATAGATAGATAGAGTCAAAGCAAAATCCAGAGCGGTCGATATTTTTCGGGATATTGGCCGCTCTGTTTCTATACCTGAAATCAGTAATGTGTTTCAGGTGTTTTTATGAAGCAGCCTTGAATGTATTTTCTGAATTGTCGTCGTTCTTTTATAGAGGTTGTCTGATGAGTGAAAGAGCAGGGTCCTTCTACGTCGATCTCGAAAGCGACGACGAAAAAGACTCAGTTGTCACCAGACCTGTGTCAAAAATCATTACGTCAGTGATGACTGGTCTGCTCTCACTGCTGATTCTTGCTGTTGCTGTATTCCCTGCTGCGCTGTCACCAAGAGTCAGTGAGCACGCTGTTGGTACCAGAGTAGACGCCGGAACGCTTGGTTTCGCTTGTAGCCAGTTAATGGGTGCAAACATGGACTCACAGGCGTCATGGTACAACGCCTTGAAGTCTTACCCTGTCTCAGACAAGCAGGGCAGAAGACTGACGATGCAGGAGGCTCTGCAGAACGGCTTGTTCTTTGTGAACTACCATGGTGAGGGTAAGGGTGAACTCTTCGTCAGAGACAAGGAGAGCGACCTCTACAAGGAGCACAGCAAGACTGACGTCAAGACCCTTGAAGGCAAGCGCAACCTCAACAACTGCACCCTGAACGGGCTAGGAATCATCTCAGCGAACGGCCTGCTTGGTATCGCTAACGGTATCTCTGGCATCACTCAGTACATCGTTCAGCACTCTTTTGATGCGGATCTTATCTGCACTGATGTCAAGAATCCTACAGACGACTGCTTCAACCTGCTGAAGATTATTGGTGGAAACGGTACCCCAAGCGCCACTCAGGTTGCTAATGGTAACTCGAATGGCGGAATCATTGGTGTTCTGACAAGCAGTATCTACATGACACTGGTCTCACTGGTGTTCATCTTTGTTGCCATCACCTTCATTTGGAAGGCTGCCATTCACAGACAGTTCAGAGAAGCCTTTGCTGGTCTGGGCTGGGCGCTCATATCATACTTCGTTGGATTCATGCTTCTTCTGCATCCAGCCCTACTGGCTCAGGCACCTCTTGCAGCGTCAAGCACAGTGGCAACATGTGTTATCGGAGCGTTCAGTGGGCAGAACTGTATGAATGACAGCGACACGAACTCAGATCTTGCTGAGGGCGAGGAGTCATCAGCCGCCATTTGTGAGTCCAGTGTTGCTGATGCCTCCCCTTCCGAGCACATGGAAATGGTTGCTGGCGGTCTTACCTGCAAGATCTGGAAGGCATTCATCCTGAATATGTACTCACAGGGGTCATTCGGTACCAGTTTTGACAACTTGGACACCATGAGTACTGACAGGCCGACCAACAAGATCCTGACTGACGCTGGTCTAAACCCTGAGGACTACTGTGTGAACTTGTATACAGATGGAAGCATTGACGGACAGAAGAACGGCACCCTGAAGACTGTTGAAAAGGGTACGTCCAACCGAGTCTGTAACCTGGCAGCATACCAGATGTACCTGGAGACAAAGGTCCAGTCAGGAGATGACACACTACCTGAGAACGGCAAGGCAGATGTCAGGTGGTACAAGGTTATTGATGCCGCTGCGGCCAACAACGGGTTCTGGGACAACTGGGGTGGATCTTTTGCCTCAACAAACTCCAAGAACGGTATTGCTCTCATGGCAATCATCGTCACAGTTCTTGGAAGCCTTATTCTGGTCATCACCTCACTTTACGCCAACGTCTACTACATCTCGTCGGCTGTACTGACATCCTTTGCTCCAATCTTCCTGCTCATTGGTGTTGTTCCAGGTCGTGGACGCAGAATCATGCTTGGATGGCTGGAGAAAGTCGTCTCAAATGTCATGAAGTACATCGCCTCAGCAGCGTTCCTGGTGGTCACCATCGCCATCTATGGAGCCATCCTGGAGAGCATGGGCAGTATCGGCATGACGTTGCTGTTCACGATTCTGATGACAATGGCACTGTTCATGTACAGGCGTGAGATCATCGATCTTATTGGTCGTGCAAACCTTGGTGGAGAGCAGTTGTCATCACGTATGACTGACAGGCTCGGGAACACCATGCACAATGGCCTGAGAGGAACCAGAGACGTTGCTGCTGCTATGGCTGGTGGTGCTCTCGGAGCCAAACTCGCTGGTGGAACACTGCGCTCTGGTGGAGCAGATGCTGTCAGCCGTGAACTCAAGCGCTCTCGTGGCTTTGTTGGAAACATTGCTCGCCAGGTTGACCGTGAGAACATCGCTAACCGTGGCAAGTTGAAGAACAAGGAGTCTGAGGCCAGGAACCAGGCCACTGAGGCCAAGAGAACAGCCAGCAACTACGAGACTGCTGGAAAGAGGGCACAGACTGAGATCGACAACCTAGACAAGGAGCAGGCAGGGCTGCTGAAGGAGTCTGGTGAGATTGAGAACCGTCGTCGCCGTATGACTCACTCTGATGTCGTGGCTCAGGAGGACATGCTCACTGAGGCCAAGTTGGCTGAGCAGAAGATCAGGAGAATGCCTGACGCTACGCCTGAGCAGATTGAGTCTGCTGTTGCTCGTAAGGAGCAGATGGCTAACTACGTCAGGTTCGGTCGTCTTACGTTCCAGATCGAGCAACTTGACAAGCAGTTGAACCAGACCTCTGATCCTGACGAGAGGATGGAGATTCAGAGTCGTATCAACGCTCTTGACATTGATCGTGGACAGACCTGGGAGGTCTTCAACGACATGGACGGTCGTACCTTTGACGAGATCGACCAGGAGGTCGCTGAGAGGGCTGAGAAGATTCAGAAGAAGGCCAGGTATACGGCTCAGGATGAGCAGAGGCTGCAGGAGATTGGTAGCAGGATGGAGGAGATTACTCCTGCTATGGCTGAGGCTATCTCTGAGCGCGAGTGGGCTTATGAGCAGGCTGCCGAGAAGCAGAAGGCTGCTGCTGACGCTGACATGCGTGCCCGTATGTATGGCGAGGCCAACGACAAGAACGCTGTGTCCACAGGACGTGTCATCACAGCCAGAAAGGTCACAAAGGTTGACAAGCAGGTCTCCAAGGCCCGTAAGGACAAGGGCTTTGTGTCCTCTGAGACAGCAAAGAAGGACTTTGAGGCTGAGAAGAAGAAGAACCGTGACGCAAGCAGCAAGTTGTCACCAGACACAAAGATCTATGGTGACGCGGGAACAGAGTTGGATGGTGCAGCGGATTACGACATCCATGGCAACACGGACTACAAGTCGCCTCAGGAAAGAAAGAGGGAGGCTGAAAAACTGCACAGGCAGAACAAGCGTCGCAATGTTGAAAGAAGAAGGAAGGTGAAGGCAAGAGAGTCAGCACCAACTCCTCCTGAGCCATCGTCCTGGAACTCCAGAGCAACTGACAACAAGGATGAAAAGGATGTGTTCAGGATCTCTATGTCTGGAAATTGGGATGATGACGACACAGACACACAGGTAATAGAGGACACTCCAAAACCTCCTGTTGTGACACCAGAGTCCAAGCCAGTTCCATCAAGGAAGTCTCTGAGGGACAAGCAGAAGAGTGATGACAAGCCTGCTGGTGTCAGCAGACGTGGATTCCTTTCATCTCTTGGCGCTCACAGAGAAGCATCCAGAGTCGAGAACAAAGGTGATGACAAGGGTAAGCCAAAGGCAGATGAGTAAAAGTTCTCCTTCTGATAATTAACAAGAATCAATTACTGTAAGTTTTCTGAGAGGTAAGTCATGAGCGATTCCAGGTTCCCAGCCAGAAGCGAGGTCGGGAAACCCAAGTATGAGGCTATCCAGGTTGCTGCTGGATCCAGTGACGATCCTCTGCAGAAACAAGGTGCGAGCACGTCAGCACAAGATGAAGATGTTGCTGAGGCAGATGTTGGTGATACTCAGGTTCAGGATGTCTCTGGTGATGGTGAACCTGATGTATCTCTTCCAGACATGGAGGCAGCACCTGATGAAGGTGAAGAAGTTCATGACGGTAATGATGCTGACAGTCAGAAAGGGAATCCTGAACAGACAGGTAATACTGACAAGGATGAGCCTGAGGAGCCAGCAAACAGAGAACTTAACCCAGAAAACCCTCCTGAGGATGCTCTAAAATCTGGCTCAAAGGGCGATCCTACTGGTAAGGATAGCAAAGACCCTGGGCCTGATGCTGATGGTTCTGGTAACGAGAACAAAGAACCGGATAAGACTCCAGCGGATGATGACATTCCTAATCGTAATCTGGATATGAAGCCATTCAACCCAGGTGCTGCTACTGCTCCAAACCCTCAGGACAGCAACGAGACTGCTGGCTCCAACAAGAAAGGAGCAGGTGAGGGCGAGGACAAGTCGGATAAGGACAAGAAGAAAGAATCTTCAGGCAGTGACGACAAGGATGACAGTTCGTCATCTGATGACAAGAAGTCAGATTCCAGTGATGACTCCAAGGGCTCTAAAAACCCAGCAAGTGCACTGAAGTCAAAGGCTGCTGGTGCCGCCAAGAACGCAGCCAAGGGCATTGTTCCAGACGGTATGGCCGACACCGCCATGAAGGTCTCCAACGCCTTCCACAAGGCCCAGGCAGTAGTGCAAGGTATTGCCGCTTCTGCTAAGAGCGCTGTCGCTGTCATGGCTAACCCTACATCATGGGTGGTTACTGCGATTGTTGTCTGTCTGGCTGTCGCTGGACTGCTTGTCAACAGCACTATCACTGTGGTTGGTCGAAACGAGAACGCTGATGGGTGCTTTGGTATTGGTGGAGACAGTGGTGCTGCATCATCGTTCGGTAACTTCTCAAACAGTGATGATGGTGACTGGACACAGCGAGGGAACGAGGCTGGTTCATGGTTGATGAGCCAGAAGTTCGACTTCCTTGGTGGTAAGGGTATGAGCAGGGAGCAGGCTGCTGGTATCCTTGGTAACTTCATTCAGGAATCCAGTATCACATACGCCAAGGCTGAGATGAAGGGTCCAAACGCTGACGGCCACCTGGGTCACATGTCTAATGCAGAGGCAGATGCCTTCACTAAGAACTACGCTCCGGCTGGTCTTGGTCTTGCTCAGTGGACGTGGAATCCAGGTCGTGCCAAGACTCTTCTTGATCTGGCAGCATCCATGGGTAAGAACTGGTATGACGCTGAGGTCCAACTGACTATGATCAAGAACGAGTTGGACTCAACATATGGTCAGCGTCTCCTGGCTCAGGGTTTCAATGACCAGGGCAAGAGCGAGAAGGAACTGGCTCTCATCTTCCATGAGGTCTATGAGGGTAGTGCTGATGGTGCTGCTGGACTGAGAGAGAGGCAGGACTCTGCTACAGAGTTTCTGAGCAAGTTCACAGGAGCCTCTGGTGTCTCTTCTGGTAGTGGTTCTGGTGGTAGTTGCACCAAGGGTGGAGGTGCTGCTGGTGGATCCTCAAACGTCGTGCAGTTCGCCATCTCTATCGCATACCCGACCAAGGAGGAGAGCAAGTGCCCAGAGCCTAACGGTTTCTCTTGCGCTCCACAGGCTTACAAGGACGCAAAGCACAAGATGGAGGCGGAGACAGGTGCTGACCCACTGAATCTTTGGGCTGACTGTGGTCGTTTCGCTGCAACTGTTGTCAAGAACACTGTTGATCCAGAGTTCCCTTGGGGTCCAACAGGAACTCAGTACGAGTACATGTCATCTCATCCTGACAAGTGGCAGATGTACACTGACTATAACCAGCGTCAGCCAGGAGACATCTTCATCACCAAGCCAGAATATGTAGGACACATCTTCGTCTACCTCGGTAATGTTGATGGTGTTGACAAGATTGCTGAGGCTTCCATGGAGGAGCGTGTTGGTGGAGTTGGTCAGTTCTACCTGAACCAGTCGTTTACCGAGGACTACACTGTTGGTGGTGCACATAGGCAGTTTGTTGGATTCCATTACGTAGGAAGCGGAGGAGCCAAGAAGTAGTCATCTTAACTGAATCAGTGCAATGTATTCACATCTTGTTTCATCATGTGATATGATAATGAAGATACTAGATGTGAGCACATTTTCACATCATGGTTGGTTTCCTTTTTAGTCAACAGGGAGATGAAGTGGCATTTCTTAGTTTTAAGAGCAAGAAAAAGAAGGATGATGACTCACAGAGCAAGAGCAATGTTGCTGTAACTGTCATTCTTGCTGTTGTTGTGGGTCTAGTCGTCACTCTCAGTGGATATGTTGGCCTGCAGTATCTTGATGACAAGCAGGAGAGCGACAAGAATCCTGCAAATGTTGCTGTCTCTGACGCTGATCGCTCCAAGGCCCTTTCTGTTGCTGAACTCTACATGGGGAAGGTTGGTAACTTTGGAGTGGTCTCTGGGACTGTTGACCAGCAGGGAGACAACGTGATCACAGTCTCCAACACTGTTTCCTACGACCCTGAGAAGTACCCGTCCTTATTCGTCACCCGACAGATGGCGTACAGAAACGCTCTTCCCTATGTAGCAAAAGGATCTCCAGCATACTTTGATGGAACTGTCACCTCAAAGTGGTCTAACGAGTCTGACCTGTCGATGCTGATGGGTTTTGAGATGAAGAACCTGGATCTTCAGGCTGACAAGAAAGCGTCATATGTCACTTTTGATGGCAAGCAGGTCATGAGGATGAAGGTCAGGGGTAAGTTCTCCTCACATGTCTCTATCAGGGTGCAGAACGGTAATGACGAGAAGTGGGACGGCACCTACACTGTTCAGTCTCGTGGCTTCTCTGATGAGCCTGTAGAGTTGACGATGGTGAACATCAACAACGAGTGGAAGGTGTACTCTGTTGACAAGGTGACCAAGCCTTTCATTCTGGCTAACTGGAACAAGCCGGTTCAGCAGGGCTACGATCTCAAGGGCTTTGAGGTTACGTCAACGATTCAGACATCTCGAGGTATTGGTTCCAATGGAAAGCCGAACGCCAACTCCTCATTGACTCCAGAGCAGGCACAGGCACTTACTCAGGGTCAGAATCCTCAGCCTTCTGCGTCATCAGTACCAACACCAACCAGTAAGTGACAGATAGGTAAAATACTTTATAGAGGGCGTTTTGGTTGCATAACTACAAAACCAAAACGCCCTCTATGGTTAAGATCCAAGAACAGACCATACAGGAGGCGGTTGTCAGCAATGGGTAAGCACTCACTAGAAGAGAACAATGTTAATGTAGATGCAGAACTTGATGCCATTATCAACAACACTGAATCCAATGATGATAACGAGTTGACTGAATCAGAGAAGGATGAGAAGTCTACATTTGTTGACATTTCTGATCCTGCTGAGATAGAAGCCGAGTTGGCGATTATTAATGACATTCAGTCTACCAACTCTGACAATAATCATGTCTCTGATGAAGAGGATGAAGAAAACGTCACCTCTAATAAGACAGACGATGACAGCAATGATATATTGAGTGAGAGCCAAGAGTTTGTTGACTCCTACTTTGCTGAGGATGAGGCGTTTCTGGCTGGTGATGATCGTGTTCTTGATGAGAGTCAGAAGGATGGGGTTGTCCTGCAGAGTGACAATGTTATTCGCTGGCGGGTTGACAACCTGTACACCAAGAACGGTAACTTCAAGCACTATGGCATGGTGAGAGCAAATCCTCCTGTGCTGACGATTGAGAGCAGTGATAACGATGAGGTCAGTTTTGTCCTGAGTCGTGAGTTCGCCTCTCAGATGGAGTCTGTCATGAAGGATGTTCGCCGAGCATATGCTGGAGATCCCTTCCTTCCGTCACCTCCTCCGACCAGGAAGATGAGTGACGAGGACAGAGCAAGCAAGAAGTCGTGGTGGAGCCGAGCCAAGACTTGGGCCAGTGAGCACAAGGTCAAGGCTGGATTCCTCATCGTCATTGGTGGTTATCTCGCTTTGGCTGTATCATATGCATTTTTGCAGGTTATCATTGCCACTATCTTTTGATATTCCGCCAAGTTAGTAATCACCTTTAAGACGGGACAATACTGTGGCATTAAATAGTGGTAGCAGCACAAATGATGCAGACAAGAAGAGAAAGGTTCGTGTATCAAATTCAGCCTTTTCTAGACTGGTTGTCAATACGGCTGTTAGATGGATCGGAATGACTTTCGCTGCTCTGGCTGTGGTGTACTTGTGTTTTGCTGTCACTCTTCTTCGTGTTGTTCTTACTGGTGACGGATCGCTTGTTCCAGTGAAGAATCCTACCTTTGTTGGTAGTGTTGTTCCGTCTGGATCCAGAGTTGTTGTCGATCCTTCTCGTCCGCATGATGGTGGAATCATTGACCACATGAGACAGGCGTTCCTTCCGTCCAGAGAAGCTAGTGTTGTTGATGTGCTTGCTGGACCTTATGGACGGCTGTCGTGGGCCGAGCCTATTCTCACAGTTGATGGCAAGGCTGTTTCCAGTAACGTTTCAAGCAGCCAGTACAGTGCTATCACCAAGAACAGAGAGAGCCAGTTCCTCCAGAATGAGTACGTTGTCAAGTGTGTCAAGGGTGATTGTACTCCAGGAGAGGTATTTATTGTCTCATCAAACTCTGTCACAGGTGAGTTACTGATTGGGCAGAACAACAATTAACACGCCAGATAATGCCGTAATGTGATACCTGTATTTATCTTGCTTTTTATTCTATTCTGTTACTAATAAGCGTTTTTGATTCTGGAGACAGTTATGCCATTTGATGAACTTGTGATAACCAGGCGTATGGAGGACCCTGATGAGCGTGAGGTGCAGGACCTTAAAAAGTCCAGTAAGAAGTATCGCAGCCATATCAGAAGGAAGTCCATCTCGACTAACTCTGCTGCAGGGATTCTGTTTATACTGAAACTTGTTGCTGCTGCCGTTCTTGTTGTACTATGTTCTGTTGCTGTTCTTCTTGGTATTAAGACATATACCGGATCTGATAGCATCATTCCATCTGTATCGCACACAAACTCTTCATCAACACCATCGCATACTAATTCTACTCGGTAAGATATAGGCAAAACGATTGATTGTGTTTTGTCAGAGTATGTGTGGTTCAGAGGTGGTCTGGTTTTGGGTAGAGGTATAGATTTAGTTGTCTCGCTCAGAGAAGGTAATGGAGACAAGACAGCGTTGTCCAAGTCTCTCTGTGACCGACTGCTCAGTGAGAAGGATAAGGGTCTAGCAACCTCGTTGTCGCTGTCTGTACTCAGGGCTGCGCAAGTCAAGGAACCATCACTGAAGACAATCATGGATGGTGGGGACTTCATGACAAGGGTGTCTGTCCACGATCTTAGAGATGACACGAATACTGTGAAAGACGGTTCTGATATGACATGTTTTGTGTCACTAGGAGTGTCCTTTATCCAGGACTACAAGAGTTATGACAAGACTCTTGATAATCGGATTGCACGCGCAGTAGTTGAGTCAGTGAATGACTACAATCTTGATCTTGTTGTTACTGATGTCACTGTCAATAAGACTCAGTACATCAGCGAAGTAGAGGCAGAGGAAGTCAGCCTTGATGAGATCGAGGGTCGAGTAGTTGAAGAATCTTCTGAGCCTTGTTGAGAACAACCATAGAATTCTATATTAAGAGGTGATTTCACGTGAATGAAACCACTCATGACAACACAGAAGACATGTTAAGTGACACAGACTTGACTGATGACTCCTCACCGAAGAGAGTCATTCCTGTGTCTGACATAGATGACTTTGAGCCACCGGTGCTGGTCTATCCTAATGGGTGTACCAGAGCCGATTACAGGGCTATAGGACACCTTAGAAGAGAGTTGACTAGTACAGGTGTCATTCCTCGACAAAAGAGCCTCAAAGGGGCTACGAAGCAGTCTATGGACAGGCTGGTGCAGATTATCCTCGAAGCGAATGCTGATGCTCGCTCTGAGAAGGACTTCAACTCCGAGCAGTATGACGCAAGCGCTGAGGACGCCTTGTACAAGATGGATGACGAATCCAAATCTGACGAGCACAGAAACCCATTGGTTGATGTGTATGACGAGAACTGGTGAGCGGTAGCGTCATTTGATGCACCAAACCACTCCTGCATATTGCCTGTCGTTATATACAAGAATATGACCTCATGAACTATTAAACTATGGTATCACTGTGAGGTTTCCTCAGTATGACGACTTGACATGTGAACTCTATCTCATGTAGAGTACTCTCTCGATGAGGCGGGGAGCAGACACCTGTCAGGGTGCTCGTCACATCACAGTCATCAAGAGGCGCACACCTGTGTGACAGGCATAAAACGTTGCTATTTCAACGTATATTAAGAGGCCATACCTGCCTTGCCTGTCACTGATATTGAGCAGGCGCCTTCACTGGCGACGCCTAGAATAAACAGGGATTTTACAAAGACAAAGCAGGTAGGTATGGCGAAATACAGTGTTGATCGTGCGAACTTCCTCACCAAGGAGCAGGAACTCGAACTCGGTGCTCTTGTACAAGAGATGCAGAAGGCAAAGAGCACTCTGTCAGCAGAAGAGAACCTGACAGATGACAAGAAGGCTCAGTTGAGAGTCACCATCAGTAAAGGTGAGGAAGCAGTTGAGAAGATGGTTGATGGCTGTATCGGTCTTGTCATCAGCCGAGCCAAGAAGTTCAAGAAGAAGTATCCATCATCCCCTGACATTGAGGACTTGATTCAAGAGGGGTGTGTTGGTCTGATGAACGGTATCTTGAAGTATGACCCAAGCAGGAACAACAAGTTAAGCACTGTTGCTCACCCCTGGATTGGTCAGAACATCATCCGGCAGACCAACATGACAGGAAAGACTGTCAGGCTCCCAGAGAACCGTGTGAGCCAGTACACCAAGATTAACACCAAGCGTGAGGACTATGCAGAACTCGGTCTTGGAACCAAGCGAGAGATTGACGAGATTATCCGCAAGGAAGAAAAACTGAGCAAGGCGGACTTCTCTGCAATCGTCAACACGGCTGCTGGTGCTGTCTCACTGAACACACACATCAAGAGTCCCAGCCTTGGTGGAAGCGATGACAAGGAACTCATTGACGTCATTGATCTTGGTCATGAGCCCGCAGTGGATCAGGTCGTCATCGAGAACGACATGAGCAGCGACATTCATGTTCGAGTCAGTGCTCTTAGCGAGATGCATCAGGACATCATCTCCAGTTCTTTCGGAATTGACAACAGAGACAACATAGATGAGGACATGAGCCCAGCAGAGATCAGGAGTAAGTGGGGTCTGTCAGTGCAGAAGTACCGCTCTGAGATGAACAAGGCGCTCAAGATTCTCAGAGAAGGCATGACAGAGGAAGGACTGACAATGCAGGACTTCATGGTGTAATTGAAACATAATCTTCAAGCACCCTCCAGTTAAATGTGCAACTGGAGGGTGCTTTTTGTTGAGCCTAGATAGATACTCAGGTGTAAAGACTTTATAAGAAAAATTCATGGAGGATGTCATGAATAATAATTGCCAGCACCTCAGCCCTAAGACAGGTAAGTGGGAGCCGTGTGTTGGACCAGAGAACTGTGACTACAGGAAGCAAGGGCTGGATGTTCCTCATGCGTACAGCCAGTCGGAGCGCGAGGCTATTGATGCTGAACGTGCAGGTGTAGGAGATGGGCTACAAGATCTGAAAGGGATGCTGACTCCCAGAAGGTCTTTAGTACTCTTGAAAAGATGACTGAGAAAATTGATCCTGATTACATCAATGATGTCCAGTATCTAGATGGGGTTAGAGAAAAGTATGGTGTTTTGAAGCCGGAAGATGATAAATATAGGTTTATGGATGATACGCCATTTATTCCTGGTGCACGCATTCGCATATCCAGTGAGGACTATGACGAGAACTACCGCGAAGGAATGATCATAGGTCTTTCAAAAGAGAATCCTAACTTCTTTGAAGTAGTTAACGAAAAGACAGGAAATATGTTCTGGGCTAGAGCAAGGAACCACAAGGAACATGAACAGAGTGTTGAGGTGCTTGACTATCCTAACGACTATAGTGCATACATGAATCTACGTCTGTCAGTATTCAGATCTGAAGTTGGTAAAGAGACAGGTAAATTAGCAAGGAATTCAGAGGTTATTGGTAAAAATATTATTGAAGGGTCTGGCATCGATCCGTCAGGATTCAAGGTTAGTACTATGAGTGATGGTAGTACTAGAATCACTGGTCACTTTAATGAGTTTGGGACAGGATTCCAGTTTGATTTAAACAGACAAGGAGACATTGAACACTATTCAGCACCAGACGAAAGATCTGAAAAAATCAGGGACTATTTGACCAGCCATGATAGCGCTGAAACAAGGAAACTTGTTAAAGAAACCTATGATGCATCTAGAAGAAAAGATGTACTTATTAGGGAACGTTATAGCCAGATACCGATAGGAGACATTGATTCTATCTCTTTTGCATCAGCAGAGGAAAGACAGAAGCGCTTTGATACTGGCATGTCAAAGATTAAAGATAGTCGTAAAAAGTATCAGAAAGAAGTTAGAGGTAATCTTTCATCAGAACTAAAGAAGTATTATGGTGAGGATACAACTAGAATTCGTATTGGTAAGGACAAAGAGGGCATCTGGGTCAAATATGAAGACAGGTCTGTTCCTGGGGTTGTAAGAACAGGATCAGGAAGAATCAAGGATCCAAGAGTAAATGGTAAAGAAGGGGACTATTTTGAGCCCAGGAACGACAAGAACACTGGTCCATACGGTGGCCTTAGATCGTTCATCAACAATATGTCTCCAGCAGATGTGGAGGAGTTGTACGATGTGCACAGAGAGATTGACGAGGATAAGATGAGGAGTATGTTCAAGTCGTTCTAGAGTATATTTATCACACATAAGGTGGGTGCTGACAAGATAGAGGCACCCACCTTATGTGTATCTTGTGCAAGAATAACTGAGTGCTCGTGTGTGTTGTTAAGATGTTCCATGGTTCCTGATGTTTTAAGTTCTTTGTGAGGTGTTTGATGGCTAAAAGGAGAACCAAGGGTGATCCGTGGGTGTACATCGGGTTTCATGTGTCCCCTGATGAGAACGTGTCGCTGGCTCTTAAAAAAGTGAATGAGCATATAACCATGTTCTTCTCAGAGAAGTTCTACAAGGTGTTTCACGTTCCTGATGAGAGTGACAGGAACAGTGAGATAGTTGTCGGGTTCCGTAAGCCTGCTCTACTGGTTGATGAGGATCAGAGAGAGTTTTTCCTGAACCTGCTGTATGTTCTGTCAGTTTCTAAAAGCATGATGCCTCACTTCACTCAGCGTGCCGTATTGGAGGATGTTAAGTGACTATCAGTATTACATACACTAAGAATGAGTTTTTGAAGCAGCCTGTTGATTTCCGTATTGGTGCGATCATCAGTGACGGCATGTGGTACTCCCTGCCCAAGTGGAGGAAGATGTCTGGATGTACTGAGGATGAACTCGCTGACTGGGTTGCTGCTCATCTTGCGGACGGCAGCCTTGTTCAGGCGACGACAGGTGCCAAGTCGTTCCGGTTCCCGTTGGAGTCGGTTCTTGAGTGGTACGAGGAAAGAGATCTGGCGTTCCCTGGGCAGTTGACTGACTTCATCTTTCCTCCAAGGGTGTGGGACAACATGACTGAGACGGAGGGTTTTCTGGCTGCTCCACTTCGTGATGTAGGTATCGTGTCATTCCGTTCCGGGGTAGAGGTTGCCGACGAGATTCGTGAGGCTCTTCTGGGCATTGCCAGAGTCTGTGAGATTGAGCCGGGACTATGGAAGGCGTACTGTGGTTCCACGGGGTACGTGAAGGACATTGCTGACGAGATTCTGTCCAAGCATGGCCTTGCGATGAGCAAGAAAGTTCAGGCTCGTAGACGTGAGATGGTGGACTTCACTGATGAGTTCAAGGAGGGTCTGGTCCTCTTCTACAAGCGCTTTGGAAAGAGTCTCATTAAGCGCAGCATGGATACCATTAAGATCTTCCTTCCAGATGATGAGGACAGGAACTCGCAGGTTCTTCTGTGGGTGATTCAGGCCATTGAGAAGTTTGACGAGTCCAAGGCTGTTCCGTTCTCAGGGTACCTTGATGACGTTCTTCGTCGCTGGCCGTATGACCTGCCGCAGGCTCATCTTGGTAAGGAACTCAGTACGTTCCAGCGAGGACGCTCTAAGGCCATCAAGAGACTGAAGAAGCGCTTCAAGGACCGGACCACGTTCGCTGGGGACGAGATTGCTACTGAGATGGGTATTAGTCCTATGAGTTTCGCTGACTTGGAGGACAAGCACCGTATCTGGATGAAGACTCAGGCGGCAACAACACTGACATGGGACGAGAAGTCTGACGAGAAACTGGTGGATACCAGCGTCACGTCAGGTGTTATGGGCGGTCTTGGAGTTGTGTCCAATGATATAGACATGGCACATAAACTTTCCTTGGCGGTTATTGATGCTGCTGTCAGTACAAACAACTTTGATGATGCATATACTCTGATAGATCAGATGGATGCCTCAGAGATCAACACGAAGAAGATAGATGCACTGTCTGCTGATTTTGTGAGGGCTCTTGGAGAGAGACTACAGAAGTAACTAACAGGGAATTCAGGTAATAGCAAGAATACACCAGCACAGAAAAGAATGACATGAATAGAAGACTTTTCTGGTGGTTATTGAGGTGGTTGAAAGATGGCAGGACGAAGACTATCTGAGTCAGAGGCTTCATTCATACAGGACAGTCTTCACAAGAAGAATGTTGACAAGACAGAAAAATCTAACAGAAGTCTCGATGTACGAGAAACCAGAAAGAAGTCTGACAAGCCAGTACGGTTCTGGAGAAACCCAACATTCTGGTCATCTATAGTCATGTTCTTCCCTGTTGTCACAACTCTTGTCATGGCGTGGATGGACTACAGGGCAAAAGCGTTCCTGGGTGACTCCATTGTCTGGCTTAACAAGCAAGGTCTGACAGCCGAGTTTGTGCAAATGGTCAAGAGTGCTGGGATGAGTTGGCTCCCGAAGTTCATAGAACTCTATCCATACAGATGGTATGCTGTAGGTGCTGTATGGATCATAGCGATGCTGATTATTGGCGTCATTATGTACATCGACTACAGGAAGTACCAGTCAGCAAAGAGTACTGAGACAGATGTTGAAGAGGACCAGGACGAAAGCGATGTGGAGAGCCAGTGAGTAGAAGCAAGTCGCCATCAAGCAAGACAAGGACAAAGCCTGAAAAGAGTTCTTCTGGAGGTGTCTCCGCTAAGAAGACTTCTACAAGAAAGGCTGTTATCCACCCTAACAAATTTGTTGCATATACAAGAACAAAACAGGGTATTGTAACAGTGCTGATGTCTCTTGTGATAGTCTGTCTGGCGGCTGCTCTTGCTGTTGTCAGCATCTCCAAGAACGAGTCAGGCGGTTCGGGTTCAGGCCAGCAGGTTCAGAAGGTATCCAGATCGGTGTCTGGAGCATCGTCTGACAAGGACAAGGCGTCTGCTATGGCTGCGGCTGCTACTCTTCTTACTGCTGCGAACAAGCACTCAGCGAACCTGTCAGCAGATGATCGAGTCAAGGCTTTCGAGGACTCATCAGCAGACAGAAACACTCTTGCTGACATGTCCACCATTGACTCACTGACCAGGTTCACCAACGACTTTGACAACGATCTGAGAAAGACCACCTATCAGTCTCTTGTCAAGGTCTCCTCCTTACTTGATGGCAACAATGACGGAAAGATTGAGGCCAGGTCCAGCGACCTTTACAAGTACGTCTATCTCGACTCTGAGACTGGAACAGCCTATGTGCCGTTACAGGTCTTCTCCAACAATGCTCCAGCATTCTCTCTGGAGATGGTCTATGTTGACGGACAGTGGAAGTTTGCTCCGTACACTCTTCTGGATGCTATCAGGCTGTCATCATCAATGAGTGGTGTTCACCCGCAGCAGACTGGAAGCGATGCAAGTCAGAAGTAGTTGATTGTACTTCTGAATATACTCTGAATCGGCAGTCATGGTTGTTGTATCTCGCAACCATGACTGCTTTTGATTACCTTGATCGCTGATCTGTCCAGCACCTCTTTCTCTTTTTCTTGTGGTTAAGATTGACAAGAGTATGTTGTTGTACATAGGGAGAGTTCAGTGAGTATCAGTCTCAGGTCAGTCAGCCTTTCAAACATCCGTCATCATGAGAACTTTCTGTTTGAGCCTGCCTCTGAAGGTGTGACGGCTATTCGTGGTGCTACTGGTGCTGGAAAGTCCAGTATTGTTGACTCTGTTGCCTGGGTGCTGTTCGGGGTCAAGCCACGTGGTGTGTCCAAGAACTCAGCGATTATGAGAGATCAGGCCAAGTGGGGTGAGGACAAGTTCTTCGCCTCGGTGGTTCTGAATGTGGATGATACGGTCATGAAGGTTGAGCGTCGTATTGTCTCAAAGTCTGGATCGGCTGAGTGTGATGTGTGGGAGGCACCTGAGACTGAGGATGGTTCTGATCCTGTTTTTAGTGATGACACTCATAAGGCAGGGTCGTCTGTCACAAGTGCTGAGATCTACATCAGGCAGCGCCTCAAGATGGACAGTAAGGGGTTTCTGGCTGCTGTTCTTGTTCAGCAGAAGCAGGTTGACTCACTGGTGACAGCAAGTCCGTCAGAGCGCGCCCAGGTTATTGAGAAACTGACTGGTATCTCATCCGCCACAGCAGCACTTAAGAAGGCCAGAGAGGAGAGCACAAGTATCAAGAAGTCTCTTGCATCAACATCTGTTGACGAGGATGAGGCGACAAGACTGCACAAGGAGATTGAAGAACTGTCATCCAAGATTGACAGCAATGAAGAGAAACTGATTGCCCTGAGAGTCAGCGAGCAGGAGGCGCAGAGCAACAAGGACTCAGTTTCCTGTGAGTACAATAGTGCAAATGAGTCGTATGAGCAGCAGGAGTCTATCAGGCAGAAGACGTCTAACGCCAAGGCTCAACTGGAGTCGCTGAGATCAGATCTTGATGAGACTGTTACGAGAAAGAACGACCTGAAGAAGGAGATGAAGAGTCTTTCTGGTGGAGTTGTGTCATCGCTTGATGAGGCTCAGGAGGAGTTGTCTTCTGCTCGTTCTGCTCGTTCTGTTCTTCAAAGAGACTTGAAAGAAATTGACTCTCGTCTCTCAGATTCAAGAGAGAACCTGAGTGAGTTTGAGAGAATCCTAAGCATCTCCAGTGTCAAAGACCTGGATGCTGCCATAAAGGGAAGACAGAAGACTCTTGACAAGATTGATGAGGCGAAGTCAGTCATCTCTGAGAGTACTGCAAGTATCAGGATGCATGAGTCAGAGGAGAGAAAACTCTCTAAGGCAGTGGACGCTCTTACAGGAGGCGAGGGCACTTGTCCGACATGTCTGCAGAAGGTTGACAGCATCAGTGTGGTTCTTGACAAGTTGAACAAGGAGATCGAGGAGTGCCAGAACTCTGTTGGTGAGTTAAAGAAGAAGGTCACTGGTGCTAAAAGGTCGGTTCCAAGGCTACAGGAGACTGTGGGTAAGTATGACTCTCTAATTGAGGCTATCGAGAACAGAGAGAAGACTGCTGAGAGCATCAAGTCTGACGAGGATGAGAGAGTTAAGGTGCTTGCACAGATCAAGGTTGCTGAGACAGAGGTGAAGTCAGCGACCAAGATTCTTGCAAAGGCCAAGGAGCAGGATGAGACCAGGAGGAAGTATGAGTCTCTTCTGGATAGGGCTAGTGAGATTTCTGACAGGATTGAGCAGCAGAACGCTGAGATTGACAGACTGAGCAATCAGAGCAAGAACACAGATGTTGTATCACTGAAGAAGGTCCAGTCGCTCAGAAGCAAGGTTGACAAGGCTGTGGAGGCTGCTCACAAGGCTGGTCTTGCAGTGGTAGAGGTTGAGTCAGAGCAGGACGTTCTCAGAGCCAGGCTGGAGTCGTCTCAGAAGACTGTTGAGCGCTTGGACAAGGAGATAGAGAAGTACAGGAACATGCTCAGGCAGGCCGAGGAGTCCGTGTCAACAACTGGACTCATTGAGAGGTTCAGGGAGGCCAGGATTGAGGACTCTGTTCCAGTTATTGAGGAGTACGCTTCTGATCTCATCAGCAGGTTCACGTCAGGAAAGTTCGTCCGGATTGAGATTGACAAGAAGTTCAATGCATCAGTTGTTCTTGCTGATGGACGTAAGCGACCTGTTGGAATGCTTTCAGGCGGTGAGATGTCTGCTGCTGCTATCGCCTTGCGCATCGCCATCTCAATGCTTCTGAATGGAGGAACATCAAGGAACCTGATTATTCTTGATGAGGTTCTTGTCTCACAGGATTACTCTCGTGCTGAGGCGATTATTGAGACCATCAAGGAAGTGTGCAAGGGTCAGGTTGTTGTGATTGCTCACAATGACAGCATTGACGCCCACAGTGATAAGGTTGTCGAGATTACTGCCTAATTATCAAAAAGACGTGTATCCTTAACTCTGTTGAATAATTGTCTTTTTTTATGTGCTGCTTTGGTGTGCTTGATTTACGAGAAATTATTAAAACACCTGGATTCATTCATATTTATCTTAGGTGTTACCAATGCTTTACTACATGAGGCGATTTCGATATTCGCAAGGAGTAATCAGCAGACTTTTAAGGAGAGGCAACAGAAGATGGTTGCAGGACTTCCTCAACAGTGGAATAGTGTTCTTGAGGCTCTTTCAGATCCAGCAGTCTCAGAGGTAACCGCTAACGGTCCTGACTCCTTCTTTATGGCTCGTGGAGGTAAGAGGATCCCCATGAACATCGTCTTCAAGAACGAGGACGAGTACATGGAATCCATTGGCACACACTTGGCTCCTCTTGTCAGGTGCACAGACCCATGGGATCCTCATGGGAACCTTTTTGAAGGCTATCTGTCTGCAAGATTCAGGGGTACCAAAGTTGCTGGACGATGCACTATCGTGCTCCCACCGGCATGTATGACAGCGCAGATTACTATTACCAACAGAGTTGCCTCATTGACAACTTTAGAGCAGATTGCCTCCACTGGATCTATGAGTACAGAGATGTTTCATTTTATGGAGGCGGCTGTAAAAAGTGGCCTTACTATGGCCTTTTCTGGCGGAACCGGAGGAGGTAAAGATCTTCATGATGATACCATTATTCCAACTCCTAATGGATTTAAAAGAATGGGAGATCTTCTGCCTGGTGATGTAGTGTTTGATGAAGATGGCAAGAAGACTACAGTCAAAAGAACGTATAAACCTATGGATCCAAGGCATTATGAGATCACCTTTAGTGATGGTACGTCAGTAAGAGCTGGAATGGGCCACCTGTGGAAGGTTTTGGGTCTTACTACAACCATAGGAAGAGAAAAATGGATTTCACTAGATGAGTCTCAAATTGATAAAGTAGAAAGAGTTCTTGCTTCTATCAATGATAGATATGTCTCAATCGAAGTAGTTGCTAATATATCCGGGATAGACAACATCAGGAAACTCGAATCAGAGATACAAGGGTACTCTATCTTAGACAGTTTTCAAAATAAACAATACAATCTTCGGGAGTCTTTGTCGCATCTTGTTAGAGTCAGCAAAAAAAGAAAGAAAATTTGTGTTGAAACACCAACTATACGCCCCTCTTTGCTTAAAACAACTGAAGAGATGTTCATGGAGGGTTTGTACTCCAATAATGGAAGGGTAAAGTATTCAATCGAAGGATTGTCTTCTGCTGTTGAGTACAATCATCAAAACCTTCCTATCGATCCCTATGTGTTAGGAGCATGGTTAGGTGATGGTTATGCTGAAAGCGGAAGAGTTTGTGGCGCTGATTTTGAAGTAAGAGATGAGATCAACCGAAGAATCCCTATTACCCATGAATTTCAAAAAAATGGATTTTATATGTGGAGTATCAAGGATCTAAATTCAAAAATCCGAAAGATGGATCTCAAAAATAACAAACACATACCTGATGAGTATATTTTTTCAAGTGTGCAACAAAGACTAGATCTTCTTTCTGGTGTCGTTGATACAGATGGGTATGTTCAGAAAAACGGATTAATTACAATTGAGATGACTAATAAACAAGTAGTGGACTCTCTGCACACTATTGTGTGTTCTCTTGGTTTTTCTACAACTGCAGTAAAAACAAGGGTGAGAGGATATAAGAGAGATTCTGGTGAGTTTTTGAGATGTCAGGACGGACATCGTTTCACATTTAGAACTGATCGTCAAATTGCTCATGTTCAAAGAAAGATGGAGAGAATTTCTTCAAGATTGGATAGTGCTGGGATTACACAACAAGATAAGTATTATAGGAAATACATTAAAAGTATTGAAATTATAGAAGACGACCCAGAAGAGTACACATGTATTGAGGTTGATTCTCCGTCTCACATGTTTCTGTTTGGAAAAAACTATATTCCAACACACAATACTACCTTAATGGAAGCCTGCACGAAACTGATTGCAGACGACATAAGAATTGGTGTTGCTGAGGACACTCCTGAGTTGCACCTCATTCAGCCGAATGTCTCATACCTGAACTCTGTTCTGTGGAAGCCTGGCAAGGAGGAGAAGGACATCGCCTCTTTGTCGTGGGTCGTTCAGCAGTTTCAGAGAATGAGAATTGACAAGGTGATTGTTGGTGAGGTCCGAGGAAAGGAGTTCGCAGACTTTCTTGTTGCCGCTAACTCCGGTCTAGGTGGCTCAATGATCACTATGCACGCTGAGGATCCGCAGAACTGCTTGACAAAGATGACTGAGTTCGCTATGAGTGGTGCCCCAGGCCGTCCAGTCAGAGCCATCAACTCCAGTATTGGTAACACAATTGACTTGATTGTTCAACTCGTCAAGACATCTGACGGTCGCCGCCGTGTGTCTCACATTCAGGAAGTGACTGCAACAATCGGAAACACTGAGGATGCCAAGATCAGTTCATCTCCGCTCTATCTATGGGACGAGAAGACTGATAAGTTCTATCGTCCTGGAAGCATGTCTGACGCAATGAGAAAGAAGATGATGGATCAGGGTATTGATGTGACAGAGTTCATCACCTCTCCTCTTGAGGCCAGGTTTGCTGCACACGGGGCAGTAACAGGGGCAAGTATTAGCAGCGAGATTAATCCCCTGCACCCAACTCAGAGGTCACTATCTAGCGGATCTCAGGCAGTTTCTTCTGGAACGGGTGTGTCAAGGTCTACTGTACGTAGATCCATTCCTAGAAGTTTATGACAGGTAGGATACTGTATGAGCGTACCCCAGAAGATGGACTATCCTCGTCTGACCACTGATGCTTTACGCTACTATGTTCCCTACTTTCATGAGGGGAGCAGGGCTGAGAGGATTCTTGTTGAGCATGGAGGTGGGTTGTCTCCACATGAACGTAGCACTCTTGAGGTTAGGGCTAGATGGAAGGGTCTAGCCAGCAGAAGTATTGCCGAGTTGTGCAAGCCCCTGACTATCAGTGAGATTCAGAAGATGATCACAACCTCACACATGCGTAACTCTCGTCATGATCTGAAAGACATCCTCTATGCCGCTGCAATGAATGGGTTGGAGAAGGGTTTGTCTCACTTCGATCCTGAGAAAATCAACAAGTCAGCAACAAACTACCTGTTCCAGTGGATTATCACCTACACCAAGAAGGAACTTGCTGCATTAGAGGCGCCGTTCGGGGTTCCACCATCAAGGTTTCAGAAGATTAAGAAGGTGGCTGCCGTCAGGAAGAAGTTGTCTGACGAGTTGGGTAGATACGCCACGAATGAAGAGGTTCTGGAGTTCTTTCACTCCGGCCGTGCTGACAGAAAAGGTCTGGTCAGTCGTAAGGATGCTCCAGAGTCCGGCTTTGCCTCGAACGCCAACATGACAATGCAGATGGTTGAGGAGCAGGAGATTATCGAGAAGTCCTTCCTGTACACAGAACTTATGGATCCTCTTGAAGACTATCTGACAGATCTCAGAACTGCTCTCAAGTCTGACAAGCCGTTTGGTGAGACGGTGTTTGGGATCTTCGTGGAGTCGTACAACCTAAATGACAGAGCAAGAGCAGTATTGAAGAACGAGATGGGTGCTCTGCTCAGTATGACAGAGACGGAGAAGGAGATTGCTGACTCTCTGCCTAAGAAGGAGTACCAGAAGACCTTTAACAGGCTGAAAGAGATGATGAATGATCCTCTTGGTCCGTTCGTGGAGTTCGTGAAAGAGAACCGTGGCGTCATTGGTAATGCTGATCAGATTCTCTCTTCTGCTGACGGAAGCGTGCTTAACTACCAGCCTAACTACAATCGTTACGTCAAGGCTCTGTTTGAGGGTAAGAAGGTAATCAGGGTTGTCTAATTTGCTCCAAAACCACATACAAGAACAGATTAGAATAATACAAGTGTTTAAAGGAATGAGTACTTATGATTGACTATACGACTCGGGGTTACATCGCCTATGGTGTTGTTGTTGTTGTTGGAGTTGTTGTTCTGGGTATGATTGCTTACCTGGTGACAAGCATTATTGAGCAGCGTAAGATGGAGAACATCTCCCTGCCAACTCTTGAGGATCCAGAGGAGAAGGCGGCTCGTGAGGCTGAGGAGGCGAAGCAGCGTGCACGTGAGGGCCTTGCTCCTGCTTTTGTGATCGACAACAGTACTGATGACGACAACCCAATTCTTGCGGAGGCTCGACACACTAGGGCTTCAATGAAGATTGAATGATTGAAAATGACTGAAGTGATGATTAAAAACGCTTGATGTTGCGGACAAACTGATATTTCACCTTGAATTTTCTGTGAATCTCATTAAAATGGAGTTGCTTATGACTGCCCCAATGAATCGTCCTGAGGTCATTGACACTATTGCCAGCGCCACAGGAGAGAAGAAGGCTGCTGTTGAGCGTGTTTTGAGAGCCTTAGAGAGTACGGTTACTGATTCTCTGAATGAAGGACGAGAGGTGAAGATTAGCGGCTTCATGGCCTTCTCAACAGTGACTCTTTCTGCTCGGACAACCAAGAATCCTCGCACAGGCGATGACATCAGTGTTCCAGAGAGGCAGGCTGTACGCATTCGCCCATTGTCACGGTTCAAGAACTCGCTGATTCAGAACACTGAAGAGTAGCAGAGCATTTATTCACCAATACATCTAAAACAACTAGAGTGGATTCTCAAATGACGTGGAATCACTCTAGTTGTTTTTGTTGTTAGAATCACATGTGCGCCATCCTTAAACTTTGGATCGCTCTATAGTTATGTGTATCTAGTCTTCATGAAGAGGTTAACGTGTCTCCAGCATCACCAGTATATGAGAACCTTGTCACAATTCATATTGACCTTGGAAAGGACTTCAAGCACCTGGTGGATCAGGAGATGGAGAACGAGTTGGCTGTCGCTCAGCAGAAGTGGGGCGTGAGCCTGAACGGAGAGGACTCAGACAGGGTTCTCTATCATGCCAAGAAGCAACTGCTCAGAGGTGTGTCAGACAACGCTAGAAGTGAGTGGGACGGCGGACGAATCGTCAATGTGGTTGCTGGTGCTCCCAGAGACGGAGACATTTTTCTTCCTGATGAGAACCTCAAGTCAAAGACGGACAGGTTGCTGAGGAAGCGTGTTGAGTGGGTTGTTGACGAGGATGGTGTTGACGGATCCATCCCGATTTACGAGTTCTATGAGGCATACAAGCAGATCATTGTAAAGATGGCAAGAACCGCTGTCTTCTATGGTGTAGGATCCTACTCTTCTGTCATGTCGTCAGAGTATGGTGCTGAGTGATGTTGTTTCACTTGTAGGTAATCTCCTACCTGATGATCTCGATATTTCTTCCAGTTTGAACATACCTTCTCTCACACGTGTCAGTGTGGACAAACAAGATAAGGAAACTGGGAGATGACAGATCAGAGTACCACACCAAGACTGACTTACTCCTCTCTACCACGAGAGATTAAACACATAGCGAATGAGTCTCTTGGTGTTGGTGTTCTTAGATCCCTGTTCTCATACGCCAAGACCTATCACCTCATCATCAAGATTAGTGATGGAGTGTTTGTCGGTTTTGCTCTTTATCACTACCACCATCAGAAGATGAAGGACGGATCAGACTACATCACTGGTGTGATCGACTGTGTATGTGTGTCAACAGCGTATCGTAAAGAAGGTTTTGGAACTCTGCTGACCTTTGGTGTTCTCAGAAAGATGTCTGCTTATGGTGCTGACAGGATTGAGATCATGCTGAAGACTCCCGGAACTCCTAATCGTGATACTGAACCAGGTGTTCCTCTGATAGGAAACGAGGATCTGCTGCTTGCTCTTGGGTTCAGGAAGGTGAAGACTTTCAAGGACAACTACCTGAAAATCTCTAAGAGATACGGTTACGACTGTCTTATATGTGGAAGCAGGCCGGATACATGCAAAGCAGTTCTTTATGCCATTGATAGTGACTAGATAGTTCAACCACATTCTTGTTCAGTACTGGTGTTCTTTAAAACTCTGAGAGCACCAGTACTTTTTGTTCTGATCCGTCAGTTCATCACCTCGATATTTTCCACTAATTCGATGTCAACAGGGAAATGGCTGTAATGTTAGGATTTCAAAGCATTCTTAGTGGCCGTTCAGGCACCAGCAACGGGTCTGTGTACATGAGTGCAACAGATGACTCTGTTTCATACACCAGTAACAGACGCCGTTCTTTTACTGCTGTAGTAATGTCTCTGATGGCAGTACTCATGATTCTGGGTATTGGTCTACAGGCTGTTGACACAACACACTCAGGAACAGGCAGTAGTACTGGCTCTCTGGTTCGTGCTGACAGTGAGGATGACTACAAGAAGGAAGTCTCTGGCTTAGCGAACTCGTATGTACAGAAAGATGATGACGGCAAGACATCCCTTTTCAAGACGATTGATAAAGCAGATGGAGAGAACGATCCTAACAACTTTGGCTATGTCGTCAGGCGTCTGTTCAGTACAGGATACATTAACCAGGCTGCTGACGCTACCAATGACGGAAAAGAGTTCAACTGTGGTACTGGCTCCATAGGTGCAGGAACACCTTACTACCACAACTGTGATGTTCCTAACTTCTATACTGAGGCCATGCAGGGATTCCTGGACCCGTTCATCAGCACTGGTCCGCAGAATGCAGAGGTAGCCAACGCAAAGGGCGGTCTTCTGTGGGTGTTTGATGGTGTTCCAGACGCTGAGACTCTTCCTGAGGGTGGTGCACCAGTCAAGGAGCCTGAAAGGGCCTCGAAGTACACTGGTCTGGAACTGTTCGGTTACAACCTCAGGTACACTAACTATCTTGGTGAGTGGGACAACATCAAGGTCATGAGTTCAGCCCGTTCTCTGTCCAACTTCGGGTTTATGGACAGTCTGAAACTGGGGGCGACAGCCGTTGTCAAGGGTGTTGTCAATGGTATTCAGACAGCAACGAGCAACGCGATCAACAGACTGAGCACAGGAAACATCCTGGGCGCTATCGGTAACTTCTGGACAGACTTTGCTGGAGGTGCCTCAGCAGCAGCCGTCAAGGTCATCATGGACACGTCTGACCAGAACGTCTTCAACAACTGGGCGTGGTACCGTGTTGGATATGGCGCTACACTCTACAATGCCCGAGAACTGACTGCTGAGGAAGTCGCAGCCAAGGCCAAGCAATCGCTGTACAACCTGATTCTTGGTTCTGAGCCTGACAAGGCGAATGCCCCCGATGAACTCAAGAACCTCAAGAAACCAGATCCACCAACGGACGAGAAGTCAAAGTGTCTGGTTCGTTCAAACGGCGAGAACAAGGAGCAGAAGAACGCCAACGAGACAGGTATCACAGAGGGTGAGTGCAAGTTGCAGGCCAACACCCTGTCTTCTGACGGTAAGGGCTCGCAGGTCAAGAGTGAGAAGGAACTGAAGAAGGACGGTGACTTCTACTGGCAGAAGAGCGGTAACTCCAAGAAGCAGACCTTAAAGGAATGGGTTGCTGCCAACAAGGCCACCTTTGACACCGCCAAGAAGTATGGCATGGAGTTCACCACAGAGGGTGACGAGTCTCAGCGTGACAACATTGTCAACACCATTTTGTCTGAGTGGGACACAAAGTACAACACGGCTCTGTCCAACGCTACCGGTAAGGAGCAGGAGAAGAACAACTCCGAGTGGATCAAGAATCTGTTCACAACTGGTGCTCTAGCGAAATTATTTGGTGCTGACCCTAGTCAGAACTACAACGCTCCATGGAATCGTTTCGTGTGCACCAACTCAGACGGAACAGACATGAGAGACGAGAACAGTTCTCTTATCTACGCCTTCGACCACAAGGGTAACCACAACCCAAAGTGCGGTTACCTCAGACCACCAATTCAGGACGGTCTTTTTGGTAACGGATACCCGAAGGATGACACGACTGTTCATCCAGACACCAGAAGAACAAGACTGAACACAGACGTGTTGTCAAACATCTTCCCACCAAACGTTCTATTTGACAACATCTCATCATTCTGGCTCGGTGTTGCGACATCATCCACCATGGTCAGCAACGAGGTCATGTCATGGTCCTTCTCACCACTGCTGTCTCAACTGGGACTGACAGACATTGTTGTCAACGCCATCAAGTACATGCGTGACTCCATCTTCTTCCCCTTGATTGTGCTGATGGTGATGTTGACCGCTATCTCAGCAATCTGGTCAGCAGCAGTCAAGAAGGACTTCAGGCAGCAGTTCATCAACCTTGCTATGACAGTTGTTGTTATCTGCTCAGGTACTTTGCTGATGACTGTACCAGCGCGTGTTGTCAAGGCAGTGGACACTATTCCAGCGCAGGTTGAGCAGACGATTGTTGGAACAATCTTCTCTGCTGGTAACAACGCCACGGATGAGTTGTGTACTGCTACAGGAACGAACACAACAGATCCTGGAACAGATCTGAATGACAATCCTTTGACGTTCAACGCTGCTGAGGGTACTCGCTCACTGATGTGTGAGAACTGGAGATCGTTTGCCTTCAATCCTTGGTTGTTTGGTCAGTTCGGTACTAACTACAACAACCTGTACGCCAAGGAAAGTGGTAAGGAGCACGCCTGGGACAACAGCAACGACGAGATTGTCGGTGATGCTGGGGTGAACATGGGTGGAAGCATCACTGAGCAGAACTGGGGTCTTTACCAGGTTAAGACAATGACCTCAGGTACAGCGTACTTCAACGACAACAGCAAGCCAACAGGATCGGTGTCCAGAGACTTCTATCGTGTTGTTGACGCTCAGGCGGGACCGGGTAACGGAAGCAACTCGTACACCCGTTTCTTTGACAACTGGTCTGGTGTCAACTACGCCTCCAGAGCAGGAACAGCATTCCTTGGTGGACTGATGGGTATTCTTGGTGCATGGACAGTCATAGCGTTCAGCGCCGCCAAGGTACAACTCACGTTCATCAGCACTATGATGCTTCTCATCATGCCGTTCATGTTCCTTGTCGGAATCCTGAGTTTTGGTAGAAGAATGCTGAAGGGATACATCGGCACAATCACTGGTCTTATGGTTCAGAGAGTGGCGCTGGTTACTATGCTGGCTGTGATGTTCAGGGTTCTCGCTAGTGTTGGAACAGCAAGTAGTTCCTACATCTCCTGCGCCATGTTCAGTGCTGCCGTCTGTGTGCTGTTCCTGATGTTCAGGAAGCAGGTCGAGGAGATGATCTTCACCAGCACAGCAGGAGCCTTCAACGCACCAACTGTTGCAGACAGGTTCAGGAAGGATCCAGGCGGGTTCGTCAGAAGCGGTGTTCCTGGAATGAGCAATGGTTCATTCATCAAGAACCATGTTGACATGGTTCGTCGTGGTGCTGTCAGTGCAGCAGCCGGAGGTATCGCTGGTACTCTTACTGGAACCAACCCGTTCAGGTCTGCTCATGAGGCAAGCAGAATTGAACGACAGAAACTTGGTAACCAGCAGAGAAGGCGTGGATTCAAGGGTCTTGACACGTTCAACAGAGGTATGGGTGCTGGTGAGGTTGTTGGTTCCAAGCAACTTGACAACGACGAGTACGCATCAGCACTGAGAGATGACATCCTTACTCAGAGCAAGGTATACAAGGACTACGAGAAGGCTGAGGAGTACTACAACTCTCTGCCTGAGCGCGAGGACTTCAACGAGCACGGTGTCAAGGAGGTGTTCAGGTATGATCCTGTGACGGGCCAGAAGGTTGAACGTCCAGTTGAGCCAACGTTCCAGGATGTTGAGCGTGAGATGCACATTAACCTTCCAGGTAAGAAGATTAAGAGGCTTTCCAAGCAGATGCGTGCAGAGGACACCAACATGATTGGAACACACTTTGCAGATGAGCCGAAGATCAGGAACAAGGCCAGGAACGTCAAGGAACTTGTGGACCGCGAGACAAGAGAGGAGAAGGACAAGAACAAGAAGTCTTCTCTTGATCGCTCCAAGGACAAGGAAGTAAAGAAGATGGTCAAGAAGATTGACAAGACCTACAAGTCAAGTAAGGAAGACTGGGCTGTCGATCAGAAGCGGGCTCTGGGTAAACTGAGAGCGGCTGCCATTTTCAATGAATCTGACTTTGAGGTCGAGGATCCGTTTAGGTCAACGATTGAACTCGAACCGGACATTAATGGTGATGAAGTTTGGGATCGTAATACAGATGACCGATACAGAGATGAAGAAGACGATTCAGAAGATTTGAAATAGTAAACCAATAGTCAACAATAAAGAGAATGGTGGGTTAATGTCTCACTATTCTCTTTCTTGTTTTTCTATGTAGAATAGTTTCCACGTCACTTACCAGTAGAGATATTCCATGAGTTAAGACAGAAGCAAGAAGATACCGGAGGAAAGTCTTAATGATCCTCAGAAAAGAATCTCCTGGAGCAGTGTATGCTGACACCTCTGGTAAGTCTTCTGTGCTGGTGTCAACCTCACGTCAGAACAGAGGTGTGCTCTCTGGACTGATGACTTTTATGGCTGTCTTTTTCGTTGTTGTAGCATCTGTTGCCGGAGGTTTGTCAGCAGAGTACAGGAGACAGCAGGTCGAGGCCATTGACTGGACACAGTGGCTCATGTGTGAGGTTCTTCCTGAGTCAGCGAAAGAGGTTTACCAGTACGCCAACTCAAAGGATCTGCAGTTCAATCTTCGTTCAAAGAGTGCTGTCACTTCCGGTATTGATGATGTGGATCAGGGTCTAAACTGGCTGCTTGAAGGAACAGGATCAGACTTCAAGACAGTCAATGAGGCTATTCTTGGTTACAGTCTCTATCCTCAGGCAGCAGCCACCCCTGAGGAGCAGAAGCAGAAAGAGGAGAAGGACAAGCAGAACCAGCAACAAGGACAGCAGCAGGACAGTGGCACCAAGGGCGTTCCAAATGGTGGTAACTACGTCAACCCTTACGACCGTTTTGGTGTTGCTGGACTGAACTTCTCAGGTTATCAAGGCGAATGGAAATACTTCGTCATTGATGCTTGTAAAAAGGATGGAGAGCCAAGTGACCCTAAGGCCGGGCTTTTCTATCAGACACGACTTGAACCAAGAAGCGGCTGGGAGGACATTGGTAACTCCAAGGACGTAAGAACAAAGCAGTTCTCAGCGAATCCAACCTATCCTATTGTTGCTGCGTCTTTTAACACGATAGCCAACATGATCTTCAGCATCACCAAGATTATTGTGACGCTGACGATTGCCTTCATTAACTTCTCTCTGACAGATGTTGTCACAACTCTTGGTCTTGATAGCGTCATTGGTGGAAAGAGTGGCGTCTTCACGTCACTTTTCAACGGAGTTTTTACACCGCTAGTCGCTCTCGCGTTTATTGCGACTGCCTGCTGGATCTTCTGGATTGGTGTTATCAAGAAGCAGTACAGAGAGTCAGTCACAGGTGTTGCCAGATCGATTGCCATGTTCTGTCTGGCAATTGTCATCAGTCTCAACCCTCTACAGTACATCACCATCCCCAACAATGCTGCTGTCATTCTTGAGGCTGCTATCCTTTCCTCAATGAACTCCAACCTTCTTGGTGGTTCAGACATGTGTGCAACTGATGTTGGGCAGGTGAACTCTAACCTGCTTGTCTCGAAGGGTAAGGATGAGCAGGGGCAACTTGACGAGGCGGCTCAGAACATCAAGAGCGTCATTGGCTGTAAGTTGTGGCAGAACCTTCTCTTCAAACCCTGGACGGAAGGGCAGTTTGGTACAGACTACAACAACCTGTGGGCCAATGGAAAGAAGGCCGACTGGGCTCCAGAAGGTGCACAGGAACTTGGTAACGCCAACGATGAGATGGTTGGTCGCGCCGATGTTCCACTAGGCGCCAACAAGACCATCAACAACTGGGGTGTCTACCAGGTGTCTGCTCAGACAAGCGCTCATGCTGTCACTGATGGTGACGGTAAGAAAATGGTTCCAGTTAATGGTGTAGCGCCAGACTGGTACCGTATTGTTGATGCTCTGTCCAACTATGATGAGGAGGAGGTCAGTGAGGATACACAGGTCAACAAGTCTGGAGCAACTGAGGCTGTCAAGTACAAGGCGCCCAAGGAAGCGAACAAGCCTCTCGCCTACTGGGACACATGGGTGGGTAACTCCATCGGAAGCCGTTACACCTCGTCTCTGTCATCAATTCTTATTGCTCTGATTGCCTGTGCCAGCCTGATTCTTCTAGGTGGATTGACAGCCGTCTACACCTTAGGAATGACGATAGCAATGGCTTTTGCGCCCATATTCTTGCTGCTGGGCTGCTGGGCAGGTATTGGATGGAACATCTTCAAAGGATACGCTGGAATGGTGTGGCAGACCTTCTCGTCACGAGTCATGTCCACACTCTTGCTGATTTTCAATGTCATTCTTGTATCCAACATCCTTGACATGGCAAGCACCATCTCCTGGGGAAAGATGGTAACTCTGCTGATGATTCTGACTGTTGCCATCTTCAAGGGAAGAAACAAGATTATTAACGCATTCTCTACTGTCAACTTTGGCGGCGCTGACTTGAGCACTACTGCTAAGGCTGCTTTCAGGAAGACAGCAGACATCACTATGGCGCCACTGAAGACCAGCGGAAGGTTCGCCTCGTCTGCTCTTGGTGGAGGTTTTGGTGCCAGAAAGGCTGGAGGAACCTTCACACGAGGTATAGGTGCTGGTATAGGTCAGGAAATCAGCAATCTGGCTTATCGCTCCAAGGGCTTGCGTCATCTAAAGACCACATATGATGAGCAGGCAACAGCACTTGGTAAGAACAACCCTCTTGCTGGTGAGAAGTACTGTGCCAAGTGTGGTAAGAAACTGGACTACGAGATGGACGAACGTGGTACAGAGATGTTCATTGGTGGTCGAGACGGGAATGGTAACCTTATCTGCCGACAGTGCCTGGAAGACATCAATGATCCAGACGTGGATGAGGTCAAGTTCCCTCGTCCGACAGAGCGCAAGATAAAGGACATGAAGCGTGAGAAGGACAAGCAGCGCATGAGGATTGCTGACGCCTACCGCAAGCGCTTTTCGTACAAGTCAGCATATGGTGAAGAGTTTGCTTATACAACGGATGCTGTACTTCAGAACGCAAAGGAAGGCAGAAGACAACAGGGAGAAGCAGAACTCAGGAGAATGATGGCTGTTGTCAAGAATGACATTAACGAGCATGAGAATGCTGTTCTGGCTAAGAATTATGCTGAGTTTGACAACCCTAACAGAAAGAAGCCGGATAAGATTGAGAACGCCAGGACAACCATCACTGCTGAGATTCCAAAAGAAATTGAAAGATATGTTGACAAGAACGCTCTGCAGGCTGCTTGGGCGTCACAGAACTATGACTACGTGCTGATGACATATGTTGCTGCCTGGGTTGTCTGGTATCAGGAGAACACTGGACAGAAGTACTCGGCTGATCTTGATGAGACGTTCAAGGCGGTCAAGGAGAGTAAACTCGATTCCTTTGATAGGGCTGAGTTGAAGCGTTTTGCTGAGATGAAATCAAAAGAGAACGATGAGAGCAGTAGTGACTTGGACAAGAGGAAGAGTGATGACGAGTGAGTATGTCTGATGTCTATGTCATGAACAAGATGAACGCACTGAATGAGTGCATACGTATTCATCATGACGTCAAGAACTCTGAACTTGGTATTGATCCACCCTCATTCATTCCTGACGAGTTGATCTATCTTGTTGACGATGAGGAGATTGATCGTCTCTGGTACTTTCAGAACTATGATGAGGTTCGGCGCATCTTTGGAAAGTTCTGGATACAGATTACTGAGAGTAATACCTGTACACCTGTTGAAATGAGCCTACAGGAAATTATTGATAAATCAAAGCAATCATTAAAACAATGATATTTCGCCATAAAGTTGGCATACTATCGATAACTTCAGCAAAGGAAAAACACTTATGGGTCTTCTTGACAACGCAAAAAAGAGACTGCAACGATTCGGCGAGGAGACCATCTCAGAGACGGACAAGGACCTTCCTGAGCCAGATGAGAAGAACAGTCACTCTGGTATCATGGGTGGACTGAAGTCAAAGATACCCAACCTTGGCAAGTCGTTCCATATAGACCCTGATGACACTGCTGACAAGGTTATCAGTAAGCACGAGGAGGAGTATCACAAGATGATGCCTTCCTCTGGAGAACCTGTTCCTTCAGTGCAGGAGGGTCGTATACAGGACGTGCTGGAACTTCTTGACATTCCTCCGACGTTTGAAGTCAGTAACGTTGTGCTTCTTCCTGAGGACTTCGATGGGATCGACTTCCAGATCCAGATTCCTGAAGGATACGAGCCCAGCGAGGTTGAGGCTTTCAAGGATCGTGCAAGAAAGAGCACAAAGGAACTAGTCGATCTTCTTAAACTCAGGAACAAGCATGTTGCACAACTGGCCTCAACGATTGACAGGTTACAGGTTGATGCCAACAACTTGAAGTTCGATGCTGAGGTTGCCAACGGTATCAACATCATGCCAACAGACTCCATCGCAGATCTTGAGAACGAGTTGATGGAACTCAGACTGCTCACAAGACAGTTGCAGGACGAGAACAACCGACTCTCAAAGGGCGGATCTGCTGAAGGATATGAGCAGGTTGTTGACAGTCAGATGAGTGATCAGGTCTCGTTGCTGACTCGTGAGAACGATGAGTTGAGAGAAGAGATCTACACCCTGAAGAACCAGTTGGCCGTGTACATGGATGATGACAACAGTATTCCGTCACAGCCATCACACAGGGTCGTCTCTACTCCCATGGGCTCAATCAGCAGACCAGATGATAACGGCTATGCACCAGGTCAGTTGTCTTCTGGTTCTGTGTTCCACTCTGACGAGGATGAGAGCCTTGATGAGTTTCTGGAGAGCAACAAGAGTTTCTATGAGTCACAGAACATGAGTGATGATGACGATGACGAGTTGGACAGAATCTTTAACGGAGGATGAGGATCTTCCGGTTCTCTGAAACTCTCGTCAGCCGATTAAACTAAACTCCTCATTTCTCTTTACTTTTAGCAGAAAGACTATACTCAATCATGTCAGTTCTTACTACCATTCTATCATCTCCTGTGCTCTCATTTGATTTTCCGTTCATTGTCGTCGTGCTGCTTTTGGCGCGGTTTACCAAGATTGATCCTCTTAGGTACAGCGGCATACTAGTTATTCTTGCAGCAGCAAAGATGGTGATAGCACATCTTTCGGGGAATGACTTTCTTCTGGTTCCAGTACTTGTGTCGTCTTTGGTGTCAATGCTGGTTATAGTCCTTGTTGCTGGTATGCTTGGAACCAGGATGGGAACAGACAACTACAAGTCACTACTTGGTGGAAGTGTCATGTTCCCCTGGTACCTTGGTATGGACTACTCTCTTGTCTACATCTTCGTGTCTCTTGCTGTGTTGTCTGTTGTCTCTCTGTGGAAGACATACAGTGGTTTCTGGTCCAACGGACACAGGATGATGAAAAAAGACAGAGCGAAGAAAGAATTGTCTGAAGATGAGTACAACAATGTTATAAAGAAAGCGAGCACTATTTTCGCTTTACCTCTCATCGTGTCATCTTTCCTTGTGATAGCAATACTTTCGTTATAGTCTATTATTCCTGAGTCACTATTAGATAAAACCTGTGCCAGATAAAACAAAGGCACAGGTTTTGATATTTGAACATATTTCAAAAGTATTTCTTCAAGCATGAGGTTGCCAATGAGAAGCAAGGAAAAGAGCGCGTTCGCTAGTGATGACTCACTCACGGCTGACGAGATGCTGTCAGAGACCCTGAGTGAGACTAGTGATAGCAGTCCGTCCTCAAAAGACGTTGTTGTCGAGGATGAGATTGACAAGGAGAACAAACGCAAGAAGCGCAAGATTATCCTGTTCTCATCTCTTGGTGCTGCCCTGACAGTAGGTATTGTCACAGGAACAGTATTTCTGGGCTCGTCACTGCATCATTTTGGTCACGCCAAGCCCAGTGCTAGTTCATCGGCAACAGCCGAGGTGACTTCTGCTGGTCAGGTAGCAGTCCCGACAGACGACCCTAATGCGCCTCAGAACTTTGCCAGAGAGAATCCCATTCCTTTTGAGCACGAGAAGTGGCAGGCAGCACCCTACACAGCACAGGTCACTGGTAAGGACAAGTCAAGTCAGGTTCCAAACGATGACCTGAGATCAAGCATCCTGTCTTCGGTGGCTAAAGGTTCTCTTGATGGTGGTGGTCTGGCCTCAGCCGCAAGCACTCTTCCGTCAGAGGCTGCAGGGTTCACTTCTGACCTTGACAAGCAGACGATGGAGGATGGTACACCCAACCCCATGTTCTCCTACTGGACTGAGGAGCAGTTCAGTGCTGAGGTTGGAATCATGACAGAGAGGCTGCTCAATCCTGTCTTCGGTGGGTGGGAGAACTACCAGTACCCTGAGTACAAGGCCAACACTGAGTTTGACACAGCACTGTTGTCAGACCTGTTCACAAGCAACTGGTCTGAGTCCAACTCTGCTAAGCCTCACAGTGATTACGTGCCGGTCCTGGCCGACTGGAACTCTGACAACTATGGCGGTAAGTACAATTTGACAGATGTTGCCAGGTGGTTTGGCAAGGTGACATCAAGCAGCACAACCTTCACATATGATGAGTCCAAGTTGAACTACACCGCAACCTATGAGGCCAAGGTCAAGTTCACAGCATGGACCAAGGATCAGAAGAAGGTTGAGAGGACAGGAACACTGACTCTTAACCTTGTTCCGGCAGTAACACAAGAATATGGAAACAACACGAGCAACAGGGTACTGATTGACTCAGGATCCCTAAGGATGGATGACTGAAACATGAGAAAGGGAAGATTCTTCGGAAAGGCTGGCGCCATCGGTCTTCTGGTCGCCGCCTTAGGTCTGGGTCTGTCAGCACCCACAGCGGCCGCGTCTGACAACTCTGGTGGTCTCGGTGGTGGGGCCGGTGGCGGAACCGTCAACAGTGCCTACTGGGTGAGCGCAACCGGCTCAAACGCATACAACGTCTTCAAGGCCAAGAGTGGTCAGGGCAACACGTTTGAGAGCAAGTTGCAGAGGTCTGGTGCTGACATCAACATCTGTAAGCGCTCAAATGTCATCTGGTGGGTCCAGTCCTCAAGCGGGTTCTGGGTTCACAACTGGACTGGAGCGACGCACGGTCCAAGAATGTCTATTGGTGCCAGTATTGAGGGTCCTTACTCGGTATCTGGGCGTCCACCAACAGGTAGCGAGGTGACACAGTTCCTTTCCTGGGATCGTTGGAGCAACGGGCACAGGGTTGACTCTCAGCCAGGATACACAGTTATCTGCGGTGGAGCGTTCCTTCGTGCTGACGAGTGGCGTAACTATGTTCAGCAGAGGCAGACCAGTGACACAGACACATATGACGTGACAAACACATACGCCATCACATCAACTGTCACTCCAAGAAAGGTTGATGGTCAGTACCCTGGCAACGGAGAGTTTGAGGCTCAGAGCAAGGTCACCAAGACCAACTTTGGAAAACTCTATGACTCTCTGGTGACAGGCGCTAAGATGTCACCCAACGAGGTTCGTCAAAAGGTTGCTGAGGCTGTCAACAAGGACAAGACTGGCACCTTTGACTCGTCTGTGGATTTGAGTGACAAGAACCAGAAGGCTTTTGCCAAGGGCGGAATTCTGGATGTCTCTCAGTACCAGACGAGAGCGACCTTGAAGGTGGCTCGAAACGTTATTCATTACCAGCAGCGTGAGTGTAAGGACAAGAGGACTTGGAACTCGTACTGGGGAACATGGAATGCCTGGCAGAACTCTTCCTGTACTAACTGGCACACAGTCAAGGACAGTGTTGGGGCGCTAGGAGTCACCAAGAACGCTCAGACGCCACAGAAGAAGTCTTTCTTCCAGATGCTCTCTGTCCACTGTAACAAGGACGCTTTTGATGCTCTGGTTGCTGCTACAAACGCTGAGGTTGTCAGTGTGGGTGACTCTGAGCGCGGTCTTTCAGCAGTTGCCAAGTCTCAGGTGAGAAGCAGCCAGCCTGTTCATACAGACTTTGGTGACCCAAGCAACCCTGACGGAAACGCTGCCGCTTCAGGACACATCTCATTCTTCGACAAGGAGTGCCCGTTCGACTGCACGGCCAGTTCAGCCAAGAACGCTGGAGCCTCTGACAAGAATGACGCCATTAGCAACCGGGGAACTTCAGGAGCATCTGGCAATGGTGGTCTGAATGGTGCTCAGTCAGAGGGTCTGTCAACAAACTCCTTCGAGATGTTCCGTGACAACAAGATGCGTGAGATCAGGTTGGACACATGGTACCCGAAGAGCACCGACATCGTTCACTACAACGGTGCTGCACCAAGAACCACAACAGTGTCTCGCTGGTCTGAGGGAACACCTGACACCACAGGCAAGAACGGTGGTAAGTTCACCATGGAGGCTGTAGGATCAAGCGGCAAGGGAGTCAACGTCTTTGGTACGGGACAGACACCTGCTGCGAACCAGAGGAACTGGGACAAGGGACTGTTCTCCAACAGCACTGCCAGTGTGATGGATGGGTTCTACAACAAGTTCAAGGTTGGTGCATCCTGGGCGTCAGAAGAGGGTAAGCCTCAGATTCTCAACGTCAAGTGGGAGTACGCTCCAGAGGTCAGCACAACATTCCCGTCAAAGATCGGGTTTGAGACCAGTGGTGATGGTAACAGGTTCAATGCAGTCACACGCAACAACGTTGAGCAGACAGCACCTATCGAGGGTAAGTGCTATTCAACGTTTGGTACAGACACAAGTGGTAGCACCAAGGACCTGTTCAGGGATAACACTGGTACTGGAACAACTAACAACATTGATGGTAGGATTATTGGAGGGACCGACAACCCGAGTACTGTGTCAACAAATGTTGTCATCAACTTTGTTAGATCTACAACAGAATGACACATGATATGTTATGACAATCATAGATGATATGATTGTTTAGGATTGTTACCTGGTGGGGCTGAGCAATGGCGTCAGATCGTTACTCAGCCCCACCAGTTTGCCAACTACAAGAAGCCAGACAAGATGCTAATACTGTTTCTGAGAGTGACAGGGGCGTGTTTTATGGAGGTGAGAGGTTAAATAGTCATGAGAAGGATAAGGAATTTCTTTGGAAGCCTAGATCTCAGTGTGTTCAAGATTGCCGGAGCAGCACTGGCAGCAATTACTGTAGCTCTGTTGTCCTCATACCTTACTGGTTACGTGTCCAGCCTGATTCTTGCTGGCATGGCGTCTGTTGTCACTGCTATCGCCTCAGAGTTCTATCGTGCCGTGCTTTCTGTTACTTCCAAAAACGCTGTTGCAGCAGCCAAGAGAACCGTGTCATCGTCGTCGTTGCTCTCAACTGGTAGTATACAGGATGGTGATACAGAGGAGATTCCAGTAGTTGGAAACGAGGTGAGTACAGATAGCGACTCCAATATGCCAATAGAGAGTCATGTAAGCGATTCTGAGGGCATAGAGGTTGACAAGAGTACTCTGATGGGCAAAATCGTTTCTGTCCTTCCTGAGTGGCTGACAAGCGCTGATCCAAGAAAGGTTAAGAGGATACTGAGACACACCAGTATGTTCATGGCAACCATGTTCATAACCATTGGAGCAACATGCTTGATTGTCAGTGCTATCAAGGGTGAGCCCGTCTACAAGACCATTGTGACAACAAACAGTGCTGACGTGGACGCTCTTAAAGAGAGGATTGCCAACTTGGAGGCAGAACATCAGAAGAATGGTGGATCATCTTCACCCGCAGAGACATCAAGTACTGAGAAGTCAGCGTCTTCCCAGCCATCCACAGCATCCTCTGCAAGCAAGCAGTCATCTCATGACAGTACATCTGACAGCAGTGACTCAGAAGGTCAGTCTGGATCAGACAAGGACAGCAGCAGCCAGCACAACCAGAACTCTGAAAGCAAGCCAGACAACAGTTCTGGATACAAGTCAAATCCCGGCTCTGGCAACAAGACTCAGGTCGGTGGATCGTCCCAGCACAAGCAGAGCGGGCAACAGAACTCACAACAAGGTCAACCTGACTCAGAGCAGAACAAGGCAGGTGTCTCTCAGGACTCGTCTGAGCAGAACCAGAACACGGAGAACAGCGGTGGCAACAAACCTGAGTCTGGTCAAGATGTCAACAGCCAGAACGACAAGGCAGCCCCTGATTCAGAGATTCCAGCATCAGAAAACAAACAACCATAGATAAAACTCATCTCGACTAGCAGAAGGATCTCTGGTCACGTTGTTAGAATGTCAGGTAGTGCATATTCTGCTCGCACTACCTGACATTTTTTGGTTGCAGGGATATTTTCGAGCAGTACTGGTGATAGATGTAAGGAGTTGCAGGTGTCTGCAAGTAAGAAGGTTGCAAGGAGAATGAAGTTCTCTGACTACCGAGACGATCCAGAGATCAAGTTTCCTGCTGTCAGGTGGATTCTTGACAAGAAGATCTTCTATGCCATTGCTGCGCTGATTGCTGTTGCTCTGGTAGTCTATATGGCTAGTCAGGGTCAGACCTCCTACAAGAAGATTGTGTCAGCACCAAAGACGACATCACCCTATCAGAACGTGGCTGCATCAGACTCTCCTGGTACTCAGTGGGCCAAGGCACTGCTTGCCGAAAATCCGGCATCTGTTCCTCAGTGGGAGTTAGTGTCTGGTGGTAAGCCTCAGCACCCTGTTCCAAATGATGTCTGCAAGCAGGAGCAGGTGCCTGACTCTGTTGCTGGATCTGTCTCTGCCAAGGGTTCTGGTGTCGCAGTGACTGTTCAGGTGTATGGTGCTGGTCAGGCTGCTGCACAGTTTGACAACTACATCAAGAGGTGGTCGAAGTGCTTGAAGGACTTTGAGCAGAAGCCTGGAGTCTCAGATGCGACTGTCTACACGTTCAGTAATGGATTTGTCATGGTCTCTGGTGACGCGATTCTTGGAGCAACCGCATCAGACTCAGGTATGAGGGACAAACTTCTCTCCTACTACCAGACCAAGGTTCCTGAGACGTTGAGGGCTACTCAGTGCCTGAGTCTGACATCAGCATCTGCTGACAGCCTGCGAAACCTCTTCTACCACCCCAACGACTACACTGGGCTCAAGAAGAGCGAGAGCATCAAGACTCAGGTTGACACCAGCAACCAAGCCACCCCGTTACCGCAAGGTCTACAGAGTGTCAGCAATCCTGACGCTGAGGAGCCTGAAGCCCCACTACCTGATGGATTCCCCTCCTTGCCTGGTGAGGTCGCCAAGCCGACACGTCCAGAAGGCGTTTCTGATAACTCTGACTTCAGTGAGACAGCCACCTACCAGATTGAGGACGTGAACGGTCCTGGATGCGGATGGGCATGGTCTGGTCAGAAGATGCCTGTCTACAATGCTGGTGAACTTGCCAGCGCTCAGAAGAAGTCTATTGGTAAGGCTCAGGATGACGCCAACCACAAGGCTGTTGGATACATGCAGGCTCGTCACAACTGGTCAGGATCGATGCTCAACTACGTCTCACAGGTTGACTCGTGGAACAGGTATGTGTCACAGGTGAATGCTGTGCATGACAAGTGGTCTTGGCTCAACAATGAGCGTTCTCTTATTGAGGGCTCGTGGAGGCAGTATGTCACAGACCATAACGACTGGTTCACCTTTGACGACAGAAAGAAGGCTGCTAAGTTGAAGTTTGATCAAGAGACTCTTGCCTGCAACACCGCTAACGAGAACCTTGCCAAGTGGGAGCAGCAGTACGGAGAGGCATGGAAGAAGGAGCAGGAGAGGGCCGCTAGAGAGAACGGTGGAAAGACACCAGCCCCAACACCGTCTCCAAGCGCTACTGCACCACCAACTGCACTGAGGTTCCCAAACTCCAACCCAACTCCTACACCTACTGCTGACAGTGGTAGCAACCCGAAGATTCCAGACAAGCCAACAGGTTGCACAAACCCGCCTGTGAAGGATGAGATCCTGGATCAGGAGAAGCCAGCAGAGCCTCAGCCTCCTGTCATTCCTAACGGAGTCACTATCCCGAACTCATGGCCTCAACCGAACAAGTGAGTTTGTTGTCAAAAATCACATAATTATCACAGATCTCCCAAGATGATGAGACTCAGATCACTATCTTGGGAGATTTGTAGTTAAGATGTACCTAGACGAGGGCTCTGAACAGCAACCAGCGGCCTTTGTTGGATGCTCAAGCCATGACTGTGCATGAGTAGGCAAGTATAAGATACAGACATTTAGGGGATTGAAACATGGCTTTTCCAATGGAGTTGTTTTTTGGAACAGTTGGTCAGGTTCGAGAGAAGCGAGTTGTAGGGAAGGATGATCGTAGCGTTATCAACTTCTCTGTTGCTTACACACCACGCGCCAAGAACTCATCTGGTGAGTGGGTTGACAAGCAGACTATCTGGCGTGAGTGCACTGTGTGGGGCAAGCAGGCTGACTATGTTGAGAAGTCTTTTAAGAAGGGTGACCGTGTTTTTGTCTACGGTCAGTTGAATGTTGGTGACCCATACACTGACAAGAATGGCGATGAGCACCCTGGACGTGAGTTCATCCTGGTTGAGGAGACTGGTCTGTCGGTTCTCTTCAGTCCTGCTCACTCTGACCGTGAGGCCAGGAACTCTTCTGGATCCAGTGCTTCTCCTAAGCGTCGTTCATCTGGCAGCAGTGCTTCTGCTAAGAGGAAGGCTGCCCCCAAGGCCAAGGATGATGACTTCGGTTCAGACGACTGGAGTGACGGTGACGACTGGGCTGACTCTGTTGACGAGGACGACCCGCCTTTCTGACAGGCATTTCAGCCAATGATTGCATAAGTCAATCATACTAAGGGTGGTGATTGATTGCTGGTGTAGTCATGATGCAAAACCGGTGTAGCAGATGAGCCATGATTTCTGAGAGATGAAGTCATGGCTTCTCTACTGTAGTCCAACATTGCTACCCTATCTTAATATGTACTAGTACGCTCCACTAATCTTGTGTTATAATACACTCATACTGTTACTTAGTCGAGTTCTTGAGGGGAGGCTCACCAGATGCCGTCTAAGACTGTCGTGTCACGCACATATCCACGTGTACCATACGCAGCGTTTGACAAGAATGGTAAGCCTCTAGATCTGAATGAGGTTCTGAACGGCATCAGGAAAGACGCTGAACTGGTTGCTCACTACGCCTTGAAAGAGATGACTGAGCAGAACCTCGCCCTGGTGACCTACTTCGATAGACTTAAACCGTCAGGTGCAGGGTACATGATGGGTCTGAAACTTCCTTCTGAGGTGAAGAAACAGTTCAGAAGCGGTGCATCTCGTTTAGAGCGTATGTTCAGAGAACAAGTGGTTAGTAACCTACGTTCCTGGGTGACTAGGGTTGAGGTCATGACTCAGACCTCCACTAAATACGTCTCTGCTGGCTGGAGGAGAACCGCCAGTAAGTCAAAGCCCAGTTCCATGAAACCTCGTTTAGCCTTGTCAGCCACAGACAAGGGGTATCACAAGAACTTCAGTGTTACGTCTAAGCGTGTTTCTCTTGATATGGTTGTACAGGGCAGTTGGGTGACGCTGCACTTCCCCACACCACCTCAGTTATTGGAGAAGGGCTGTGAGTCCGGTGTGCCTGACATCTGGATTGATAAAGACAACAGAGTTGTCTTTGGATTTCATGCTAAGACAGATCCAGGTCGTCCGAAATTCTCTGAGCGCTATGTCATTGGTGTAGACGTCGGTGTAAAGAATCCTGCTGCTTACGTAGTGTGGGACACTGAGAGAAAAGAGGTCATCGAGAGATCTCTGCTAGGTCAGCGCGCCAGGTCGTTACACAACAAGATCAAGCGTGGTCAGACTCAGGTCACTGCCTTGCAAAGGAAGAACCGCCCCGAAGAGGCAGCCTCTCATAGGAAACATCTCTCAAACAGAAGACGCGAAGCAAGTATCCTCATTGCTCAGGAACTAGCGAACGCGGCGTGGCACTATGACAACGCCATCGTGTCGTTTGAGGATCTGTCTTATATCAAGAACACCATGAAACACGGGCGCTGGTTCAGGGGCGAGGTATACAGGCGTACCAGAGACATGGTTGAGGCTGATGGCGGCCGAGTAATGAAGGTCAATGCTGCTTATACCTCTCAGAGGTGCCATGTTTGTCAGTCTGACCTTGACATGAGTAACTACTCTCAACCGTGCTGCGCTACCTGTGGTATTACCCATCATCGTGATCTGAACGCCGCAGCGAACATTGCTCAGCGAGCGAATGTCAAGAAGGCGTGCGAGACCAGAAAGAAGCACGCCACAAAGACCAAGCGTGTTCGCCGTTCCAAGTGTCAAAGAAGGCCACTCAAGCACCCTGGCACAAAGAATAAACCAACGCCTAAGGCGCCACAGAACCAGAAGAAGAGAAGAACCAATACTCGTACTTATCCACCTCTTCCAACTAAGGGGGAGGTGAGTGTGAGGATGTGCCCCGCAGACACTAGGGTTTCTGCGGTGGACCATAATACGTGGTTTCAGACAACAAGCGGCACGACGAATCCGAAGAAGAACCTGTCTACTGCGAATACAGTAGATGTGGTTTATCTCAAGGAATAGTCATACGCTCATCTGCTTTTCTGAGATGATTGTTCGTTAACATAGAAGGTAGAGATATACCTTTTCTGTCAGAGCCATTCATGAGTAAATGGCGCATGAGACAGAGAGTTTAATCAAAAAGGAATGGTTCTATGAGCATCAGAGGAACAGACGGAAATACTGTTGGCAGGCGACCAGTAGTGGCTTCAAGAATGGGTGGCGATACGGTACCAACTCCTCCGCCACCTACAAGGGAGGATGTTGAGTCAGCACGTCAGCAGCATTTCGCAGTTCCTGAGTACACTGACACTGTGTCTGACTATGTTGCTGTTTCGTTTGACGAGAGCGTTATAGGTCATCCACATTCATTCTCAGAGAGTACCGATTCCTCTCAGATGTCGAATCAGAATCAAGAATCTCCTCAGGAAGACAACAGATCTCTGTCTGTCAAGACACCTAAGAATCCTGTTTTCAAGGACGTGTTCAGTAACGGAGAGGCTTCTTCCGGGGATCTTCCTAGTGCCAGCAAGTTCACTGACTTTCTGTCTAAGGACATTGCAAGGGCAAAACTGGTCAAGATTCTTGCTGGAACCGTTTTTGTTGTTGGTATTGTCGTGATAGTTGCACTTGGTTACATGGCTTCCAGACCAAGTGCTCCCAAGTCCAGCGCTACTCCTACAGCAACAGCCAACCAGCAGGCCAGCCCTGGAGCAGTTCTTGGTAGCGGTGTCGTTGGCGGTTTTGAAAATCCTGTTGCCTCAAAACTAAAAGACCTTCCTACTCCTAGCGCCTCTCAGATCAAGGCTGATGTCTCTGAGTCGTCTATCACGTTGTCGTCAGGATATGTTGTCTCGTTCAAGGGCTTTAAGAACACTCCGGCACAGTCCTCTTGCACAGTGGACCAGCCAACAGACTTCTGCTTCTCTGGAACAGTCTCTAAGGATGGCGTGAACGGGAAGATCTACACTTTTCGTGATGCTGTTCACAGTCGTCTACTGGATGGAGGACTGGACTATAAGGAGTCAGGTAAGCCGAACACTATTGCTGCTGGTACGCTAACAATCACCACTGACGCCTCTGGAAGCAGGACGCCAGCAGTCGTTATCGCAACAGGTGATGGGGCTGGTGTCATGGTGACTACAGGAAGCCAGAAAGAGGCTGAGGCGCTGATGAAGTCTGTTGAGATCACCAAGCACTGACAGAGTTAGATCCTAAACGCTGAGTAGATATGTTAACTCTAGGGTCAGTTTTTATGAGGAAGGTCTAACTGATACATGTTGACACAAGCAGGTATACTTGCAGCATTATATGTCATTGTCATGCCTATAGTTCTTCGTCTTGCTGCAGTAGTTCACAAGAAGATGGTGACAGACAGGCTGGTCGAGAAGGCCGGTAAAAACGCTGCTGCTCTGGATAAGATCAAGCCGCCTATCTGGAACCAGTGGAAGGAACGTCTGAGTTACCTTATCAAGGAGGACAAGCGCCTGGCTTCGTTCGGATCCAAGAAGAAAGACGATAAGGAAGAACCACCTGAGAGCGGTATCACTAACAAGCAGGTCTTCTTCCTGATTCTGCTCATTGGGCTAGGATGCTTCGTTTCTCCGTCGTTCGGAACCTCGTGGTGGATGCTTGCTGCTGGATCGCTCTTGTTCTTCGTTGGTGTCTCTGTCGGAATGAGCATGGCGAAACCAGTCGTTGAGGCCAGAAAGAGCACTTTGGACAGAATGTTTGAAATCGCTTCAAAGCGCCTTGGACAAAGCCTTGAGTTCAAGAAGAATCCTGGTGAGGTTATCAAGGTTCTCAAGTGGGAGAATGAGATTGATGCTGTAAGGATCCAGTTCAATGTGCCAGACAACTTCGATCACGAGATGGGAGGCGAAGGATTTCTTAGGCAACTCAACCAGATCTTCGGTCAAGTGAGAACATTCGTTCCCGATGACAGCGATCCAGAGCATCCAGGATGGGACCGCATCAAGGGCGTGCTGACAATCTACGCTGTTCCACCACTACCACAGATTGCACACTGGTCAGCACACTACATCGACACTCCTGGTGTTGCTCCATCGTTCTTTCCTATCGGTCTCACAGTGTCTCAGAAAGCCTCTCTGGCTATTCCGAATCCAGAGACAGGTGAGGTTGAGCATGTTGTTGGGTTTGACCTTGCAGGAGAGCAGAAGGACTACGCCAAGAAGCATGGTCTTGAGTTTGACGACAACATTGCATCAGCAAGCCCCATGGTTCTGATTGCCGGAAGTACTGGTGGTGGCAAGGCCATGGCTTCTGACACCCTTGTTATTGTCAGAGTCAGAAGGAAGAAGTGATATGTCACGTTTTCTTGGGTACAGCAAGTTTGACACAGCGAACGGACCTGGAGTCAGGGTATCCATCTTCTTCTCTGGATGTTCTTTCAGGTGTAAGGGGTGCTGGTCTGCGACGGCCCAGAATCCTCGTATGGGTGAAGAGTTTACTGAAAGCACTGTTGACATGGTTCTGAGTGACTGTGACCATCCTTCTGTTGCTGGTCTCTCTGTTCTAGGTGGAGAGCCTTTTGAGAACATGGAGGCAGTTGAGAGTCTACTGAAAGCATTCAGGAGCAGGTTCGGAGACACTAAGACTGTTTGGGTGTGGACAGGATTCTACTGGGATGAGATCATGCAGGATTTGAGCAAGACTCGACTGCTTCAATATATTGACGTCTTGGTTGACGGAAGATTTGAAATTGCTCTAAGAGACACTAAACTACGTTTTAGAGGATCATTAAACCAGTCTGTTATTGATGTCAAGAAGTCAATTAAAGCAGATGAGATCGTTTGGTGGGATGGAATAGGAGCAGAAGAATTTAAATAAGATTAAGTTCCCTTCCTTTGTTATAAGGAAGGGAACTTATTTCTTACGAAGAACTGCGGCTAGAAATCACATGTTCTATATGTTGGAGTATATTTTCTTTGTATTTAGTGTAGTCATCCTCCCATATATGATATAAATCTATCCCCTTTATCTTACATTTTCTAGATTTTTGTCTTTCGGGTGAATCACATGTATCATTGAGCAGATCATTTAAATAACACTTTTTATCATGCCAATAGCAACCATTATATTCAAATGCTAGGTTCATAGAGGGAATGTATATATCCAATTCTTTTGGAGAGAGGATTTCTCTGTCTCCATTAATGATTGGTATTTCACATGTGATTGATTTAATATAGTCATAAATTTCTACTTCTGCTTTACTAGTAGGATCCCCTTTACTGCACTGAGGGCATTTTGGATGATTAATAATGTTTCTAGGAGAAGTGTATCTGGAATGATTACATTCAGGATAGATAACCTCTATCTTTTTGTGTGATGATGCACTTATCTTCTCGAGTTTTTCTTTGTCTGTACTTAGAGAGCAGACCCATTCTGGTATCGCATTAGATTTAGCGCTTACTTCAGATCTGGTCTCTGATCTTTTTATTGTAGAACATATTTTGCATCCATAGCCCTGAACTCTCCTGTAAACAGAAATTGAGTATATATGTTCATGGTTGTCTTTACATATCCATTCAAGTTTTTCTTTTGATTTTGGATCAATTGGGCTACCATCTTTGTGTTTTAGTGTGTTCCATATTTCTGGGTATTTATTTTCAAGATCGTTCTTTCCAGGAACTAGGATGTATCCAGAGCAGCAAGGACAGGCAAATCCATATCTTCTCACCCTTGATTCAAGACTTGAAAGTTTGTCTTTAAACAAATGTCCACATTTTACACATTCCCACTCTTGTTTTTTGGTAACCGGAAATCTACTTATTTTATCATCACATAATACACAATCTAGGTTGTCATCTAAATCTTTAGTGTATATAAAAGAAGTTCTGCATTCTCTACACCTATTTGGGTTTTTCTTTATATCCCTTACACTATGAAGAAGAGAGTGACCATTCTTGCATTTGAAGTAATACTTGTCTGGTGTCTCAGATGAGATTGTATTCAAGTCTATTGGGTCGTTCAACTCATAATCCCATCTGTCAACAAGATGCTGAACACTTCCCAAGGGAGATTTTTGCGCTTTTCCTTTTCTAAGGTTTTTAGACATATTTGTTCTTCTACATTTAGGACAACCTCTACCTTTTACTATGTTGGTTATAGATGCTAACCAAGTGTGATCACATTGTTTACAAGTCCAATAAGCCTTCTTATTAGATCCAGGTCTAACATCAAATGGAGACTCTGGATGCTTATTATTACAGTCATGTTCTTTTTTATTCTTGTATACATCCCATTCTTCTGCTAAAGAAGGATGAAGTATACCAAAACTAATACAAATAGGGCATCTTGTCTTTAAAAGACTTTTTGCTGTGGATAAAAATTCATGACCGTGTTCGCATGTCCACCACAACTTGTTTTCGTGACTAATTGTGATCTCAGATACGGAGATACTGTTCTTGTTCTTGTTAAATTGCTTAGCAATCTCTGGATGAGTTGTCTCCAGATCGTTCCACCCAGATAAGCACTTAACTCCTGCACAGTAAGGACAACCAGAACCTTTAACTCTTGTTCTAACGACCGACTCCCAAGAGTGCATTTTCTTGCAAATCCACCAGATTCTCACAACGCCTGATCCAGCACTGATTGAATCAGGATCAAGATTCTTCTTGTTAAGTGTAGGATGAATTTCTCTTATAAGATCTGGGTAATCAGATAGTTTCTTCAATTTATAAATCCAATCTGTAAAATAGTCACAGACTCTATATCTAGAGATCACTATATTTGCTCAAAGATTAGATAGAATCTAAGAAGATCACAATACGAATCGAGGTTGATTTAATGTCCAACTGTAAGCACAGAAGTCCTGAGGATGGGGTATGGAGGAAGTGTGAGGGTATTGAGAAGTGTTCTTACAGAAAACGTGGCATCCAACTAGAGCACGCTTTCAGTCAGCAGGAGATAAACCAGATTGAGGCTCGACTTGCTGGAGTCAGTGATGAAGGTCTGAGCGGGTCTTCTGTCATACCTGAACCACCTCTTCCTAAAGATGCTATCAGGTATGACTCAGAGAAGATTGATCTCGCTAAAAGTACTTATGACAATTATATGAGCGAAGGAAGGATTCAGTCTGTCTCTGTTAATGGATTCAAGCAGGTCTTTGACTTTGACATTCCTAAGACAGGTATGATTGTTCGTGATGCCAAGGATTTAAGTAAGATGTACTATACTTACAACAATCCTTATGGTGGTGTAGAGTACTTTAACACTGAGACTGGTGAAAAACGTCAAGGATGCAGCGCTAGTGGATCCGACTTCAAGTATACAATAGAGGGTTTTCCTGCTGACAAGAAAGATGGCGCTAAGTTCAGTGATGCTGACTTCTGGAGCGCAACCATGCATAGCAAGTCAGCGTTTCATCTGGCAAGCAATCAGACAGACGCTTTTGGCAGTCAGATTCAGAGAAAACTCAACTCACATGGTCTTCGTCTGACTTCTGTCTCTGTGACTGACAGTAGACCGAACTGTTTCAGGTACGATGGTTTTGTTGATGTTTGCGCTGCTGACAGAGATGGCAGAAAGTACTACGCTCGTGTCAATCTGGAGACAGGAGATGTTGTCAGCCAGAACGACAGTACCAAAGATGACAATACGAAGGCTCTTGAAGAAGCCATTAAGACTACAGACAAAGCGTTTAGAATGAGCGCTCACAGATGTTACCTAAAGAAGGTTGATGCTGACAGAAGGCGTGACAGAATTGCTGATGAGTACTACTATGGGTGAGTTAAATCGGATTGAACAAATCTTATAACAGATAGTTATAGGTAAATCTGCCTATCTGCTCTCACCTCTGGTTAAGATGGTCCTAGTTTACTCTTGTGGCTATCTTTCAGAGGTGAGTTTTTATGTATATTGATGACAGAAACATTACTGCACTAGAACCAGAACAGGACATCACCACACAGTATCCTGTCAAAGCCTCTGTGGCAGCAGAAGACATCAAGGACGTAGTTGTGGTTGGCTCTGGTCCAGCAGGGCTTTCAGCGGCCTTGTACACGTCTCGTGCAGGTCTGTCTACATCTGTTGTCAAAGGACTGACTGCTGGTGGGCTTGTGACCTCTACGGAGGAGATTGACAACTACCTCGGTATGCCTGGTGTCTCTGGTATAGACATGTCTGAAAAGTTCTTGGGGCACTCTCAGATGTTTGGTGCTCAGATGATTGACGGGGTTGTGGACAGGATTGTCAAGCGTGATGACGGCGTTTTTGAGACTCATCTGTCCGACACAGATGAAGCCTTGCTGTCCAGGTCTGTAGTGTTTGCGGCTGGTAGTGAACCTCGGAAACTAAGCGTTCCAGGCAGTGAACTCAGTGGTATGTCATACTGTGCTACATGTGATGGAATGTTCTTTGCTGATGAGAACGTGGCTGTTGTCGGTGGTGGTGAGAGTGCTGTTGAGGAGGCTTCATACCTTGCCAACCTGTGCAGCCGTGTTGACGTGTTCGTGAGGTCTTCATGGCGTGCCTCAAAGCCTGCTGTTGAGAGACTGAAGGCTCTTGCCAATGTCTTTGTTCATGAGGGCGTCAATGTCGCTGAGATTAAGGACAGTGGTAGTGGTGAGGTCTCAGGAGTGGTTGGAACTGATGGAGTGACATACCTTGTTTCTGGTGTGTTTGTGGCGGTAGGGCAGATCCCTAACTCTCATGCTGCTGATGGGAATGTTGAACTGTACAGTGATGGCTTCATTCATAGGTCCATCACTGAAGGTTTCTTTGTTGCTGGGGATGTTTCAGATCCAGACTTCAGACAGGTTGCTGTGGCTGTTGGTAGTGGAGCGAAGGCCGGTATCTCGGCCACTAGATTCGTTCTTTCAGACAAGTGAATAACAATTACAGAGAATACGTTATGTTGTATAGATTACATACAGAATTGAGGAAGTGTTTTGAATGACTGAGACAAATGACCTTCTGTCTGAACTTGGAAGCAAGACGGCAGAACTAGTGAACGACCTACATGCTTTGTCATTTAACGACGAGGCGCAAGATTTTCTTAGAGATTTTGGAGAGACATTTGCCAACTCTATAGAGTTTGATCGTATGCTTATTGAGAAGTTTGCCCTGCTCGCTGATGCTGGAAACCTGTTCGAGTCGATTCGCTCTCTTGTCGCAGATTCTGGAAGGATTCTTGATGAGTGTTTTACTGACAGGGAGGATCCGTGTGTTGGAAGTATTCACTCAGGAAGATTTGAGGTGGTTCTTCTTAAAAGCCGAATTGAGGAAATGATAGGTGTGGACACTCTTGGTCCCAACAACAAGAACTACCACAAGATTGACAACGATCTTCTGAGTTTCTTTGATGCTTACAAGAGTGCTCTCAATGGACAGCAGTAAGCAGGATGGATAGGCAATTTCTCTCTGAATTGTAATACCTTGTTGATTGCACTCAGAGGAATCTTTCTATAGATAAACACCTTAGATAGTGAAAGTCATTTCATGCTTTTTCTAGATGAGGTGTTTATCTATGTCTGCTAAGAAGTACCACGCCACACCAACTGGACAGGTCAGGGAGTGCAAGGCCACTAAGATAGCCTGTCGCTATGGACCTGCTCTTCATGGTAGCACAAAAGATGAGGTTAAGCAGATCATAATTAATGATCTTGAGTCGAAGCACGGTGCTTTTGCTGAGATCTATCGTCCACGTAAGAACGCTATGACGAAGCATCCTACAAAGAAGGGTAATGTGGTTCGTCGTGGTGTTGAGATGAGCAAGATTGATGCTGCCCTGAGAGATAACCTGATTCGTAGTGCTAACGAGATTATTAGTCGTCGAGCACATTCTGGTGACATTCTTCTGGCAAAGGCCAACCCTTCCGCTGCTGAGAGGCGACTGAAGAAGGCTGTTGACTTCGCTGATCAGCAAAACAATGGTCACCTTATGAAGACCTTGCAGAACGCAAAGGTACTGCCATCGTCAAGATTCAAGTCAAGCGACGGAACTGTTGTGGATACAGACACCTACCTTGACCGTGACGAGCAGATGTCTCGTGTTGATGATGAGAGAAAGAGACTTGACAAGGTTGTGAAGGATTTTGTCTCATCGTCAAACCTAAGACAGCACAAGTATGAGTTGGATGGCGAAACCGCTAAGGTGGTTATTAATGTCAAGGAGAACCAGTTAGATGAGGACTACCTGAAAACTCTTCCAGAATCATTGAAGCGAAAGATTCAGACCAGAAAACCAAAGGTTAGTCTAGATCTTGTCAGGTTACATCTTGACGAGGAGACGCAGGCTAAGATTCTGACAGATTCTCAGACAACGAATGTGGTTCTAGGATCTCGTCATGATGTTGGAAAGTATGTCGTTAACGCTGACACTAATCTTCCTGGCAAGACGGACGAGGACAAGATGGACGCAGCGCTGAGAAACTATCAGCAGTTGTATGCTGACGCTCAGACCTCATTTGGCATGAAGTACAGAGATCTGAAGAAGACAACAGGATCCATGAATAATGTTATGAAGACTGCTGCAACACTGAACAATCCTGATGGAAACACATACATTCCTGCTAGGGCATTGAACAGAGGTGTGGTTATCAATAACAGGCAGCAGGTTAATCAGACTAATGCGCGTAATAACCTGACACCTGAGCAGTTGGCTCTTGTTAGTAACTATGAGTACAAGGTTGATGAGGATCTTGCTCGTCAGCATCTTTCTAAGGAGCAGTTCGATAAACTGTTTAGTGCACGTACTGCTTCTGTTAGAGTTACAGAGAAGTAGTTGGTGATATGAGAAGGCGTATACATTCTTTTTCTTGATGATGTGGAAGGTGATAGTGTATGGCAACATTTGTTGAGTCGCTTATTGATGGATATGAGGATCAGGGTTTTGGTCGTAAGATTGATGAGACCACTATCGCCTCCTACAGTAATGACACTGAGGTCTCTTTTGATGCTGAGTATGATGGTGATGACGTCTCAACTCTTGATGTCTACTCCAATGGTGTTCATCTAGAGACTTTTGATGTCAGGGATGATAATTTTGTGGATCGTCTCAGTACACTGATGTCCTCAGAACTTGACTTCTGAATCTCTGTCATCTCTTCTCCAACAAGTGGCGCTAGGTGTTTGCACGACTGCATGCCTAGTGCTCACTTTTTTTGTATATGGTTCTTTTCCTGTATTCTTGGTAAGATTGTGTCAGATTGCTCTTGTGTAGTGAATGGAGTGGTGTATGTCTTTTCGTTCGGTAGAGAAACTGGTCAGCAGGTTCTTTAGGCCGAGTCAGGTCGCTGTTCCTGATGATGTGAGTCCTGGACAGGTGGTTGCGTCCGATGACGAGTTTGACTATGTTGTCAAGAGGTTTGGAGATCTGGAGGTTGGTGACGAGATTCCTGATGACAATGACGACTGGGAGACCGTGGTCGAGGTGTATGACGAGCACCTTCCAGAGTCGATGTATGAGGTGACGACAGATGAGGGACAGGTGGTTGAGGTGTCTGGTAACCACCTGTGGTATGTTGAGACCTCTCTGGATCGTTCACTGCACGCTCACAGGCTTAAGAACTCAGCTAAGGTGCTGCAAAGATGCCTGTCTGAGGAGGTTGTTGAGGCATTTGAGATGATTGCCACAGATGATGACAACGAGTACCTGATTGAGACTATGCTCAAAGACATGATCGAGTTGTCCGAGTCACGTGACCCTGAGTTGCTGGGAGTGTTCTCACGTATCGCTGAGAGTGTTGGACATGTTTCTGAGAACAATGTGGTTGTGCAGGATCTTGAGACTGGCGAGCAGGAGGTGTCACGGATTGTTCGAGGTTATGATGCCAGACGTTTTGCTCAGCAGGTTCTTGCTCTGACTGGAATCAGGAAGTACAGGAGCCAGTGGCCTGTGATTGTTGGACGGATTGTGACCACTGAGGAGATTATTGGTACAGAGGACAGACCTGGACTGATGGAGTTCTTCGAGGTGTTCATTCCCTCAGCGAAGCAGTCATATGTCACCCAAAAGTGATATATGAGATCAGTAGCACACTTAAGTGACATTGACATCTCATAGTGTGTTGTCGTATGCTTTAAGACAAGATTCATCAACATCTCATGAGGAGAGATTTACTTTGAGTATCTACAACCCTGTACAGAACGCTGAGAGTGGTTTTGCTGTCACTCATCGTCGTGTCATGAACTGGCTGCTGGCTCAGTTCGCTATCATGGCTGTGGCGATGATGGTTATTGGCCCTCTCATCCCACCTGCAACAGTTAAGATCGTTGCTCTGATAACAATTAGTGTGCTTATTGCATCATCTTTCATTAAGATGACTCCGACGCTCGCCAAGGGTTTCGCCATTGGTATCCCTGCTGTTATTGGTGTGCTGATGTACAGTACTGTCAGTGCCTTCATCAGTGCTGGTGCAGGAAACCTGGTTGTCATGGCTGCTGGTGGAACTGCTATCATCTTTGGTGTGATGTCTGTTCTCGGGTACACCAGTGAAAAGAGCCTGGAGCACTGGTCTACCAAGTTGGGAGCAATTGTCCTTGGAGCCATTGTCCTGTCATTGGTGAACGTGTTCTTCTTGCACCTGCCTATTCTGTCACTCATTATTTCCATTGCGATGCTGATTGTCTTCTCGCTTTACGTGTTCATTGACATTCAGCGTATTCGTGACACCCCGAATGCCGATCAGATGACGGCTGCGATGCTTGCTCTCAACATCTTCATGGACATCATCAACCTGTTCCAGAGCCTGCTGAACATTCTCTCATACTTCAACGAGTGATGTTCAATCGCTAGATTAATCTACTAATGGCTGGTGTCAAAGAACAGGCACCAGCCATTAGTGTTTTAATATATAGATAAGTAGTAGGAACATAGTTGAGATAATTGTCACAATTACCCAGAATACACTGACTACTTATTGGTTGACAAAACTGAACAAGGACACAAGATTCACAATGACTAGAAAGCACTATGACTCAGAAACAAGACGATGGCTGGAGTGCTCCGCTGACATAAGAGAATGTCCATATATTCATGCCAGCAGCCAGAAGGAGCAGGACGAGATCATGACAATGCTCTATGGCAGTAACATCATGAGTGGGGCATCTAGATCTTCTGTGCCTGACACCAGTAATGATGACTACATTGGCGGAGAACTGGGCAGGTATGTTGATGTTGACCTTCTGAACAGGATGATTCAGGAAGGTTACGTCTCACAGCAGACACATCCTGACGACGACACACTGAGAGTCCTGTGCTACACCAAGGCTACTCAGTACTCCGCCAAGTGGAATGACGCCACCAAGACAGCACGTGGTCTCATTGTGCAGTCCTCTGATGAGAGTCTTAGTGATGCTCGCGTGGTTCAGTTGCCTTGGAAGAAGTTCTACACCTTGTCACAGATGGTTGGATCCGATGGCAAGCCTGGCTGGGCGTTTGGTGACGAGGAGAACATGGCTGGTGCTGAGGAGTCGATCAAGTTACTGAACTTTGATGCTCCAGCAGAGGTGACTGACAAGCGTGATGGCTCTATGCTGATCGCTTACCGCCATCCAGTAACAGGTGAGCCATGTGTTGCCACAAAGGGTAGTTTCGCCTCGGATCAGGCTATTGACTACACCAACATGATTCGCAAGGATGACTCTCTTGGTGAGACGATGGATACGCTGCTGAGCAAGCATCCTGGAACCACTTTTGTGTTTGAGGGTACTGGTCCTGGGCCACATCAGATCATCCTGAAGTACGACAAGGACGACATTGGGATGATTGGCGCTATCGACAAGCACACTGGTCGTTACCAGAGCACACAGAAGTACAGAGACATCTGGGGTGATAGAACGGTTGCTGAGAGCATGTCAGCCAGCACCTTACGTGAGGCTCTTGCTCTGCCGCCACGTGAAGGCAAGGAAGGTGTTGTGGTCAGGATCTTCAATCGTGATCCAGATAAGCAGATGCAGGTGAAGATCAAACAGGATGACTACCTGGCTCTGCATCGTGCTTTCGCTGGTATGAGCAAGAGCGCAATCTTTGATCTGGTCTCTACCGGAAAGTATGAGTCCAGTGTCAGCAAGATTGGAGACCTCGGTAGGCGCAAGTTCGATCCAGTTGCTAAGATGTTTCAGAACGAGCACGACAAGATTATTCGTGAAGCACGTGAACAGTACGAGTCGCTGGACAAGAGCGGAACCAGAAAGGAGATCGCTGCAAGAGTCTCCAAGATGAGTCAGTCTGGTTTCGTCTTCAGTCTGCTTGATGGTCGTAATCCAGGAGAGCCAGGGTTTGAGAAGAAGGTCTGGAAGACAGTAAGGAAGAACCTGAAGGGCTCGCGTATCTGGGACGAGGAAGAGGAGTAGTTTTCTCAAAACACCGGCAATCATTCTTAGTGCTCCACCTAATCCGCTTTGATAGTGGTGGTTATCACACGAAATTCAGAGCAGAAGACTTGAGTTCATGTTGACAGAATGAGGGTGTGTGGTATGATTGCTGGTACAACGACCATATTGAGGTAAATCACCAGTTGCCAAAAGTGCTGGTGTTTTGCTGATAATAGAGACGTTGAGCGTCCTTGGGAAAGAGACCTTCCTGAGGGCGTTCTCTCATGAAAGAAAAGTCAACACCTGGAGAGGTATGTAGTAGGAGTTCAAGATGACAACGATGGATAGTATCGCTCAGTTGGAGCAGATGGTTGGCAAGGGACAGAGCGTTCTTGTCAACTCAGCAATGGAGGTCATGGATGTTGTTGCATGGTCTCGTGCTGTGACACTGGTTGTTGCTAATGGTGCAGCGACACTTGTTCCACGTTCAGACGGGTCCTTGGTAAGAAGCCAGCACCTGTCAATTCCACGTCCACTGGTCGTCAGCTTGAACCGTTACGTCTCCAAGCACAAGGGTGGTAGGAAGTTTGACCCTGACGCCAAGATCGCTAACTCTCTTGTGCACATCCGTGACAACTACACGTGTCAGTACTGCGGCAAGAGTGTTCCAAAGTCTCTGGCGACAGTTGACCATATTCTTCCAAGGTCTCGGGGCGGTCGTTCGTCCTGGAGCAATCTGTGCACAGCGTGCCAGAAGTGCAACAACAAGAAGGGTGACATGACTCCTCAGGAGGCAGGAATGGCTGTTCCGGTGATTCCTTCCTGGGAGAGTGTTAACAGGACGAAGAGGCTTCAGGATGTCGTTTATGCTGTTCTGACTGAAGGATGGTAGAACTCACAATTGTGCTGAGTCACAACTGAAGTCCACCTTGAGTGCCGGATGTGATTGTCATTGATCACATCTGGCACTCTTGTGTCTGCTCCGCCTTGATGGATCTGTTTCGTCCTTTTGTATTTTTATGTTGATATGACGCCAAAAGGTAGTTGACGTGACGACATTCATATGCTAAACTCGTCACAGATGAATGATTTTGAGTCATTTTTGAGGAGAAACAAAGTATGGCAGTGCCCACCAAGAACAAGCCTGTGATGTCTGACACCAGGCGTAATCGTGTGCTTTCACGACTGCAGTACGCGACCGATGAGAAGGACATTGAGGCTGTCTACCGTGATCTGCTGCTGGATGCCATCAAGAACGTTGAGGCAGCGGACAATGGCAGTGTTGGCAACGGTTTTGTGTCCACTTTGAACGGAGTCAAGACTGATGGACTTCTTTTTGTGAGTTTCGCCTCAGATGGATTGTTCGATACTCGTGAGGACTACAGTATCCTTCTTGAGGTCAAGCAGGATCGCGTCTTCTCTGGTGAGACGGGACTGGAGCACCGTGCTCGTGTTCTGGTTCAGTGTACCTACTACATTCACAATCTTGTCTCTGGAGCAGACCCTGTTGAGGCTCCTAGAATCATTGTGGTGGCTGATGAGGACGAGATCTTCGTTGTTCCAGGAGACACCCTGAAGGATCTTACTGACAGGACATGGAGTGACGATCCTGAGTGGAGTCTTGCGCCATCAAGCGCCTGGGAGAGCAATCACGGACTGCTCGACGCGATCAAGAACCTGCCGATTGTTGGAAACGTACCTGTTCACTCAGTCTATGACGAGAACAACAAGATCTCTCTTGATGTCAACAACCTGGCTTATGGTATCAGAAGCGTTGCATCTGGAAAGTCAACCGAGTTGCTGAAGAATCGCATCAGTGCTGACAGTCTTGAGTCTGCGTTCATCAAGTTTCACATGAGCGTCTTTGGTGGTTTTGTAGGTAAGGACGCCTCCAAGAAGCAGATGGCTGTCTTTGTCAAGACTATTCTGAACGATCTGACCGCATATGTCCACCCTCGTATCCCTAACACCTTCGTCATGGAGGACAAGGGTCGTCAGACTGTTGTGAACGCTGTTGACGGATTCAGCGCTCATGAGTTCGAGGTGTGGCGCAATATGTATCGTTTTGGTGGGTACTCATTGAGAGAGAAGCAGGAGATTACTTCCATCTGTGACCGTCTGCTGGAGGAGAATGAGCGTCGATGGACCGGTGAGTTCTGGACTCCTTCTCTGTGGGCGGACGAGATGCATAGGATACTGGAAAAGGATCTGGGTAGTAACTGGCGTGAGAAGTATGTTGTCTGGGATCCTGCCTGCGGATCGAAGAACCTGACAAAAGATTACTCGTTCGGTCCAAATGGTGACAACAGCAACCTTTACCTGTCAACTCTTCACACTGAGGAGATGATGATCGCTGAGGGTATCAACTCTGGTGCTCATGAGTTCCAGATGGACTTCCTGAACGATGAAATGGGTATTCATGACACCTATCTTGGTCTTGTCAAGGAACAGGCTAAGGCTGAAAGAGATGCAGTCAATCTTGCCAACAGGAGGAATCGTGCACAGGCCAGAAAGTACCTGAAGAAGAACAACATTGCAGTCACAGAGGAGAGTATCACCAAGGTCATCTCTGAGCGTCTGATTGATGTTGTTGAGCCGAAGACGGATGACTCTTTTGCCAAGAAGATGACTCCTGAGTATCTGGCTGAGTCTGTTCCGTCTGATCGTTGGGGTATTCCTGAGGAACTAGTGAAGGCTCTTAAAGAGAACAAGCCTGTTGTCATTATTGGTAATCCTCCCTATGGAACATCTGGTGGCAGCACTCGGACTGAGAACAAGTCCGGTATCACATCCACCAAGGTCAACAAGGAGATGGTTGCCCTTGGTTGTGGTGGTCATGCTGCGCAGGATCTCTGCACTCAGTTCTACTGGCGTGTTGCGCTACTGGCTCGGACTTTCGGGTACACTCAGGACTTCCATGTAGTCTTCTTCAGCAAGTCTTTCCTGACCTCTCCTGCGTTCAGTGGTATGGTTGACGACTTCACCAAGGACTTCAGGCTGGAGTCAGGATTCGTTATGGACGCCAGTGAGTTCAACGGAACGGCAGGACATTGGCCTATCCTCTGCTCTCACTGGGTCATTGACACCTCTGAGAACCATGAGCCACAGACACAGTTCAGGTATGCTGTCAAGCGCAGGAACATTGACAAGAACCTGAAACAGGTGTTTGTCACTGATGATGGTTCATGTCTGCTGAAGCGAGTCGATGATGCCAGCCGTCTATCCGGGATGATTCCCACTCCAACAGGTGAGCACATTGACGACTATCCTGTCACGATTAATGGGTTCACTGACAAACTGGGCAACAATCTTCGTGGTCGAGCAACTGAGGGATCTTTCGGGTTCCTGCAGAAGCGAGACACCTTCAAGGGTGCCGACCTGAAGACCAGTATGTTTACTATCACAAACCGTTCTGGCGACGGGGTTCCTGTTGACTCTGGTAACTTCGCTGAAGCATGTACTGTGTTCGCTATCATCAAGAACTGCTACAAGGCCATCAAGTCAGAAGGAACCGACTGGATTCATGACAGAGACGTCTTTGTTAGGATGACTGATGAGTTCACCAGTTCTGATTCTTACAAGGAGTTTGAGGCAGACTGCGTGACTCTGGCGCTGTTCAGTTCTGGTAGCCGTCAGACATCACTGAGTGGTTACAGTTCCAGAGGTAAGACCTGGGATGTTGACAACGAGTTCTTTCCTGTGTCCAACAGGTTCATGGAGGATGTGGCTCTGGATAACCTGGATCAGGGTGGCTCACAGATGCTCTCAGAGATTCAGAGATCTAGTGAACGCTTTGCCTCAACGTGGCTTGAGAATGCTGCAAGGTCTGGTAATCTGTCTGATAATGCTAGAAGTCTTTTGATGATGTGGGGAGAGATCCTTAAAGCCTCGTTCAAGTACCGTCATGAGTACGTCAACACTCCTGGTCGAACAGGATATGGCCTTGACCGCTGGGATGCTGGATTCATTCAGGTATACAACATGTGTTTCAGCACTGACCGATACCTTCCAGCAGCCAAGAAGGACAAAACATTGCAGGACTTGTGGACAAGGTTCTGTGAGCAGCGACAGGCTCTTAGTGACTCTGTTGTCTCGCGGTACAGAGAAGACACTGGTTTCTGATACTGAATCAGTTGATAGATAGATGAAGGAGAACAACTTGGCAGAGAGTAAGACAAAGGAAGAGCGTCGTCAGGAAAGGCGTCAGCGTGCAGCCGAGATGCGCAAGCAGGCAAAGAAGAAGGCACGCAGAGACAAGATTGTCAGGGTCTCGGCTCTGGTGTCTGTGATTGCTATTCTGATTGGACTGACAGGATACATAGCGGTCACTGCTCACAACAAGAAGGACTCTGACGGATGGACACAGGCTGCTACGCAACTGACACCTAAGAACTTTGACGAGCATGGTGCTTTTCAGGTGAAGTCAAACAACTTGAAGAGCAGCGCTACCAGAGTTGATGACTTCTTCGACCCTCTGTGTCCTGGGTGTGGTGCTGTGCATCGTGCTTCTGGTGACAGGATGAAGGAACTGGTAAAGTCTGGTGACATTGACTTGCGGCTGTCTCCTGTGTCGTTCCTGGATGAGGCGTCAACAGACAAGTACTCAACTCGTGCTATCAACGCCTTCGTGACTGTTGCTGAGAACAGCCCAGAGCACGCCTTGGAGTTCTTGTCAGCACTGTATCGTAAGGATTTCCAGCCTCAGGAGGGCACTCAGAACTATGGTCAGAAGCCAGTGACGGATCAGGCTCTTGTGGAGGCTGCTGTGGGTACAGGAGTACCAGCAGATGTTGCTAAGACTATTCCTGAGCACCGTTATGCTGACTGGATCAAGAAGACGTCTGATAAGCAGGTGAAGAGGTCAGACCTGTTCCCTGGTGGTTTCTCCACTCCTGCTATCTTCACTGGTGTCAAGTACGGTTCTGATGGCAAGGCTTCTGGAACGAAGATTGACTTCAAGAACAAGGACATCCTGAAGGCTTTCAACGAGGCGGTTGGTGTGAAGTAGTAATACGCATCCACTAGAGAATCACACACGTATGAAGAGTTGTGATCTGTGCAAGAGGATTGATGTTGCACAGATCACAACTCTTCTGTTTGACATGGCGAGTGCTAACAGGGTAGTATGTACTCATCTGGAGATCATGACTGATTCTCTGGATTGGTACCTCAATGCAACACTAATCAATTGTGCTATACATGGCTGACAGAACGCTTTGTGTAGCACCTCAACCAAGGAGAAGATACATGCGTCATCTGGTATCAGTCCAGACCATCACTGACATTGCCCCTATCAAGAATGCTGATCGTATTGTCAACGCCCGTGTTCTTGGCTGGAACGTCATTGTCAAGAAGGATCAGTTCTCAACTGGCGACAAGATTGCCTACTTTGAGATTGACTCTCTTCTACCTGAGGCGGATCCTCGTTATGCCGCTTTCATGTCTCGTGGGGTTCGTAAGTACACTGATGAGAACGGTAACACCTCGTCTGGTCACGTCCTTCGTACCATGAAGATGCGAGGTGTGTACTCGCAGGGTCTTATCATGGGTCTTGATGAGATTGGTTTTACTCAGGAGCAGATTGACTCTCTTCCTGTTGGTGCTGACATCACCAAGGAGGCTGGAGTCATCAAGTACGAGGAGCCGCTTCCTGCTCAGGCTGGAGTCATTGGTAAGTTCAACGAGGCCATGGCACCCAAGTCGGATGCTGAGCGTGTACAGTCTCTTGCTGAGCACTGGGACGAGATTCTTGGACTGAAGTGGATTCCGACAGTCAAGGTTGACGGAATGTCGCAGACGTTTGCCAACATTGATGGTACGATTCACGCCTACTCTCGTAACTGGGAGATTCCTACCGAGAACACTCTTGGTTACCAGATTGCTGAGCGAGTTGGTATTGCTGATGTGCTTCGTGAGCATCCTGGTATGTCTGTTCAGGCCGAGTTGCTTGGTCCTGGGATTCAGAAGAACCGACTCAAGTTTGATACCGCTACCTTGAAGGTGTTTGCAGTGTATCAGGATGGCAAGAAAGTTGATCGTGAGGACTGGGATGAGCGGCTTCTGAAGGTTGCTGTTCCTGCTCTGGGTGACGACTGGATGCCTCATGGTACAATTGATGAGATGATCGAGAAGGTCGCAGATCTTCGTGACAACGTGACTAAGGGTTGTCGGGACGAGGGTATCGTGTTCCATCTGGCTGCTGGTCAGGAGATTCCAGTCTGGATGGATAGGAACCGGAACTTCAAGATCATTTCTAACAAGTACCTGACCAAGCACAACATCTGACACAAGCAACAAGAGAACCAAGCGTGAGAAGAACTTTTGAATCTTCTCACGCTTGGTCTCTTATTTGCATGATTCTATTTGCTCTGATTTGAGCATCTTCTATTGGTGGTTGACTTTTGTCACCTTAGCGTGTAGGATGTCACATGTCCCTGATGTAGGAGAGATTACAGGGCGTAGAGGAGAAGGTATGAAGCGTATCACGAATCAAGAGGCTGCTAAGTCACTTGGAACTGATGTTGAGTCACTGAAGAAGCAACTCCAGGGTAAGAAGAGGCGTAATGAGGCTTCTGTCAAGGCTCTGCCTGAGATTAACAGCGATGAGGTTATCAAGCGTCGTATTCGCGATCTGACAACACCTAACGGGTGGATCCGGAAACTCACTCAGGAGGAACTGGGTATCTTCACAGAAACCGTTCTTACGGCTGTGAACCGTACTCCTGTGTTCCGTGAGGGCTTTGCTCTGCTCTCTCCGTTTGTTGACGCTACTGCTGAGACGTGCTACACGGACAAGCACGCTCGTGTTGGCCTGTCGTACCGGTTCCTATACGCTCTGGACCCAAGTACTCGTGCAACATGGCTGACTCACGAGGTCATGCACCTTCTGAATAACCACTTTACTCGTTTTGCAACGGCTGGTGTTCGTGCTGCACGTGCTAACATTGTTGGCGATCTTGAGATCAACACATGCCTTCACGCTAACCGTACCATGACAACAAGTCATATGCTTCTTCCACAGGACTACGACCTGAAGAAGTTCAAGACCATGGAGTGGTACAACGCCAACTGGAACGCTCAACTTGACCAAATCCTTAGTCGTGATGAGTCCAGGATGCAGCAGAGTGATGCGTCTTCAGGTCCCAGTTCTCCATCACAGGACAGTGGTTCAGGCGATCAGAGTTCATCTGCTGAGGATGATGGAAGTCTGCCGGATCAGATGAGCAGTGGAGGCGGATCTAGTGACAGTGACTCTGACAGCCAGGAGCAGCAGTCTCAGAACGACTCCGGTGGTAGTGGTTCTGGATCAAGCAGCGGCAGCCAACAGTCCAGCGAGTCATCTCAGGGTGCAGGTGGTTCGTCACAGTCTCAGCCTGACAAGTGGAGCGATCCCAGCGAGGGCGATGGTTCTGGTCAGTCTCATTCCGGATCCAGTAGTAGCCAGTCGCAAGGATCCAGTGGCTCTGGATCTGGTAGCCAGTCTGACGACAGTAACTCAGAAGATGGCTCCCAGCAAGGAGATAGCGGGTCCTCTAATTCCTCTCAGAATGGAAACAACGATGGTGGTGGCACTGACCCTAGTTCTTCTCAGAGCGGAAACAACAGTAATGATGCCAATTCTGGTTCTTCCCAGAATGATGCTGATGATCAGTCTCAGAATGGTTCTGGAAATGGTGGTCAGCAGAATGAGAGCAGTGATGGTGACGATCAGCAGAGCGGTAACTCTGGTGGCGGCTCATCATCTAAGAGGAAGCGTCGTGGTAGTGGAATCCAACTAGGCTCTGGCACTGATTTCTCGTCTCTTGGTCCTCAGTCTGGTGGATCTAACGGCCAGCAGCCCAACCCTAATAACAGTGGTTCAGGAGGCGGTGGCGGACAACAGCAGGGCGATCCTAGTGGTGACGGCGGCGGCTCTGCTGGTGATGGTCAACAGAGCGACGGAGGACAGTCAGGAAACGGTTCTGGTTCTTCTGATCAGAACCAAGGGCAGGATTCTGACTCTGAGGGCGATAGCGGAGAAGACCAGAACCAGCAGTCTGACAAGATTAGTGAGAGCAATGACCGGCTTGCTGAGGACATGAAGAGCAAGAACACGACTGGTCCTAGCGAGAAGAGTATGACATGCGACACTCCGAATGACCTTCGTGAGCAGGCTGCTGATGCTGCTGGTATTGAGAGGAAGTCCAGTGCTACACAGGCTGCTGCTCGTGATAGTGTGAGGACAAGGATTGTTCAGGATCAAAACTCCCGTAACCAGTCCTCTGACGGCTCTGGTGACGAGTTCCTGATGCTTGCCCTGAAACTGATGGGCACCCCTAAGGTCAAGTGGCAGACCATTCTTCGTCAGAGTATTGCTAAGGCTTATGGCGAGATTATGGCTGGAAAGACGATTCGTACCTATCGTCGCCCAAACCGTCGTTTCGGTGGTGGTAAAAACCAGCCTATCTTCAGGGGATCCTCTGCTATCAAGCCTACCGTGATGATTGGTATTGACTCGTCCGGGTCCATGTCCAACCCTGACTTCTCAGCAGCCATCACTGAGGTCGTGTCCATCATCAAGGGCGCCAGCAAGACCAAGGGCGGCGTTGAGATGTTCTGCATCGACACAGATGTCAAGAGTATTGAGGTCGTCAACAATGTCAATAAGTTGAATCTCTCTGGCGGTGGAGGAACATGGATGCACTCTGGGTTTGAGTTCATCAAGTCTCTACCCAACAAGAAGCAGCCTGACATCTTCATTCTAGCAACAGACGGTTACCTTGCTGATGAAGACTGGGAGCAGATCTACCTTACAGTCACAGATCCTTCAACGAAGTTCAAGACAGTCATCCTTATCACTCAGAAGGAGAGTTACAAGAACTGCCCAATGAAGTTGAAGCAGGCCACAACAGTCATTGACATTCACACTGAGAAATACAACGACTGAGACAACCTGACAGCAGGCCGGCAACTACTGGAAGGTCGCCTCTAGCACACTCCACTTGTTCAGTCAAGAACAGGGAGTGCTTGCAGGGGTGACCTTCCTCATACTTTCGTTAAGATTGACTGTGACAGAGAAATCTTAGTGAAAGTGGTTGAAAATGCCTGTAAATGAGCGTGTTGTACAACTTGAGAAGATCTTTAAGGAGATGAACAAGGACAGTCTGTTCTCTGATCAGTACTCTGATGATGAACTGATTGTCAAACTGGGTAATCGTCCAAGCAAGCGTGTTCCGACTATCTCATCTGGAAGTGTTGTTCTGGACGCAAAACTTGGAGGAGGGTTTGGTCGTGGGCGTGTTGTGGAGATCTATGGTCCTGAGTCGTCTGGTAAGACTACTTTCGCTCTGACTGCTGTTGGTAACGTGCAGTCTGATGGTGGTACAGCACTGTTCATTGACGCTGAGAACGCTCTGGATCCTGTGTACGCGAAGAAACTGGGTGTTGACATTGACAACCTGTTCGTCGCTCAGCCATCTGCTGCTGAGACCGCTCTGGACCTGATTGTCAAGGCTGCTGAGTCCAGGGGTGTTGACATCATTGTTCTTGACTCGGTTGCTGCTCTGATTCCTCGTAAGGAGCTGGAGGGTGTTGCTGATGATCAGACTATCGGTGTTCTTGCCAGGCTGATGTCCAAGATGCTGAAGAGGATTGTTCAGGTTGCTGCCAACACAGGAACGACTGTGATCTTTATCAACCAGACTCGTGAGAAGATCGGGGTCATGTACGGTAACCCTGAGACCACGACTGGTGGGAACGCCTTGAAGTTCTACTGCACTCAGCGTATCCGTATGTCTAGAGGCAAGCCGATCATGGAAGGTAAGAACACTATTGGCCTAACACTGAAGTTCAAGATTGTCAAGAACAAGATTGCTCCGCCGTTCGCTGAGGGTGAGACAGTTCTTTCCTACGGCCACGGTATCAACCTGGCTGCTGAGATTGTTCTGGTTGGTCCTGACTACGGGATCATCACCAAGAACGGCAACACCCTGTACGAGACTGAGACTGGGGAGAAACTTGGTGTTGGCCGTGCTAAAGCCACTACCACCATTGAGAGCGACCCGTCTATCCTGGTTCGTCTCAGGAAGGCTCTGAAGAAGAGTATTGAGGAGGCCGATGAGGATCCGGTCTCGTCTCAGGCTGATGAGGATGACGCTTCAGAGGCAGTAGATGTAGATGATGAACTGGCTCAGGATGAGCAGTATATTGAGGATGCTGACGAGGAGTGAGATGCATCACTGACCAGAGACGCCAGTCGATCTGAGGAGTTCTCTCAGGATCTGATGTTTCTGCTGTTCAGAGCATATTTGAAGAAGTCCTGTGTGCAATCTTGTGTGAGTGGTTGCACACAGGACCTCTTTGTGATAGTATTCACTCACAAGTTAAAGAGATTTTCGTCACTAGGAAGAGGAGAGCCAGAATGACGAACAACACAGATCAGAACCAGAAGGCTTTTAAGAACTACGGCGCTTACACCATGGCCGAGGGTATCCTTCGAGCAAACATGGATGCACTCAGGGCCGTCATGATGGTGTCAGACCCTGGTATGACCAAGACCGCTACTGTTCGGTCTATTGCTCAGGAGATTGGATACGATCTGGTCACGATTATCGGGTCTCGTATGCAGCCTGAGGACGTGAGCGGATTCCCGACTCGTGGTGAGATTGTCATTGAGGACCTGCATCTTGGCACCAAGGAGATTGACTCATTCGTCAGTTCAATCAATCCTCACACAATCAAGAAGGAGAAGCGCGGGGATCAGGATGTTCGAGTTATTCCTGTTACTGAGTACGCTCCCCAGTCGTGGCAGGTGTTCATCCAGGAGCGCCGTAAGGTTATCCTGTTCTTTGACGAGTTCTCCAACACGTCTCCAGCAACTCGTGCATCACTTCTGTCACTGGTTCAGGACAGGCAGTTCCCTAACGGCGACTTCTTCCCGGATGAGGTCATTATCGTTGGAGCAATGAACCCAACTGAATCCGCCGCCGATGGCTATGAGATGGATATGGCTACAGCCAACCGTTTCGCTTGGCTGCGCTGGATCCCTGACAACTTCAAGTGGCTGGAGGGAATGAAGACGGCCTGGGGAAGGGTCGCTGAGGACTCCAACGAGGGTAAGTGGCGCTCATTCATTGTTCGGTTCCTTGAGGAGAACCCTGGTCTCATTCACAAGATGCCAGACATCAATGAGACCAGTACAGATGGAGCCAAGGCGGTCTATGAGAAGGACCTGACTGATCCGTCCACACGTACTGCCGCTATCAACGCCTGGCCGTCATACAGGACATGGGACGAACTTGCTCGTGTTCTGGATATGATTGACGCCGACAAGGATCGAGCCAACTTCGTTATTGACGGTCTCACAGAGTCAAATGTTGGACTTGAAGGATCTGTGAAGTTCCGTGAGTTCCTGACACGTAACGGTGCTCTGAATGTCGTGGAGATTATCAAGAACCCGAAGTCTCTGTCTGATGCTGAGTGGCGTCGCCTGTCACAGAACGACTTCCAGACCATCCTCAATGCTGCTGTGAATCCTGAGATTATCAACAAGGATCTCTATGTCAACTCTATCGAGATCTTCAATACGCTGATCAGGATTGAGCGAGAGTCTTTCGGTGCCTCTCAGTTGCAGGCTTTCTTAGGGATGCAGAACTCGTTCAAGGGTCTGACCAAGAAGGAGAAGGAGTTCTTCAAGAAGGAGACGATGAAGATTGCAGCAGCATTCTCAAACCTGACAGCAGAGCGTCAGATTCGCATGGCGAAGTAAGACCTCACAATCTCTCCTCTCTTGGGTGATGCTGGCGTACAACTCAAGAGAGGAATGACAAAAGAGCCAGTTGTTCCAGCATTGACAACGACTCCAGAAGACCTCAAGAGTAGTGCAGTTCTCTCCTCCTAGTACTGCTCTTGAGGTCTTCCTCCTTGTTTTGATGCGAAGAGAGTGCGTGTGTTCTACTCTCGCTAGAAATCTCTAAGCAGATGAAATCAGGCAGGAGAGATGAGTGGTTAAGATGGATTAGCAGATATGTCGTTCGTTCTGCATGGAGACATATTGTACTTTGATGTTAATTTGTTTGCTTTTGAGGGGTGGAAATGAGCCAGGAGGACTTCTACGACAACGACTCTGTTCCGCCCGGTTTCTCTGTGAGCGAGGACGAGTTACTGCTGTCTCTTCCTGGTGTGGATCAGGAGGACTATCCATATAACGCCTCTCACTACTCGCAATATGATAGCGAATACAATGACTACGATGATGTCTCTGAATCAGATGCAGTGATTGATGACATACAAGAAGACGATGAGCAGGAGAAGAGTAGTCACAGCAACTCTGATAAGAATGTAAGCGCTGACGTAGACTATTCTCGGCAATCAGGTAACAAGCCAGAAAAAGAGCCATCATCTGGTTCAGTTATTGACGCTGTTGAAATTGACAAGAGTCCTGTTCAGTCAGATAAAAACGATGAGTCGTCCTCCTCTGCTAAAAGTAGTAGATCTGTATCACGATCTAGCAAGTCTCGTTCTTCAGGTAGTTCCAGTAGAAGCGACTATGATCCGTATGAGATTGCCCAGAAGGGGCTCATTGCCAGTCTTCTGTATGATGACATTGATGCTGACCGCGTTCTAGAGATCATTGATGAGGATGACTTCAGTGTCGCCTCGTATCGTGAGATCATGGCGTCAATTGCTCGTCTGATACGCTCTGACGAAGCGGTTTCTGTGACAACTGTAGGCGCAGACTTAGAGCAGCATGGAAGACTGAAGAATGTTGGTGGTCTTCGTGAACTTTTCTCTCTCAGAGTCAAGGGAGAGGCCGCCAGGCTTGAAGCAACGCCTGTTACATACGCTAGAATCATTCGAGAGTACTCGTCCAAGGAGACCATCAGACAGGCTCTCAAAGAGGCTCAGAAGACCCTTGTAGGCGACTCTGGGGTGTCTGCCAGCCAAAGTATCTCAGAGATTCAGGATACTCTGAATCAGGAACTTCTGAAACTGTCTGACGACTCCAAGACCGTCAGTGTGGCGAACTTTGTTGAGGACTATGATCTCATTCTTGATGAGCGTAAGAGGCTCAGCGAGGAGAACAAGGAACTGGGAATCGAAGGGCTACAAGGTATACCTACTCTGGTGCCATCCCTGAACAAGTTTACTGGTGGATTCATGCCAGGCCAGTTTATCACTGTGGCCGCTAGAACTGGTGTCGGTAAGTCTGTCTTCGCTGTCATGCAGGCAATTGCTGCTGCTGAGGCCGGGTACAGCGTCATGTTCTTCTCCCTTGAGATGAGTCACGAGGAGATTGTCAACCGTATTGTTGCCAACATGAGTGGTGTTCCACTGAACAAACTCAAGAGTGGTCTGCTCTCTGAGGAGGATCGCAAGAAAGTCTTTGAGACCACCAAGCGTCTGAGGGAACTGAAGATCCATATTGACACTGATGACAAGATCTCGATTGACACTATTCGCTCAAAGGCTCAGAAGCAGGCGACAAGCCCTGACGGTCTGGACATGATTATCGTTGACTACCTTCAGTTGGTTTCTTCTCCAAGAATGTACACAAACCGTCAGGAAGAGGTTGCCTCAATCTCCAAGGATATGAAGCGTATGGCTCGTGCTCTTGGCATTCCTGTCATGTCTCTGGCTCAGTTGAACAGAAAGCAGGGTGGTGATGATGACGGTGAGGACGTCATGCCTACCCTTGATAACATCCGTGAGTCTCACGCCATCGCTCAGGACTCCGATGTTATTATCCTGCTTCACCGTGACACGAAGACTGATAACACTGTTGGTATCACCAAGATCATCCTTGCCAAGCAGCGCGACGGTGTGTCCAACAAGATCATCAACTGTCACTCCAATCTCGCCAACTCCATGTTCCGTGAGATCAAAAAGGAGAAGGATGTGTCTCACTCAGACTTCTCAGACGATGACCTGGAGTCGGAGAGTGACTATGTTGGTGGAGATGACGGGTTTGATGATGATCTGGATGATTTTGACGAGTTTGACTCTGATGATGACGATTTTGGAGACATCGATCCAGACTTCTGAGGTGTGACACCTACAACATTGTGTGCTATAATTGTGAGACGGAACTCAGTGATAGATACATCATTGAGAAGTATCTCATATGTCAGAGATTTTTCTCATGGTCCAACAGTTTTTTCTGCAACAGAGAGGGATGGGGTTTATGTCAGGTCGTGGTTATGTGCTGAACAGACATGTGTCATCCAGAAGAAACCCTGAGCACCAAGGACAACCCTCTCTGTTTGATGGGGTAGATGATGAGATTGAGCACAACAACCTCACAGATGAATCCAAGGCAACAAATTTCCTGAGTCGTTTTCACGAGTTCATCGATCCTGTGAACAAGTACTCGTCATATTTTGAGACGTCTGCCATGGGAATGGACCATATTTTCAGAGAGGTTAAAAGATTCTACATCAAACTTGTCCTTGAGAATGGTTGGAGCGAGCGCAAGTACGTCTACGCTGTGGAGTCTGTTTTCTACGGCAAGCAGACCATCACTCCAACGTCTCTTGACATTGCTGGTAGACGATACGACCGAGAGTACCCACAGAACTAGAAGGAGATGAGTGTGACTGCTTCTGACTTCTCACTAGCCGTAAGTAGCCTTCCTGAGGTTACTGAGGGTGTTATTCGCCATAACAGACCAGACTATGGTAAGTTTGGTGATGCTATCAGGCGTTATGACAACCTGTATGAGAGCGTGGAGAAGAAGCAGCAGTTCCGTCTCAGAAAGAAAGGTCTGAGGTCCTGGGACAGTGTTGTTTCGGAAAGGTTTCCTAACGACTCAGACAGGCCAGTAACGCTGAGTTCTATCAGGTCTGATGCCTCTGCGTCTGTCAAGAAACTGGTTGATAATAGAAAGGTTCCCTATCTGTGGATTGCTGGGGGTAACGAGAAGGAGAAGATGCTTCTCGCTTATGCCGCAGTCAGAAGGATGATTGGTAAGGGCGTGGTCTCTCCTTCTGGTGTCAAGACTCTTTCAGAGGAGCAAATTATCTCATTTGGGAGATCTGGTTTTGATGGTAACAGGCGACTTGAAGAGATTCTGTCTTCCAGAATGACTGCTCTGATTCTTGAAGGTCTTGGTTCCAGGAACGGGCTTCATGCGACAATGGAGAAGCCCTCTGTTGAGCGTGTGATAGAGCACATCTACTCCAACCCTGTGCCAGTTATCGTGACGTCTGTCAGTACACCCAAGGAGATGGACAGGAGTCTTAACAGTCCTGCTGGAAGCAAGATCTTGAGCATGTTTGGTGACTCAGTAGTCTTTCTTGATGATTTTTGTGAGGATTCACCAAGAAAGAGAAGGTCTGTTTATGACAGTTCACCAACGCAGCACCCAAGAGCAAGTGACAACTTTTCCTGAGTGGTAAATAGCACACTCTGAATGTTGCTGATTTGTCACTAAAGCATTTTTACCTCCTGACATCACGACAGATATGATACAATTCACATCAGTAAGTTGTAGAGTATGATGCGTGAGGGTTGGTTCTAGGTGGCTCTTCTGGATAACTACCACAGGATGAAGAACGCTGTAGATGTAGGTGTTGATGACTTTTTTGCTGGCTCCCCAGTTGCAGTGAGTAGAGATAAGAAGGTCTCTAGAACGCGAGGTGGGCACTTCGCCTATGTGATGAGAAATATAGGAGTGTTTGTTCTGGTTTCCTGTCTTGCTGGTGCTCTCATGTCGGTATGGCCTGTGATGGCTCTGTCGGGTACTGCACAGGTGATTGAACCAGCAGCAGATTACTGGAAGAGTCTTCCTGAAAACCTGGATGACATTGAGATCGGACAGAGGAACACCCTCTATGACGTCAATGGGAACAAGTTCGCTGAGGTGTGGTCGGAGAACAGGACGACACTGACGGATCTCAACCAGATCAGCGACTATGCCAAGAAGGGCCTTATTGCTACCGAGGACAAGGATTTCTTCAAGCACAAGGGTTTCTCTCTAAGAGGTACTGCTCGTGCTGCTCTGTCATCCTCTGGTGGTGGTTCAGGTATCACTCAGCAGTTGGTGAAGAACCTTCAGTTCTACAACCTTGCTGGACGAGAGAAGCAAGGACAGGCGGTTGAAGCAACTGTTGGTCGTAAAGTTCGTGAACTCAAACTTGCGATGGGTTACGAGAAGCACCACTCAAAGAATGAGATTCTGCTCACTTACTTCAACACTGTGGCGTTCGGTTCTCCAACAACCTACTCTATTGAGACAGCCAGTCAGTACTTCTTCGGTAAGAGTGCTAAGGATCTCGATCTTGCTGAGTCTGCTGTTCTGGTTGGTAGCGTACAGAATCCAGCAAGATTCAATCTTGATGACCCTGACACCTTCAAGGACAAGTACAAGGCTCGTCAGAAGGATGTCCTTAGCAGGATGGTGTCAGAAGGGTACATCACACAGAAGGACGCTGACGCCGCTTACGCCGAGGAACTAAAACTCGTTTACTCAAAGTCGTCTAACGGTAACTGTACATCAAGTGCCTACCCTTACTACTGCGAGTACGTGATGGACTTCCTGTCGAGGTCTCCTCGTCTTGGTGAGACTCAGGAGGAGAGGAACGTCATCCTTCAAAAGGGCGGGCTGCATATTCACACCTACCTGGATCCAAACGCCATGTCTATTGTAAATGCTCAGTTGCAACAGGACTATGGCAATGACAATCACCTTGCCGCCCCGACTGCTGTTGTCCAGCCTGGTACTGGAGGGGTTCTGGCTATGGGGGCCAACAGGGACTATGGAACAGGTGAGGGGCAGACGACTGTCAACCTTCCTCTGCACGCAACAGGCTCAGGATCTGTGTACAAGATGTTCACTCTTGCAACAGCGTTACGTGAAGGATTCACAGAGAACGATCTGGCATTCTCTTCTCGGTGCCCGCTGGTTGACCCTGATTATGACACTCCTGAAGGCGGTATCACAAACTCTGACTCCTGTGCTCTCCAGGGTGGTTTCATGGACTACCGCAGGGCTACAGCGCTGTCGTCAAACACCTGGTTCTCTGAGTTGGAGATCAAGGTCGGAGTTGAGAAAGTCAAGGAGTTCAGTGCATCGGTCGGTCTATCGGCACCAGACACTATCTCGTCAAGGTCTTTAGCCTACACACTTGGTGTGACAGAGAACTCCACTGTTGACATGGCTGCTGCGTTTGCAACCTTTTCCAATGGCGGTGTGTTCTGTCCTGCGACCCCAGTGTCATCATACACCTATGCTGACGGTAGCAGTCCAGTGGTTCCAGACACCTATGACCCCAAGTCTGATTCTTGCAGACGTGTGCTGTCTGAGAAGGACTCTGGTACTGTTCTGAAAGCCATGAGAGCAAATGTCTCTGGTGAGATTCCTAACGCCTTTGGTAACAAGTTCAACACACCTGGATATGACACTGCTGCCAAGTCTGGTACGAACCAGTTGTACAACAGCACGTGGGCAGTTCTGTCTGGAAACTTCTCAGTGTTCTCCAACCTGTATGACCCGAATGACTTCACTGAGGGAATGGATCCAACAACCTACCGTGGAGGCACCTATCGCTGGTGGGATCACGTGATTGGGTACACAGGACGAGACATTATGACATCACTTCTCAGTACAGAAGGCTACAAGCCGTTGAAGTACAACAGTGACGACGACTCTATGACCGAGGTTCCGGTTGAGACTCGTGACTTTGTGACCATTCCGTCTGTCATTGGTATGCAGCCAGCACAAGCGCTGTCCACCTTGCAGGCCACTGGCTTCCCTGTGCACCTGAGCAAGGAGAAGAAGTCAGCACCAAGTCAGTACCCGTCCGGCGTCATCGTGGAGCAATCGGTCAAGGCTGGAACACAACTGCCTGTTGGTAGCAAGAAGGAAATCACTATCTACGAGTCCAAGTGATGAACAACAAACATGATGAGCCGGGTTTGGTTCACCTGTCTGTGGTGCCAACCTGGCTCATGTGTTGCGTCGTTAAGATGTGATCAGAGTTACAACAAATACGTTTTAGAAGGGGATGCTCAACCATGACAGCAACCGCAAACATTCTCAATGACTATGACAAGTACCTGAACTCGCTCATGCAGGCGCGTCAGAGTCTTGTTGACAGGCACCACCAGATTGATGAGGAGATTGCTGCTCTGAAGAAGGAGCAGGCTCAGATTGATGAGCACCTGGGGAAGGTATCGTTCCAGGAGTCTTTCGACCTGTCGTCTCTCAGTGTTGACAAGAAGGTGTATCGTAGCGAGAAGAAGATCTCTGAATCTGGGTCTGTTGCCACATCCAAGGATTCAGAGGTAAGCGAGCCCGTTGACGAGACACATGAAGCCAATGAGGAGGAAACTGTATCTGAGTCAGATAATGTTGGCAGTGTTTCTGATGACACAGATGACGAAGGGTCTGTTGTCCAGCAGGAGTTTGACCTGAGTGCTGCTATCAAGGAGTCTGAGAATCCTGTTGAGGAACCTGAGTCAGACATTGATGATGACCTTGGTCTCAGTGAGGTTGAGTCAGACGACTGGAGTGATTTGTCTCAGGATGAGGGTGGCAAGGATGATGCATCTGATTCTGACAGCAACGAGTCAACAGATGTAGACACCAAGAAGATAGACATTAAGAACACCTCTGATGACAAGAAGAGTGACGAGGAAGACAAGCCTAAGAAGACCTCTGCTCGCCGCCGCTCTGCATCCAGCCAGTCCCGCCCAAGCAGCCGTCGTAAGGCCAAGAAGGATGACTGGCAGTCAGATCCAGAGTTTGACACCTCTGAGGACATTGAGCACATTGACTTTGGTTTCTGATTATCTTTCTTAACAGAGCCAGTTACTCAGCTTAGGTATTTTGTAGGGAGAAACATTGAAACTCAAGGCTGATTCCAAGAGTCTTTCGGACGCTATCTCTTGGGCTACGAAGAACTATGACAAGCGTGACAGTGGGGCGCAGGTTCTGCTTGAAGTCAGGGCGGATGGAAACTGTACCCTGTCATGCTTTGGTGAGACGTTCATCAGTTCACGGTTTGATGTGACCTCTGTTGATCTGAGCGGCGAGAGGAAGAATCAGGAGATTGTTTCCTATCCTCTTGACGGACAGTTCATTCAGCGTCTTTCTGCTACTCTGCCAAAGAAAGGTGAGGTTTTTATCTCATCATCCGCTTCGTCCTTGAACATTGCTACACCAAATGGCAGGTTTACTGCACCAGTGCTCAGCAACAGACCAAAGAAGACTCCAGAAATCCGCTACCTTGGTGAGGTTGATGACAATGTATTCTTTGCCTTGATGCAGCGTCTTGCAAGAGCCTGCTCTACTGAGGAGGGCAGTAATCCAGCCTTGAACTCTGTCGATCTTGGGTTTGAGAACAACGACACACTGCGGATGTTCTCAACTGACAAGTACGCCATGGTCGAGTCAAGGATAGACTTCTCTCCTGCTGATGACACCTCAAAGTCTGCTGTCATGTCTGAGGGCTACGCTCTTGTTCCTCATCGTCAGGCTTCCATGATTTCTCCAACTAAGGGAATTACTGCTCCGGTCAGTATCATTGAAGAGGTCGTCTCTCGTGGTTCAGGACGGTTCGGGTACGAGTTTGGTGATGGAAGGATGGTGCTGTTTCCACTGCTTGATGCTAAGAGGACTTCTCCTGCCACTATTGAGTCCATCAAGAGCACGAATGAGAAGACTGTCAAGTACTCTGTGACAGCGCCTCTGAAGGAACTTGTTTCTGCTGTCAGGACTGTTGCCAACCTCTCTTGGGAGGAGAACGACATCAAGTTGACTGGTAAAGGTGACAGCATCTATGTGTCTGACCTTGGTGAACGGAACAAGATTAAGGTTCAACTTGCGGACGGAGAGTTTGATGATGAGGAGTTCTACCAGAAGTCGTTCGTCATCACGGTTCTTCTGGGCGCTCTGACATCACTGACCTCTGAGTACGTTAGGATTGGCTGTGGGCCGAATGCCTACATCTTCAATCCTGTCAATGAAGATCAGGTTGATGAGAGTACCTGGTCCATGGCTGCTGCTCGTAGGTGAGTAGATGCTGCTGTCAACTGTGAGTCTTCTCTTGGCATCTGCTGCTCCGTCTTTGATTCTTCTGCTGGTCTCACTAATCAGAACACCTGAGTGGATCTCTGGTAGTGGTACATTGCAGACATGGAGACGGACATCTGTTCTGGCTGCAGCAACAGGTTTTGCAACTGCTGCTTTATTTGGAGTCCTTGTGCTGGTAACACACACGATGGCGATTCTCCCTGTTGCTGTACTGACATCTGTTTCCACAAGTTTGCTTGGGTTTGTCTCAGTGCAGTCAGGATGGACAGACTTCAGGTTCAGGAAGGCTGACAGATGGGTTCTTCGTGCTGCTCTACTTGTGTCTGCTCTGTCAAGTGGCATATACATGCTTGCCTACAGAAACGAGACCGATTTGTGGCTATGGCTTCTGATTGTTCTTATCTCACTGGTCGTGTTCCTGATTCCAGCAGTTGGCAAGTCTGATGCACGAGTAATTACTCTGGTCTGTCTGGCTGCTCTACCTGTTACTGGTCTGTGGGTGTTTCAGTTTGGATTCTTGTTGGTTGCAGCACTGTCCATCATTTATTCGATGTCTACTGCACCAAAGGGATCCAATATAAAGGACACTTTGACCAGAAAAGTAAGTGTGCCTATGGTTCCTCTGATTGCCGCACCTTTTGCTCTTTTGTGCATTGTGCCCGTTTTTATGTGATAGTTCCTACGATTTTAGGAATCATTGATATTCTTGTTTATTTCAACAGGCGTTTTGTCTTTTACCACTTCTGAAAAGGTGAGTTTATGAACGACATTCTGGATACACTGGACGATCTTGATGACGAGGAGTCTCAGGACTATACAGATGATGACTTTGGTCTGGGTGGTTTTTCAACAGACATGATGTCGCCTGAGAATGTTCTTGATACTGATCTTGCAGCAGGGATTGATGACATCCTGGCCTCTGAGGGGCAGATGGGTGAGACTGAGGCCAGAGAGATTACGGAGGCTATCAGGGCTGCTGCTACTGCCACATATGTTCTTCTGGCACGCGCTCATGAGGGCAAGGCTTACTCTGCTCTTGGGTACGAGACGTGGGCTGAGTATGTTCGTATGGAGTTTGAGATCTCTCCTCAGCGCTCATACCAGTTACTTGATCTGTCTAAGGCTGTCAAGATGATTGAGTCAGCCACACCTGATGGTACTGACATCAAACTCACGGAGGCTCAGGCCAGAGACATCAAGCGTGAACTTCCTCGTATTACTGAGCGTGTTCATGAGGAGACCAAGGATCTTCCTCCTGAAGAGGCCCGTGACAGAGTGAACGAGATCATTCGTGAGGAGCGCGAGCAGGCCAGGATTGAGGAGAAGGCTGTCAAGAAGCGCGAGGAGGAACTTGCTGAGGCTGAGGAGGAAGGCTACAGGGCTGGACTTGAAGCGGCTGCTGACGCCCTTCTGGAGGCTGATGCAGAGAGACAAGCAGTCAATGATCCTGATGATGGCTTGGTTGACACGGAGGTTCAGGGTAATCCTCCTAGCCCGAACACCTCGAAGTTGATGCATGATTTCGTCAATGTTCTTCTCATGGTTCAGAGAATGCCTGACCCTCAGGAGGTATGCGATCTCATCTCTGATGAGAGACTGGATGACTTTGCTGACAAGGTGAATGATGCTGCTGGATGGATGAATCGTCTTGGAAATCTTCTTGATCTGAGGTACTGACTCACGTATCTTGAAAACAGAATATGGATTCTTTCTGTCGCTGATGGATTCTTTGGTTAAAGTTTCCTCAGCGATACTTTTTGTGTCTGACCTATTAAATGTTGGTCAGTCAAAACAACTAGGAGAAGGTCAATGGCGCTACTGAGCAACAGGGAGATTGAGATCCTTGAAGAGGTCGGTTTTCAGGGGACCGAGGAAGAAGGACGTGCTGCTCTGGACGGTGCTGTTCAAGCCGCAGAGGATGAGTACGACCATGATCACAACAAGGTTATTGTTCCTCTGGATCGTGATGACAAGTGGTCCTGGACGCACTATGAACTTCCTCGTAAGATCAAGGACACCATTGACAACATGGCTACGTCACTACTGGATCCCAAGAAGCGGAAGGTGGTTGTCTATGGTCATCCACTGACGGGCAAGACGTACCTTATCCATCAACTTGCTCAGCATGTGAACAACTACACCAGACATCTTCAGAAGCATCCTGGCGAGATTCACTTCTACCGGGTGAGTTCACAGATTCTTGTCGCCGCCTCTGAGCAGGTGGGTGTTGAGAGCATTGAGGATTTCATTGACTTCATCTGTGCACATGAGTGCTTGTCAGAGAATCAGGTGTGTCTGGTCACAGAGGAGGTGGATCTAGCAACAGCGCTGATGCTGACTGAGACTAGTGCCAGGATTGTTGTTGAGATGTCTTACGGCGGTCTGCAGGCGGTTATGGACTCTGAGGGTAGTGGTAAGACCAAGGTCTGGATGTCACTGGACTACTACGACACAGGAGAGTGCCTGTCGCTGAGTGTTGAGGACATGTCATATGTTCTTGGAGAAGCAACCGCTCTTGACGCTGCTCTCTTCTTTAAGAGCAAACTGGTTGACTCAGAGATGGAGTCGCTGGAACTACCTAAGAGGATCATCAGTCGTGCTGTCCTGAAGAACAAGGATCTGATGACAAAGGACAAGAAGAACCGTGAGGTCCTGGTTGCACCATTTGGAGTGTGGTCAGAGGTTGTCAGATCGGTGTGCTCTCTTGCCAGTTTCTCGCGTTCATCAGAGTTCAGAACCAAGAAGGGCAACTTCTCTATCGCTGCACTGACGGACAAGGTGATGGAGAACTGCGAGGAGATCTTCAGTCCATTCACAGAGGATGACAGTGACAACCACATCATTGTCTCTGGTAACGGAGACATGCCAGTGATGTTCAGGATTGCTACCTCAGCAGAGGAGGACGAAGAGCCGCAGCAGAAGGAGATCAAGCCTCTTTCCTACAACACTCCTCAGTCTGTCCTAAAGACCCTGAAACAGAACGTTATCGGTCAGGACTCCGCTATCGACGCTGTTGTCAGAGGTCTACTGGTTCCAATGGCTGGCATGAGCAGAGGTAATCGTCCACTCAGGTCGTACCTGTTCTGTGGTCCAACCGGCGTAGGTAAGACTGAGACTGCTTCTGTGCTCTCCAAGTGTCTTGCCAAGGAGGATGTGAACCTTGTCAGGATTGACATGTCTGAGTTCTCTGAGCATCACGAGGCGGCAAAACTGTTCGGCGCGCCTCCTGGATATGTCGGTTACGAGTCTGGTGGTATCCTGACCAGCGCTGTTATTGAGAATCCTCAGTCGATCATTCTTCTGGATGAGATTGAGAAGGCTCATCCTGACATCTGGGACGCTTTCTTACAGATTCTTGATGCTGGACGTATGACTGACGGTCAAGGTCGTGTTGCTGACTTCACTAACAGCATCATCATCATGACGTCCAACATCGGTGCCTCTGAGGCTGCTAAGACGGCATCAGGTTTCTCTGTCCTGTCTGACGCTGAGGCTTATCTGGACAGGAAGGCCCGTTCTCAGAGCACTGTCACCAAGGCCATCAAGAAGACCTTCAAGCCAGAGATGATCAACCGTATTGACGAGATTGTCTTCTTCAATGAGTTGGACAAGAGTACTATCAAGAAGATTGTTCTCAAGGAGATTAACGGCATTAGTTCACGTATGCCTAAAAAGCAGACTCTCGGTAGTATTCCTAGTGATATTGTCGAGGAAATCCTAAGCAGGTCGAACGTCACTGAGTATGGTGCTCGTGAGGTTCAGCGTGTGGTCAGAAAGTCAGTTGAGGATACTATTGCAGAAGCAATTATTCTGGGGAAAAAGGCACCTGGAACAGTCAAACTGGCTATGAGTGACGGACAAATCACTGCCTGCCTCAGCCCAGCAGCAAGACAACGAAAGAAGAAGTAATTCATATGGCATTCGATTTCAGAAACCTTGATGTTGAACCGTTGGACAAGCAGTTGGAGTCTGCCGCCATGGGTGAGGAGCACTTGCCTGGAGACAGTGATGCTGCTATGTTCTCTGGTTCTCCAGCACATGCTCCATCCGCTTACAGTGCAGCACCTCAGACCGCTCCGTCAGCCATGAGCGCTCCGTCTCCTGCTGCACAGCAGCCCATGCCACAAAATGACTATGTGACCACGGATGAGTCCTACAGTACAGACTCTTCTGGTGATAACAACGAATGGGATCAGCAGGATGTTGAAGTTCCTTCTGGATCACACTCATACCAGAACACAACTACTGATCAGCCAATTTCAGAGGAGGAGGCCAGCAGGATTCTCTATGAGGACACTGAGCCTGAGACTTATGGCAATCAACAGTACGTCAACTCTCCTGCTGAGCCAGAACAGTTTGCACAGCCGTTGGTTCCAGCTGGTAACGAGTCACCTACTGTAAACGAGTCCAGTAGTTCTGCAAGCAGTGTTAAGCCTGGAATCCACTTTAAGCGTGAGTCTGACCAGATTGCTGACGCTGACCGGGTGATTCGAGTTCTTGACGCCTATCGTGCTCTGACAGCCATCGAGAAGTCTGTTGCAGCACAGTTCGTCCTCAACTCAACAGATGTTGACACCAGTAATGAGCCAGAGATTGTTGTCAAGGTTATCAACTCTGATGCCATGCTTGGTATCACTATGAAGAACATTCGTGAGATGGCCTCTGAGAAGGATCGTGTTGAGAGGGTATTCATGGTTCTCAGACTTCCTGATGACCAGTTGGACTCCCTTGGTGAGATCATCCAGTCCGTCAGTGACAGTAAGTTCGAGACGACTCTCAGGTCGGATCGTATTGGATTCGCCAAGGAGGTTGAGGCGGCTATTGACAGCCTGGAGAACGACATTGTCTCATACATCTCAGCAACAGAAGGTGTTCTTGCTGCTGCTAGTGACAACTAGTTAAATCCATAACTCTTACCTACCACTAGAGTTGGTCTGCTGAAATCGTGTTCTATCCACTTGCTGAGATGAGCAGGTACACTGGATAAGCACAGCAGACCAATTCTATTCTTTTTGTTCTTCTTTGTCACACATAACACTCAAATTATTGTTGTTTATGTGACACGCTTCACCTGATTGTTGTTAAAATAAGCACTATGAAGATTGACTTTGACTTAGCAGACCTAGATGACAGCAGTACATCCAGGAACGAGTACAGTGTTCCTGAGATTCCTTATGGCTCCGACGAGATTCATGTTGAAGCCACTGATGGTGTCATTATGTTGTACTCTCGAACGGACCTGTCCAGCACTCCAGTAGGGGAGTACCTGACAGGTGTTAAAAGGGTGGCAACAACCAGAGGTGTCAACATCTACCGCTGCCGTCTGAGTTCTGTCAACGCCTGGTCTCTTCGTTACACGTTGCGAAAGCTCAAGCCTGTTGTTGACAGCGAGAGCGCCAAGGTACTGAAAGGTCTTGCTGATCAGGTTGAAGCGCCAGTAGTGGTTCTTGAGTCCAGAGGAACGCACATCAATGTGAAGGTTCCTAACCTGAAGGTGTTTAGAGAGATGATGCGTGCTCTGAGTGCCTACCCTAACTCCAATGGGTACAGGATGCCTATATCCAAGGTTCAGGATCTTGTCGCCATGAACAAGAACAGAGATGATCCTCTTCCTCGTCTCAAGTTCCATGATGATGTCAAGAAGTTAAACAGTGAGCCGATTCCTGGTTTTGATGGAACACTCGACTCTTTGCGCGACGTTCCAGTCAATGTCCTGAATGTTGTTGCTGCTGATGTGCAGACAGCAAAGATGAGAAAAGCCACCAAGAGCAAGAAACCAATGACTCTTGCTGAGAAGATGACGAAAATCGGTATCAAGTCCTTGTATGATCTCATTTTCTGGATTCCAAGACGATACATTGACAGAAACGGGACACAGGACATCAGAGGGCTGCTTGAAAACGAGACTATCACGATTCTTGGCAGGGTGGAGAGTGTCAAAGAACTTAATGGCAAGGTATCTGGAAGCCGATTCATTATCGGATTGGGTAACAGTTCATCCATCAGTTCAATCTCGTGCTCGTTCTTCAATCAGCAGTGGTTGATGAGCAAGTTCCATGTAGGTGACGAGGTTCTTGTTGTTGGTAAGTACAAGCCGTGGAATGGTCGCCCATCCATTAGTGGTATCTCTATGGACAGTGCTCGTGAGGCAGAGGTTCTTCCAGTCATTCCTGTCTACAACCAGTCTCCAAGCAATGGGCTGACATCCAAGGTTATTCTTAGTGCTGTTCGAGAGATGCTGTCAAGACTTGGTGATGCTCAACTGGCTCCATACATCGACCCGTTCAAGGTGTCAGAAGCGGTTGAGCAGGCTTTGAAGGAGCCTGACGAGAACGAGGACATTGACAAAATCGACTTCGGTTTTGATGATGACTCCGAGGATAGTTCAGGCGGTAATCAAAACACTGTTACCAGTGATGACAGTAGTGAGCACGACTCCCAAAAACAGGGCATGTCGTACTTTGAGGCCATCAGCAACATTCATCTTCCAGATAGGGTTGATGACTTCCGTGAGGCTGAGAACATTCTTGCCATGATTGAGATGATCTATATGCAGATCATGATTCTTCTGGCTAAGGAGTCTGATAGTGGTAAGCAGGCTGTCAGTATTATAGAGGGTGGTGGTAAGTTGCAGGCGAAGGCTATCAAGTCTCTGCCGTTTGAACTCACCAAGTCTCAGAAGAAGGCTCTTGTGGGTATGAATCGTAAGGTTGCTCAGAGTGCTCCGTCATCTACCTTGTTGAGTGCTGACGTGGGTGCTGGTAAGACTGTTGTTGCTCAGATGATGGCTCTCAGGGCTGTTGACTCAGGATTTCAGGCTGCTCTGATAGCCCCTACAGACGTTCTTGCTAGGCAGTTGTACAACTCTACTGTGAAGGTCTCTCAGGCGCTTGAGGACAGGTTTGGTAACCATGTAGAGGTTACTCTGTTGTCTGGTTCCATGGGTGCTGCTGACAAGCGCGATACAAAGAAGGCTATCAAGGACGGCAGCGCTCAGATTGTTGTGGGTACACATGCTCTGATGGCTAAGAGCGTCAAGTTCGCCAACCTTGGTTTTGTTGCTGTGGACGAGCAGCAGAAGTTCGGTGTCGAGCAGAGAGAGGCGCTACTCAGATCCCGCAGTGACAGTCTGATGCTTCACCTGCTGACGATGACTGCAACACCTATTCCTCGGTCTACCGCTCAGGTTTTCTATGGTGATGTTGACCTGATTGAGTTGAAGGAGAAGCCACCGGGCAGGCTGGAGATCATCACTGAGTGGATTCAGGAGGATCCAGTACTGTTCACTGAGCAGAGTGTCAACAAGGTCTGGAATGATGTCATCTCTGAGGCTAAGAAGGGCAACCAGACATTCATTGTGACACCTCTGGTCAACGAGTCCGCTCAGGTTGATGCTGCCAGTGTGGATGCTACTGTGGACTCACTGTCAAAACTGGCGCTGACAAGTCTACGGGTTGCCAAGGTGCATGGAAAGATGAAGCCTGATGAGGCCAGGAAGGTTATGCAGGACTTCAGGGACAAGAAGTATGACGTGCTGGTTGCCTCCACAGTGGTTGAGGTCGGAGTTGACGTTCCTGATGCCACACGTGTAGTCATCCTGTCAGCAGACCGGCTGGGAAGTTCCTCGTTGCACCAGATTCGTGGTCGCGTTGGTCGATCCAGCAAGCAGTCGAAGTGCTATCTGGTATCGAACAAGGAGACAGAGCAGGTCAGATCCAGGCTCATGTCTCTGGTGGAATCAAACGACGGGTTCAAGATTGCTCAGCAGGACCTCAATGTACGGGGCGAAGGAAAAGTCTTTGGAAGCCAGCAGTCTGGAGCCGGATCCATGATGTTCGCCTCGGTGGTCAAGCACGTCTCCATGATTGAAGGCGCCAGAAGTATTGCTGAGGATATTCTCTCATCCAGGTATCGTGAGCAGGCTGTTGAGGACGCCAGACACTACCTGGGACTTGATGATGACAGGAAAGAGGCGGTCTTGTGACGACAGACAATGAACTGAAAAAGGTACTGGACATACCGCGCAAGGGGCTTATCTACCTAAGGAAGCAGTACAACACGAACCTGGTTAAGGCTGCTCTGGTGATTGTGTCTGCTGTCCTGGTGACTGTCTGTCTTGGTCTGGTTGCTGACGCCTTCCTTCCGCTCTCATCGTTCATGAACTGGGCGATAGTGGTCAAGACGTTCATTGCTGTTCCTACCGCTGTGTCCATTTTTTCCTTGGCCTACATGGTGTCACTGTTCTTCCACAACTCCAAGGTGAACAGTGATCCTTCATGGGTTCCGTACAGAAGCAGGTACTCACCAAAGCAGCGCCTATATCTTGTAGGTATAGTAGGGGCTCTTGCGTTTGTGTTCAACTACGGCTGGAGGACTAGTACTCTTGCAGCCAGCCTTGTCATCGCTGTTCTCATTGCCTGTCTGGTGTTCCTGAGACTTGACAGGACAGAGCAGCAGAACTTTGACACAGGTGTTGTGGACATCAGAGACATTGAGGCTCAGAAGAGAATCAAGGAGAACCAGAAAGCGCGCGCAAGGAAGGCCCGAGACAAGGAGCGCAGGAAGCGTGAGCGCAGACGGAAGTGGTTCGGTCCAAGAGGATACGAGGATGATGAGGAGTGACCTGACTCCTGTTCTCTAGAAACTGGTTCCAGGACCAAGAACCTAGTATAGATACATAGAGTACACAAGCATCTCGGACCTGTAAGAGTGGAGACATATTCTTGCAGGCCCGAAAAATTTCTCTCAAAAACCAGTGAAACAGCACCAAAAACGTTATTTTCTAAGAAAAATACAGTAAAACGAACAGTTTCTCATCGCAACAAGTTCAATCAGTGAAGCAAGGAGGGCCAGGACCTTGGAACCACCCTAGTTAAGATTGACACCAGCACCCCTGTCAGCAGACACAATACGCCTATGACTTGGGAACACACGACAACAGATTAGACCTAGACCTTTCACGAACAGAAGGAAAGACAGTCAGACATGACAGACAACCTCACATACGACCAGCAGCCACACGACCCGAGCCTGGACTACCACGCCCTCAACGCTATGCTCAACCTTGTTGGCAAGGATGGAAAACTCCAGTTGGACGCTGACAGGGAAGCCGTCAGACAGTTCTTCCTCCAGCACGTCAACCAGAACACAGTCTACTTCTCAGACCTAGAGGAGAAGATCGAGTACCTGATTGACAACAACTACTACGAGGAAGACTTCATCGAGCAGTACAACTGGGAGTTTGTCAAGAGCCTCTACAAGAGAGCATACGGCTACAAGTTCCGCTTCCGTACATTCATGGGAGCATTCAAGTACTACTCCTCCTACACCTTGAAGACATTTGATGGCAAGCGCTATCTGGAACGTTACGAGGACAGGGTTGTCGCCAACGCCCTCTACCTGGCACAGGGAAATGAGGAACTAGCCACAAGCATCCTTGACGAAATAATGCAGGGACGCTACCAGCCAGCCACACCAACCTTCCTGAACGCCGGAAAGGCACAGCGTGGAGAGCTAGTAAGTTGCTATCTCTTGAAACTCAATGACTCAATGGAGTCAATTTCTCGCGGAATTAATGACTCACTGCAGTTGTCCAAGCGCGGAGGTGGTGTCGCTCTCCTGCTGACTAACATACGCGAGACCGGAGCACCAATCAAGAAGATTGAGAACCAGTCAAGTGGCGTGGTTCCAGTGATGAAGTTGCTGGAGGACTCCTTCTCTTACGCAAACCAGTTGGGGGCACGACAGGGAGCAGGAGCAGTCTACCTCCACGCCCACCACCCAGACATCATGACCTTCCTGGACACCAAGCGCGAGAACGCTGACGAGAAGATCCGAATCAAGACCCTCTCGTTAGGTGTTGTCATTCCAGACATCACGTTTGAACTCGCCAAGAAGAATGACGACATGTACCTATTCAGTCCATACGACATTGAACGGGTTTATGGGGTGCCAATGTCTGACATCTCTGTCACTGAGAAGTACTACGAGATGGTGGACAACCCAGAGATCCGAAAGAAGAAGATCTCAGCACGTAAACTCTTCATGACTCTCGCTGAGATCTCCCTACAAAGCGGTTACCCATATATCTTGTTTGAGGACAACGCTAACCGTGCTCATGCATTGGATGGCAGGATCAACATGTCCAACTTGTGTGTATCAGGAGACACACGACTTCTTACAGACAAGGGATACAGACGTTTTGACGACCTATACAACACACAGGAGGACTTCAAGGTTCTGTCTGACAACAGGTCAGTTAATGAGGACTTCAAGGACGCTACTGTCTCTTTGAAGGACTCTACCAAGATGTTCCTGACAAAGAATGATGCTGAGGTGTTTAAGGTCTCCACCAAGGAGGGCTTTGAGATCAAGGCAACAGAATGGCACAAGTTCCCCGTAGAGACTGACGGTAAGATTATTGTCAAGAGGTTGGGTGAACTTGAGGTTGGAGATCATCTCCTTGTTCAACCAAAGGAAGGTGTGTTTGGGTCTGTAAATGATCCAGATAGCGCATACAACAATGGCTCTAACATTTATGAGGCTGATAACAGTGTATGGGAAGGAGACAGGGATACTGTTGAGGCTTATGTCTGTGGCGCTTTTCAGGTGAAGTCTGTCTCAGATCTCTTAAGCAAGTCTCATTCTGTTGAGTCACACAACAAGCAGGTTCTACAGGACATTCAGGTTCTTGCTCTGAATCTTGGGGTGTTCTCAGTTCTATCTCGTGTTGAAAGCGAAAAGTACCTGCTTCAGGTTGTTGACAATATTGACTCTACTGCAACAGTTACAGGAATTGAGTTCCATTCTATTGAGGATGTGTATGACGTAACGGTTGATGATGGTCACACTATTACATGCAATGGTTTGACGACACGCAACTGTAGCGAGATCTTGCAGACAAACGAGTCCTCAGAGTTCAATGTTGATGGTTCATACAAGCATGTAGGTAAGGACATATCCTGCAATCTTGGCAGTATGAACATTGCCAAGACGTTTGACAGCCCAGACTTCTCTAAGAGCATCGAGATCGCTATGCGTTCACTCAGTGCTGTGTCTGACATGTCTAACATTGAGGCAGTTCCATCAGTTGAGAACGGAAACAAATCCACACATGCTGTTGGTCTTGGGCAAATGAATCTACATGGATTCCTTGCGCGAGAGCACATCCACTACGACTCACCAGAAGCAGTGGACTTTGCCAACCTGTACGCATATGCCGTCAACTATGAGAGCATTGTCACCTCTAACAAGATTGCAATTGAGAGAGGTGAGGTGTTTGATGGATTTGAGAAGAGCAAGTATGCTGACGGCACCTATTTTGACAAGTATATTGAAAAGGACTGGTCTGTTCCAGAGACCTCAAAGGTGGCTGAACTTTTCAAGAAGTCAACAATTCATATTCCTACACCACAGGATTGGAAGAATTTGCGTGAAAAGGTGATGGAATATGGGCTTTATAATGGGTATCGACTCTGTTGCGCACCTAACGGTTCGACCTCGTACATTTTTGATTGCACTTCCTCTATTCATCCAACTGTTTCTCCTATTGAGATTAGAAAAGAAGGAAAACTAGGCAGAGTGTATTATCCAGCACCATATCTTTCTGAAAGCACAATTCCATACTACAAAGATGCATATAAGATTGGATACAAGCCTATTATTGATGTTTATGCTGCTATGACTCAGCATGTCGATCAGGGATTGTCTCTCACTTTGTTCTGGAATGATACTGTAACGACCAGAGAGATGAACAAGGCATACATCTATGCATTCACTAAGGGAATAAAAACCTGTTACTACTCAAGAGTACGACAGGATGCTCTGTCAGGAACTCAGGTTGAGGGTACTGCCGCAGGATACTGTGAGTCCTGCATGATCTGATCGATCTAACAACAACAAAGAATCCTCGTGTTACTTGTTTCATAACACGAGGATTCTTTGTTATAATATATAATGTAGTTAACAGAAATGGAATACATGATGACAAAATACGATAAGTGGCTGTATAACGAGTGGAGTAGTAAAAATACAATCTCACTAGATTCTGCTCCAAGAAAAAATGATCGTTATATATGGAATTGTCGTTTGGATCATGATTTTATTTGCTCCATCCAAGAAAGATTAAGTGGAAGAAAGTGTCCTTATTGTCTAAATAAGAAAGTCCTTAAAGGATTTAATGATTTAGCAACTACACATCCAGAAATAGCGTCTTTTTGGAACGATGAACTTAATGAGATTACTCCTGACTCAGTGACAGCAGGATCTGACAAGAAGGTTTGGTGGAGGTGCACAAATGGAGAGGACCACTCGTTCCAGGCAGAAGTTTTTAGACTGAAGAGTGGAAGAGGTTGTAGTATATGTGCTGGAAAAGTAATAACGGAATTTAATAGTCTGGCATCCAAATATCCAGAAGTAGCGAAATACTTTGACTCAGAAAAGAACGGAATTACTCCTGATAAGATCTCATATGGGAGTTCTAAAAAATACTTCTGGTTCGATGATTTAGGTCACTCATACAAGAAATCACCAAAATCAAGAGTTAAGGGAAGTGCTTGCCCTTATTGTGCATCCAATAATACACAACTTCTCTCTGGGTTTAATGATCTTGCTACCTTGTTTCCTGATGTTGCTAAAGATTGGGACTACACGAAGAACAAAACTACTCCTGATAAGGTTCTTTCAAAAACTAGGAAGCGGGCTTGGTGGTTGTGTAGTAAAGGTCATTCGTGGTCGTGTCCAATTGGTAACAGGACTGGTTCTCACTCTGGTTGCCCTCATTGTGCTTTTAACGGAACCTCCAAGTCTGAGAAGGAAATGATTTCTTTTATTAAAAGTATTGTTCCAGACGAAGGCATTTGTGTCAGGGATCGTCAACTTCTTCTATCTATTCGTCGTGAGGTTGATGTGTATATTCCTTCTTTGAAGATTGCTGTTGAGTTTAATGGTTTGTACTGGCACTCCAAGCAGGCGGGTAGGGATGAGAACTACCATTATGACAAGTGGCTTGCCTGCAGGAACAAGGATGTTCGTCTGATTACTATTTGGGAGGACGACTGGCGTGATAAGCCAAATGCTGTCAAGTCTTTTCTGTTGTCTGTTTTAAAGCCAAAAAGTAATACTGGCAAGAAAAACTCTATTGTCAAAATAAACAGCAAGGACGCCAGATCCTTTACAGATAATAACTGCTTGTCTTCCTGTGTTGTAAGTAGTAATCAAGACGATGTAAAATACATTGGCTCATGTGATAGTAATGGTGTTATTAAATCCCTGCTATCATATAGTATAGATGATAAAAAGTGCTACATTCATTTATATGGTGATAGTGGTAACTTTAAGTCTCTTGTAGAACACATTGTTCACATATGTCAAGGAATTAATGTTCAAACTATTAAAACATACTCTGATAATGACATCAGTGACGATTCAGTTTATAAAGAGATTGGCTTCTCATCAAAGAATGACTATGTGGCTAACAATTGGGTTGTTAATCCTTTTGATGACTGTTGTCGTCATCATCTTTCAGAATACACCTTATCCAAATTCAAGAATGATCCCAATCTCTTGTTTGAAGATGATAAGAGCACTGATAATCTTGTTGACTTGAATAAGATGTGGTTGATTCATGGTTCCGGTTTGAGCGAGTGGGTCCTATACCTGTGAACATGGATGTAACAAACCTCAAGTCGCCTCATCATCTCTGTCGTTAAGATCTAGGACAGATAATCTACTCTTTGTCTCAACATATACTTGTTTGCTTTGTGGGGTGTTGTAAATGTCTTCTAGCGATGGTCTTGCTGCTGATGGCGATCTGTTTGCTTCTGGTAGTATTGCAGATGATGTAACTGTGCCTGAATTCAAGGGCTGGAACACTAAGAAGTTCTATGACTATGACAAGTATGTTGTTGACTACGAGGACATGGACAGTCTTGCTGAAGCACTGACTGCTGCTCGTCATGCTCACTTGCGGTTGATTGACAACATCAACGTATGTGAGCGTAAGGAAGTCAAAGCCAAACTCATTTACAAGCGTTCCTGGAATCGTGCTTATATGGAGTCTACTGAGCGTACTGTTGAGGCGCGTAAGATTCGTGCTGACTTGAAATGTGAACGACTTGAGGATGATGTGGAGGTTGCTAAGCAGAAGAAGGTGGAACTTTTGCGTCAGGCTCAGGCTATTCGTGAGGAGTTGGAGGCGCTACAGGCTCATGGTAACAACTTGCGCCAGCAGATGAAGATTCTGTGAGTGGTGTTGTTGACAGATGGTTGATTGTCTTTGTGTCTGTTTAATTTTTGATGGAGTATTGTTGTGAGGGTTCTTGATCGGGCGTCTCGTGGTGTAGTTGCACGTGTGTGTGGTTCTGTGGTTGCTGGTCTGCTGGCTGTGGTTCTGGTTGCTGCTGGGGTGATGTTCGGGCTGCCTGCTCTGGGGTTCTCAGTGTGGAGTGTGTCTGGTACCTCGATGGAGCCGACGTTTAGTGACGGAAGTGTTCTTGTTCTCAGGTCTTCCAGCGACAGTGTTGTTCGTGGAGATGTCGTGGTGATTGATCGTCCGTCTTCATGGCATGTGGTTCAGGCTTCTGGCGGTTCTTCTGTCAAGAATGATAATGCTAGCGACAAGAGCAAGAAGTCACTTGGTGCACATCTCAGTCGTTCTGCTCTGTTGAAACGTGCAGTTGCTGTTCCTGGCGACATCCTGTCTTTTGACGGCAAGGCTTTCTTGGTTAATGGCAGCATGGTGTACAGTACTGCTAATAACGACTACGAGTGCAGCGCTCTGCCTGCTGGCTGGTCACATCGTCTGTCTGCTGATGAGTTGTTTGTGATGGGAGACAACGCTAGAGTGTCTCTTGACTCCAGGAAGGTTGTCTGTACTGTTGGGCCTGACTCTGAGGTGTCTCCGTTCCTGTCTGTGTCAGGTGTTCATGCTCATGGAAGCAGTGTTTTTAATTGGTAAGCACTTGTTTTGTTAAGGTGTAAGGTAGAGCATTCAAACTGCTCCGGCGCTTATGCGATTCTGTGAGAAGTAGTACTGAGAGGTGTTTACTGTGGCTGATGATAAGTTGAGGCTGGTTCTGCTGCTTGACAAGTCGGAGCCATGGTTGAACTACACTCGTAAGCAGGTTCTTTCCTCCTGGGGTGTTGACAGTGATGATGATGTTACTGTTGCTGAGAACCTGTCTGTTGTTGGCACTCCTGACCTGTTTGGCGAGACTCCTGTCTGCACCATGTTACTGACTGAGGCGGAGCAGGTGAAGTCATTAGGGAGTGACTTGGAGGCTCTTGTCAAGGACGGCTCTCTTGCTGACAGGATGTCTGCTGGTCTTGTCATCATGTGCTCTGTGAACCGTAACTCAACAAAGAAGTTGGAGTCACTGGTCTCTCGTAATGGTGGCAGAGTTGTTACTACTAAGGAGACCTCTAAGGATCGTTCGCCTGCTGCTCTGAGGATGCTGAAAAGCCTGAGTATTCCTTCTGATGTCAAGAGTTTTTTGGTTGACTACGCTGGTGACGACTACTCTCTCATTATCCCATTGATTGAGGAATTAGGATCCGTCTCTCCTCGTCAGCAGCGTCTTGTGACTCTGGACAAGATTGAGTTGCGTCTTGCCAAGTCTGCTGGTTCTCTGACTCCATGGCAGATTGAGAAACCTCTTCTGAAAGACAACGATCCAGACGAGACTATCAAGATGTTTCGTCGAATCGTCAAGCACTCTCATCCTCTGCTGGTGCTTCGTGTGCTGAAGAACAAGATGCATCTGGCGTATCGTGTCGGTGCTCTTGTGAATTCTGGTGTGACAGACTTGGGACAGATTGCTGACTGTCTTGGTGTCTCAAACAACTACCCACTGAGGCTTGCTCATGACTTCGCCAAGGAATTCGGTATGTCTCAGTGTCAGTGGATTCTAGAGCAGGTCGTGGATGCTGAGAGCAAGGCCATGGGAGCATCCAGCGCTGACCCTGTTATTCATACTGAGATGATGCTTGCTAGAGTGTGTTCCAGAATGAGAGCAGTTAGAAGATCTAAGTGTAGTCACTGACTCCTTATCTTTCTCGTTAGAAGGCAACTCCTAGAGCAGGTTTGTCTATTCTGTTCTGGTTGTGTGGTGTCTGCTCTCTTCTTGCTTGACTGACTCTTGGTCTTTTAAACTATCAATTCGATTTTCTTGCCTCACCTGATGCGTCTTGTCGTTAAGATCTGTTCTCAGAGATGTTTTGTCGATACCTTTTTAGAGATCAGGGTGCTTCATAGATGGCTTTTGTTAACGCAGGATCAACCAGTAGCGCAGTAAGCAAGCAGGCTCAGATCAGACGTGAGAACCTGTCCAGGATTATGAATGATCCCTACATGGGTTACTCCAGTATCGCTGAGGCTACAGATGACTGCAAGGGTTCGTCACAGGTTGAGGTCATGTGCCGTCTGCTGAATCGTGAGAACCTGTTCATCTCTGGTCCTGCTGGTTCTGGTAAGACGACTGTCATCAAGCGTTTTGTGGACATGATTGATGCTGTCTATGGTGGTGTGTTCAACATTGCTGTTACCGCTACGACTGGTCTTGCTGCAACCAACATCGGAGGCAAGACGATACACTCATGGTCTGGTCTTGGAGTCATGGAGGAGCCTATCGACATTCGTGCTATGTACAAGTCCAGACAGAAGTTCTTCGCCTTGAAGGCGGCTTTGAGGCGTATTCGTTACTGTGATGTGCTGGTGATCGACGAGATCTCCATGCTGCACGCCTACTATCTGGACAACCTTGACAAGATCATGAAGCACGCTCGGAAGAACGATGATCCTTTTGGTGGTGTCCAAGTTGTCTTGCTAGGTGACTTCATGCAACTTCCTCCTGTTCCGTCCCAGAATCCTGTTGAGGGACTGAACTACGGTTTCGCTATCCAGGCTGACTCATGGAAGCAGGCTGGAATCAATCACTGCTACCTTGACAAGGTGCATCGTGCTGAGGATGAGAACTTGAAGCACCTTCTGCTGTGCATCGAGCGATCCAAGATGGACAGCAAGGCTAGAGCAGTTATTGAGAAGTGCAAGTCCAACAGCAAGGATAAGTCAAAGCAGTACACGACTCTGTTCACCACGAACATTAATGTTGACAGATACAACCAGAAGAAACTTGACGAGAATCCCAACATCTCACAGAAGTTCTTCCTGAGGAAGGTGTCTGGATCTGAGAAGGATCTTGAGAAACTCATCAAGTCGAACAACCTTCCTCCGCTGGTTGAGTTAAAGACTGGTGCTACTGTGATTGTGACCAGGAACATCACGGATCCTGATGGTGAGATTCTGGCTGCCAACGGCTCTGTGGGTCGTGTTAAGTTGCTTTCTCCATATAACGCCACTGTCAGGCTCAATGACGGCTCTTTGGTGACGATTGAGTACCAGTCTGCTACTGAGACGAAAAAGGTTACTGAGAAGGCTGAGGACGGCTCTGCTGTCACTATTGAGAAGCAGGTGGCTCAGGTTCTTTACCTTCCACTGAAACTGGGCTACGCGATCACTGTCCATAAGTCACAAGGACAGACTCTTGATGGGATCGAGGTTGACCTGTCACGATGCTTCACACCAGGACTTGGGTATGTCGCTCTGTCCCGTGTACGCAGTGCTGACAACATGGTTATCTCCAAGATCTCTGATGACGCCTTTGACGTGGATCCTCTGTCCAGGAAGATTAGTACCTATGTCAAGAAGAAGTCACTGGTATCTCGTAAGGAATTCACTGACAGGGTTGATGAGTACTCGCCTCTGCTTAACGACACTCTTGCGCTGAGTGAGCGCTGGGATGTCAGTACATCTGGTGTGATTCGTCAACAGATGGATGAAGGGTAACGTAACTTTTTGGTAAAGCATCGTCCATTGTGATGACATGAACCTCATCTGTTGGTATGATTAACCTTGGAAAACACTGAACGAGCCGATCTACTGACAAAAGAGGAGAGTTGATTCATGGCTGACACGAACAAGGACGCTGTTTCCCTGCCTAACCTGGATCCTGAACTGGCTGTGGATTCACAGGTGAGTGAGAACCAAGTCGGAGACGCAACACCAGCATCAAGGCGAGCAATTGTTGGTTCTGCTCCCACTGCTGGTACTCCTGATGACGGTGGTGCTGTTAACGTTGAAGAGAGTGATGACAGCCTGAATGGAGACCAGAGCGTTACTGACCTGGAGTCTGCATCGTCTGCTGATGATAGTCTTGCTCTTCCGGCGTTTGAGGACATCGCAGACGAGAATGACTCTCTGCCAGCACCTCCGCCTCCTTCTGTGTCAGACCTGGAGGATGTTGAGGATGTTTTTGAATCTGACGATCTGGACAGTGAGAGCGGAAATGCTGTTGACTCAGATGAGGTAAGCGATCCTGACAGTACTGTGGTCCTGGATGCTCTCAACGAGGACGGTTCTGTCTCTGGTGATTCTTCTCAGAAGGGTTCTCGTCTCAAGGAGACCATGAAGGCTTCTCGTAAAGAGGCTCGTAAGGCTGAGAAGCGCGCCAAGAAGATGAAGGCTGCTGGTTACACAGGAGTTGTTGTTCTGTCTGTTGGTGCTCTTGCTGGATTGTTTGCATTTGGTTGGCACCAGTACAAGAGCACTGTGTCAACTGTTCCTGCTGCTGTGTCCAAGATCTCAGCATCCAGCAAGGACAACTCTCTGGACCCGTGCCAGAAGTTCAAGCAGGCTGGGCTGGAGTGTAAGACCTCATGGAAGATTAAGGATGGTACCAAGCGAGGTGACCTTATCAGTCAGTCCGTCAAGGCTGGTCAGCAGGTCAAGCGTGGCTCTGGTGTGAACCTGGTCTACTCTGATGGGCCTTCTGAGACGACATTCCCTGAGGTTGTAGGCATGAGTCTTGATGACGCGAAGCAGGCTCTCTTTGAGGCTGGTGTGGACATTGAGGCAATCAACGTGGTTGAGTCTCCTGGAACAGCAGAGAACACTGTCACCAAGTCGTCCATTACAGCAGGCTCCAAGGTGACGAATGGTAACCCTGTGACTCTTGAGGTTGCTAACGGCAAGGTGTCTGTTCCCGACTGGAGCGGCAAGACGAAGGACTTTGTTGAGGCTGACGCCAAGAAGAAGGGAGTAAAGGTCAAGTTCATTGAGGAGGACAGCAAGAAGACTCCTGGAACCGTTCTCTCTCAGACTCCTAAGGCTGGTGAGAGCGCGTCATCAACTGAGGTTGTAGTCACCGTTGCCAAGACTGCTGATACCAAGGAACTGACTGTTCCTGATGTTGTTGGCAAGTCAGTAGAGAACGCTCAGAGCGAGTTGGCTGCTACTGGATTCCAGAAGATCTCAACCGTGAAGGTGGCTAACTGCGCAGTCTCCTCATCTCAGGTGACTCAGGTAGTTCCAGCAGCAGGATCCAAGACCGCGAACACGACTGACATCACCATCATTGTGTCAGATCCTGACACCAAGTGTGGTAACTAGATTCTTTTCACCCGCAACATTCTTACAGCACTTAACTTAGGAGTGTTGCGGGTGATTTGTGTGCTGAGCGCCACATAAATCATTGCTTATCAAAAACTTACGTTAATACCGATTGTTTTATTGCAATCTGTTATATGACTTAAGGGTTTAATATGACTCAGTGATATTGACTCAGCATATTTTCAGCAAGGGGACATTAAGGGAAGAGAACAAGAAAATCCTTCCAGTTACTCAAAGCAGAATGGGTGGCACAACAAGATCCCAAACTACTATGGAGGACAGGAACGCCCGACCACAAGTTGGACAATCCTCTGTGAAAGGTAAATTTTTAAGGACTCATGACAAAAACCAAGCAGAAGCACAACAACAAGAAGTTTAGCAAGATTCTCATTGGTAGTGCAGCAGTCAGTGCTGTAGCAACCATGTCAATGGCTAGTGGTGTTGCTGTAGCAGCATCGTTTGATGAGAACACTGCCCCAAATACAGATGACACTGCCTCACAGAAGCAGTCTGATGCCGGTAAGCACAAGGACACCAACTCCTACACAGCAACCATTTACGCAACAGGAACAGACGGCGCCAGGCCGGTTCAGGTGGACACATCCTCAACAACCGTTTCTGAAGCACTGGACAAGGCTGGTCTTGACGTCAACGACTTCAAAAGCGCAGACGGTAAGGCTGTTGATGCTGACCACACCCTCAGTAACGGCGAGAAGATGCTGCTGTTCAAGAACGAGGTGTCAGAGGCCAAGACTGAGACTGTTTCTCTTCCGGTACCAGAGACCAAGAAGGAGTCCGCTGACCTGTATGTCGGTGAGACCAAGGTTGAGTCTGAGGGCAAGGCTGGTCAGGCTATCAAGACCTCTGTCTCCGTCAAGGACACTGCTGCTGACGCCAAGGTGAACAAGAACTCCTCCAAGGTTGCTGACTCCTCTGGAACCAAGGAGAACATCACAGTCGTTACTCCTCCTGAGGCCAAGGTTGTTCTTGTCGGTACCAAGGAGAAGCCTGCTGAGCCGGTTCAGAGCACACCATCTGGTTCCAGTGCAGAGGCGGATGCTGCTGAGGCTGCTGGAATCGCCTCTGTGGCATCTACCAGCAAGAGCGGTGCAAACACTTCTAGCAACTCTCTGAACAGTGTCCTGTCGTCCGCAAGTTCTGATGGCGCTAAGGCTGTTGAGATTGCCAAGGCTCAGGTCGGTAAGAACTACGTCTGGGGCTCTGCTGGTCCTGACTCCTTCGACTGCTCGGGTCTGGTCTACTACGCCTATACCAGCCAGGGGTATGACATTCCTCGGACAGCATACGAGATTGGATCGTCAGCCAAGCAGATTAGCCGTTCAGAACTTCAGCCTGGAGACATCCTGTACACCTCAACCCACATCGGTATCTACATGGGTGACGGCAAGGTTGTTCACGCTGCAACCGAGAGCCGTGGTGTAGTCATCGACAGCATGGACTACTTCTCTGGATACCAGGCAGCCAGGATTGCTCGATAACTCCTGCTACTGAACTGGCACACTAACTAATACGCTGAACACCCTTGAATCATCTGTTCTAAGTATGGTTCAAGGGTGCTCTTCTTTTTCTTTATGAGATAGATCACCACTTACTGATTCGACAAACTCAGCACTTGTGGAGTATGATTGACTTCATGAGCAAGAACGACACCAACCAGAGCAACGACCCTGCTATCTCAGAGATTACCTACAAGGGCAACCAGAAGCCCTACAACGTGCATGACTACCTGCGTAATCTCAGTGTCGAGGAGATTAACAGTTTCCTTGACAAGGATCGTTCACCCATGGTGTCAGTCTGTCTGAACCTGACTAACGACTTTAACAAGGCATCGATCATTCGTGCTGCTAACGCCTTTCTTGGTAGCGAGGTCTACATGATCGGCAAGCGTCGTTATGACAAGCGCGGCGCCGTGGGGACCTACCACTATGAGCACATCAAGCACTGCACTGAGTTCGGTCCTGTTGCTGAGCACCTTCGTCAGAATGGTTACACTCTGGTTGCTGTTGACAACATTCCTGAGTTCAACCCTCAGAACGTGTATGATTCTAAGATCCCCGAGAAGGTGGCGTTCGTTTATGGCGAGGAAGGATCTGGGATTCCTGCTGACATCATCAAGGAGTGTGACATGATGCTCTATATTCCTCAGTACGGTAGCGTCAGGTCGCTCAATGTCTCACAGGCCGCTGCTGTCATGATGAGCGAGTACAACAGGCGCCATCGCCCTCGCTGACAATCACATCCACAATTCGGTTGAGTCATAGTCAGGACCAACCTTGGTTAAGATGAGTAGAGTTGCATATCTCTCTTACTTTGTCAAGGTTGGTTCTGTTTTATGGTCAAGATTGCTCATCTCAGCGACATCCACGCTGGATACACTGCTACAAGACACCTGAACAGTCAGGGCATCAACATCCGTGAGGCTGACGGGTACGTTGCTCTGTCAAGGATCGTCTCAGACTGCATCAAGCACGAGGTGGACCTGGTTGTCATTGCTGGTGACACGTTCCACACATCAACACCAAGCATCAGGACTATCATCTTCGTGCAGAATCAGTTCAGGCGACTGGCTGCTGCTGGTATTCCTGTGTATGCTCTTGCTGGCAACCATGACACTGATGACATTCGTGCCAACATTGCCGCCTCCAGAGTTCTTGATGACCCTCTCAGGGAGATACACTCGCACGCTGAGCCGTATGTTGTTCATGAGGTCGCTGACGGAGTGAACCTGCACATGGTGTCACATCACATGTATATGGATCAGGCTATGACGATGCCTGACATCAAGAGTATTCCTGGAACTATTAACATTTTCACGACACATGGCTCAGTGATTGATCCTCTCCTTGAGATGAAGTTGCACACTGAGCAGTCCCCAAGAGAGATTGTCATTCCTGATTGGTTGCTAAAGGAGAATGACTGGGACTACATCATGCTTGGTCACATTCACGAAAGAGGGTGGGTTGGATCAGCAGATGGTAGCACTGACACCTCTGGCACCAGGATTTTTTACAATGGTTCGGCTATTCGTCGTGGTTTTGCTGACAAGCCGTGCAAACTGGGTCGAGGATGGACACTCTGGACTATTGGTGACGACGGCTCGTTTACTTCTGAGATCATGACTGTTCCACAGCGACCACAGTATGACTTCACTCCAATTGACGCCAGCAGTCTTTCTGCGTCAGAGGTCACAGACAAGGTGATTGAGAACCTTGTGTCCACCCAACCAGAGCAGGGCGCTGAGTTCATTGCCGCTACTGCACCTATTATCAGACAGAAGATTGAAAACATCACACCAGGCAAGAAGGCGGCACTTGACCTGAAAGCCATCAGTGCTAATGCTACACATACACTGCACTGGGACATGCCGTCATCATTCATGTCACGATCAGACAACCTATCTGAGAACAGCAGGAAGGTGTCTGAGGACAGAACGGGGAAGAGCAATGCTGACCTTCTGAAAATCTATGACGAGTGGATTGAGGACTCCAACACACTTGATGGCATCTCTGAGGACATGAGAGAGAATGTCTCCAGAAAAGCGCGTGATTTCGTCAGAATGGGTCAGGAGGAAGTTCTTTCAGCAGAATAAGTTAACAAGAATTACGCTTGATTCTTCTGTTAAATACCTGCTTTAGGATATTTTAGCCCGTCTGTTTGTAATTTGAGAGCATTTTTATACAAAACCTTTGAAGGAATAAACAAAACATATGACTAGACAAAAGTACAAGCCTCGCCATAAGAAAGAGACCAAGAGTTTTGTAGGCAGCAGTACAAGAAATGTTGTTGTATCAACTGCTGTAGTGTCAGCATCTCTGCTCTCACTTCCTGTTAACGCCTCTGAAAGCACTCAGGCTTCTGCTGTGTCTGGTCTACCAAGTTCTCTGTCTGAGTCCACAAAAGACCTGTCTCAGACATCCTCAGAGGAGATTCCGTACAGCACACGAGTGGTTGAGAATCCAGATCTTCCGGCTGGAGTGGAGATAGTTGTTCAAGAGGGCAAGAACGGAATAAAGGCCACCTGGACCGGTACAGACAAGTCCAGAGCAAAAGGTGGTCAACTATCCGCAGTAAGAGTCAGGAATGATGGCATTCTTTCTCTACCTGTTGAGCGTGTTGTTCGTCGAGGTACTAAGACTGAGGTCATCAACGGGATTGCTGATAAGGTTGCTCAGTCAGAGGCAGAGATTCTTGCTCAGAAGGAGAGAGACAAGGCCGCTGAGGCTGAGAGACAAAAGAATGAGCAGAAGTCAACAGATGTAGACAACACTACTGGTAAATCTGAGGACAACAAGACACCTGATAAAGACAGTAGCGACAAGTCATCACAAGTCATCACTACTATCACAGGAGAGAAGACAGACTGGATGAAGGCTGCTGGTATTCCAGAGTCAGACTGGCAATATGTTGACTACATCATTGAGCACGAGTCAGGATGGAACTATCGTGCTGTTAACGCTTCCAGCGGGGCTACAGGAGTTTGTCAGGCTCTTCCAGGAAGCCGTATGGCTACTGCCGGAAGTGACTATTTAGACAATCCTGTGACACAACTCAAATGGTGTCACAGTTATGCCAATGAGCGCTATGGCGGCTGGCAGCAGGCTTATAATGCATGGAGATCTCAGAACTGGTGGTAAGGTTATTTTCAGGTTCTTGTGTTACTTTTACTACACAACTGAAAAACGAATCACACAAGATAGAGGAATAGTTCAAAGTATGAGTTTTACAGTAAATCAGTTTGATGAGTCGTTGGGTGAGTTCAAAACTGTTGAAATGGGTCTGAGTCTTGGCGAGGTGAGGCAGTCGATTCTTGACAGGATTCGTGAGGATCTGCACTGGGAGGAGGAGAACGGGCTTGACTGGCGTACTCGTGTTCTCCATCACGCCACTGATGATCATGCTGCTGATGGGGCTTACAGGGCTGCTGACGATATGCTCTACAGTATGAGTGAGACAGACATTGCTGGTCCATGGTCGTTCAGGGCTCAAGGACGGGTAGAGATAGTTTTTGAGGATGATGAGTAACAATGAATGAAGAGCAGAGTAAGGCTGAGCAGACACTGGTCGTTATTGCCAGTGTAGCGGCTCTTGTTGCTGTGCTGCTTGCTGTTGGCGCATCAATGTTGGTTCTTTCACACAAGAATGCTGGTCAGGTGATGGCGCCTGCAAGTCCTGGATCTGCTCCCTCTGTGATTACTGAGCACAACGGGATATAAGAAGCACCACAAAACCTGTACACAACGATCATTTGCAACAAACTTGGTTCTGTTGTGTTGTAACAGGGGCGAGGATTGAGTTGCCCTAAAATTAAAGGAAGGTTGTTCTCTGGATGCAGTTCGTAATAGATGAGTGGCCCTGGGGTCAACCTTTCCCCAAAGGTTCTGGCAGGTCAAAGGGATGGTGGGACAAGAGTATCGGGTTCCACATCTACAGTGCTCCCGCTCTACCTCGTGAACTCAGGCCACATCACTGCAAGGACTTCTCTTTGGGTAGGTGGTATGAGGATGAGATTAACAATGCTGTCATGCCTGTTACTCCGTCTCAGACTCAGTACACTCCTAAGGACCACCAGAACGAGGGTGCTGATGCCATTATCCGAGCCTACAGGAACAATGAACGAGGGTTTCTTGAGGCTGATGGTACAGGTCTTGGAAAGACGCTGACAATCCTGTCTGCTGTGTCCAGGATTGCTGAGAGTGAGAGTTATGGCAGACGGCCTGAGGAGAAGGCCAGGGTGCTGATTGTTTGCCCTAAGTCTGTCATTGCTCACTGGAGGCAGACTATCAGATCGTACTCCAAGGCTCTTGCATTCACTCATCCAATGATTGTGAACTACCAGAAACTAGGTAAGTTGCTCAAAGAGGAGTCTGCTACTGAGAAGAGTTATCGTGCAACTGGTGGTACCAAGTCCTCCAGATCCAAGGCCAGGAAGACAGTCAAGCGTAAGAAGAGCGCTAAGCGTGCCAACAGGGATCTGGTAAGAAAAGGTGTGCCGAGAACTGACTGGGACTTCATCATCTTTGACGAGGCTCACCTGCTGAAGAACTACCCAACATCCAACACCTCTCTGGCTGCCGTCTCTCTGGCAAGGTTGGAGCAGAGGTACACACCCAAGCAGGACGGTTACCACGCCAGGACACCGTTTGTTATCTACTCTACAGCAACACCCGGAGCCTCCCCGTTGAACCTGTCTGTCATGTCTGGAATCATTGCTCCACACATGAACTCAACATCTGGCCCAGATAGTTCTATCTCTGCAAATCGTTCATCATCAGGTACATCACGAACCAGAAGTTCCTCAAGAGGCCAGTCTTTCATCACTCCGTCAAAATGGGGACAGTTTCTTGCTGACCACGGTTTTGCTGTGTCCAGGAGCGACAAAGGTGAGTGGTCCTGGGCGACTGTTCCGTGGTGGGGTAAGACGAGCAAGGATCCTGCTGAGAGAGCAAGGTACTTGAAGGCTGAGAAGCAGGTCAAGGTCAGACAGAGAAAAGACAGCATGGCGATTGGCAGGGCTCTTAAAAACCCTGGTGCTCCATTCATCAGAAGGAGTCCGAAAGACATTGCTGGCTGGCCTGAGCAGCAGGTGATACCGTTTCCTATCAGTATGACTCCTGAGCAGGGAAAGATCTATGAGACTGTCTGGTCCAGGTTCAGGAAGTTCCTCAACCTGGCTCCGTCAAGTCGTGACCCTAAGACTGCTCTGGTTGAACGTCTCAGGTACAAGCAGAAGTCTACTCTGCTCAAAGTGGATGAGATGGTCTCGTTTGTTGCTGAGCAGGTGACTTATGGTAGTCAGGTGTTTATTGCTTGTGAGTTCATGGAGACAATAGATCGCTATAAGGAGATGCTTGAAGCACAGAGGATCAGTGTCACTGAGATCAGCGGTCGTGTCACTGGAGCAGATCGTGAGGAGTCAAGACTGAGGTTCCAGAAGGGTGAGGCCAAGGTGGTTCTGTGTACTGTTCCTGAAGGTATCTCTCTGCACGCTGGGGAGACTCTTCCTGACGGGACTAAAGCGACCAGTGCTCCAAGAATCACTATCCTGCACGACATCAGAGACAACAACGTCACCAACGATCAGATTCTTGGGCGTGCACACAGGGACGGGCAGAACTCCATCACATATGTCCCTTACCTTGAGGACACAGTTGACATGAAGGTGATTGACTCATACGTCAACAAGCGGGCCAACATGAATCAGATGACTGGTGATGATGACGCTGAGGCGTATGAGAGGATCTTCAGGCAGGCGGCTCTGTTGTCAGGTAAGTAGGACAGAAGCAACCCAATCAGCATACAGAATACAAGTCGAATCCAGGTGCAGGAACGTGAAAAATGATCTGCACCTGGGTTCTTTTTATGCATCTTCATTATCGTTGCAAACACTCTAAGAACCTACAAACACTGGATAAAATACCTTTACAAAGATGTGACCCAGATCACTGAGATTCTGACTTGACACTGGTTTCAGGATGGTGCTAGAGTTGAGTCATCACGAGGTCAGAGACAAGACCGATGTGGTTGAAGGTCAAGGAACCAGACACCTGACGACTTGAAGGGCTCCTGTTGGTAAAACAGCAAGAGAAATCGGAGTCAGAACGGAAGATAAGGAACTGAGACCAAGGCCACAGAGGAACGGACTTGACAAGGTTCAGACATCTCTGATATTGTGGAACCACAAGCCGACAAACAAGCAACCAAGTGAGGAGGTCGGGAAGATGAATACGAACATTAAGAACATGTTCAAACAACTGAATATTCACAGTACCGATCTCTGGTGCTTTGAGCGACAGCGACCATATATAGAGTCGCAAGTACTCATCGGGTACAGGCCCGGTCGGCGATCTAAGTCCTCGTTCTGAGGCAAAGGATCCAAACCAGGTCAGACTCCCGGAAAGCACCGGTCGAGAACAAGTGAAAATGATTGTGACACAGTTCACAGCAAGAATCACTTGACAAAGAAGACCTGAGAGATTTAGGATTGAGACATCAAGACGCGACTGAAACGGTCAAGTCCAGGATACTCAAGAAGTCAAAGTGTTCACTAAGGACCCACCGCGCTGGTGGCGAGGTTGAGCAAAGACTGGTAGAGTAGACAACGGGCGAGTCTGGTAAGGTCAAGAATCTTGAAGAACAGTCCTTCTGTATGACTAGAAGTTCAGGATCCTTATCCCAAAGGTGAGTGAACCGGCGGTCATGACAGAACCAAACTTCATACAGGACCACCCGCACCCAAGGTGGAGGAAGACTTAAAGAGGTTGCCCCAATCAGGAGGGCTCGTAGATAGGAAAATCCTGTGTCTGGAAGCGTCACCAGTTCGTGTGAGAGTCACGCCAAAGGCTTTCACGCAATGTGCAAGGGCTGGTGGGAAATCTGAGGCATTGTCGTGATGACAAGGTTGAGGAACCAGTTTTCGGGCGCCCCTCATGGGGAATACAAGATCTTATTCTGGAAGGATAGGGTACTACTGACTGTAAGCACGTCATCACAGGACCAGCGGCAGCAAGACCCCATGACCCATCCAGAATTACACAGGGAAACTGGTTGCAAATGAGGCACCCTGTGAAAGCACACATTGCCGAGTAGTTTATACAAGGTTAAAACACCAGAGACGATAAGTTTCTGGTAAACGGGTTCAAGTCCCATATCGGCAACGATGATGAGCACTGAGACGGAGCGTAGTTCAACGAGAACATCTTGCAGACCACAAGAAGGTTCAGGTACAGGAATCCTGACGCCCTACCTCAGGTCAGGTAGTCGAAACTGGCTCAGTGGCTCACCATTCTTCACAACAAGAACCACAACACATTACAAAAAACGGTTGTGGTCTTCGGGATATGGCGCAGTTTGGTAGCGCGCATGTTTCGGGAACATGAGGTCGCAGGTTCAAATCCTGTTATCCCGACGACAAGAGCACTAAAAGAATAATGATGACAATTCACGTAACAGATTGTCAGTAATAAATTCTTAAAACTCTTGACATTATTCTCCTGTAGTTCAATGGCAGAACAGGTGGCTGTTAACCACTCAATTCAGGTTCGAGTCCTGACGGGAGAGCCAAGAACAAAACACACAAGTTGTATGCAAAAGCCTTATCAAAAAAAGATGAGACAAAAATGTATGCAACTACTCATGCTCTTGTGGTGGAATGGTATACACAGCAGACTTAAAATCTGCCTCCCTCACGGGATTAAGGGTTCGAGTCCCTTCAGGAGCACTTTTGTTCAATGAGAACACAATGGTGTATGTGGTGGAATGGTATACACACCAGGTTGTGGCCCTGGGTCCTTTGAGGACAATGCGAGTTCGAGCCTCGTCATACACCCTGATACTGGATGACAAGCCTCCGAAATCATCTAGCAGTCAAGAAGTCTTGAGGCGAAGAGACGCGAGTGAAAATCTCGTCAATCCCACATACGGGGTTGTAGTTTGCGAATGCGGAAAGTGCATGTGCAATAGGGATGTGGACCGCAAATCCAGGAGAGCAAGAAATTGCAGCACTACTCTCCTCAGTTCCCCGCAAGGGAGCCATCTTTATGTAGTATCCGACGTCACTAAAACACTTCAACACAAGTAACTCAATTGGCGTGTGGCGCAGTTGGTTAGCGCGGCACTCTGATAAAGTGCAGGTCGTGAGTTCAAATCTCACCACGCCAACTATAAAAATGGAGAAAATGGCAAAATTGGTTAATCCAGCCACCTCGAAAGTGGTGCCTGTAACAGGGCTGAGGGTTCGATTCCCTCTTTCTCCGCCATGGATGAGTTGTCAGTAAACGGCTTAATGACGCCATTTTAATAAACACATTCATCAATGCCCATGTAGTTCAACTGGAGAGAATACCCGGCTACGAACTGGGAGAGAGCCGGAAGGCCATTGGGGGTTCGAGTCCCTCCATGGGCACCATATATTCTCTTTCTACAACTGACAAAAAATGCCTGTTGCAGACAGAAAAAACATGCCGCCATAGTGTAACGAACAACACGTGCTCGTCCGAAGGGTATATTCCGGGTTTGACTCCCGGTGGTGGCACGACTGAGAACATCTTGACACATGTTGTACAAGTGTTTTCTCATTGGTGGGTTGGCCGAGCGGTTAGGCGAGCGCCTGCAGAGCGCTTTTACGTCAGTTCAAATCTGATACCCACTTCTGCGGAGTAGAGGAGTTCGGCTGTCCTCGTGACTTTCATATGGTCAAGATCGCGGGTTCAAATCCCGCCTCCGCCACTAGTCGATTCCTTGTGAAAGGTGTTGACTTAGCAACTCTAATCCTACTATAAGAGTTGCAAAGCAATCAGTGAAACAGGCAAGTGGACAGCAGTGCTTCTAGGGCGTCTTGAGAATATTCTCTAGATACAGGTGAATTGTAGTTACTTGTCGTCATTCCTAATTGTGTAAGACCCTAGCGCTCTTTTAAAATCCTTTACCTATATTTGATTTTAAAGCATGTATGAGCAACCACCTGTACGGCTTCTGTATAAACCCAAAAGCCTATGTTGATGTAGGATACATGTGACAGGTGGACAATGGTCGTGTAACTCAGTTGGTAGAGTACCTGAATGACTCTCAGGAGGCCGCAGGTTCGAGCCCTGCCACGACCACGGAAGGTAAGCGAATGGTTAGCAGCCGCTTTGGAACAGCGGTGCTCTGATAAAGGGTTGCGGGTTCGATCCCCGTGCCTTCCACCATTGGCACATCATATGAAGACAACATGGATGAATTAGAGAGTAGTGATTTGAGTAAAATTTACTCTCACTTCTTCTACATGCGACCATACATCTTGCATATGTGACCACAAACACACTGAACTTGAGTTGACATGCTCTTGGATGGTGTGCTAGGATTGAGTCATCAAGCAAGGGAGTTGACAACCCAGTCATCTTCTGGTAGACTTTCTTGCACATGTTGTTTGAGAACTAGATAGTGGTTTGCCAAGAATGCTGACTTAGCTCAGTTGGAAGAGCATCCGGTTGAAGCCCGGAGCGCAGAGGTTCGATCCCTCTAGTCAGCACTAACAGGCATGGCTGATAAGTTCGGGCGACCGGATGAAAGACTGCTCAGAGGTTAGGGGCAGTCGCCTTGGATCCCCATGAGGGAATGAGGTACCCCATGCAATGCGAACGGTCCAACGCATGTGTCATCAGCGTGGCGCATGGACCCCTAAGCGCAGTCGCAGGTCCAATGGAGAATTCTGAGGACACGGTACGGCTCAGTACCTCAATGCGACCAAGGCGACAAGGTTGACTGTTCGTAAGGCGATGCTGGTACTCCTTTGTGGGTGTCAGCGAAGTCCGAGACCCTGCTAGGTCAAGGGCGACAGCCATCGAGTACATGAGCGGGTAGGATGGCCCAGGAGTGTGCAGGAATGACACGGGTAGCACCAAGTCTAGGGAGTGTGAGGACTTTCGTGGGCCAAAAGCCTATGAACCTCTAGGGAAGCACATTCTCATAACCTTTACATGTTTTCGCAAAAGACTTCCCTGATTACTGGATGAAAATGTCCTAAACCTGACGGCCGTATGGTCAAGTCAGGCTGGATTGAGATCGCAAGTCTCATTCTGGTTGGGTAGTTGGAGGTGCAGCCCAGCAGGTAGCTCCTGTTGAGTGAAACATCCCACCCGAGTAGTCCACAGTAATCTACAGAGTGATTCACTTAAAGAATCGGGCATGACGTTCTATCATGGTACGCCTGGAAACAGGGTACTGTGTGGACAAGCAGGCAACGCGGTAAACGCGGTAATCCTGACGAAAGGAACGTTGGAACAAGGTATAGTCTCAGCCATGTTATTAAAAAATAATGATATTACCTAGCATTATTTAATGTCATTAGATTGGTTAATAATGCTAGATGATTTCATGGGTGTCTATTCTATTATAGATTCTAAGAATGGAGATGTCTTATATGTTGGTTCATCCAAAGGAGTAATGAGAAGGATGAGTCAACATAGAAATAATCTCAAAGCGGGAATCCACGCCTGCAAGGACTTTCAGGAATGGTATGATAACCAAGATTTGATAGATGATTGCATGGTTTTTAAGCCTGTTGAAATAGTAAATGATGAAAACATACTATCATACCATGAGATGAATTGGTTTTTGAAGTTAAAGCCCAGATTCTACTCATCTAAACCAAATGATGATTGTAGCGCATGGGTGAGAACTGAAGAGTCCAAGAAGAGACAGTCTAAGGCTGTAAGTAAATGGATACAAACCAAATCCTTTAATCTTGACATGTTGACAAGTGATGGCAATAAAGTCACTTCTGAGTCTGAGTTATTCAGAGAAATAACCGAGTCTTTCTCTAGAGGTTTGTCTTGCAAAGAGGTCCTATCTCTACACAAGATAGACATCGGAGTTCTAAAAAGACGTGCATCTCGGTTTCATGAGGCTGGTGTGTTTGGGACATGTGTTAACTGTGGAGAGAAATCTTCTGTTACGTCGTCATTCTGTTCAAAATACTGCCAACATCAAAACAAGATAAGTTCAAAAGTTTCTCTTGCTAAGAAAATGCGAGAAGAAGGAATGTCTTACCCTCAGATAGGGAGGGAACTTGGAGTGGCACATAATACTGTGATGAACTGGGTTAAGAAATACTAGTTCATAATTGGTACCGTAGTTTAGGGGAAGAACACCACCCCGTCACGGTGGAGGCGCGATGTCGGAATTCGTCGGTACCGCTGTCCCAAGACATACATGAACTTGGGAAACAATTGGCCTATAACTCAATTGGCAGAGTGACTTGCTGTTAACAAGTTGGTTGAAAGTTCGAGTCTTTCTAGGCCAGCGCAAATGATCACCCGGTTTGAGAGACCGTACTAGCCAAGCACAGTCAAATAGGTTGGTGATCGCCTGACTTGTGTGCTGCGTGTCCTGAGTGTGCTCTCAACATGCTCGCAGTTACTTACAGCCTGGTCCTGAGGATACGACCAGGTTACTTGGAGGGTTCGCATAGTCCGGCCAATTGCACTGGTTTGCTACACCAGCGAGGTAACACTCACGTGGGTTCAAATCCCACACCCTCCGCTCATGAAATAAATGCATCACATGTGCCTGAAAGCATGTGTGAAATGCCCTGTTGGTCTAGTCTGGTTAGGACGCCTCCCTCTCAAGGAGGAGAACACCGGTTCAAATCCGGTACAGGGTACGAGACGCAGATGAGGACTCCATCAACGGTGCTGAACTAGCCGGGAGCCTGCGCAGGTGCCCTCTGTCACCAAAATCGCCTTTCTGTGAGGTCAGGAAGTAGTTACCCTGGGGCAGAAGGAAAGAATGGTGACATGGTTTCATATCCTGTCCTCCACCTCCACAGCAGATTCTTTCAAGGGTACCTAATTTGGGAGAATTGAGTCCTCCGGGATGTGTGACTGGGACGTGAGACCTCATGAATGTTCTAGACAGGAGGTCGTCTGGTGCTAAAGAAGATAGATGCAAAATAGGTGCACTATGTTGGTGCAAGTCCAGCCACCAGATCTATTTCAAAACCTACCCGATAGAAACCCTGGCGGCTTTGTGTACAGTGCCGCGCTACCCAGGGCGTGCTTTTTCAGAGAAGAGTGCCGGGCTGCCTTCATTCTTTTAACAAAGGGTGGAGGCATTGATAGCCATTTTCTGGAAATGCTAGGACAGGCTCGAAAACTGTACACAACAATGCCCCTATAGCTCAGTTGGTAGAGCAGCGGACTTTTAATCCGATGGCAGGTCAATAACGACCGATCGTGGGTTCGAGCCCCACTGGGGGCACTATTTTCAGAGATTCGTTATAATGTGAATTATGAACGAAGATTTGAAAGTATGTGGCATCTACGGTATTTTTGACACACTTACAAAAGAATGTCTTTATGTGGGTCAGTCAAAGAATATTTATGAGCGCAAGATGTCTCATTTTCGCCGTCTTCGTGGTGAAAGACACCTCAAATCATTTACAGAATGGTTTGTCAGCATCGGGAAAGATGAGTCCAGGCTAGACCTTAGAGTTCTTTGTAGGTGCCTTGATAATGATGACATCAAGAACAAACTTGAAATCTTCTGGTTCAATGAACTCCATCCAAGATTCTACGGTGCTGTTCCGTCTGTCAATAACAGGTGGTCGCATTCCGAGGAGACTAGGAAGAAGATTGCTAGAAGGACATGTGAGTCTGAACGACTTGGAAAGCACTATACATGTGCAGTTTACTACTATACATGTAAAATGTGTGACAAGTTTTTTATCCTCTCAAAAAAGAAACATGGGAAGTATATCTTCTGTTCAAAGTCATGTTCCCACGCTTATGACAAGTCCCTTAAAATGGACACCCTTGATTACAACAAGGTCAAAGACCTGTATGAATCTGGTGTCACTCAGGTGAAGATTGCGAAGATGTTTGGTGTTTCAAATGCTACTGTCTCGAAGTTCATGAGGGACAATGGTATCTCTACTGGATACAAGCGTCATGATCCTGGGTTGAAGAGGAAGTCCAGGAAGACAAGCAATGCGGATGTAGTGTAGTGGTAGCACACGACCCTTCCAAGGTCTTAGGGCGAGTTCGAGTCTCGTCATCCGCTCCAGTCACTTTTTGGCAGTCATGTTGACACTTAGGAATACATGTGGCCTAACTCATGTTTCCTGGGGTTGACTCATTCCTCCCTGGCGTGTTAGGATTGAGTCATCAAGCCGGGCAGGGGCGTTCCTCATAAGTCCTGGCGGCCATTGAGTCCAGTAATGGAAACAGTGGTTTGGGAAGATTGTCAACTACATAGTGACTACTAAATCCGCCTAGAGCATGTCCAGGTTATGCACTCGGCTCTTACCCGAGGGAACAAAGTTCGATTCTTTGTGGGCGGACTATTACCAACTTAGACAAGGATGTGAACACGTTATGGATGTAGTGTTTGTATCTGCCTGCCAGGGTTCGACTCCCTGGGCGCTTAATCATCCTGCGAATCGGTTGAGGGCTGTTCAAAGTTTGGTAAGGTTGCAGAATGATAGCGCTGGTACCAAGTGCTTCCATTACGAGTTTACTTTTACCTGTTCTTGATGTCTAGATAGAGACAGGTAAAAGCCTCAGGGTGTTGGCTCCACCCCGACGCTAGGGGTTTGAGGTTGTCATGATTCTGCAACATTTTCGGAATGTAGCTCAGGTGGTAGAGCGCTCGCTTTGGGAGCGAGAGGTTTCGCGGGTTCGAGCCCCGCCATTCCGACTGGGTTAACCGGAAGAAACTCGTCCGCGGCATGGGTTTTCTTCCACATAGGAGTTGCTGTCAGTACTTGTGGACGCACAGGGGCGGGTGACCGAATGAGTATGGTGAGTGGCTGTGGTTTAATGGCAGAACGCTTGGAAAAGAGGACAAGGTTCGATTCCTTGAAAAGCCAGCCCATTTTTCTTGGTAGTGTGTGCTAAGCGGCGAAGGCAGCAGGCTGTAAACCTGTTACATTGGAAACATCGGGGGTTCGAGTCCCTCCACTACCACTAACTATGCAAGAAACTCACGCAAAATTGGCTACCCGCGTGTGAACAGTGAGGGTTCGACTCCCTCATCTAGTATTGCCGACTCGGGGCGGTTCCCTGATGCTTGCATGGTTATCTTTGGGGGGTTGGTGTAATTGGTAACATACTCGGCTTGCACCCGGGAGCCACGAGATCATCCCTCGTACCCTCCACGATATTCTTCGTATTATTACAACAACAGAAAATGGCGTTTTGTAGTGATCGAAGACTTGCCATATGGATACATTTACGAAATAGTAAATACTGTAAATGGAAAAACCTATATTGGTCAACGAAAACTTTCATGTGATCGCAGATGGCGTGAGTATATGGGTAGCGGTGTTTTGATTAAAACCGCAATTCGTAAATATGGCAAGGATAAATTCGTTAAAAGATTTATATGCTATGGCTGGTCTCATGAAGATTTAAACATCTTAGAACAATCTCATATAATACAGGCAATGGATGATGGTAGAGCCCAGTACAACCTATTTACTGGACTTGGTGCTGGAGGAGACACCTTTTCTCTCTTATCTCCACAGGAGAAGAAAGAGGCTATTCGCAATATGACCATTGCTCTAAACAGGCCAGATGTTAATGCAAAAATGAGGGCATCTCGTTCTGAATCACTTGCGAGAAAATACCAGCGTCTTTTTGAGGATAATGGAGATAAAATTCTTGACATGTATTCGAGATTTACTCCAATAAAGGTGATTGCTGAAACTTTTGGTATACCCCGTAAAAGAGTGAGAGATTATATTGAATCATGCGGGATCAAAATTGTTCACATGAACAAAAAAGGTGAAGCACCAAAAGAAATATTAGACAGAAGAAAAAAGACTTGGGCTAAAAAAGGTTGTCGCATCTCTCGGGTAACTCATGATGGTAAAAAGATCTCTATTACAGTAGAGAAGTCATGTGAGGTGTGTGGTAGTACTTTTGAAGGTTCTTACCATAAAAGATTCTGCTCTACTAAGTGTCGAGAAATTGGTGCACCAAGACATAGATTTGATATAGATAAAGATACATTAAAATCCTATTTAGTCAAAGGTATGGACTCAAAAGATATATGTCAAAAAATTGGATGTAAATGGAGAACATTAGCAAACATCCTAAAAAGACATAATTTATCTCCTAGTGATCTGAGACCAAAAGATTCTAAACCGTTCTGGAATACAAATAACTAAAATTTTGCTCGTTTAGCTCAGTTTGGCCAGAGCTGCCGGCCTACACCCGGTGTAATATTAGCGGGGGTTCAAATCCCTCAACGAGCACTTTTGCCGGTGTAGCCAAGTGGTAAGGCACCTCTCTCATAATGAGGTCATCGCTGGTTCAATTCCAGCCATCGGTACTCATTCCCCCTTGGTGTAGTGGCAGCACAACTGACTTTGGATCAGTTAGCCCAGGTTCGACCCCTGGCGGGGGATCCAGGATGAATCCAATAAGACATAGTATTTCGAGAGGTGTTTTCGTGTCTGCGCAAAATTTCAGACCTTGGCGTGAAACCTTAGATGAGATACTGAAAAACATGTCTCCGCAGGAACGTCAAGAATTTGACACAAATGTTCTCATGCGTCGTCAGATTCTTGAAGAGAAGATTCGTCAGTACAACACACAGCATCATGGTCAAGAGACTGATGAATTTGATAGTGTGTGAGTAAAACTTTTGCCCTTTGGTGTAATTGGCAACACGACTGATTCTGGTTTAGTTATTCTAGGTTCGAGTCCTGGAGGGGCAGCGATATGAGGTGGCTTCAACTGGTGTGATGGTGGGCCTAGTGTTCTCAGGAATCTTTTTACTTTCTCTTTTCTTGAGAGCGCGACATTTTGTTCGCACTATGTTGTTTACATACCATCTCATATTTTCCCAGTCGCCTGACACTGGAGTCTAAGAAGTCAGGCACCTGGCACAGAGATCGTCCCGTTGGTAGGGCGACGAGCCGAATGTCATGAAGTCGGCACCTTTGCTCACAGGTTGTGTCAGTATACCGGGTCTTTGAGTAGTGGGTTGTGACCTGGTGCTGTGAGAAGTGGCAGAACATTTAGACATTCTGCTGCCAGTTTATTTTCTGGTGCTGCTCGCTCTTGAGTCTCCTTTCCTCGGGCGAGCGGCACTGGAACATGCAGATGTAGTGTTCAATGGTTAGCACACAACCTTGCCATGGTTGTAGAGCGAGTTCGAATCTCGTCATCTGCTCGGATTTCATACAGAGATGTGTAGTGGTGTCAGTTACTTCACATTCAGGATATGTTTAATTCACTGGTCCACGTGTTTTCTCTTTGTGTGTTCTCTATCTTTTGTCGCACGCATTTTTGCTGCTGCTTCTGTGGTGCTTGGCTTGTTAACTCAACTCAATTAAGTTAACTATCTTAGGAGCAGCATGATGCCGGATGATGCTAAAGGCTTAGCGGGTGGTCTCCAAAGCCACTGTCATGGGGTTCGATTCCTCCATCCGGTGCTGGTGTTCAAAGGCCGATGCTGCTGGGTATCTGTAGTTGCCTGGTGTCGGAACCATGAATGCCTATTGGCCTGATCCCTTGGTTTAAATTGTTGTTTAGTTCCTTTCTCTTGGGTTCGGGTCTTTTGGGGATGTGGCGCAATTGGTAGCGTACCCGCTTGGCTTGCGGGAGGTTACGGGTTCGAGTCCCGTCTTCTCCACGATGGGTTCTGGCCTCACCCTTAGCGCCTTTCGTACAGGTGCTTGAAACAGGTGACGCTTTCTTAAAAGTGTTGCTTGTAGAGGCTGTGTGTTGGCGCTGGGATAGGTGGCTGAGTAGCGGGGGCTGAAACCCTTGCGAAGCGGGTAGCGCTTGCCGAGTGTGGCAGGCGTCCGATGAAGGCAGTACGACACTCTATTCTGGCGCTGACACGCTTTCTTAGCACATGTGCTTTTCGCTATCTGGCTGAGTAGCACCACAGATTCCTTGGTTTTTCTCCAAGAGTTGTTCTGTGGCGTGAAGCGGGACGCCTCTCCTCGTAAGGGAGAGGGTGTGCAGGTAGTCCGACTGAAAGTGTTGCAAAGATGACTGTTTCTGGTCTTCTTTGACTTATGGTGTGAGTGCATTGATCTTGGTGATGGTTGGAACACACTGACCTTGAACATGTTGGGTTGGTGGCGCAGATTCGACGTCTGCCATCAGGACTGATTTCAAACAGGTACAGATAGGAGATTTAAGATGACTGAGGCGGAGAAGAATGCAATCAGAGATGCGATTGGACTTGCTCTTAGTAAGATGTCAATGAGTGACATTCATCGAATGCTGCATGAGCAGAACATGGACGTTAAGAGGATTGTTCAGTCATACTCCGCAAGTTGAGCCAAATTATCCACAATGCTTTCTGATTGAGTCATATGTTAGATAGTATTTTAGATTTATGTGTTTAATGCTATCTTTGGTGGTGACTGGTTGTGTCCAAGGTTCATATTCGTCCTGACACGCATGAGATTGAGCGTTGTCGTGCTGTGACTGGTCCTTGTAGTTTCGGGACCAGTTATGACTCCATGGACGAGGCCAAGCAGGCACGTCAGGAAATCCTCTTGAAGGAAGCGAAAGACATGTATGGTGAGAACTGTGTCACTCCATATAGTATGAGTCTTCCTGATGGTGTTGACGGTGTTCTGAAGGACCTTGGTAGTGTTGGTAATCCTCTGATTGTTGGTGGTGCTGTTCGTGACTCTTTTGACGGCTATCCGAGTAAGGATGTTGACATAGAGGTTCATGGTGCCAGCATGAATAACATCGTGTCTCATTTGCAAAGCAGTGGTTACCAGGTGGATGAGGTTGGTCGTCAGTTTGGTGTTCTCGAGGTGTCTAAAGGTCAGTTGAGAGACCTTGATGTGTCTGTTCCCAGGAGAGAGAACAGGACTGGTGCTGGTCATCGTTCATTCAGTGTTGAGATGGATGAGGCAATGACTGTTGATGAGGCTGCCGCTCGAAGAGACTTCACGTTCAATGCTGTCATGTATGACCATTCTCGTGGTGTTCTGGTTGATCCTACAGGTGGGTACAGTGACTATCGGAACAAGACCATGAGAGCGGTCTCTGAGAAGTTCGCTGAGGATCCGTTGCGAGTTCTTCGTGGTTTCCAGTTCGCTGCTCGTTTCGGAATGTCCTATGACAAGAGTACTGCTGACATGTGCCGATCCATCAGAGGTGAGTACAACGATCTGTCTGTTGAGCGTGTTCGTGAGGAGTTCAATAAGTTCTACACCAAGGGTTCTGACTACTCTGCTGGTGTCAAGGCGTTGCAGGACTCTGGCTGGGATGACATTGAGCCTGGTCTGAGAGAGTCGTTGCAGAAGCAGACCACTGTTGACTCACTGAACAGGATGAAGGATGCAGGTGTCTCTGCTCAGAAGCGTTCAGTCATTGGGTCTGCTGTCATTCTTAAAGGAATGGACAACAGCAAGGACAGACAGAAATTTGCTGGTGTGTCAACAGTCAGTCAGGATGATGCCAGACGTGCTGTCACTCTTGCTGAACTGAGTAGTGATGATATGGACTCTGACTACTTCATCAGGAAGACCGCCATTGTTCTTGCTAAGAGGAAGACATCATTCAGAGATGTAAGGCTGCTGGCTAGGACCTGTGACGACAAAGACATGTTGAAGGCTGCTAACAGGGCTATCAGACTGGGCGTTGGAGACAAACCTACTGAGGACCTGGTTCGAGGTGACGACATCCTGAACATGACTGACAGGAAGCCTGGTAGGTGGTTCGGTCGGGTGCTTTCAGAGGTTCGTGAGGCGCAGTACAAGGATCAGGTGACGACAAGACAGCAAGCACTTGACCTTACTCGTGAACTTGTCAGCAAGCAGGAGCATGAGTAGATGATTCAAACAGAACAGGATCCACTCAGTTCAAGTATATGAGCATATTGCTGTATTTGCTGACAAGTTGATCTGTTTTCTTGGGTGTGACATATGCTACATCAACATCTGTTGACATCCTTCCATCTACCTTGTATAGTTGAGTTCGTCAAGAAGGTTCTTGTCGTTACCTTCTTGTTCCTTTGTGTATTGTGTACTGACTCTGGTCTTTGCGAGCAATTCTAGAAGACCAGAGTCATGCGAGAGTGGTGTAGTTGGTAGCACACCTGATTCCCATTCAGAAGATCGCGAGTTCAATCCTCGTCTCTCGCTCGCTCAGATGGTGGAATGGTAGACACGCTGCCTTGAGGTGGCAGTGGGCTTCAACGCCCGTGAGGGTTCGACTCCCTCTCTGAGTACGAGCAGAAGTCAGATGCGTAGAGTTATCTTACTTCTTTCTGGAAAAAAGAGATCCTGGTTCGACTCCAGGTCAGGGTAGTTGTCTACCTTGAGTGTACGGCATACACGCTAACGTCAGATGATTCGCTTTTTCTCCGGCTTCTGCAACAACTTAAAACAAACCTGTATACTCCTTGTTCTTGAAGGTTGTGACTGTTTGCTGATTACTGGAAGTCCTGAAACAAAGGGCGACAGTATGACACAACACAATACAAAAACAACCTTGAATCAAGAGCAGACAAGAACAGATGAGACAGACCAGGAACAAGAATGGTCTGCTGGTTTCGTCGCCAGTTCAGGTTCTGGGCACAGATGCGTAGTGACAGGTTACTTAAAATTGATTTACACTCAACCTAAACACCTGTCACGGCTGGTTCTCTTGTGCCTTATTTTTTGCAAGCAGACTCATAGCCAGCCTGAGTCAACATGATTCTATTCTATACTTTTTTCACACAGAATCATGATCACATGTCATCGTCATTTGAAAGGGTGGTTGAGATGGCAAGAATGAACACGAAGGCTGCTTCTGTTAAGAACACAGCGACTTCTCCTGTTTCTACAAAGAAGAGCGGCAAGAGGATTGCTACTCATGAGGGCGGTACAGGTTTCAAGCGTACTGCCAAGGGTGAGTTGTTCCTCGCTGCTGTTACTAGCCTGAACGAAGACACGTTCTATGAGTCCGCTGAGGATCGTCAGGAGCGTGTCGCCAAGTTGGTTTCCAAAGTCGCTAAGGACGGCGAGTGGGTTCTTGGTCTGGTTGGCTGGCTACGTCGTGATGCTGGTCTCAGGGCTGTTCCTGTGATGGTTGCTGCTGAGTCTGTCAGTTACCGCCTGAGCAAGGGCATGAACGGACTCAACCGTGAGATTGTTCGTGCCTCCATTGGCCGTTTGGATGAGACCAGTGAGTTCATTGCTTACTGGTTGGAGCGTTTTGGACGCAAGATCCCGTCCGCCGTCAAGCGTGGTATTGGTGACGCCTTGAACGACTTGCTCAATGAGGGTTCGTACCTGAAGTGGAGCGGTCGTGCATCTCGTGGATCTGTGTCCTTGGGTGACGTTATCAACCTGACTCACGCCAAGCCGAAGGATGAGCACCAGTCCGCTCTGTACCAAGTTGTTCTTGATCGTCAGTATGGTGCCGAGGAGGATCTGAGTGCACTTCCTGTTGTAAAGGCGCGTCAGGAGTTCCTATCCATGCCGGTTGACAAGCAGATCAGGGCTCTGTCTGGTAAGAATGCTGACAAGGTTATCAGGTCTGCACGTCTGACTCATGAGGTTGTTGCTGGCTCTATTGGCAAGATTCCGGCTAAGGTCTGGAAGAACCTGATTCCACACATGGGGTACACCGCTCTGCGGATGAACCTCAGGCGTATCAGTGAGTCTGGTGTGGACGTTGACGTGATCGACGAGATTAACAAGGTTCTGCGTGACCAGAAGACTGTTGCTCGTGCTAAGGTCATGCCGATTGACTTCCTACGTGCCTACAAGAATGCTCCACTGGACTTCCATGCTGCACTTCAAAGAGGCGCAAATGGTGTCCTGGAGAACATTCCAGCACTGAAGGGTCGTACACTGGTTCTTCTGGATCGTTCGTACTCAATGTCTGATAGGCTGTCTTCCAAGAGCCAGATCACCAGGCAGGACGCGGCCAACATCTTTGCAGCGGCCCTGGCGCTACGCTGCGAGAACGTTGACGTGGTTGCTTTTGACAACCACAGTCAGAAGATCGCTATCACCTCCAAGGATCTGTTGAAGGTTGTTGAGGATGACATGCCGGAGTCTCGTGGTGGGACCTACACTGCTGATGCATTCAGGAGCAACTACGACAATCATGACAGGGTTATCCTTCTCACCGATGAGCAGACGTCTGTGTCCTCCTACTGGACAGGCGGAGAGAGTCTTGACGAGGTTCTGGATGCTGAACTGAAGAAGGGCGCCAGTGTGTTCACCTGGAACCTTGCCGGATACACTGCTGCTCACGCTCAGTCGAAGGATCGTCGTTGGACCTTCGGTGGACTCACTGACAAGGGCTTCCAGATGATCCCGTTGCTAGAGAAGGGCGTGTCTCAGTCCTGGCCTTGGGAGAACTGAGATAGATACAGAACGTGACTACTATCACTCTGTCGTCAGTTGACATCAGTCTTCTGGCGGTGGTAGAGTAGTCATCATCAAGCCGGTCGGAGAGAACAGGATGAGGCCAGGTGGGGAACCGAGCAACCCCTTGTTCTCTCTGACCGGTATCAAGCCGGAGTGGTGAAATGTGGCAGCCACGCCAGGTTTAGGTCCTGGTGCCTTCGGGCGTGAGGGTTCGACTCCCTTCTCCGGTACCAAGTACACATGTGTCAACATCAAAACTTGTGAACAGGTCTTGTTGACATGATGGATACTTGAACCACAACTACATAGTGTAGATAAGGTTTTGATTCATGCTGGATTGGCGGAATGGTAGACGCGCTCGCTTCAGGTGCGGGTGTCCGAAAGGTCGTGAGGGTTCGACTCCCTCATCCAGTACGAAACGATGAGACAAGAATGGTGTGTCACAGAGCACACTGGAAACAACTTGACAGAACTGATGAGGTGATGATAGAGTTGGACTCATCAAACAAGACATGGGAGTGGTTCTTGAGTATACGCTTGAATCATTTGCCTTCAACTGATCATTGAAGGACATACATAAATCCTTGTATGGTTGTGTGGTCTGGATACTCACGTCCCAAGGCGGCGGTTAGGATCCGAACGGTCTATACGTCCTAGTAGGTGAACGCTGCCGCTGTAAGATGTGACTAAGGTTCGATTCCTTTTGACACAGCGAAGCAGATATGATAGAATCTGCTCACAACAACATAAATCCCTGTTCGTCTAGCGGTCAAGGACGCCTCCCTTTCAAGGAGGTAACGCGGGTTCGAGTCCCGTACAGGGGACGCATGACAACTCCATAGAGAAATAATGCAAGCAATTGCCCTGGTGGTGGAACGGTAGACACGGCGACCTCAAAAGCCGCTGCCGCAAGGCGTGAGGGGTCGACTCCCTCCTGGGGCACTATGTCTTCTGGGTTGTGCAGCATGTTCTTGACAGAGTGCTGGAAACTGTGAGAATGGTTCTGGCAGGATGGATAAAAGAATGTGACGTTAGGATTCAGAAGATATGACTTGACAGGGACTGATACACGTGCTAGAATAATGGTACAAGTTGAGAGGAACTTGTTGAGGATGATTAAATAGAGATTATTTTTTATTGCCTGTGTATCTCCGCCAACTCCTAATTGGTAAGGTAGTAATTTGGACGATGCGGGTTCGACTCCCGTCACAGGCTCGAGTTCAAGCAAAAACAAAAATGAATTCCTAAAAAGAATTCATAAATAATGGTTTGAATTTCTCTAAAATCAACGCCCCAGTATCTGCGTAGGCCTCTACCCTATGAGCAGTAATGGACGATGCGGGTTCGACCCCCGTCTGGGGCTCTATTCCAAAGAAAAATGACAGCGGAATAACTCACATGCCCCCATAGCTCAATCGGTTAGAGCAGCAAGCTTATACCTTGTTTCGTGCCTGATATGCACAAGGTTCCGGGTTCGAGTCCCGGTGGGGGTACTCAACATGAAGGTGTGTTATAATGTGCATGAATATATGTTTCATTCATAAAGGCACATGATGATAGAGTATGATAAAAACTTAATACACATCAATGATGATGACAATGAGGGAGTAGATTTAAGTATTCTTACTCCAAAAAGCAGCAGGCTCATAGTTGTGAGATGCAACAGATGCAACAAACCATGGAGCACAAGACCCAGAGAATTGTTCTATAACAGAACGAGTTGCCCTGTGTGTCGAAAGAATAAAGAATACAACGAGAATGCTATATCATTATCTCCCAAGTATCATGAAGTGCTCTATCCAATGCTTATAGATAAGGAATCTCTGGAGAACAGGGGTGATACCTCTCAGTACACTATTGATGTTGTATGCCCAGATTGTTCCAAAGCGTTTAGAATAACGATTTCTAGTGCTGTCAAGAGGATAGACAACAACTCTCCAATATGTTGGATGTGCGACTCACGTAAGGGAGGACGCACTGGAGAGTTGTTTATGTACAACTATCCAGAACTTGTCTCCAGAATCAGAGACGAAGTTCCCGATACGGATTTTCTTGTCTCTGACCCAAGAGAATTTATGTTTGAGTATGATTGTGGTCATTCAGAAAAAATTAGAACCAGAAATTTTGTGTGGCAACATAAAAGATGTTCTGAGTGCAAAAGGGATGAACTATCCAAAAGGCTTGATTTTCTTCTTGAATTAAGAGAAAAGGCAGAGAAAAGAAAAATCAGGGCAAATACTAAACCTGTAAAGAAGAAGAAAACACATTGTAAAACTTACTACATGTTCAAAAGATCTAGACCAAAGCATGTAGAAGTTGTTTGTTCAAAATGCGACAAACAATTCACTATACAGACATCAAGTTATTTACGCAATATTAAAAAGCATAACATGAGGTATATCTGCAATATTTGTGCTTCCTCAAAAGGTATTCGTCTCTCAGAGAAGTTGAAGAGCCCTGAGTTCGCTCATGTCTTATGGAGCAATAAAAACGAGTTCTCTCCTGATGAAATTACTGCTTCGTCTGGTCGTCGTGTGATTCTTGAGTGTGAGAAGGGTCATGAGTGGTCGCCGTTTGCTTATGCGATTGGTGGTTGTCCTCAATGTATGCAGGGATCAATGACTTCTAAGGAGGAAGAATCGTTTGCTAGTTTCTTGTCTTCTTTATTACCAAATACCGAGATTCGTCGAAGCGTTCGTGGACTCATATATCCTCAAGAGGTTGACATATACATACCATCCAAACAAGTTGCCATAGAATTCAACGGTCTGTACTGGCACTCTGAAAAAGCAGGCAAGGATAAAGACTATCATTATAATAAGTGGTTGTCTTGTAAGAATAAGGGTGTTCAGTTAATCACTGTTTGGGAAGATGACTGGAGGTACAGAAGAGATGCAGTCACTCAGTACATTACAGAGATTTTAAGTGATACATACTCAACCAATCTGGATAAAGACATATCTCTTTTTCTAGAATCGAATGTTATTGATGACAGCATGTTGTCATTTCTGGATAAATACTCTCTATATGATCAACAGTATATTATAGATGAGTCGTCCTCATTCATTATTGGTCAAGATAGTTCTGGTCTGATTTCCTCGATTTCTGCTGTGTCATCTTACAGCAACTTTAATGTTATTGGATCACATGTTTGTAAACCTGGATTCGAGTGGAACTCTCTGACTGGTGTCTTTGGTTATCTTCAAAATACTGGACGTTACGATTTTGGGTTTCTTGACTCCAAGGATAATCCTGTAATACATGACGATCTCTTGGAAATACTTGGTCTGAACTCATCAATTGACATTCTTCCTGCAAGAAGAAATTGCAAGTACGAGAACAACTCTTCTTTCAGAGTAAAGTGTGATAAGGATTACGATAGATGGATATGGAACTCTGGCTACACTCTATGGTATGCTTGACCCACTGAACCAATCGTGAGTGCTGGTTTTGTACCTGTCACTCGTCTTGCCGGGCTGGTTTTAATGGCAGAATGCTTCCTTGGTAGGGAAGAGGTACCAGTTCGATTCTGGTGCTCGGCTCTGATTGCTTGCTTGAGTTCATGTAACAAGTGAGCGACTGAAAATAGCACGCGAGTTAGAGTATAGAATACATATTCATCAGAAAGGAATGATTAGTCAGATGTCTTCTTGTTCTATGTCTTTGATGGACGCTGTGCTCAGGACCTCCAGGGTTTCTGGTGTGACTTTATCTGACCTGCTTTCTGATTTGGCTGACGTTCTTGGTGATGATGTTCTGTTTCGTCTTGATGACGTCATGAAGGTTTCTGATGCTCTTGTACTGAGTTGTGCGTCAGGTATCACTTTGAATGAGGTTCTTGGTCGTGAGGATGAAGAAATGGCTGCTGGTTTTCATTATCATGAGACACCAAGTGATCTAAAGGAGCGTTTAAGGTGGATGAATGCCTTGGACTCCTTCTTGGAGGATCAAGCCATTTCTGAATAGTGGACAGATTCAGGAAGTTGCGTCAAACACCTATTGTCTTCACTAATACGAATTTCATCCACTCAGTACCATTACAGGAGTTTTGGTTATGTCTGCTTTCACTTTGCGTAATCGTATCATTCTTGATTCTGAGTTCTGTGGTGTCAGTCAGGCGGATCTTTTAGAGGGGATGGTTGAGCATCTTGGTAGTAGTGTGTTGACAAGGCTGGATGGTGAGCCCAGTGTTGATGACATTTTTCTGCTTGTAGACATTGCTCATGAGCGTCTAGGCGTTATTCCTGCGAGTAACTGGCCTTTTGAAGGCGAGTACTCTGATGAGATTAATGCTGAACTGGATAAGTTTCACGCTCAGTCAGACGCTTGTTCATAGTCTGATGGCAGTGTGACAACAAATAGAAAGTAATCTGTTGTCTTTGTCTTATAGTCTTGCCGGATTAGTTTAGTTGGTTAGAACGGCCGTCTCGTAAACGGTTGACGTGGGTTCGAGCCCCGCATCCGGCTCTCATTCTGTGATCTTGTGTTCCCGTTTGTGGCATCTTTTTTATTTACCTTCATTTTGGTACAAGCGTACTACTTTGATAAGTTTATCATCGCTGCTCCATCCTGATAAATTTATCAAAGAGGTTTTGTTACTCAAGTCGCTTTTGTACATATGTTTTCAACATGCACAGCCCTTATACTTCCGGTAGAATGTCAACACAGAGAGCAATGATGAAGTGATATGCTCTCATTGCTGGAATCAATCTGAAAGAAGGGCTTGCTATGGATCAGAGAGTGGTTGGGGTTATCTCCTGGGACGAGATGTTCATGCAGTTCGCTGAGACTGCTGCAAGGCGTTCCAAGGACCCTAAGACACAGGTTGGTGCCTGTATCGCATCTCATGACAACAGGGTGCTCTCTATTGGCTACAATGGTGCTCCGGCGGGTTTTGACGACGATCAGTTCCCTTGGGGTCGTGATCCTCTTCGTCCTCTTGAGAGCAAGTACCCGTTCGTGGTTCATGCTGAGGAGAATGCTGTTCTGAACTTTCGTGGTGCAAGGAGTGAGATGGTTGGTTCCACCTTGTATGTAACTCACTTCTGCTGTAATGAGTGTGCTAAGACTGTTGTGCAGGCTGGTATCAAGGAGATCGTGTACAGGGATGCGTATGTGATGCCCAATGGTTTGACTCCTGCTGCGCTGACGATTCTGAAGTATGGTGGTGTCAGTCATCGTCAACTGATTCGAGATGACAAGAATGTTCACAGGTTTCTCTGAGTCTTGACTGGGATCTGATCTGATTAGTTGGATCTGTCATCATGCTTGCGATCAATGTTAGAGATGGATAGTTGCTCAGTGATACCAGAGTGTTACCTCTATCACATGATTTGGAGTTGACAGCCATGAAGACAGTGTGCTAGTATTACTTCTGTAAGCGATGAGGCAAACAGTTCATCAGACAGGAACTCACAAGGTTCTTGAAAGATGAGTTGATATTTAACCGAAGTTTGCTTACAATACTGGATGGTTGACCGAGTGGCCGAAGGTAGCAGTCTTGAAAACTGCAGCGTCCGCAAGGGCGCCGGGGGTTCAAATCCCTCACCATCCGCGACTGACCATAACATGAATAGTTGACATATGTAAACACTTGTGTTGTGATCAATCAACAAAACTACATGCCGCATTAGCTCAGATGGTCAGAGCGTCCGTCTTGTAAACGGAAGGTCATCAGTTCGATCCTGATATGCGGCTCTCAGACCCTATGGTGGATGTTTTACCTCCTTTCCATCCACTATGGGGTCTCTTTTTGTTTGCGCTCAAAAACTCACAACTCTCTTATAAACTCACAACCCCTATTATCTTGTGTTCCCCTTTTGGCTTGAGTCTGAACAGGTCTAGGCTGCTGCTGAATCTGTTCCTAACTGACGTCATTTTTTCTACAACAAGCACTGATGGGTTGATTTCTTTTTGCGCGAGAAGCGTCAAACTGTAGACGACAGCAGAAAAGACTGGATAAGTACAGAACAACTATCTTCAAATATTTTTGCAAGAATGTGACGCTTCTCATGTTGACAAATCTTTGTTACTACTTGATCTGTGATGTTTACTTGTATTATTATGATAGTACTGATAATTCATAAGGTAAACAATTTTAAGCACTCATGTGTTTGAAATCATTAGCAACAAGGAGGAAAGTCACTTATGAAGGAAGTTCTCAGACACACATGGATGATCACATGGCGACTGTGGATCGTCAACTTTGTGCTGACAGTATTCTTCAAGGTCCCGTTCAGTACCTATCAGTGTGCTCTCATCGGATTCATAGTTGCTGGCGTTCTTGCTGTGATTGGTGTCAGGATTCTTCCTAAGCCTTTTAGCAGGATTCGTCATGGTCTTTCGTTCTTTGAGTGGACCAGGCGTGATGGCAGATGGGCTATTCCTGGCTCTCCTGCCAGAGGTGTCAGCAAGGCTTCACAGAATGGTCCTGCTACCGGTTTTGAGCCGCATCTCATCAAGAACACTCCTGTCTACTCTCCCAGGATGCATGGTACACCTGGTGGTGGTCTGCTCAACTCTGGTTTTGATGAGAACTCCATCACTGCTGGCGTTACGGGTGAGATGAACTTTGCTCGTGCTCTTGCTGCTACTGACGGAAACAGTATTGACTACTCTGGCATGGGTGACTCCAGCATCCTGAACCATGTGGAGTCTTTCTGGTCTTGTGGTATCCCCGACTACAACAGAGCAGACTTCATTGATCCCACAACCAAAGGTGACATTGACTGTATCATCCTGACTGGGCGTAACTTGTATCTGATTGACCTGAAGTTCTATCGTGGTGGAGACATCACCTACAGCAATGATGGTCAGGGCAACCTTGTGACGACTGATAACCAGACTGGCCGTACTATTGGCAAGCCGTACCAGATGAGCAGGAACATAGCTATGGCGTACAGGAGAGTAAAGAAGCACTACTCGCATCTTTCAATCAAGCCGTGTGTGGTTCTGGTTCCTCAAGAGAATGGTCAGTCAAGTATCGCTCCTGGAACTGTCTGGAGTGGCGGTATCCCTGTGATGAACATGACTGACATCATTCAGGTTCTTACTCACGATGCCACCAAGAACCATCAGGTACCACAGAACTACCAGGACATCAGGAATCTCACTGCCATCGTGAAGAACAGGTGAGAAACTTTCCCCACCCTTAACAAGCAATCAGTCGCTCTTAGAAAATTGTGCTTCAAGAGCGACTGATTGCTTTTATCTATCTATCCGTGCAGGAGTATAACCAAAACCAATTTTACACCATATGACTCTATAGATCTAGGTGAGTGACCAAGGCACCTACCGTCGTTGTCGCGGTTGGGCTTCTCCGCTGTACCTCTTTTACTCGCCGGAATCGTTTTTTTTTGCCGCTTAGATACTCCTGATGAGACCGAGCGGAGAGAAGAAACGGAACCTTTGAAGGAGATCTCATCATGGCAGGTAAGAAGCAGAGCGGTTGTCAGCACCTCAGTCCTAGAACAGGTAAATGGGAGCCGTGTGTAGGACCAGAGAACTGCGACTACAAGAAGCAGGGACTGGACGTTCCTCATGCATACAACCAGGCGGAGCGCGAGGCGATTGACGCTCAGAGGGCTGGTGTGGATGATGCGGGGCTTGGAGGTAGTAAGACATCTGAGTTAAGTGCTGTCCAAGACTACAACAACTCTTTGACCAGTGACCTTGATGAAAGAATTCAGGAACTGAAAGAGTCGAATGATAAGAAGATTGAAAACCTGCTATCACACATAAGAACCAACATCGATCATGATCCAGATACCCTAGAGGCTACAACAAACACAAGCGATGGAACACTTCTTGTTTATGGTCTCAATGGTGACCAGGGGTACTTCTCATTCAATCTCAATGACGATGGAAGAATTGTCAACGAAGAAAAGAAAAACTCAGACAAAAGCAGCGATCATTTCATGAACGACATGTCCCATGAAGATGTCAAAAAAGTCCTGACCTACTATTATGAAGGAAAGTCTGTTTATGTTGAAGATCAAGTCAAAGACATCATGAAGACAGACAGAGAGATCTATGAGATGTCCTATCACAATGGAATTCTAAAAGACATGCATATGCCAGATCTGGACAATAAAAAGGATCCCATTTTCTCCAAAATGAGCAAGTTCAAGAAAGAGCAGTATTTTAATACAACTGTTGATGACTTGCAGAAGAAGGTCAAAGATAGGCAGGTTGCTTCAAGACGCAGAATCAGGAACATGATTAAGGATGGTCTCAAAGAGAAGCACGGGAAGGTTTCTGTGAAAATCTCTCAGGACAAGAATGGTAACTTTAAAGCCCTTGTAACAACACCTGAAGGCAAGTCGGCTAAGTGGGAGATTAAGAAGAATGGTTCGGCTGGTGCAGACTACTCCTTGAACCGCAAACAAGACTACATTGATGGGCTTCATGAGAGCCTTCAGGACAAGAGGGCCATCTCTGAACTCTACTATGTCCATGATCCTAGACTCAAGGATGCAACTGACAGAGACAAGTTGAGGAAACTTTACACTTCGTTCTGATCGACCCTTCTTGAACAAAACACCTCTGATTGAGAACCTGTCTTCTGTCAGAGGTGTTTGCTATTAATACACATGAACTCATAACTAAATGTAATTTTACACCATATGACTCTATAGATCTTGTAGACAGGCTTGGGTGCAGCGTGTGGGTGGTCTCCTTCCTACTCTTGGGACGTGCGCTACGTATGGTGCTGGTTAAAATTGATCTGACAAGTACTCGCTCTATATGTGAGTAAGTTTCAACAAACAAGGAGATTCGGAATGTCCACAAACGCTGACAAGGTTCGTGAGTTCTACGAGAAGTACCAGCAGGAGCAGTTCTTGACTGACGATGGTGCTACTGCCAGTCTTGATGGTATGGGTGATGACAGGGTTGACCTGAGGATGAAACTGATTGCTGAGGAGTTCTTTGAGTTGATTGCTGCTGTCTACAACGACCAAGCCGCTTATGAGATGGAGTCTGCCTGGTGTAACTTGTTTGACGACCATGTGATCAATGACGACCGTAAGTACGATGTGGTTGCTGCTGCTGATGCTACTGGGGATCTTCGATATGTCATTGAGGGTTTTGACCTTGAGGCTGGTATTCCTGCTGAGAGGGTGTTTGATGAGATTCATTCCTCTAACCTGTCAAAGTTGGGTAAGGACGGTTTTCCAATCATCTCGGACGGCACCTTGAAGCCCAAGGGCAAGATTCTTAAAGGCGAGGACTTCTTTGAGCCTGACTTGAAGGCTGTTATTGAAGGTCGTGAGCCTGACCACACTCCCGCACGTCTTAGGAAGTGAATCAACTTATATGAGCAAGTCAACTTTTAGGATTCTGCGCAACACAGCAGTCATTATGCTGTCTGCGTCCGTTCTTGTCGGTTGTGGAGGTGCTGCCAAGAGTAATGCCAGCGCCACAGCATCCGCTTCTGGTTCTCTGTCTTCGGCATCATCTGCGACAACAGCCTCTTCTGGTAGTGCTGACAATTCTGCCAAGGCGGTGAACAACACCGAAGAGGTTAAGAACGTGGCGTCATTCACCAAGTCTTACTATGAGGCGTGGTTCACATCTGGCACTGAGCAGACAGCCAGGGACCTTGAGACGACTCTGGAGGAAGCCACCAAGGGTGTTGACAGAAGCAAGGTCAGTGATGCTGATCCAACTTCTGCCTTCTCGTCCATGAGTGAGGAGCAGCAGAAGTCTGTTGCTGAGAAGACAACCTCTCTCAACCCTATGTCTGACTTCTATGACACCACTGGTATGAGCAACCCTGAGATCTCGTTGCTGAACATTGTGGCTATTGGTTTCTCAACAGGGTACCATACTACTGAGAAGGTGACTGTTGACGTCAACATTGACAAGATTACCGTGAACAGTGATGGTACTGCTACTGTTCCATACAGTGCTCTGACAATCACTTCTGGTCAGAACAAGAACACTCCTCAGGACAACACCTTCAACCTTCCTCTAGTAAAGAAGGACGGCAAGTGGAAGGTTGAGGGCAAGAAGTTCTACAAGATGGTCATACAGGCCGTCAATGACTCGAAGGCAACCGCTACACCATCTGCTAAGTAAAATTGCTCTGACGGCCTTGAACTGGCTGTTTACAGGGAAGACGAACTACTTACAGTGAAGTCAATCATTTGTAAACAGCCAGTTCATCTACACAATGTAGTGTGACTTGTTTCACGTCTACATCTGTTGACACGGGAACATTCTTGTGTGTACTATGGTTACACAACATACACATGGGGCAGACAGGTTTTCGACATGATCTTGTTCTTGCTTTATGGGTGCAGGTCCTCCTTGAACAACGGAGGTAAAACAGGTTCAAACCATAGTTGTCAACCACAACAACTTTGCTCTCGTTGCGTGAGCCGCCTGGTAGGGGATAGGTGCCTGTTCCTCTAACTATCCAGGTGTCATCATGAAGGCACTGCGGTCTGGACCGGTTGTCCTGTCTTCCAGATCAAAGACAATAGCAGGATAGTGGTTCAGGTCTTCTGAGGTAACTGGCAGGAACCTGGTCTCCACTTTAAGCACAATCCAGTTGCTAAGCCTGTAGATCTCATTTGGTGAGGGGTTATGGACCCGGGTTCGACTCCCGGCTGCTCCACCAGTTCAGGGTGCTGACACATGATGTTAAGATTGTGTCAGCACCTCTTTTTTATTCTATTACTCCTAGTTGTTAATTGTAGTATTTTAACAATGCCTATATATTATTTTGTGATCTGGCTACATATCTTCTAGATATTTGCATCAGAAATGCTTAGTATTGCTTGTAAAACACTGGTATTACAAGCAAAAATCAACTACACTTGAATCTTTCAGGGTTCTTGACATCTTAAAATCACTCCTCACGAAGATAGGTAATTGCATGAGCAACCTGTTTCTTACTGCTGCGAAGAACGCAAAGAATGACGAGTTCTATACTCAGTACAACGACATCGAGGAGGAGATGAATGCATATGTTGAGAGGGATCCAGATGTGTTCAAGGACAAAACAATCCTTCTTCCGTGTGACAACCCTGAATGGTCCAACTTCACCAAGTACTTTGCATCGAATTTTACACGCTTTGGTCTAAAGAAACTCATTTCTACATCATACGCTTACGCTGCCAGTGATCGTGAACCTACCTTGTTCGAGTCAGTGTCACCTTTGTTTGATGCCGACAAGCAGGATACCAGAGGTAAGTTGTTTACTCTTACCAGAGATGCTGATGGTTCAGGGAGTATTGACACTGATGACATTGAGTTCTCTGGGTATCTTGAAGGTGATGGAGACTTCAGAAGCGATGAGGTGACACGACTTCGAGACGAGGCAGACATTATCATCACCAACCCACCATTCTCGTTGTTTCGTGAGTTCATAGCATGGATTATGAAGGCTGACAAGAAGTTTGTCATTATGGGAACGATCAACGCCATTGCCTATAAGAGCATCTTTCCTCTGCTTTGGTCAAATGAGATATGGCTCGGTTACAGACCCCTCAATAAGGGGATGCTCTTTAGAGTAACAGAGGAGCACCAGCAATGGATGATCGAGAACAAGAAAGAAGGATCAGCCTACAAAGTTGTTGATGGTGAGGTTATGGGCTACTTGGCTTCTGTGTGTTGGTTCACTAACCTGGATCACGGAAGACGTCACGAGAAACTTGTTCTTGACACTATGGAGCACAACCTGAAGTTCAATAAGAAACTCAGGAATAAGTTGGAGAAGTACAATAACGGCAAGATGGAGTACGCACACTACGACAACTATGATGCCATTGATGTTCCATTCGTAGAGTGTATTCCGTCTGACTATGATGGAGTCATGGGTGTCCCAATTACTTTCATGGGCAAGTACAACCCTGAGCAGTTTGAGATCGTCTCTTTCAGAAAAGGTAATGACGGCAAAGATCTGATCTTCACGAGAGAGAGAGAGAGGATTCAGCCGTATACTCGTATCCTTGTTCGACACTTATCCCAGGAATGATCAAGAGTAATGACGGAATGATACATGGCAAACTCACTTACGCTAGAGTAACAATCCGTCACAAAAATCCTGAGACAAGAGAAAATAGAATCACAGATACAGGAAAGTGATGGAACATGAGAACGGAACTACACACAGACATTAGTGTTGGTGACATCTGCCAGGGGTTTGTGTACGACAAGAACGAGGAGAAAGGTATCTTTGGTCTTGACGGCAGACTTATCATCCAGCCGGAGTACCAGAGAAACTACATCTATGGCGACGGCAAGAAAGATGTTGCTGTTGTTGAGTCATTACTGAAAGGCTATCCTTTGGGCCTCCTGTATTTCGTGAAGAATTCTGACGGGATGTTAGAAGTTCTCGATGGGCAGCAACGAATCACCTCATTTGCTCGCTATGTCAATCATTCGTGGCATTTTGCTGTCACAGGAACAGATGGCAAGCCCAAGTACTTTGACACACTCACAGAAGAAGAGAAGAGCAGGATTACTAACACGCAACTCACTATCTACATCTGTGAGGGATCTCCGTCCGAGATTGAGGCATGGTTTGAAACCATTAACATCGCTGGTGCTCCACTGACCAAGCAAGAACTCAGAAATGCCTCATACCATGGCACGTTTGTCAATATGGCGCGTGAGGTCTTCTCAAACACTAGTAACTCAAACATGAGACGCTGGCAGACATACATCAAAGGAGATCCAAGACGTCAGGCAATTCTAGAGACAGCATTATCGTGGGTCAGTGACGGACGTATTGAGGACTACATGGCCCTTCATCGCAATGACACTGACATCACTGAAATAAAGAACCACTTCGACTCAGTGATCAACTGGGTTGACTCAATCTTTGACTACACTGGTTCAGAGATGTGTGGTATCAACTGGTCAAATCTGTATAACAGGTATCACAAAAACGCATACTCCAAGAGCACTCTGTCAGAGAAGGTGTCAAGTCTCCTCACTGATCCTCAAGTGACTAGCAACAAAGGCATATTTGAGTATCTTATTGGTGGAGAAACAGATCACAAACTTCTCAGCATCAGAGTGTTCGACCAAAAAACAAAGAAACTTGCCTATGACACACAAACAAGTCAAGCATTAGAACAAGCCATATCGAACTGCCCCTTGTGTGCTATTGGAGAGAATAGTAACTCATCTCGTATCTACAGAATCTCTGAGATGGATGCGGATCATGTAACAGCATGGAGCAAGGGCGGATCTACTGACATATCGAACTGCCAGATGCTTTGCAAAACACATAACAGGTCAAAAGGCAATAAGTAGAACCTCATAGATAGTACGTGTTGCGTGTTTTGGTGTTTGTGTGCTATACTCGTCATAAGTATGACTAAACATCATTAGTCAGCGCAATCATCAGAAGGAGGCATCAATGACCAAAACATTATCTCACAACACCAGCGAGACTGCTGTGCCCGTCTTTGATGACTCTTCTGTCAGTCAGGCGACTGTGTTTGGAGACTGGCATAAGAACACCTCATTTGCCTTGCAGCAGTTGTTGTACAGTCAGGATGACGGCTCCGACGTCTTCTTCCATGTTGGTGACTTTGGTCTCTGGAATCTCAGCAGCCAGTTCATCAAGGCTGTTGAGCACAGGTTGTCAAGAATTGGTAAGCGGTTGTGGTTCATTGACGGCAACCATGAGAACTTCAACATCATTAAATCCTTGCCAAGAGATGAATATGGAAGAGGATTTGTCAGTGATCATATTCTGCATATTCCTCGCTCGTTCTCTTGGGTATGGGGTGACCTGAAGTTCCTTGGTCTTGGTGGTGCTGTCTCTGTTGACAAAGAGTTCCGTAAGGAGGGTTTTGACTGGTTCTCTGAGGAGCAGGTGACGGAAGATGATGTTAACAAGGCTGTTAGTACTGGTCATGTTGATGTCTTACTGACGCATGATGCTCCAGGAATCGTATGGGACTCTCCTGTTTCTGGGGTGCCTGACTATGTTCTTAGAGAGTCTGAGTTGACCAGAGACATGATTAAGCAGGTCATTGCCCATAATGAACCATCTCTGAATATTCATGGGCATCACCACAAGTCGTATACAAGCAGTTTCCTTGGCTGTAAGGTTGTTGGACTGGACTGCGATCACTTTGCGTTCACCTCACAGGACACGAACGTTCACCTGAATCGCAACAGGTTTGTTGTTCCATGTGACAGAAGTGGCTTTCAGGAGATTGTCAGCGGCTAGAAGAGATGTATTCGATCTGACCTGCCTGTAATTTTGTCGCTTCTTCTAGTGGTTGGTTAAGATATAAGTTACTCAACAATTATCTAGAACCTGTCAAGAGGAGCATCTATGCTGAACAGGATCAAACAGAGCGACTTCTATACATCACTACAAGAAGTGGTCTACACCAACTCAAATCTTCTTGTAGCATTCACAGCCGTTCTTATTCTTGTGTCAGGTATCTCTGTCATTGACAATCCTTCACGATGGTGGGTTCCTGTCCTGTCACTGGTCGCCTTGATGACAACCGTCTTCATGTTCATGAACTTCAGGGTTGTCATCAAAGGAACGGTTTCTGTTGTCATGACTGCTATGCTGTCGTCTTTTGCATTCACTGGAGGCTCTCTGGCTGACCCATATTGGCTCGGAGGAGTAATCTGGATGGGTCTGGTGTGGGCATTACTGTTCGCCTGTCTGGCGTGGTCCTATGCGCGTCAGAGCGGACGATCCAGATGGGCTGTTGTTATGGTGACACAGATGACATCATTCCTTGTGTCATACAGTCTTGTGCTGTCATCAGTCAGTGTCGCCATCTCATCTGTCATCGGTGCAGTAGTTGGTCTGCTCATGTTCGTCATTGTCTACAGTGTGATGGGCAGGAACCATTTCAGGGCAAAGAACGTTCCATCTAACTCTATGGATGACAAACTTGCTGGGACACTGGTAGACAGTGCTGATTTTATTGGCTGGAACTCTGCTCTTATGCCAGAGAAGGATGACAAGGGCTCTGTGCTGGTCTGGAACGAGGATCACGCCTACATGATTCATCCTGTTCTCATGAGTTCACCGTTCGGAACAATTGGTCGCAAGAGCCAGCGTCTCTCATACAACAGGAAGAGCATCACTCCGTGGCTCAATCATCTGGTGTACAACAAGGTTCCTGTTTGGCGCTCACGAGGTGCTGACATCACAGTCATTCTGCTTGACCTGAACAGGCGCAATGGTGACAAGATTCGTGTCATCTCTCAGCCTGTGCCTGACTCCAAGAAGGTTATTCCTGTTGTTGTTGCTCCAGTGAGCAGAGTCAGGAAGCCAAACAAGATTGCAGCCATTTTGCAGGATGTTGACAAGATGCTGGCTGACTCCAAGAGGATTCTCTCATACTCTCAACTCAAAGCACTGTCAGGTATAGGTAACACAGGAGAAGAGCCAGCAGAGGATGCTGACAACTCAGTGGATTCAGAGCCAAAATCAACAGATGCTGACACTCATGAATCATCTGCTAATAGTAATGATTCTGAGGGCAGCAAGAAGGATGACGATCAAGAGTAAACGTTCTCTCCTCTGTTGACAGGTACATATAGACAGAGCAACCAGTAAGCAAGCCCGTTCGTACTTTTGATGAGGTACTGAGCGGGCTTGCTCTTACTCTCGTTAAGATGGGTTGAGTACATATGTCGGTTTGATACCTGATAGACGATTTGAAGGAGACGCTGGACATTGGCTGTTAAGAATGACGACTTCGCCTCACTGCACATGCACTCCGACAGATCGCTGCTCGACGGGTTCGCCACACCTCAGGAGTACGTTCAGAAGGCTCTGGATCTTGGTCAACGTGCACTAGGACTGACAGACCATGGTAACCTTTTCGCCATCAACACTTTCATAAACTCAGCCAGAAGCGCTGGGCTCACTCCTGTACCAGGTTGTGAGTTCTACATGGCTCCAGTCAACCCTGAGGGCAGCAAGGTGGATCATCCTGTCTTCTATGGTCGTGATGGACGTAAGGATGAGAACTACGACGTGTCAGCAAACGGAGCCTACCTGCACCTAACTGTATGGGCTTACAACAACACTGGTATGGATAACTTGAAGATTCTCTCATCCGAGTCGTATGAGCCCAGTCGTGTTCACGTCAAGCAGCGTATTGACTTCGAGATGCTTGCTGACCATAGCGAGGGTCTTGTCGTCACTACTGGTTGTCCTTCATCTGAGGTGTGTACCAGACTGCTGATGGGGCAGGATCGTGAGGCTTTCTCCTATGCTGGTCAGTTGAAAGAGGTCTTTGGCGACAAGATGTTTGTTGAGATCATGGATCACTCTATGGACATCGACCTCGAGAGGATTCTGTTGCCTAAGCAGTTGGAGATCTCCAAGAAACTAGGCATTCCTCTACTGGCGACAAATGACTGCCACTACGCGCATGAGCACGATGCACAGGGTCATGAGGAGATGCTGTGTATCCAGTCTGGTGCTCTCATGTCTCACCCAACCTATGAGGATGGTGGCAAGAGATTTGCTTTCAATGGTAGCGGCTACTACATGAAGACCTCTCAGGAGATGGAGAGACAGTTCCCCAAGGATGACTTTCCTGGAGCAATCAGCAACACTCTCTTGATTGCTGAGATGGCTTCAGACATTACTCTGGACTTTGACGCCCACTTGAAGCCAAAGCCTGTTATCCCTGCTGGGTTCACCTCTGAGGGTCAGTTCTACCAACACCTCATTAATCAAGGGTACCAGAGGCTTTACGTCAATCGTAACTACCCTGACAAAGCAACCAGGAAGAGGACACTGCAGGAGGCCACTCGTCGTATCATGGAGGAGTGGAACGTCATCAACTCCTCTGACTTCGTTGGGTACATGCTTGTTGTTCGTGACTACCTGAACAGGACAGAGAACGACTACTCCGTGAGGAACAAGGCTGGTGAGATTCTGGCCTCGTCTGTGGGTGTTGGTCGTGGTTCTGTTGGTGGAAGCATTCATGCCTATCTTCTGGGAATCTCTAAGGTGGATCCGATTGAGCACGATCTGCTGTTTGAGCGTTTCTTGTCTCCTGGTCGTGGTGCTGTGTGCTTGCTGACATTTGATGATGGTTCCACTGAGGAAGTCATTGTGTCTGATGAGAGGGTTGTCATGTCATCTGATGGTTCTACTGAGAAGCGCTATGTTCACCAGATCAGTGTTGGTGACACCATTGTGTGTGATGAGCAGGCTGCCTGACGCCAAGTCATTAGAAGAGATGGTTTCAACAGAAAAGAGATTCTGTAGTGATGTATGGTTGCTTGTATCACTGTTCTTTCAATATGCTATAATGGTGATCAGAAGCACTGCATAGTTTTGACGACCTAGAAGAACTGAGGAGAGTATGAATGGCTGACAACAAGAGCGTAGACAGCAAAAAGATGTCTGATGATAGCAAGAGTGACCGTCAGATAGAGTTGTACAAGAAGTACCGGCCACAAGTGTGGAGCGACCTGATTGGTCAGCAGGACGTCGCCAGAACCTTCCAGAACGCCATCTCTTGGGGTCGTGAGTTCTCTGCCTATGGTCTGTTCGGTCCTCGTGGTTGTGGCAAGACCTCTGCTGCGTTCATCTTCGCCAAGGCTGTCAACTGCCTGGATCCTCAGCCTGACGCCAATCCCTGCAACAAGTGTGACGTGTGCCGGAACATTGATGACAACAACCAGTTCGGTGTTGACTACGTGTCTATGGCTAACAAGGGCTACAAGGAGGATGTTCTTGAGATCATGAAGCAGTCAAGGATGAAGGCTGACATCAACAGACGTGTCATCATCCTTGACGAGGTGCACAATCTCTCCAAGAGCGCCTTTGACTCCATCCTGATTCCTGTTGAGTCCAAGGACATGAACGCAACAGTCATGTTCTGCTCAACCGAGTCTGACAGGATTCCTGACACCATCTCTTCACGTATCCAGTCAAGGAAGTTCAGTCTTGTTCCTGGAGACATTATGACTGAGCACATGAAGCACATTCTGGAACTGGAGGGTGAGACAGTCAGGAGTGACATCCTTCGGGCTGTTGTTCGTCGTGGTCGTGGCTCTGTTCGTGACACACTGACCGTTCTTGATGAGGTGCTGGTCTCTGGTGGTATCGTGTCAACAGATGTCGGTTCAGACATCATTGAGGCACTGGCTGACCTGAGCGTGCCAAATGCCTTGGATGCTGTAATGAGAGGTGTCTCAGAAGGTCAGGACGGACGAGTGATTGCTGAAGGGCTGTTCTCAAGTATCCGTGACCTCATTCTCATTGGTTCTGGTGTGACTGAGATTATTCCTCCAGTTGAGAACGAGAAGCAGGTTATCAAGAAGTTGCACAACTTGAAGGGCATGTTTGCCATTCAGGAAGAGATTGGTGACGCAATCAACAGAATGTCTATCGGAACTGACTCCAGGATTCTTCTAGAAATTGCTCTCGTCAAGGCGTTCAAGTCTCTCAAAGAGATTCGGGCTGCGTCATCGTCTAAGAAACAGTTGAGTTCTGGCAGCAGTTCTACAAGTACTAACCAGAAGAGCAGTGATTCGTCCACCACAATACCTTCTGGTTCAGGCAGGCGTCGAGTAATGCGGAACTGAGTATCAACATCTGTTGACATAAAAAGAATGGTCGATCATTTGGCAATTAAGGCATCGCCAGATCGACCATTTATCGTTGATTAAATGTCCTTGACACCAATATCTGTAAACATCACCTTATCTGATGACACTTGTACTGACACAACAGAGAGATTGTTTTTAGAGCATAATAGACATGCAGGCGCTGGTGTGCTAGGATGAGTGTCGGAATAAAGTCGATACCAAGGACACTTCTAGATTGCTTGCATTCATCTTCGGACTCGTTGCTTCTGTGCTGCTTGTTGCCATCTCCTACAGCAGTAGTAACAAGACCATTACAATTCTGTCAGTACTGATGTCATCCGCTGTGGCACTCCAGTACCTCCTGCTGGGAGCATATGGAGCGACAGCGTTGAGTGTGCTCTCCATCGTATTTGCAATAGCAGCACTGGTTCTGAGTAAGAAGCCGTACTGGAGATTCAAAAACATCGCTCCAGTTATTGTTGTGTCAATGACTGCTCTGTTTCTGATGACTGGTGGCTCACTGTCTGGATTCAACTTGCTTCCACTAGTTGGTTCAGTTCTCATGTCCTGTCTCGTTCTGGTTGAGAACAAGTGGGCTATCAAGGCTATCACTTTTGTTGCTGGCATCGTATGGCTGGTTTATCAGATTCACACAGGTGCTTGGGGTCAGATTCCAGGGCAGGTTTTCTACTTCACGTTCTGGTTCATCTCAGTCGGGAACATGTTGAAGAAATCACCTTTCAGCAAGTGCTTCGGTGGTCTTATGTCACGTTCATCAAAACACAACATGTAGTGTTTTTAACCACTTGTTAGCACCAGGTATAGTGCTTAGGTCCCATCTCATCAGTGCCTCAACTCGTTAGATAATAAAGGGTATATGTTTTAAGGACGAGTTGATGATGGAGGTCTTTCAGGACTATGGATCTTAGTGGAGTTGTTGACAGGTACTGTGGTCATGACGAGGCGATCATGAATGAGAACGCCAATAAGAACAGTAAAGTGTTTGCGACACAGAGAGACCTTCTAGCGGGCAGTATCAGCAAGGAGTATGCACTAGAGAAACTGCTCCCCAAGAACGTCGCTGAAGGCCACAGAAAAGGCTGGATTCACTTCCATGACCTGGACTACACACTGAACGCCTCTGGCGGCTTGTACAACTGTATGCTCATCGACTTTCCAGGAATGCTCAAACACGGATTCACTCTAGGTGAGGCTGAGATTAGTACACCCAAGTCATTGAAGACCGCTGGCGAGGTCATTCCACAGATTATCGCTAACGTGTCATCAAATATGTACGGTGGAGTCAGCGCCCACAGACTTGACGAGTTCTTAGAGCCATATGCTGTCATCTCGTACAGAAAGACTTTGAAGAAGAACTTTGCCAGGATGGCTGAGTTTGACGGAGTTGTCTTGACTGAGGACGAGATTGACTCTCTTGCTGACTACTACGCCTCTCAGATAGAGCAGACTGACAATGAGTTCAAGATTGAATTCATTGATGTTAAGAAAATTGATTCTGGACTATCTGAGAAGACAGTTCAGTTCGTAGTTGAAATCTCTAAAAAGGATGTTGTCAAGGAGGTGTTTGATACTTTTCAGTCACTTGAGACAGAAATCTCATCCCTGTTTTCAGGAAACGGTCAGACGCCATTTGTTACGTTTAATTTCGGTTTAAGTACAGGATTCTGGGGACGAGAGATTCAGAAAGGAATCCTACAGAACCGGCTCATTGGTCTAGGAGAGGATCACAGAACACCTGTCTTCCCTAAACTTGTCTTCACTCTCAAGGATGGAGTCAATCTCAAGAAAACTGATCCCAACTATGACATCAAACGCTTGGCTGTTGAGTGCTCCGCCAAGAGGATTTATCCCGACATTCTCTCCTATGAGAAGGTTATGGAGATCTACGGATTCTTTGTCAGTCCAATGGGGTGTGTCGCTGGAGACGAGACTGTTCAGTACAGTATAGATGGAACAGATTACTCAACCAGTATCTCTGAGATGTGGGACATGTTGTCATCTCAGAGCGTCAAGAAACAGGCCAATGGTCGAGACGAGTTCATTGATCTGTCTGGAGTCACAGTGAACGACAGTCATAAATCCTCACTGAAGCAGTCTACTGTGTTCAGAATGGTAAAGAATTACAACAACCACTGGCTGAGGATTACTGCTACTGACTCAGAGCAGAACGCATTCACTCTGACATGCACGACCGATCATCCTTTGGCTGTTCATGAACGAGGTCGTGTGCTTGCTGACAACCTAAATCTTGGCGACAAGTTAATCAAATCGCTTGACAACAATCAGACCGTGCCACAACAAAATCGTCTGTTAGAGGTGGTCTCAGTTGAGTCTGTTGACATTGATGAGCCATCATACGACCTTACTACCGATAGTGACTATTTCGATGTCTCTGGGATTGTGTCTCACAACTGTCGTTCCTTCCTAACCGAGTACAGGAGCCCTGAGACAGGCGAGGTGGTCACATACGGTCGTCGCAACATTGGTGTCGTTTCACTGAATCTTCCCAACATCGCTCTGAGTACATCCACTCCAGAGGAGTTCATGGAACTTCTTGATGAGCGCGCTGTTCTGGTTCATGATGGCTTGATGTACCGTTACAACAGGCTTGCTGGCACACTAGCCAAGAATGCTCCAATTCTCTATCAGTATGGTGCTACAGGACACAGACTCAGTGGTGAAGAGGTTGTTCAGCCCATCTTTGACAATGGTGAGGCTACTGCTTCCATTGGTTACATCGGTCTACACGAGGTTGCTACAAGGTTCTGGGGTAATGACTGGCAGGACAATGAAGAGGCTAAGACGTTCACTGTTGGTGTGCTGGAGCGTCTGAACTACTGGAAGAGCAAGTGGGCGGATGAGACAGGGATTGCCTTCTCTGTGTATGGAACTCCTGCTGAGAGCCTGTGCTCACGGTTTGCTGCAATGGACAAGGAGACGTTTGGAGAGGTCAAGGACATCACGGACAAGGGGTACTATACCAACTCGTTCCATCTGGACGTGAGGAAAAAGGTTACTCCGTTTGAGAAGATTGACTTCGAGTCAGCCTACACTCCTTTGAGCACTGGTGGAAACATCTGCTATGTCGAGCAGCCATCACTCGTCAAGAACCTGGACGCATTTGAGGCCATCTGGGACTACATGCATGACCATGTTCCGTTCTCAGGAATCAACACGCCTATCAGCAGGTGCCTAAGTTGTGGGTATCATGGGGACTTTGATGCTGATGTCAAGGGGTTTTTCTGTCCTGAGTGTGACAACCGGAATCCTGAGACGATTGAGGTTATTCAGCGTATGTGTGGATACATCTCATCAGTTGGTATCAGGAAGCCTATTTCTGGTCGAGTCAAGGAGATTAAGTCCAGAGTGAAACACGGATAATTTGCAAGCAACATAAGTAGAATACCCCTGTAAGTCAACTTCTTCTATGACTTACAGGGGTATTCTACTTCCTCAATGGGTATTTTCACTATTCCTGATGTGACATCTTAAATAACTTCTTAAATATGTCATCAAGAGCCATATTTGTTTCAATAACTGAGGGGTTAGAGAAAGACAATCCCGCACTACCAATTGCTTTATTAGGAAAGTTCTCCCAGTAACTCTTTCTTATATTCCAATCCTCGTCAGAAATATTGTCATCTTTGTCAACATTGTTCCAGTATGAGAAATCTGTCCCAAAGTTTTGATTACTTAGCGCCTTGTTGTAGTCATCTATCTCGGAAAATACACGGAATATAACATCTCCCTTACTAGGACCAGGAAGTATAGTGACTTCATATCCAATGTCTGCTTTACTAAAAGTAACTGAATTAATCTTGTTCAGATGGTTGGAGAAATTAATAACTTCGACTACTAGCCAATGCAGGCTATCCTTTGTAGGTAACTTTTCTTTAGAGTATTGAAAACAACGATTCGGCTCTATCGCCATCAGAGGTGTATCATTCCAGGTAATCTCCTTGCCACCAGCATTCAGAACAGCGTCAGCGGCAATCATGATGTTCTCTGACATCTTTTCAAAAAATATTGGCTCAATTACCTGTTTGATCTTGTCCATCAACTCAAACAAGTCAGTGTTCTCTACCAGAATCCAATGATACTGTTTGATGCTCAAGAAAAGTCACCTCTTGTGTGGTTTTGTTAAGTCTTCTCATAGAGATTATACCACACAAGAGGTGACAGAACAAGGAGTCTTTTCTACTTGTATTTTAAATAAAGCAGAAATTTCCTGGAGACCTACTTATCATTGAATCGTATTGCCTGGTCCTCGTACTTGTAGATTCCGTATCCATCAAATTCTAGAAACTTGGTCCCAAACATCTGGCTGGCATCTGATGGGTCTGCTGGATTAATATGAATGAACGATGAATCAACTATGTGAACAATCTTTTCATTTACACTCTTCTGGAAATCGTTAACAGGATTAATCAGAAACTCCTTGTAATCTCCAATAATCCAGAGAAAAACCTTGTTGGGAGACAAAACAGAGGCTTTAAAGAACGGGTTCATGTAAAAATCAAGATCTTCATATTCATCACTGGTCTTACTAATATTGTTGAGATCAACCAGAACGATACATCCATTGTCCTGATACTTCTCACCTCTAAACTCAAGAATCTCCTGATGGAAGATTAAAGGACCAGTAAAGTCAATCTTGTTATTCAGATCAATCAGAACTCTCTTTGTTCCGCTCTTTCTGATCTGATATGAAAGCATCTCCCTGAGATTACTGGACTCTTGCTTGTCATTAACAGACATGATAATGTTGTCATAGTCCTTGAAGAATACTGGTTCTCCATATGCACTGGTGCCAGCAAGAATTCCGTCTACATGAGTGCTGTAATTACTCAAAGGACGAATGTCGTTCTTGCAGAACTTAATAACTTGACTATCATATTTCTCTATGTCATTATCAGGACTCAAGATGCTTATGATTAGAAAGTTTTTTATTGTTGGTGATGACTCTATTCTTTGCAGTAGTTGAGCCAGCCTGATCTTGTACTCTCCAGTGAGACTGCAAACCGCCTTGTGGCTGATACTCAGATGTGTTTTTGCAGAACTGAAGTGTTCTCTATGAAGAATAGAGACCTGATCTTCAAGGCTCTTAATGACTTCAACTAAATGTAAAGTAGGGTTGCCGTCGCTATCAATCAAATTGCTTTCAGAGTCAACCACATAAGATCCACCTGTACACAAGTCAAGAGGGAACTGAAGACTTGCTTTTGTAGTCGCTTCAACTTCTTTGTGCTTTTTAGAGTCGATCTTACTGTTACATACAATTCCGAATGAGTTAACAACTCCAGGATTATTCTTAAGCGTCTTTCTGGCTTCGTCGCGCAGAAAATCCATTGCTTGTGTGTATGTCAGGTCGTGCTTCTTGCTGAACGCCCTGACGGCCTTCTTCATGTTTCTGTTCTCAGTCATATTATCTTACACCTATCCTACAGATCGTCCGCACACAACCACTACAACAGGTGAGAGTACCTGAATCCAGTTTTTCTATCAACTTGTTTGTATTCTTCTGATAAGCAGAATCCGTCAGTAGTGATTGCCAAGAACCTTCAGGTGCACACATGAGTCACACAACCAACCCCAAAGTGTTTGCACAAGAGTTGGTTGAAACTTGTTTATCAGTAGAAGGTGCGGCTCCCACTATGATGTGCACCAGGCGTACCACAAAGCCGCCCGTGATGAAAGTATATCATCACATGGGCGGCCCTGTCAACAGATGTAGAGAACAGATCGGATACTCATACACAGCGCAATGAGTTTTTACACTCTCAGATCCTCTTTCAGGTCGTTAATCTGCTGCCTGCAGAACCCCTTAATCCTGTGTGACGTCTTCCTGGAGAACCTACGAGATCTGGGATCATAACCGTCATCATCCTTCCTTCGAGCCTTGATGAACTTATCAATCCTCTCCACAGTCTTCTTGACCTTCTCGTACTGATGATCGTCAATCTCCTTGTGCAGAGCATACTTCCTGAACGCAGCAATCTTGTCAAGAACCTGCTGCTTGTTCTCCTCAGGGATCCTTGACGTCTCAGCAACCCACTCATTCAGATCCTTGTTGCCTCGCTCGCCATTGCAGCCGATGCAGGCAAGAGCCATGTTCCCATACCGTGTAGCACCAGGAGGCGGATTCTTGGCGTTCACAGGAGTCAAATGCTCACCACTTGGAGCACTCTTGATCGTACCATGACTGTTACCTCTGGTGAACGGCCTGTGACAGTAGCAGCAACGACCACCAAAGAACATGACAGACGCAATATAACGTTCACGATTCATGTCATTCAAGGCAGATGTCATCACTACACGATAAGTCCTATGTGTACTGTCACGACCATCATTCTCCCACTCCTTGGAAAGAGTCATCGCCCCAACATTCTTAGCAATAATCTCAGAGAAAATCCTCAGGTTCATGTCATGACCAAGAAATTTACGAGTCCTGATGGCAACAGGATCACCACTACGCAAGAAGTCATACACGTTGTCAGTAGCACGACCAAAACGCCTCTGCAACTCAGGATCCTCAGTACGCTCCTTATACTTCCTGTAAAAATCCTGAATGAAATGATAGTCACCCGAGTCAAACTGCTGAGACACACTCTGAACAGACTCGTCAAACTCACGCCTCGTGATAGCAGCACCATGACCAAACACCATACCAGGATTAGGCGAAGATGGCTTCACACCAGAAGTGTTGCTAGACTGCTTCTTGCTACTGGAGTCAGATCCTTCAAGACCACGCTTCACGCCTTTAAGAATCTCATGCTGCTTCTCCAAAGCATCCTCATTAATCCTGGAGATCTCAGCATCACTCAACGACGACTCAACATGCTCAATATGCTTACACCGACCCTTACCAACATTCTCCGGCCTGGCCTTACACACAGACACAGTACCATCAGCATTGATACCAACACGACGAGCCTCAGCCATACCAACACACCCCAACAACACCTAGAAAACAAACACTCCTGTAAGAAGTTTCTAAAACAACACAGAAGTGTTTGCAAAGAAGGATGTAATAGAAGCCAGCAAGTCTGTCAATCAGATAGCAAATTTCTCACCACAAGAATCTTTATGAACAGCAAGTATGACAGAAAACTACTCCTGCTGCTTCCTCCAAACATTCACACTCGTCCCACAATCAAACACCTGCACATAGCCTTCAGCCAACAACACATCAGCATTGGTCAGTTTGGTGCCGTCCTCCAAGAATCTTGGGTACACATCACCAACTTCAAAACCTAGTAGCCTGTCAGCAGAGACACGACGAGCAGCAGAGTCTCGGATAAACGCAGGACCTGTACCGTTTTTGATACGTACCCAGGTAGAACCAGGACGATTAACCTTCTTCTGTTCCCATCCATCAAACATTAATTCAGTGGATCCGTAACCAGTAGAAAGATCCACATATGACACTACAGAATCTGGTTCAACCTGATTGAAGAAATACTTGTCACACTTGCTGAAACCACCTTGAATATGCCAGTCGGTCTTAGAGCAAGCACGAATAGCCTCCCACTCGACGTCTTTCCTGAATCGCGCTGGACCATATGTTTGCACATGAACCAGATCGTTCTTGTAAAAGAGCCCTAGACACAAAGTCTGTCCATTTGATGCGCCTAGCATGTGGTTCTCTTTGAGGAATTTGTTGGCTCGTTTTTGGGAGATCTCATGAAGAGTACACTGACGAGCGCCTACAGAATTAGAGCACAAACTGAGTTTTGACTTGACAATAGAGACGAAGATGTCACAATCCATCCAGTCAAAGTACTGCAACAACGTAAAGCCAGCATCATGGGCCATAAGGGTACGTGCCTGATGGTACTTCTCTGCTTGTGGTATGTGCTTACTGCTTTCACACTTGCCAGTGTCTATGAACTCTTTACAGCGTCCTGTCAGGTGAGCATAATGAATCGTAGAGTTATGAGTCACTGCTGGGTTAATCTCAATAAGTAGTTTCTTGTCTGGCACACCAAGATCAGCATACACATCATCTCCAAATCTAACCTCTGTCTCAAATTCTAGACCCGTAGCGTCCTCAAGAGACTTCTTCCACTCATAGTTAACCTTGGAGATCCTGCTGCATCTTTCAGCAGCCTTCTTGCGAACTTCTGGAAGCATGAAGATGTTCTTAACTCCGTACTTCTTAAAAACAGAATCCCTTGCCTTCTTCTGAAACTCATCTAACATAAACGGATTTGGAGCGCCATACCTCTCCATACAGGTAGCAGCAATCTTTTTTCTAACCTCCTCGCTTTTCCATGGATTGCCACCAAATCTCTCCATGAAGGTCTCATCACGCTTCTTCTGAACCTCTGGTGCACGAGAAGGGTTATCTACACCATAGTGATCCATGCATGTCTGACGCTTCTTATCCTTTATCTCCTCCAACTGAGATATGTTGTCAACCCCATACTTTTCTCTCATTGTCTTCAAATAGTTTTGTTGCTGCTGCTCTTGGTCAACAGTTGCTTGAGCACATTTTCTAGAGCAGGTAGATGCTGGGTTGTTTCTATTAAACATAGACAACTCAAACTCCTTACCGCACACCACACAATTTCGGTAGTGAGGCCCTGGGCAGAACTTGGATGTCTTGCGATCAGACATGAAGGTCTTTCCACAACCATCCATCTGACACACGCACTCAACCTGTTTCCTTGGACGAGCACGACGACACTCATCAGAACAGAATTTACTAGGTTGTTTAGGCTGAGGAACAGGGAACTTCTTGCCGCAGATAACACACTCTCCGAAGTGGTCACGCTTGCAGAACCTAGCCTTTGAGCGGTTGGTCTCAAACTCCTCGCCACAAAAGTCACAAATCTTCTTCATAGTTAGACTTTCCGATCTTTTCTTCTACGTACTTCATCAGTTGGTATAAGTATACCACAACCATACCTCAAGATCAAGACTTTTGTCCTGTCGCTGTAGGAGATGACGATATTTTTGCCATAAAAAAGCCATAGAATGGATAGAAAATGCGAATCAGAGAAATAAAAAAGATTAACCCAAAATCCTCAAAATGTATTGAGGTCTCTGGAGAAAATAGATTATTTTCTGTTATCAGTAATAATCAAAATGGTAGTATTGTATCACATAATAGTGTTGCTCAGAGAAATTTGATCTTCGCGTGCGTGGCTCGTCCAGATCGCTGGAGGTTTTTGGGAGTGGATCTCAAGAAGGTCGAATTATCTCAATTCAGAAAGTACTCAAATGTTGTTTTAGGGATTGCTACAGAAAAAGAAGATGCTGTAACAATTATGAATTTTGCTCAGCAGACAATGATGAAGAGGTATGCTGAGATGGAACAACTCGGAATCAACGATTTTAGAAAACTTCCTAACCCGGGCTATAGTCTCATGCTGATGGTAGATGAGGCAGGTGAGCTCTTCGGACAATCAGGTGTTAAAGGAAATGACCAAGCAAAAGAAGATGATGCAATGGCTGCCGAATGCCAAGTCATCGCTGGTTCCATTGCTCGCCTTGGCCGTGCCGCTGGTGTCCACATGGTTCTTGCAACCCAGCGCCCTGACGCCAAACTGATCCCAGGTGAGTTGAAGGCAAACCTGGCTGTTCGTATCACCTGTGGCCGTGCAACCTCCACCGCTTCCACCATGGTTCTTGAAAACTCTGAAGGCACCCGTGTCAAGCCGTTCCCTCGTGGTCGCTTGTACCTCCAGATCAATGGCTATGGAGCACACGCTCAGGGGTTCTATGCAGAAACTGACTGGATGGACAAGTATCTTGAGGCCAAGGGTATGAATCCTGATGGCACTCCTATTGGCAACAGGCAGTCACGTCTTGCACACCTTGCGGACATGTCTGAGTTTGACGGCACAGACCTGGATGAGCGTTCTGGTATTGACAACTCTGCTGTGATTGACCGTATTCGTGAGGAGGAGCAGAACGAGGACTTCTCTGCACCTTCTGATGACATGGAGCGTCCACAGATTGGTCTTGGTTCTAAGAAGACAAGCAGACCTGAGGACGACTGGGACTCGTTCATGGATGAGATTACTGAGGATACTGGAATGTAAGCACATGTGATTCAAAGAGCGCTTTTACTCACTCACTCTGAGACAACAACCTCTCTTCAATTACCTGCCTTCTGGCAAAAGCATTCAGAAGGCAGGTGATTGCTCATTCTGGTGATTGCTCATTCTTATAAGAATCTGTCAACATATAACCAAAACCAATTTTACACCATATGACTCTATAGATCTAGGTGAGTGGTTTCGGTGTCTCTTGGGGCTGCTTGTCCTTGGTGTGTTGCTGAGTCCTGTTATGCTTCTCTTCTACCTGAAAGTAGCGTTTTTTTTTTGCCGCTTAGATACCCCTGATGAGACCGAGCGGAGAGCGTAGAAACGGAACCTTTGAAGGAGATCTCATCATGACTAGACAGAAGCAGAGCGGATGCCAGCACCTCAGTCCTAAGACAGGTAACTGGGAACCGTGTGTTGGACCAGAGAACTGCGACTACAGGAAGCAGGGGCTGGATGTTCCTCACGCATACAGCCAGACGGAGCGCGAAGCGATTGACGCTCAAAGGGCAGGTGTAGATGATGCAGGATTGGGTGGTAGCAGAACCTCTACCAGTAACGGAAGATTGAAGTTATCTGTTGCTCGCTCATCTCTGCCCTCCGGTGTTCTAAGAGAGATTAAGGAGATAGAGAAGGAACGTAAGTCGCATGATATTCAAACGCTTGATGATCCTGTGTTCCATGAAGTTCCTGACTTACGTGGCGCTGTTGTCAACCTCACTGAACCATCAGGCGAGTCAAGGCGTATTGTAGTTACTTCTGGTGGTTCTCATACTTTTGCTACAGAAGGTATTGACCTTGAAACAGGAGAGGTTACCTATCTTGGTGGTCACTACAAGAATACACAGAGAAAAGCAGAGGTTGTTGACTATCCAAGGGTTCCAGAGTCCGTCAGAGCGTTGATGTCTGCTGAGATTGACAGGGATCGGCAGAGGTTTAAAGACAGGCAGGACAGGATCCTGGAGACGGTTAGAAAGGATCTTGGTCTTGGTGAGGATGACCATCTGAAAATCAGTAGTTATGGTGATGGAAGTGGTCTCATTGAGATTTCTGGACGCACAGGTAAGTGGGATGAGAAAAACGAGTTCGGTGTGACAGTCAACCGGTTTGGACATCTTGCTGGTAGGTACTCCAGGAACAGTGGCTCTAAAGTTGAGAAGAGGCTAAAGAACTACCTTAGGTCTAATGCTGGCAAGAAGGCTGTTGCTGAAAGGTATGACACTGATAGAGGACTTGAGGTATGCAATGAGAGGCAAAGAGTTGCTGATGAGTCATACTTCAAGCCAAAGAGGCAGATGTATCGTGATGGCGAGGTAGACGAGATAGCCAGAAGGAAGGCTACCAGTATCAACTCTGCAATCAAAAGTCGCCGAAGTGTATCTCAATCTCATGCTCGTCTTGAAATCACTGACTCTGTTCCATCTAAAATGGATCCTGTTCTTGGTAAGGATAAGAAAGGCTTCTATGTGATCAGCGTCAACAACTCTCCATCCAAGGAGAGAAGTCGTGTTCATATCCTTTCTCAGTCCCAGGGAGGGTCTACTGGTTCATTCGCCTCTGACGCTGTTGGACCTGAGTCTGAGGTTCTTGCTAAGGCGGTCAACAGAATGTCTCCTGAGACTATCAAGGAACTCTATGACTCTCATCAGACTAAGTTCTACACTCCAGAGCAGATTAAGAACGACTACTATCCAGACGTCTGACAAGTCATTTCTCACTTTTGTCTGTAGTGTCACCTAGAACAAAATCCTTCCTCCATCTCTCAGACAACCCAATCAATTTCATCCTGTTTCAGTCACCCGTACAAGCAAGATGTGTTGATTGGGTTGTCTTATCTTTTGCTATACACTCATAATCAAATGTAATTTTACACCATATGACTCTATAGATCTTGTAGGTAGGCGATGGGGTGTTGTGTTGTCTACGCCTGAGATGCTTGCTGCTGTGTGTCTTGGGGTGCTCGTCCGCTGTTGTCGTGGCTCACTCCTAAGGAGTGCTCTTGTGATCAGTCACTTTATGGTGTATGCTTGCCTCAGGGACTGCCCTCTTTCAACAAGGATGGCAGTGGAACAGGAGGAGTTGATTTGAGGTGCCACAATGACTGATAGTAGCGAGTTGGCTGTTGGTGACTGGCAGGTCATGGACAGTAGCGACAACATGTACATGCTTGAGTTACACAAGGATCGTGTCATTGCTTCTGTCAACGCTGTGAACGTTGTTAGGCCATCACTTGAAATCAAGATTCTTCTTGCTGACGATGTGAATGATAGCAATACTTGTAGTAAGAGCACTGAGTGTCTTGTGGAAGAGGTTCTGACAGTCGCCTTTACCGGTAGACGTGGGGATGCCGACGAGATGGCTTCTCATGGTGTTTCAATGAGTCATCTTCCTGACAACTGGATTCTTGCTCTGGCGGAGCGCTGTGCTGATGCTGTCAATGCTCTTGCGTCCTACAACCTTCCTGGCTTGTATGGTGACGAGTACCGTGTTCGTGTTCGTAACTGCTTCACAGACACGTCAAAGACCACTCACTACTACGATGTGGTCAGGAGCCTGGTTGAGTCAATCGAACCTGGTGACTTCATGATGTCTGCTGGGCTTCTGAGTGTTCTTGCTTGCGGTGCTGTAGTGGATATGTATGAGTTCCAAGGTCTTGTCAGCACCTCTGCTCTACCTGTCTATCTGGAGCATCTAAGAGCCCAGCAGAGCGATTACAAGAACTCTCCCGTACCAGGTATCCTCTACTCGATTCTAGTCCCTTCTGTTGGCTGTGACGACCTGATGCTGTCTCCTTCGTCAAAGACTCTGGTCTACATGGGAGCATTTGACTCTGTGATCTCTGTTCAGGATGTGCACAGAGCCAGGATGATGCTTTCCACAGACTACAGTCGTCGGGTGTTCTCCAGAGGTGTTGCTAAGATGGAGACGGACCTTTTCAGGGGTTTTGACTGGCAGATGTTTCATCGTGTCACAGGTATTGTCAGCCAGAGCACGTTTGCTGGTATCACAGACGAGTTCATGAGTCTTGGTTTCCAGAAGGTAATGAAGGACTTTGAGGACGCCGGAGCAGAACCTCGAGACGTCTATCATGTCTCACATCTCATCTCTGCCGCCTATGTTGCCAGAGGCGTGTACGAGCAGATCGCTTCCTACCGCAACTCATCAAGCACTTCTTCTGATGTATGTGTGGATGATTCAACCAATATGCCAGAAGAGATAGGGAACACAACAAGCACACTTGACTGCCACAGTCTTGCAGGTGATTATGCTGAAAGGTTTATTAGTCTGATTGGTGACCTTCCGTACACTCTCTCTTCTGAGATAGCAGTTGCTCGTGTCTTTGTGCACAACATGCTCTTACTTGCTTGGGCTCTTTCAGTTGAAGATAAAGTTGATTCTGACAGTGAGTTCTTCAATAGGACTGCTGGTCGATCTGTCAGCAGCATCTACAACAAGTTCAACAATAGGGCTTACAGAGATGATTTCAGGACAGGGGTATTCCCCATTGCAACAGAATGTGTCTACAAATCACTTCTGTGTGAGTTCTTTGCTCTTGGTGGAATGGAGATTGGAGACGTTCTTTCCTCACCTTACAGAGAAGAGTGGATCACTGACACTCTTGATGTGATTATCTCTTCTGTTATCGAAGCAAAACGTCGCCTGTAGTCACACTAATCATCTATACTTCCTTGACTTGTAATAACACTAACTAGTGTGTTATAATACATTATACAGGCATTACTAGTCAACCCATTTAAAAGGAGGTGAGCCTGTGAAGTACTATGACACAGTGACGAGGCACAGGTTCACCACAAAGAACAGGGTTAACGCAGAGCAGGTTGAGAGAGATCTGGCTCAGATGGTATCTTGGATGGCTCAGGCGGAACGAGAGGTGCTTGCCAGCCAGGAGTTCTACGATCTAGCAGTGAAAGCCCTGAGTGGTGACAGACCATCTGGTTCCTTGAACTCCTGGGGCAGGAAGAAACTATCTCGCTACGACTTCTCTTTTCAGAAGTACAACATGAACGAGATGCTGGTCACTAACGTAGTGAGTGCTTTAGAGGCTTATGCCGTCTCGGTTGGTCTGTTCCGGGTGATGAGTACCCACCCCAAGGAGAATAAGCCAGAGAAAATTATCTCTCACTACAGGCACACCTATCCTGACGCTCCACAGCCGACCAGTGGTATGGTTCGTGCTCACTTGATCAGGTACCACAAGAAAGGCGAGAGGAAGGCGTCACTTCCAGGCGTATCAGCCAAACTGAACCTGGCTGTCTGTGATAACTTTTTCGCTCCTAAAGCGTTTAGGGATGAAAATAACCCTTTAAGTATTGTTGCTCAATTCAGGACTCCTCACTATGGTCTAACGAGTGTTCACCTGAGGTTACCGGACAACACAGAACGATTTAGCACAGGCAAAGTTTGCCGCCCAACCATCCGTCTGAACAACAAAGGCCAGGTTGTTTTTGACATCGCCATCGAACACGAGGTGCAGCAGCGAGACACGAACAAGGTCGTTGGTGTTGACCTTGGTAAGGTAGAGCCGTTCGTTGCT